TTCTCATAGTGAAGGACAATCTACTGTGGCAAGTGATGTATGTGCTCATGCAGAAGGATACTCAACAGAAGCCAGTGGTGAAAATTCTCATGCAGAAGGAAGTCAAACTAAAGCACTTGGCTGGCAGTCTCATGCAGAAGGATTTATGACAGAAGCATATGGAGAAGCATCCCATGCAGAAGGACAATATACATATGCTAATGGAGATATGTCTCATGCTACTGGTACACATACACAAGCTGTTGGTAGTTTTTCTTATGCTGGTGGAGATGGGTCGGTAGCAAGTGGAACAACATCATTTACACATGGAATTGGTACTAAATCATATAATGATTGCGAATTTTCTTGTGGAAGATATAATGCTTCTCATGCTGGAACTACTGGTAGTAGTACTGCTAGTCTTTTCACTGTAGGGTTTGGGACTAAAGATACTGACCAGAAAAATGCAATTGAAATAACACAAACAGGAGCATTAAAATGTAATGTATCTTGGACAATAGGGTCAGATAGAAAACTAAAAGAAAATATTACACCATTGGAAGATAATACTTTAGATAAAGTACTTCAATTAAATCCAGTTAGATTTACATTAAAAAGTGATATTGATAAGAAAGAACGCATTGGATTCATTGCCCAAGAAGTAGAAGAGTTATTTCCTCAATATGTAACAGTTTCTATTGGTGATGATAATGAAGAAACAAGATACTTAGATTATAGTCAAATGGTATCCGTATTATGTAAAGCAATACAAGAACAACAAAAGAAAATTGAAGCATTAGAAGCTAAAATAAATTAATACAATTTATTATATATACATTTTTTAACGAGAATTCATTTTGAGTTCTCGTTTTTTATGTGTATATTTGTAGCATAAAATATTATATAGTTATGGAAAGAATTAGAGAAAGAGTATATAAGTATCCTTGTAAAGTTCATGTTGATGATAAGAATATGATTCATGAATTGTATTCATATTTAGTGGAACATAATTACTATATTCGTGAACCATATGAACCATGTATGGTAAATGGTGAAATGTCTTACCCTAACACTTTAGTTACTTGGGTTGATTATAATATTATTACTAATTTTATGCCTTATAGTTCTGGATTTGCAATATTAGCAAGAAAAGAAGAGACTAATAGTTATTTTTCTGTTGATTGTGGAGATGATATAGAACTATTCAAGAAATTAACAATTATTAGAGATAAAGATGATGATTATGACTTTGAAGATAAGTCAATTAATATTAAGAATAAAAAGTTACACTAATAAAATTATGATTGAATATCAACAATTTATAAATTGGTTGAAAACTAAAAACGCATTAGATTTATATATAGATGAATTTAATAAATTTCAACAAAAATTAAACAGTAGTAGTACAATACCTAACTGTAGGGATTGGATGAGATGGGCTTATAATAAAACAAGTGAAGATATTTTTAATATATATGGTAGTTTGGTACTTAATTATAGCTTTGATTGGACACAATCTGGAAAAGGAAAATATCGGTTTTGGTGGAAATTAAGCGAAGAATTTCAAATTAGATGTCATAATAACATTTTAAGTCAAAAAAAATGGAATATCAACAATTTATAAATTGGTTAAAAACCAAAAAAATATTAGATTTATATATAGACACATTTAATAATTTTCAACAAAAATTAGAAAGCGATAGTAAAGATTTTACACTTCGTCTTTATTGGATAGGAATTGTTTATAAAAAAACGATTGAAGATGTCTTTAATGAACATGGAAGACATGTGATTAGTTGCAGTTTTAGATGGGTAGAAACTGGAAATTATGCATTTTGGTCAAAATTAAACAATGAATTTCAAGAACTATGGAATACCAACAATTTATAAATTTCTTAAAAAGGAAGAAAGTATATGATGTTTATTTCAAAAATTTCTTTTCTGTAGAAAAGAATGAGGATAATGAACATTGGATTAGGTTTAAATATAAATTAAAAACTCCATTAGAATTATTTAAATATCAACCAAGTCAAATGATTGTTGATGGTTTTAAATGGAGTGAAACACCAGAAGATAATGATTTTTGGTGGATAATACATGATAAATGGGTGAAATATTGGCATAGTATTATAAAATAATATGATATGGAATATCAACAGTTTTTAAATTTTTTAAAAAAGCAAGAATGTTATGATAAATTTGAGGAATTTGTAGTTTTAACTCCACATATAAAAGGATTAATTAAATTTAGAGTTAAATATTTTTCAGAAGCAGTAATAGTAGAATGTTTACATTATTCATTATTATATAACTATAATGATATTATTAGTGTTGAAAAATGGGCAAGATTGAATCATATTTGGAAAGAGAATTATACTAAATAATAAAACATTATGGAATATCAACAATTCATAAATTGGCTTAGAGCCAAAAAAGTATTAAAAAATTACATGAGAGAATTTAATCTCTTTCAAGACCGACTCCTTTCTGGAGAGAAAATTGATGCAAGTGAATATTGGATTCAACAAATTCGTGGTAAAACAGTTGAAGAGGCTTTTAATATATATAAAGGTGATATTATTTCCCATAGTTTTATATGGAGAGATACTTTAGAGGGGCATAAATTTTGGGATGATTTACATAGAAAATTATTGAAATATTAATGAAATGTTTGTTAAGTAGAGAAGAATTTAAAGAACAGGTTTTTGCAAGAGATAAACATAAATGTGTTCTTTGTGGTAAAGAAGCAGTTGATGCTCATCATATAATGGATAGGAAACTATTTGATGATGGTGGATATTATTTAGATAATGGTGCTTCTGTGTGTAGTGATTGTCATATTGATGTTGAAGAGAATTTAATATTACCAAGTAAATTAAGAGAAATCTGTAATATAACTAATATTATTTTACCTTCTAATTTAGATAGTTCTAAAGAATATGACAAATGGGGAAATGAGGTAGTTGAAAAACTATATGATGAAAATTGGTACAAACGTTTTAAAAAGAAAAAGATATGAAGAGAATTTATCCAATGTGTGAAGATGATTGTATTGCTGCATGTGGCAGTGGTTGGTATCCATTAATTAATAAACTTATAAAAGAAGTTAACAGATTAAATGAGGAAGTATATGATGATGATTTCCAAATTGAAATTTTGCAAATTAAAGAGAAATTTGGTGGGCTTCGTTTTTATATTTCTCATGGTACAAGTGAATTGTTTGATTTAATTCATGCAACCGAAGATGAATCCTATGATGTATGCGAATATTGCGGAAGTAAGGAAAATATTGGCTACACTAGAGGATGGATTAGAACACTTTGTAAGAAGTGTGCTACAAAAAATAACTTCCTTGAAAAATGGAAGGAGAAAAGTACTAAAACAACAGATGGAATATAAAGATTTTGTACAATGGTTGAAGAATATAGGTTTTTATGAAAAATTTAGAGAACTATATAAACAATCAATGCCACCACAAAAATTATTTGAACTTTTTCCAAGAGGTATCATATTATTTGCATTCCCTTGGTCTGATGATTATGAAAGTCAGTGGTCAAACATTCATAAAAGATGGAAACGACACTACATTAATAAGACAAGGAAATCTAAATAGATATGGAAAATAATCGTTTTGTTGCAATTGATTTCGAAACTTCGAATGGTTTTCGTAGTTCTGTCGTTTCGGTAGGTGTTGTTGTAATTGAAAATGGTAAAATAGTTGATAGATTTTATAGCTTGGTTAATCCAAATACCACTTACTTTCATAAAAAATGTGTAGAAATACATGGTATTACTTATGATAAAGTGAAATATGCTCCAACATTTAAAACTGTATGGAAACATGTAGACAAAATGATTGGAGATAGCCCTATAGTTGCTCATAATGTAGCTTTTGAGAAAAGTTGTATTGATGCTTGTCATATCAAATATAGAACAAATAATAAATATGAATATATTTGTACATTAAAGATGTCTAGGAAGTATGATAAAACGTTAAATTCTCATAAACTTAATATTGTAGCAGAACACTATGGTGTTAAATTAATAAAACATCACAATGCTTTACAAGATGCCGAAGCATGTGCAAAGATTTTTATTAAAATGCTTGATGAAGGCAGGAAAGTTTTATAAATGATTAAAAGTACTTTAAGAAAAAGTGATGAAAATGGTGAGAGAATTGTAGCTAATTTTTTAGATGAGAAATTCTATGAAAAACACACAACTAATTTTGAAAGAGTAAACAGAAAGGAAGAACAAATAAAAGGAATTGATACCATATTCAAATATAATGGCGAAACTTTCTTATGTGATGAAAAAGCTGCAATCCAATATCGTAATAAGGATTTACAAACATTCTCATTAGAATTATCATTCCTTAACAGAAGAAATGATATTAATAATGGTTGGTTGCTTGATACTAATAAAATTAATGATTCCTTTCTTTTCTGTTGGCTTAATAAAACAAAAGAACCTTTTAATAGTAAAGAAGATATTGAAGAATTGGAGATTGCTTTGGTAAGCAGAAATAGGATATTAGATTACTTAGAAGAACTTGGTTGGACAATATCAAATTTGAAAATAAAAGATAATAAGATAAGGAATAATGAGAAAGAATATTTAGGTAATATTAGGAGAGATGGTATAAAATTTAGTAAATCATTTCAATTAGTCGAGAAACCTATTAATATTCTAATCCCAAAAGATATATTAATTAAAATTAGTAAAATTCATTTAAAATTAAAATAAAATGGAAGAAGAAACAATATTAATAGATAAAGGTTTTTTAGAATATGTGATTGGATATTTATGTGGTCTTCATTCAATTAATCCACAAGATAAAAATTTATTATCTATCATAGATACATTGAATGATAGTATTAAAAAACAATCTAAAAAAGAGTAAAATTATGACTTTTGAAGAAAGATATTATTATACTAAATTTATTAAATTTCTTAAAGATAATGATTGTTTTGATAAATTTAAAGAAAATTGGTATAATTTAACACGATTTTATGCATTTAAAATAAATGGAGTTTATGATAATAAAACTATGGATTTTAAACGTTACTTCTTAGAAAGAAGACCAGGACTATATTGTTATATATATATATAATAAATGATGCATTTGCTTGGAATAGTACTCCAGAAAAAAGTTATTATTGGGAAGATATTCATCTTAAATGGAAAAAAGAATGCGAGGAAATTATTAATAATTTAAAGTTATGAGTTTAAAACAATTAGGCTGTTATAAGATGGAAAGTAAATCTACTGGCTATAATAGAGAGGTAAGAGCACGTAGAAAATTAAAGAAATTTAGAAGAAGATGGCTTCGTAACCAAAAAAGTAATAATATGGAAAAATTCTTTAAGGATTATGAATATTGAAACAATTAATTTTTATTATGATTTTCTTAACTTTCTCAAAGAAAATGATTGCTTTGATAAATTTAAGAATAATTGGTATAACTTAAAACGTAGAAGTTGTAGAGGATTTAACAGAGAATATAATAATTTAGAATTGTATTTAATTCCTGCTGATAAATTTCCTACATTAACTTGGGATTACTATTATTGTAATATAATATATGATGCATTTCCTTGGAATAGTACTCCAGAAGGAAGTAATTTTTGGCATAAAATTCATAATAAATGGATGATTTATACAGTTAGTTCCTTTTGTAAGGATGATTTTTTTAGTGGTAAAGAAAATTAAATATGGATAAAAAAGAATATTATTACAGACAGTTTCTCAATTTTCTTAAGGAAAATAATTGTCTTGACAAGTTTAAAAACAATTGGTATAAGTTATATCGTTATGTATATAGAGGCTATGAGAAAGAATATTATAATTTAAAAAATTATTTATTTCCATCAAGTTTGATGGATAGAGGCGTTTTCTATAGATTTGTGATGAATGATTCTTTTAGATGGGATAAAACATTAGAAGGAAATGATTTTTGGCGAGAAATAGATAATAAATGGATAAAATATGCGACTAATCTTATTAACAATGATGAAAATTTTTTTCTTAAGAATAATTAACATTTGTAATTTCATATTATTAAATAATAATATTATTTTTGCATCAAATTATAAATAATAATGTTATGGAAAGAATTGAAATAAATGCATCAACTAAATATCCACGTACTTATCATCTTCCCTTTTCAGAGGGATTACAAAATGATGATAGAAAAGTAGAAGATGGCTGGTGGGAACATTTAAGAGGTAAAACGTTGATACTCAGCGAGAAATTAGACGGGGAAAATGTCAAAATATCTAAAACAGGTGCTTATACCCGTTCAGTAGCCGCTCCAACAGAACATCCTTGGTCAAGAAATATTTGGGAACAGGGTGGAGTATATGATAATGTGAAGAACATATTAGGCGAAGATGAAATGGTTTATGGAGAAAACCTTTATGGCATTCATTCTATTGAATATAATAATTTGATTAATGACCCAACAAAGATTTCATCATATTATTATATGTTTGGAGCAAGAGATTCTGAAAAATGGTATTCATGGGAAGATGTATGCTTGATGGCAGACATCCTTAAATTATCTACTGTACCAGTTCTTGAAATAAGTAAATTTGATACCGTAGATGAATTGAAAGATAGAATCATGTTTCATATGACACAAGGTAGTAAATATGGTGATACTATTGAGGGTGTAGTAGTAAGAAATGCAGATGAATACCCTGTTGGAGATTTCAAATGGAATGTAGTAAAATATGTTCGTAAGAATCATGTACAAACAGACCAATTTTGGCATAAGAATTGGAAAAAGGCTAATATAATTTATTAATATTTAAATGGAAGTACAAGAATATTATAACATTCTCAAAAAATTGGGAACATATGAAGAATTTATTGAAGCAGTTAAAACATGTCCAGATTCGTTTTATAATAATGAAAAGTTTTCTGAAAGATTAGGTATATATGTAAATAAAAATAAAACACTTAAAGAGAATATGGATTCTGTTATTGAAAGATGCGGAAGATATACAATATTTAGGGCTTTTACTTGGATAAAAACTCCACAAGGTGGGGATTATTGGGCTGATATGGATAAGAAATTTACTATAGAATGTTATAAAAAAGAAAAATATTCATAATATGAAACAATACATTATTGATGAAGATGACTTGATTAGCTTATTAGAAGCTGCAAGAAGATTAATTAACTTAGAAGCATGTGGTGTAGATAATTGGGAAGGATACAGTCTTATTTTTGATGAAGAATTTAGCGATACTACTCCGTGGACTCCAGAATCTGTTAGTGATAATTTTAAAGAATTAAAAGAAATTAAGAAAAATGAATAAATTTTATAAATTAAAAGATAATCAATCAATATTTTGTGTTCCTTTACAAAGTAATATCACTATTAATCGTAATGAAGTTTATCTAAAATATATATGTAAGTTTGGAGAAACTACAATGGAATGCATTTTAGCTGATAAAAATATGTATGGTGTTTTGGAATATCCAAATGTTGAGTTTATTGTTGCAATGAATCAAGTGGAAGATAGAATATTATATGAAAAAGATATGATTAAAACCTTACCATTCATAATGCCAGTATTAGAACGTACAATTAGAATTGAAGAAGAAATAGTTATTAATGGTAATTCATTATATGAAAGGATAATGGAGTGCTCTCCACATATTAATAATATTATTATAGATTTTTCTAATGTTAAATCAATAACAAACCAAGCAATAAAAGAATGTTTTCTAAAATTACTTGATGAATTAGGAGAAAAATATTCTGATATTATCTTTAAAAACATGTCAGAAGATGTGGAAATGTTATATAGAATGGGGATGGAATGAAATATTTTTCATCCCTTTTTTAGTGCTTTTGAGTATAGTTTAGATATAAATATCTAAACTAAGTAAACATGGCAACAATTAAACAAAGAATTGATAATGTGACGGAGAATGTTACTGATGGAAAACAAGACATTGCAAGTGCAATAACGGATAAGGGAGTTAGTACTTCCAGTAATGCAACTTTCTCTACAATGGCAAATAATATAAGAGCAATTGAGAGTGGAGCAAAGGATAGGATACAGAATGAAGCTGATAGCTCATATGTATACGTAAAAAGTGATGATACAATTGAAGCAAATTGTAGTGATTGTAATATTAGTGCTAGTTCATATGTATATTTAAATGGTGAAGTTGGAACATTAGCAATGGGAGATGTCACTGAATTTGATGGAAGTTCTGTTCATTTTTTACAAGGATTGTATTCATATGAAGATTCATACTTATGTAATAGTGGTGGTAAAAGTCATATTGGAAATAGTATATTATGTAATAATAATTATGAAACTGGTATAGGTAAATATAATATTTCTAAAACTGGAGTTGATAGTGCTTCAACAATATTTACTATAGGGAATGGCACTTCTTCAAGCAATAGAAGTAATGTTATGGAAGTTAGAAATAATGGAGATTTATATCTTGGTAATTCTACTGGTAACACTTATATCAAAATACAAAAAACAAATGATGATACAAGTGGTGGATTTATTGAAATATGTTCAGATAATACTCTTGGTTTTACTATTAAAGGAGGTGATGGTTCTGCCATATATACAGATTCATTACAATTATATGGAAAAACAAGTCAATATCATACTAATTTAAATGTTAAAGGTAATATAATTGCCACAGGAACTATTACACCTGGTTCAGATAAAAAGCTGAAAGAAAATATTAGACCTTTAGAAGATAACACTTTAAATAAAGTATTACAATTAAAACCTACAAGATTCACATTAAGAAATGATGAAACTAAAAAAGAACAGATTGGTTTCATTGCACAAGAAGTTGAAGAAGTATTCCCAGAATTTGTCGTTACTTCAAGTGATAAAGATAAAGAAGAAACTAAATATTTAGACTATATGAAATTGACTTCAATTTTATGTAAAGCCATTCAAGAACAACAAAAGAAGATAGAAGAATTAGAAACTAAAATTAGCTGATTTTATTTATTAATTTAAGGGGAGAAAAAATAAATTTTTCCCTTTTTTGTTACTTTTAGTTTAGTTTGAATATAAATATTCAAACTATACAAAACATGGCGACAATTAAAGAAAGAATTAATGAAGTAACCAAAGATGTTACTGATGGAAAGATGGATATTGCTGATGCAATATCAAGTAAAGGAATTACAACAACAAGTGGTGATACTTTTGCTACAATGGCAAATAATATAAGAGCAATATCTGATTCTAGTGATAGAATACAAAATGAAGCTGGTACAATTTCAGTAATAGCAGGAATAAGTGGTGTTACAATGGGTTCTGGAACAATTGCTAATGGTGAATATTCTGTTGCAGAAGGTTCAAATACAAAAGCAAAAGGAAACTATTCACATAGTGAGGGTAATACTACATCTGCATTAGGAGAAGCATCTCATGCGGAAGGTAAATCATCAAATACAATACCAAATAATATTACTAGTGGCACTTCTGTAAGTACTATTGTGAGTGCTTGGACTAATTCATCATTTAGTGTTGCAAGAGGAATTGCTTCACATTCAGAAGGTTTAGATTGTATTGCTTTAGGTGCTTATTCTCATACAGAGGGTATGAAAACTCAATCAAACAATAATGCAGCACATGCAGAGGGCGTAAATACAATAGCAAGTGGTGCTAGCTCACATGCAGAGGGCGTTGGTACACAAGCTCTAGCAATCGCTACTCATACAGAAGGACAAATGACAACCGCCAGTGGAGCAACTTCTCATGTTGAAGGCTCTGGTAGCACTACATATGCAAGTGGTGTTGCTGCTCATGCAGAAGGTATAAGTACAGAAGCAATTGGTCGTTCTTCTCACTCAGAAGGTTATAATACATCAGCAAATGGTAATTTCTCTCATACAGAAGGTTCTGGAACAAAGGCATACGGTGCTAGCTCACATGCAGAAGGTGATGGTACAATAGCAAGTGGCGATACTTCTCATGTGGAAGGTAATGGATGCGTAACTAAGGGTAACTATGCACATGCCGAAGGATTAAGCACACAAGCCTATGGAGAGGCAAGTCATGCAGAAGGAGATGAAACATTAGCTTTTGGAGACATGTCTCATGCAGAAGGTAGTCATACACAGGCTATGGGTAATTTTTCTCATGCTGGTGGAGATGGTTGTACAGCCAGTGGACAAACAGCATTCGTTCATGGAACTGGTGTTATTGTATATAATGATTATGAATTTTCTTGTGGAAGATACAATCTATCAACTTCTGGAACTAGTACAAATTCTAATGCAACATTATTCTCTGTAGGATTTGGAACAAGTGAAAGTAGTAGAAAAAATGCAATCGAAATAACACAAACAGGATTATTGAAATGTAATGTAGCTTGGCAAACAGGGTCAGATAGAAAATTGAAAGAGAATATTAAACCATTAGAAAACAATACATTAGAGAAAGTATTGCAATTGAATCCAGTTAGATTCACATTGAAAGATGATAAAGAGAAAAAGGATAGAATAGGTTTTATTGCCCAAGAAATAGAAGACGTTTTTCCAGAATATGTTACTGTAAGTGTTGACAATGAAGGAGAGGAAACGAGATACTTAGATTATAGTCAGATGGTATCAGTTTTATGTAAATCCCTTCAAGAAATGAAGCAATATTATGATTTAAAAATTCAAGAATTAGAATCTAAAATCAAATAAAAATTGTTACATTTTACCTTGTTTAGTTTAAGGAGAATAAGAAAAATATTCTCCTTTTTTATATCTTTTATAATAGTTTAGATATAAATATCTAAACTAAACAAACATGGCAACAATTAAAGAAAGAATTGATGGAGTAACCGAAGATGTTACACAAGGAAAAACTGACATTGCTAATGCAATAACAGAAAAAGGAGTTAGTAGTTCAAGTGGTGACACTTTTACTACAATGGCAAGTAAAATTAGAACAATTCAAGCAAGTAATCCACCAGAAATACCAGCAGTATCATTAGAAAATTTAATGGAAAGTGGTGTTTCAGCTTTAGTGATTGACTATAATACTGGTGATAATCCAGTAGGTTTTATAACTGTAAGTTGTGGTGGTAGTGAAGAACATTATGATTTACAAAATACTAATACAGCCGTTTGTGTAAATGTAGGTTCGAGAGGAGATATAACAAGTGTACGAGATTGTGGTGTTAGATTTGAAACTACTAGAGAATTTGATTATGAAATTTTTGCAAGACCATTATCTAGTGGAAATGTAGAATACTTTTATGGTACTACTGAAAATTATATTGATGCATCATTTAATAAAAGTTATTTTGCAGTATTATTTATAATTCAATTTTTAAGTTAAATCACATAATATTTACATAATTTAGTTCAAAGGAGAGTAGTAAAATATTCTCCTTTTTTATTATTTTGAGTATAATTCAAATAACAAGTATTGGTGGTATATTTTTAGATGTGATTGCTATATAAATAACAATATATGTTTTTTTAGTTTTTTTAACGAGAGTCATTTTGTGATTCTCGTTTTTTATTTGTATCTTTGCAATGTGAAATTTTATTAAATAATGATATGAATCCAACATTAGTATTACCAAAAGGAAGATTATACAATAAATTAATCTCTTTTTTTCAAGAAAAAGGTTTTTCTCTTCCAGAAGAAACCACTCGTCAATATCATTTTCCTAATTGGTTTGGAGATTGTGACTTATTTTTAGCAAAACCAAAAGCAATACCACAACTCTTATATTCTAAGATGGCTGAATTTGCCTTTTGTGGCTATGATATTATCAATAATAGTGATTATACTGATTGCATTTATCCATTATTCTCAACAGGTTTAAATGAGATTAAAATATGTTTATGTTCACGATTATCTAAAGAAGAACTTTTCCATATGAAAAGACCTGTGATAGTTGCTTCTGAATTTGAGATAATTGCTAGTAGATATTTTACAAATTTAGGTATACCTCATTATGTTATTTCTACAGGTGGCTCAACAGAAGGTTATTTAGATTTGAAAGCTGATTGTATTATTGATGTTGTTGATACAGGTAAGACATTAAAAGATAATAATATTGATATTTTGGATACTTTATTTGTGTCTGATACTAAATTATTTGGTCATACTGAACTTATGGATTCATGGCTTCCAAATGTAATTGATAAAATCATTGAAGTATGATAATAGAAATAGATGGTAATGATGGAGTGGGAAAAACCACTTATATTGATAAGTTGAAAACTATATTTCCAGATGATTTATTTTTGGATAGAGGACTTTTAAGTAAAGCTACATTACATCCAGATTGGGAAAAAGAATTAGGAAAAAATGAAATAAGAAAATATAAAAGTATGTGTAGGTTGAACAAAAATGTATGTTACATTTTATTAGACACATACCCAGAAAAATGTCAAGAACGTATACTTAAACGTGGTGATTCTATCACAGAACAATATCATACAATGGATGATTTGTTAAAATATCAACATAGATTTAAAGCATTGGCTACCTCTAATAAACAACGTATTATTCCAATGTTTTCAACACATCTTGACTTTGATTCTAATATTAGAAGAATAATAAATTATATAAATGGATTTAAACAAGCTAAAAATTTTATGGAAATAATCGTTGGTACAACTAATAAAGGGAAAATTAGAGAAATTGCATCTATTCTTTCTCCACTTGGTTATGAATTAACTCCTCAATCATTAGACATTGAAGAGGTTGGAAAAACAATTGAAGAAAATGCCATTATAAAAGCATTGGGATATAGTAAAGAAAATCCAGATAAATATGTCCTAGCCGAAGATAGTGGATTGATTGTTCCTAAACTGAATAATTTGCCAGGAGCTTATTCTGCAAGATTTCATTCAATAGAAATTGATGAAACGCTCAATGTTGTTAATGTTCCAAAAGAAGAATTTACAACTGATAAGAAAGAACATGATAAATTAAATAATGAACGTTTATTGGAAATGATTAAAACACTTCCATTTGAAGAACGAGCAGCTTATTTTGAAGTGTGTTTTTGTATTGTGAAAAATGGTGAAGTATTATTTACTACATCTGGTCAAAGTTATGGGTTCATAAATGATAAATTAGTTGGTAAAAATGGATTTGGCTATGACCCATTATTTGTGGGGAATGATACTTTTGGTAAAACATATGCTGAACTTGATTCAGCAAGAAAAAATTTAAGGTCACATAGAAAATCAGCATTAAAAGATTTGGCTTTGTGGATGACTCAAAACATAAGTAATGAATAATGATTTTAATTTTTGATACATTTTATAGGGATGATAATACTGCCAAAACAGTTTGTATTAAATTCAACTCTTTTGATTCTGACATCATAGAAGATACTTATTTTTCAATAAAAAAGGATGTAGAACCATATGTAAGCGGAGAATTTTATAAAAGAGAGTTACCTTGCTTAATGGAATTAATTGAACAAATTGATTTAAGAGATGTTGAATGTATTGTTGTTGATGGTTATGTCAATCATAATGAAAAAGAAGTTCTAGGGGCAAAATTATATCATGCACTTGATGATAAAATTCCAATTATAGGGGTAGCTAAAAATAAATTTATTGGAGAAAATCAATCTATTGAAGTATATAGAGGAGAATCAAAGAAACCATTATATGTAACTTCAATAGGAATATCCAACAATGATGCAGCAATCCAAGTTAAAAATATGTGTGGAGAATATAGACTTCCATATATGATAAAAAAAGTAGATAGTTTTAGTAGAGAAGAATTATGAATAAAGAAGAAGCAAATAAATTAGTATTAGATACTTGTGGCATAGAATTTAAAGACTTAACATTGGATATTTTCAGAAAACTACCATTGTTTGTGGAAGGAGAATCCAAAGAAATAAGATTATTAAATGATTCTGTCGGAATTATCTATTTTAAGCCTACAATATATTCGTTTACTAGTAATAGAACTGGTATTGTAGAAGGTTCTAATATACCTCGTGTATCTGTCAGTCAAGTACTATGTGAACTTTTGAAAGAAAATGGTATTGAACATTCCTATATTGATTATAGGAATGAATTTGTTATTACTCATATAGTAAAAGCACCAAATATTGAAGTGGTTGTTAAGGCTAATCATACAGGTACATCTAAACATAGATATTTTGGTATGAGTGGTTCTACTGTAAGAGAAAGTCACCCATATTATGGTGGTATGTTGATAGAAGATATGCAACCATATCCAGAACCAATTGTTAGGTTTGATTGGCGTAACCCATTTAAACACCCAGAGACTCAAATACAGCTCGCTGATGAAGTTTTATGTGATGAACAAGCAAACTTATTCATTGATGTTAAAAAAGCTCACACAACGGCTCTAAAAACGTTTAACATACTATCTGATTTCTTACAAACAAAGAATATTGTAATATATGATTTGTGCTTGTTTATTTCAGAAGATGGAAAAACAGTATTTGGTGAAATATCCCCAGATTGTGGAAGATATAGACATTTTGATTTAGGCTCTTTGGATAAAGATGTATGGAGAGCAGGAGGTAGCTCCAAAGATGTTCTTGATAAATGGAATTTGCTTCATAAATTAATAACAGAATAATATTATATGGAAGAAATTAAATACATAAAAGCCTTTGATAAGGGCTTAACTTGCTTGGATTTTTCATATTCAATGGAAAAGACCAATTTTCAATCTGGTGAAATTAAGCTATATAGTAATGGTTTACATTACTGTACTGATATTGCTGATACATTAGATAATTATGAACCTGTCTATACTGAATATGCAATTGTTAAACCTTCACCAGAAGCTGAGGTACTAACTGATGGTACTGTATATGCTACTAATGCATTAAATATTGTAAAAAAATTATCAATAGATGAATGTTTAGAATATGACCCTACTCATATATGGGCATATAATTATATATCTCATTTTGTCTATTTTTTAGGTCAAGAAAAAAAAGAAACACCAGATATTAATAATGAAACAATATATAAATTGTGCTTACATTCATTTGAATATAAATTAGATACAAAAATTATTAATTTTTATTTAAATAAATTAGTTATTAATAAGGTATTAATATCAAATATTGAAAATAAATACATTATTCCTCTAATAGAAAAATTTATAGAAAATAAAGAAAATCTAAAATTTTCTATGATTTCATATCATTTATCTCGTTTACTTGATGTCTTATCAAAAGAAACTATTAAAAAAATAATAGATAGTGAATGTTGCGACAGTATAAGTGATTTTTACAAATCATACGTTATTGAGAATAACATTGAATTAAAAGAATTCATAATTAACACATATGCAAATTCCAAAAATGTTGGCGAGATATATTTAACTATTATTAATCATTATCTGGATAAGTATGCTAAAGCAATTCTATTTCGTAAGTTAATAGATATGGATGATGATGGAAAATATATACTTGGTGTTTTAGTTAGCAATCGTAATTGTGAATTAGTGAGTTATGCTTTATCTAAACTAAGAGAAATAGGTTTTAATGAACACATAATAACTATGATAGTTAATAATTATTTGTGGTCAATTATTAAGAGTAATAAAGATTATTTTGATTTGTCTCCAGAATGGAAAACAAAATTTATAAATATTAATGAATTATATTATGCCTTATTAAATTCTGAATCAAAAAAATTGTATCTATATAGAAGATTATGCTTAATGGCATTTAACTTAGGAGATTTTAAAGATTTATCTAATGATATTATTCTTTATATCATTAATAATGATTTTGATATTAAGAATAAGGCAAAAGCACTGCATCAATTAATTTTTGAAAAATTTGATGAAGGTTTTATAGTTACTGAACTATTGTTAGAAGAAATATATTCAGCAATTGGTAGAAAATTATTTCTTGAAAATTTTAACCCAAACAATTTACCTAAAATGTATTATCCATATATATCATTGAATCATGGTTGTGAATGTAAAACTGAAACTGGCATAAATAATTATAATATATTATATAAATTTTATAATTCTAAAAAATTATGTCCTATAAAAAGTAAAATAGAGAAAAAATCATTATTTAGAAAGATTTTAGATTTTTTTAACTAATATAAATTTGCACTTATCAAAATAAGTTGTATCTTTGCATCGTAATTAAAAAACACATTATAATGAATAAAGAAAATGTAATGACTAAAGCACTTTTTAATTTAAGTGACAATGATTTAATTCAATTAGCGTTGGATTTTGATAATGTATTCATTCCACTTGATTCAATTCTTAGAAGAGTGACATCAGAAATTTATGATGTTGAATTAGGGAATGTGAGTGTAATGCAAATGCAACTTGTTTTGACTGTTGCTGCTATGGTGTTAGCACAAAGATTCAAAGACTTTAAAGATAAATCAATTGACTTATTTGATAAAGTCGCAAGTAGAAAAAATTAATATGAAATATTAACAAATTAAAAATTAAATTTATGAAGAAGAGAGCTATTTTGATTATTGATGCACAAAATGATTTTGTGTTACCTAGTGGAGCTTTGTCTGTAAATGGAGCTGTTGAAGATTGTGATAGAATCGCAGCATTTATCCGTAAGAATGTTGATAAAATTCATCACATTTCTTTAACATTGGATTCTCATCATGAGATTCATATTGCTCATCCTTGTTTCTGGAAAGATACTAATGGTAATAACCCAACACCATTTTCAACAGTAACAGCCAATGATGTTAAACAAGGAAAGTGGACTGCACAATACAATCCTATTGGTGCATTGCATTATCTGGAAGAATTGGAAAAGAATGGTGGTGTAAATGTTATTTGGAATCCTCATTGTATTTTAGGAACAGAAGGTTGGGCTATTGTTGATTCTGTTATGTCTGCTGTAAGAGAATGGGAAGTTACTAATGCTTTACCATATAACTTGTGGTTTAAGGGTAGTAACTGGTACACAGAACATTTCTCAATTTTCAAAGCATCAGTTGTGTTGCCAAACGCTCCAGAAACGAATGTTAACCATGCACTATTGAGTGTATTAAGTAACTATGATGAAGTATATATTGGTGGGCAGGCAATGAATTATTGCTGTTTGAATAGTATTAAGGACATCAATGAATATGCTCCAGATTTGGCTAAAAAACTTGTAATTTTGAAAGATTGTATGTCTCCAATTGGAGCATTTGACATCAATACTGACCCAATTTTCCAAGAAACAGTTAGATTAGGTGGTCGAATTGCAGAATCCACAGAAGACTTAATTGGATAATATGAATAAACGTTCAGATTTGTATCATTTGATTAATGAAATCGAAGAAACAAAAGAAAGATTGAAAGGATGTGAAAAACAATACGAAACTTATAAACGTATTGCATATCACATTGCTTTAGAATATGGTAAGATATTATATCCAAGCAAATCAAAAGATTTTGTGCCAGAAAATGTTGATGGTTATACAATATTATTTGATATTGCACATAATACTTTTACTGTTTCAGTCCAATTATTAGAACATGGGATTGAGTGTACAGATAATAAAATAGCACTCTATTTGAGAAGTGATAGTGAAAGATATTATCATTTTGAATTTGATGTGGATATACTATTTACTGCTCTTGATGATATGCATTATATCAAATTGTTATGTTTTTTTGAACAAGCATTAGATAAATCTCATTATGAATCAGTAGATTTTTTAAATAAATTGGTACTAGAAGATAAAGTATCTAATGAAGAATGTGGAGAAAGATATTCAGAAATGATAACTAATTATAGTGCAGCAAAGAAGAGAATCAGTTATTTAGTTCATCACAGTTCTGAACTAAAATTATATGATATTTTGAAAAAAGAAAATTTATTAAAAAAAGGAGAATAAATATGAATGAAATGCCTAATTTTGGTATTAATTTTACCAATTTTGACCCTAATAATTTAGAGGTCGATGAAACAATCAATGTTGTTTTTGTAATTGATAAGAGTGGTTCAATCTATGATTATGTAGATGACCTCAACAATGCTCTTAACGATTTTGTTGAAACAATGCAAAAATCACATGTTGCTGATAAGATGTTGGTTTCTACCATTACATTTGATGATGATATTAAAGTTGTAAATGGCTATCAACCAATTTCTGATGTGGAAAGATTCAATATCAGACCTGGTGGTTTAACTAATTTGTATGGTGCAGTTGAAAAAGGATTGGACAATGCAAATGATTATCGTGAACAGTTGCAAACAGCAGGTATTACAGCAAAAACATTGGTTTTCATTATTACTGATGGTGATGATACTTGTGGTGGTAATCCAAAAGCAGTACAACAGAAGATGGCTGAAATTTATAAGAATGAAGCTAATTCATTTACATTTACTGTAATTCTGTTTGGTGTTGGTAATGGTGCAGACTATAAGAAAGCTGCGGCTGATATGGGTATTCGTCCAGAATTGGTTGCAGAAGTAGGTCGTACAGGTGCAGAAATCCGTAAGATGATTGGATTTATCAGTTCTTCTGTGAGTTCAAGTGCAGCAGGTGGTTCTGTCAATAATATCACATTCTAAAAAATAATATACTATAACATTTTTTAACGAGATTACTTTGGTGGTCTCGTTTTTTTATTGTATCTTTGTATCATAATTAAAAATTAAAAGATATGGGACAATTATTAGATGAATTAAAAAGTAAATTTACTAATGAATTAATTGATGAATTTGCTAAAAAAATAAAATGGAAAAATGACTTATTAAAAATGTATATAGATAAATTACATAGTTTATCTGTTGAAGATAGGTCAATTTTCATTGAAAAATGTATAACTAAATATACTTCTGATAAATACAAAGATAGGGAAATGTTTAAATGTGGTAGAGAACCACAATGTAATTTGTATAATTTGTTATTTGAATATGGTTTAGTATATGGTAAAATATGGGAGAAAGAAGAAATGTTTTTAGCAGGTAGTGTTATAATTGATGATATATATGGGATTTCCCTATATCAAGGACAAGGTTCTTTTATTGATGTAGTAAAATTAAACCAATAACATTTATTAACGAATATTTTTTGTTTTAATCAAAAATATCCCTTATATTTGCAGAGTATTAATAAATAAAACAATTTTAAATAAAAAGTAAAATGGAGAATAAATCAATTTTTAGTAAATCAATCGTTTTGATTTCATCAATTGTCATTGTTGTATTGGCAATTTTCATCTTTGTTAGTATGAAGATTAGTTATAATAATCAAGATGCTTCTTATAGAAGTGATTTCACTGCACAAGAAAAAATCATTGAGATGACATATGACAATATGTGGAAGACAATTAATGGTGTTGCCCAAGTTTCTGAGCAATATAAAGAATCATTTAAAGACATCTATGTCCAAATCATTGATAAACGTTATAGTACTGACAGTAACTTGCTTATGAAATGGATTCAAGAAAGTAATCCTAATTTTGATAGTAAACTTTATGATAAAGTAAATAATGTTATTATTAGTGAACGATATGCTTTCCTTAATGCTCAAAAGAAAATTACTGATATTGAAAATCAACATAGAAAGTTGCTTACTACTTTTCCAGGAAACTTTTTAGTTAGTAATAATACTCCTTTACAGTATGAAGTTATTTCTTCTACTAAAACTAAAAAAGTTATGGAGACTAGAATGGATGATGATAATAATATTTTTGGCAAATAACAATCATGGATATAGAAGAAGTTATAGATGAATTAAAGAAGGTTTCAGTTTCTGATGATGAACTTTTTGATTCAGAAGAACCTGCTGTTGGTACAATGTATGTGAAATTAGACGATGCTATTAATATAATAAAAAATCAATATTATGCAATATTTGTTAACACAAGAGGAATACGATAAAATGATTACAAAAGAAGAACACATAAAGATTAGAAATAATCTTTTGGATAGTCTTGCAAAAGCTAATAAGAGAATATTAGAAATTACTGGCTTTACATGTAATCCAGTTAATTGTTCAATTTGCCCAATTGGTTTACAATCTGGATGTGGTACATGTTTGTCTCTTGATAAATTTTAAATAATTATGGAAGTATTAATTTTTATTATCCCATTTATTGTTGCAATATATCTTTTAATTTTTAAAAGAAAGCAAACTGTGTGGTGGGAATATGCATTATTGATTGTTCCATCAATCTTGATAGTTTTATTCCTTAGATTTGTGATGATTTCAATTGAAACATTATCTACTGAATATTATGGTGCTTATATTACTAAGATTAGGCATGAAGATAAATGGAATGAAAGGGTAAGAAAGACCAGAACCAAAAGAATACCAAATGGCAAGGTTAATGGTCATACGACATATACTACAGTAACTGAAACCTATTATGTCACTGAAACTCACCCAGATAAGTGGATAACTTATGACAATAATGGTAGAAGTGACCGTGTAAATAAGCCTACATTTGAAAGAATTAGAGATAAATGGAAAACTCCTATGGTTTTCATTGATATGCATCGAAATTACCATACAATAGATGGGGATGCACAAGAATATACATGGAGTAATAATCCACTAACTATTGAAACAAGAGATTACGCTCATTTATATGAAAACAGACTAAAAGTATCTAAATCAGTCTTCAATTTTGAAGATATTACAGATGAAGAAGCAAAGGAACTTGGTTTATTTGAATATCCTAAAATCGTAGATGGTGTACAAAATCCAATACTTGGCATGAAAAATCCAAAGCCTAGTGATGTTAGAAAAATAGAATTCATTAATGGATATTATGGGGCTTCAAAAGAATTTAGAACATATGTGTTATTTTTCTATAATCAAGGTATAGAAATATCAGAAAAACAACGTTCTTATTGGTATGGTGGTAATAAGAATGAATTTATTACCTGTGTTGGATTGGATTCATCAAATAAAATACAATGGGTTAATTGCTTTAGTTGGATGGATAAACCAATAATGGAATTGTCTTGTGAATCACATTTCAATAATAAGGATACCTTTAGTGTGATTGAATATGGCGATTGGGTAATTAGTAATCTGAATCTTTGGAAACGTAAAGAGTTTAAAGATTTCAATTATCTCAAAGTAGAATTATCATTAACTCAATATTGGATAATCTTTATTATTTCATTAATTTATTGTATTGGTATTTCTTGGTACATAATACATAATGAATATGAAAATTAATAAACAATTTTTAACACTAAAATTTTGGTGATAATAGAAATTATTTGTATCTTTGCACCTGTTAAAAACAAAATATAAAATATTATGGCAGAAAATAAAAAGAAATTCACAACTTTTGTTAAGAGTCTTATCTTTGAAGAAGATAAAACTACTACAAAACCAGTAGAAACATCTGAAAATGAAGCTACTACACAAACTCCAAGTAATGTTATCCCTAATCAACCAAGTACGTTTGGAACAACTACAGGAGTTTCATCTGTAATTAATAATCCTACAAGTGGTAATGGTGGGATACAAGGAGTGGTTGATACTGAACAATTGAAAATTCTTTGCGAAGTTTTGGATAAAGCAAACATTCCAGGACCTGACTATTTGGAACTGAAAAATGCTGCTGATGCAATGCAACAGTTCTTACCAGAAGAATCTCAAAGATTCATTGCCTCTTATACATCTTTGAAATGTAATAATCCTCACATGAACAAGTCTATCATTATGAGTAGTATTGATGAATACATCAATGTGATGGAAGGAGAACGTTCTAAAGGATTGACTGAACTACAAAACATTCGTCAAACAGAAGTAATTGCAAAGGAAGAACAATTGAAGAGTGTATCAGAAGAATTGGAACAATTGAAAGCTAGAATGGCTGAAATTACTAGTTTCATGTCCACAACAAATAATGAAATCTTCAAGGCTAAGATGGAATGTGATATGAAAGAAGCAAATTTCAATGCTACTGTTGATGTAATTGTAAACAGTTTAAAAAGTGACAAAGAGAAATTGGATAAAATTATTGTTGAATAAAAAAAGATATTAAAGAATTATGAGTAATAACTTACCAATGATGAATGGAAAGGGAGAGCAAAAATCTATGTGGCAAAAACCAGGTGGTACACTTGGAATGATTGTTGCAGGATTGGGAGTAGCTGCTGGCGCAATGGTATTGTATAAGATTCTTCCTGCTTTAATTGTTTTAGCACAAAATACTCTAGTTTTTGCTGGTCTATTAGCTGCTATTGCTGCAATTATATATGTAATAACAGATAAGAAGTTTAGAACACTATTTAGTGCTTCATATTTTATGCTTATGCGATGGCTTACAGGTTTGGTTGTTGAAATCAACCCAATTGCAATTGTAGAACAACGTATTGAACAAATGCGTAAAAAGATTGCCGAAATCAAGAAAATTATGGGAGATTTGCTTGGTTATATTAATAAAGCTGATTCAGATTTAGCTAAAGATAAAAAGGAATTTGATGACCTTATTAGAATGGTTAAATATTTGAAGAGTCATAATAAGAATGATGATGCTATTGTTAAGGAAAGACAAGTCACTCGTATGGAAGCTGACATTAAAGACCAAATGAAAGCAATTCAAGATTCAAGACGATGGTATGAAACTTTATGTAAATTAGAAAAGATGGCTGAATTGACAGTAGAAGATACTGAAAATGAGGTTAATATGCGTAAGAAAACATTCGAACGTATTAGAAAACAACATAAAGCATTTAAATCCGTTATGTCCATTATGAATGGAGACCCAGATGAAATGGCATTATTTACACAAGCTATGGATTATATGGCTGATGATATTTCAACTAAATTGGGTGAAATGGAACATGTTATCAATTCTACTGGTGGTCTATTGTCAGAATTTGAAGCTGGTAATGGTATTGCTGCTGATAAAGCAACTGACCTTATTGCTAAATATGACAAAATGGGTATTGAAGGCATTTTTGCAACATTTGAATCTGCTCCAAGTGGAAATAAACTTGCTCTTGAAAGCAAAGAAATCAATCGTGTTCCAATTATGAATATTGGTAAGACTTATGAAGCAAATGCGATTGAAGTGTCAGATTCTCCACAAGAAAAGAGAACATATTTTTAACAAATAATTAACAATTATAATTTGGTAGGTATCTGAAAAATACCTACCTTTGCAAAGTGAAATTTAAACAACAAAATATTAATTTAAAAATTTAAGAATTATGAGTAAATTGAAACCTGGATTTAAAATTTTCTTGATTGCAATCGCAGTGTTCGTAATCGGATTTGGTGTTAAAACATTTTGGCTTGACAAAGTTCCTGCTGATAAAGTAAGTGGTAGTAAATCTTCAAAAGGTTTGTCTTCACTGTTTGGTTCTAAAGGTGATGAAATTACATTAGGAGTAAATACTTATGCAGGTTTTATGCCTTTTATGTACTTGAATAATGGTTTGAAAGCTAATGAAGATTGTATCTTGTACAAAGAATATGGTTTGAAACTAAATATTGTTATCCAAGATGACTTCGAAGCTGGTCGTGCAGCATTTAAGAATAATGACATTGATATTATTTATTGTACAGCAGATGCTCTTCCTGTAGAAATGTCAGAATCTGGTGATATGAGTGATGCACGTTTATTTAATATTTCAAACTGGTCTCGTGGTGCAGATGCTATTGTAGTTAATAAGAATATTAGAACAGTTGCTGATTTGAAAGGTAAGAAAGTAGCTTGTTCAGAGGGTACAGCATCACACACATTACTTATCAATACATTGGAAACAAATGGTATTAAACCAAACGAAATTACTTTGATTAAAGTTGGTAGTGGTCTTGACGCAGCACAAGCATTTAAAGCTAATCAAGTCGATGCAGCAGTAGTATTTGCTCCAGACGATGCTGATATTGTAGCTAGTATTTCTGGTTCTAAAGTGTTGGTTTCAACAAAACAGGCTACTAATATTATTTGTGACTGTTTGATTGCTAAACAATCTTATCTTGATGAAAATAAAGAAACGGTATCTAAGTTGGTATCAGCCCTATTGTATGCAAATGTTGAAATGAATACTAATAATGATGCTGTAAGTCAAGCAGCTAAGGCTTTTGCTAAAGCATTTGGAACTGATGAAGCGTTTGCAATTGATGGTTCTAAGAATATTCGTTATGCAACACTTGAAGATGAAGCAAATTTCTTTGGTCTAAACAGTTCATATACAGGAGTTAAAGGTGATGAATTGTATTCTAAGATGGCTCGTACCTATGAGGGATTGGGATTGTGTAAGAGACCACTTTCATGGAGAAAAGTATCAGATGAATCAATTATTGAGGGATTGCTTGCAAATAAAGAAAGTGTAAAGGGAGACCAGAGTGCAGAAGCTAAAAAAACATTTACTGCTCCAACAAAAGAAGTACAAACTAAGACTGAAATCTCTAATAAAAAGTTGACTATTAACTTCCCTGTAAATGGTGATTTGCTTGATAGTGATGCCCGTAGTTTGATTGATAGAGAGTTTGTAGGAATTGCTAAAGAGTTTAATGGTGCTCGTATTAGAGTTGTAGGTGAATGTGATGCAACAGGTAATATTGCATATAACCTAGAATTGTCAAAACGTAGAGCACAAGCAGTAGTTGATTATCTTGTTAAGGAATATGGATTCGATACCAATAGATTTATGGTATTTGGTGAGGGTTCTAAGAGAGCAATTGCTGATGGTGTAAAAGGAAGTAATGATGCTTATCGTGTGACAAACTTTATGTTAGTAAGCGATTAAGTTGAATGTTTATAGGCGATAATTTAAATGTTAGGGAAAGACTTCTATGGGATATAGAAGTCTTTTTGTTTTTTTAACACTTAATATTTGATTAATTAATCAATTATCCCTATCTTTGCAGAGTAATAATTAATAAAACAATAAATAATATGAATAAATCAATTGTATCCTTTGTTTTGATTGTATTAATTGCAGTCATTGTTATAGCAAGTTTAATTCCTAGTATTTTACATATTATCTTCAATATTGGGATAATGGTTATCATTATAGTAGTTGCTTATATTTTCTATAAAATTGGAAGAAAAGCAGCAGAACGTAAAAGATAAATTTTAGTGTTATGTTGAATGAAAGAATTAAAAAATATTCAGCAATATTGTTAAATGAATTAGGTGGTTATCCAACAGATAATGTACATCACTTTTATTTAAATCGTGCTGATAATGAAACATGTTATGCTTGTCATTTCTGTTTATCTGATTCTCTCCCAGCTCCAACTTATGATGAAGTAATTGATTGGCTTGAAAAAGAACATTTATTTTCATTGGGAGTTATACCTAAACTTTATTGGATTCAAGAAGGAGAGTTTCATTTTGTGTATAAGGCTTGTGTCATGAGATATTATAAAGATGAAGAATATGGTGATGGTTGGGAGTTTGATTTTGTTAGTAAAAATAAGGAAGAGGTATATGAATTTGCATTAAATCAAATGTTAACTATTTTATTACACGATAAAGAAAATAAATAAAAATGGAGAAAAAATTGTTTAAATTATGCGAGGAAGTAAACAGTAAAACTAATACTAAACTGTATAGTTTGATTGGGTTGGTTTTGTTAATGCTTGTATGGTATCTAATCACTTATTTTCAAGTATTACCTAGTAAAATTTTACCAAATCCTGTTGATGTAATCACATCAATTCCAGTAATGTTTAAAGAAAATGATTTATTGGGAAATATGTGGTATAGTATTTCATTGAATTTTAGTAGTTATTTTTATGCTATTATTATTTCATTACCATTAGGATTGATGATTGCTTTAGTACCAATTAATAGAATTGTATTTGGAAAATATATTGATAGTTTGAGATTTTTACCAATTCCTGCTTTAAGTGGTATTTTTATTGCTATTTTAGGGCTTGGATTTAATATGAAAGTATCATTTTTGGCATTTTCTCTTATAATTTATATATTACCTGCTGTAGCTAATAAAGTATATGATTTACAGAATCCAGCAAATGACAAAGATTATGTATATTTACAAACTATTAAAACATTAGGAGCTAGTAGTTGGCAAAAAATAAGGTATGTATATTTTCCATATGTAACTTCAAAAATTTCTAGTGAAATTATAAATTTAACTGGAGTTTCATGGAGTTATGTTGTAATTGCTGAATTACTTAACAAAGATGGGGGCATTGGAGCTTTGATTAATACTATGAGTAGACAATCAAGGACAGCAGAAATGTATGCATTGCTCTTCCTTATTATATTCATTGGTGTATGTCAAGATATAATCTTAAGAAAAGCAGATACAATATTATTTCCATACAAATATAATAAAAGAGGTATTAATTGGAATTGGTTAAAAAAATTAATTTATAAATAATATGGGAGCATTCAATATTTTTAATAAAAAAACAAACACATCTAATAGTAACGATATTGTCCAACAAGAATCATCTGCAACTATTACAGACCCAGCAGTTAAGTCATTAGAAAACACAAATACAGTTCCAACTGCTAATTTTAAAGTAGAAGTTTCGCAAAATAAGAATGGTAATTTTGAATGCGAAGAAGTTGATGTAATCAATTTACATAATTTAAATCAATCATTTAAAACTAGTAATGGCACATTCACTCTTTTTGACAATTTCAATCTTGATATTAAAGATTTTAAGAATGTTGGACAGTTTATTAGTATCATGGGTCAGTCTGGATGTGGAAAATCTCAATTGCTAAAAGTGATTTCTGGTCTTAATAAACCACAATCTGGTTCAGTAAAGATTTATGGTAAGGAACAAACAGATAAAGATGCTATCCCAATGGTTTTTCAACAATATAGTTCATTCCCTTGGATGTCTGTATTAGATAATATTGCATTACCATTAAAAATGAAGGGTGTTTCAAAGTCTGAAAGAACTGAAAAGGCGATGGAAATGGTGAAAATAGTTGGCTTAGAGGGACATGAGAATAAATGGGCACAATACCCAATTTTATCTGGTGGTCAATTACAACGTGTTAGTATTGGAAGGGCTTTAATTGCTAATAGTCAAATTCTTTTGTTAGATGAATTTTCTAGTGGGTTGGATATTAGAATGAAAAGAGAGATTCAAGATACTTTACTTGATGTGTATTATAACTCAAAATTAGACCCTACAGTAATAAATGTTACACATGACATTTTAGAAGCAGTATATTGTTCAAATAGAATTTACATTCTATCAGCTAATCCATGTAAAATTCATACTGTTATTGATATTGATTTTGGAGTTGAAAAACGCACCTATGATTTAAGAGAAACACAAAAATTCAAAGATTATGTTTCTTTAATTGAAAAAGTTATGAGTGAAATTAATAATTGATAGGAAAAATTAATAAATAGTTTTGAGGTACATAATTGTTAATTAATTTAATGATTATGTACTTTTTATTTTGTTTGATGCCATATATTTATATACATAAAAATGTAAATATAATATATTATGACAAAACAAAATACGCTTATTCATGTCAATAGTAATGAATTGAATTATACTGGAGATGGCGCAAAGAATCCACAAATAACTGATTTAAATTATGGCGAAATTGCCATTAATTATAAAAGTGGTTACGAAACTATTTTCATTAAAAATGATACTGACATTATAATATCATTTAATCCTGTCAGTTTAACAGAAAAGGATTTATGGAATCAAAAAGATAGAATATTTAATACAACTAAAACTGTAAGTGTTATTGCTAAAGATAGTGGAGTAACAATAGGTTTCAGTGGTAATACTGCTACAGGTAATTTTTCAGTAGCAGAAGGAAGTTCTACAAGTGCTATTGGAAATTACTCCCATTCGGAAGGACGTAACACAAGAGCAAGTGGCACATCTTCTCATAGTGAAGGTAATGCGACTACTGCACTTGGAATATATTCTCATGCAGAGGGCACAGGTACACAATCCAATGGTCAAGCAAGTCATGCAGAAGGTACAATAACGCAAGCAATTGGATTATTTTCTCATAGTGAAGGAGAAAAAACTATTGCAAGTGGTAATCATTCTCATGCAGAGGGTGGATATTCAACAACAGCAAGTGGTACATGCTCTCATGCAGAAGGTTCTGGAACAACTGCAAATGGCGCAGCTTCTCATACAGAAGGAGCATTCACAATAGCTTATAATACATATGAACATGCAGGTGGAAGATACAATTCATCAACATCTGGTAATTCATCAAGTACTGGTGCGACAATTTTTTCTATTGGTATTGGGACTTCTGATAGTGATAGAAAAAATGCAATTGAAGTAACACAAACAGGGGCATTAATTGCTAATACATCTTGGACTACTGGTTCAGATAGAAAATTGAAAGATAATATTACACTATTAGAAGATGGAGTATTAGATAAAGTATTAAAGCTCAAACCAAGTCGTTTTACATTAAAAGCAGACTTGGAAGAAGAGAAGAGAGTACAAATTGGTTTCATAGCACAAGAAATTGAAGAAGTTTTTCCAGAATATGTTGTTATTCATACAGATAATAAAGGTGAAGAAACAAGGTATTTGGATTATGAAAAGATTTGTGTTGTATTGACCAAAGCACTTCAAGAGCAACAGGAAATCATTGATAAACAGAATGAGAGATTATTAATAATTGAACAAAAATTAAATATTTTATAGTTTTTTATAATAGATTGAGAGTAGTAAAATTTGCTATTCTCAATTTTTTTATGTAACTTTGCATTATAAAAATATTTTAAATGTAAAAGTTATGATTAGTGAGAAAATTGATTTAGAAATTGCAGCAGCAATGAAAAGTCATGAAAATGACAAATTGGCTGTTTTGAGAGAAATTAAAACAGAGTTCACAAAATTTAAAACTGCTAAGGTTGGTAATGTTTTAGATGATGTGGCAGAAGCTACTATTCTTGTAAAACTGATGGCTCGTCATGAAGATAGTATTTCCCAATATAAAGCTGCAAATAGAGAAGATTTGGTTGAAGAAGAAACCAAACAGTTAGATGTTTTGAAGTTGTATGCTCCAAAACAAGTAACTGATGAAGATGTTGCAAATGAGACAAGAAAAGCTGTAACTGCTTTCCGTTTAACACAGTCTCCAGATTATGTTCTTTCTATGAAAGATATGAAACAAATTATTGGAATAGTGAAAGGTATATATCCTACTGCAAATGGTAAGATTATTTCAACAACATTTAATGAGATATTAAAAGCATAATAAATATGGATAGTGAATCATTAGAAATGACAGTTTCTTTTAATGGTAAAGAAGAAATTTTAAATATTCTACATCCATTAATGAATGGTCTCCTTCATCCTTATTTTGTTATAGAAAAGAATGAAGAATTAAAAAGTATATTTAAAGATGCCAATTATAATGATAGTAATTGTATAAGATTATATACTGTTAATCCATTCAATGATGATGTAACTTGGAATAAAGATAGACTTAGAAAAGAACTTTCACTTGAACAAATGGAATTCATTTTTAAGTGGATAATGGATAATTGTAAACATGGATGATAAAAAAATACTCCGCTTAGTCATACAAAAGAAATGGTTTGATATGATTTTAAGTGGAGTCAAAAAAGAAGAATATAGGGATATTAAACCCTATTACATAAGCCGTTTAATCAAAGATGATAAGATTAAAAAATTTGATATTATTGAATTAATAAATGGCTATCAAAAGGATGCTCCAAGAGCTATTTTTGAGATAAAAGGAATAAGAAAAGACGTTGGAAACCCTTTATGGGGAGCTGTAGAAGGTCAAGAGTACTTCGTCATTTCAATTGGTAAACGTTTAAAATAATAATGTATGACTATAATTGTATAATGATTGGTTATGATTCTATTCCAGAAATTGAGAAGATTCAAGAATCTTTAGATAAAGATGATATTTATACTGGAACAGAAGAGGAAGAAAAAGAAGGGGTATATGGTTTAGAAAAAGAATCACATGTTACTTTATTATATGGCATTAAACCAGAAATTACTTGGGATGATATTAAAGGATATTTAAAACCTTTAAGTGAATATAAGGCGATTTTAGCCAATTTATCAACATTTGAAAATGAAGAGTATGATGTTCTTAAAATTGATGTTAAATGCCCTAAAATGCATGAAACAAATAAAGAATTAAGAGATAATATTGATTATGTAGAAACATATCCAGATTATCATCCACATATGACTGTAGCTTATCTTAAAAAAGGAACAGGTAAGAAATATACCAAAGATATGTTAGATAAGATAATTGAACCAAAGGCAAAATATTTCTTATATTCTAAAGCTGGAGATGATAAATATAATAAAGAAAAACATACATCACTATAATGGAAGATAGAAAGTATCCTTATATTGGAATTACATCATATGAAGATGATTATGATTGTAAAGTGGTTTTTTTCTGGAAACCAAGAACTGGAGTAGTTGTAATGAATGCATCTGCAAAAGACCCAGATATTATTGGAACTGCAACAAATAAATGGAATGAAGAAGAGTTTGTTGTTCTTCCACCAGATTATATTGTAAGATTAAATAATTAAAAGAAAATGAGAGTAACAGATAAATATGTATTTTTTTGGGGTAGTGAATTTTCAAATTTCTATCCAGCAGAGTTTGTAATTGATGGTCAAAAATTCAATTGTTCAGAACAATATTTTATGTGGAGTAAAGCCAAGTTTTTTGGTGATGAGGAAATTGCTAAACAAATATTAGAGGCAACAGAACCAATTATACAAAAGAAATTAGGAAGAAAAGTAGCTAATTTTGATGCTGATAAATGGATGGAAGTCTGTAAAGGTGTTATGTATCAAGCAGTAGAAGCAAAATTCACTCAAAATGAAGATTTGAAAAATATAATCTTAAAATATAAGGGTAAAACATTTGTTGAAGCATCACCATATGATGGTATATGGGGTGTTAAATTAGCAGAAGATGACCCTAGAATTGATGATGAGAAAAATTGGAATGGACTTAATCTATTAGGTCAAGTATTAACTGAATTGAGTGAAGTTATTTAAATGAAAGAGCTGATAATTTATTTTATCAGCTCTTTGAACATTTTAATAATAAAGTATATGATAGTAAATACTACGAATGATGTCATTAAAAATAAGAAATTGAGAATAAATTGAATAAACCAAGGAGCGAATATCACTAATATTAAGCCAATAATGATTGATAATATGGTAATCAATTTTGATTTTTTCTCTTTTAATTTCTTTTTATTTAGAAAATCAAATTTAAAGAAATTTTTATTTAATTTGAAGTTATTCATAATATATAATTTTTACTAATAAATAGTACCAAAATATTAAATTTTGCCATGTTTTAACACTTTTTGAGTATAGTTTAGATATAAATATCTAAACTAAGGTAAACATGGCAACAATTAAGGAAAGAATTGATAATGTGACAGAAGATGTTACATTAGGAAAGATAGATATTTCATCGGCTATTACTGATAAAGGGGTAGATACAGTAAGTGGTGATAGTTTTGCTACTATGGCAAATAATATAAGATTATTAGATGTTAATCAAACATCTGATGTTATTATTACTACAAAAGATAATATTGTGACAATGACTTGTGATACTCCAAATGCTACTATATATTATAGAGTATCTGGAAGTAGTACATGGAATGTTTATAGTTCTTCAATTAATATAACTGAAACTGTTACATATGAAGCCTATAGTAGAAAGATAGGTCAAGTTAAAGGAAATATAATTACTAAAGAATGTATTTTTAAACAAGCCATAGAAATTAGTAGTTCAAGTGCTAATAGTGCTTTCACAATGACTGGATTTGCTGTTGGTGAATATAATGATGGAGAGAATATTGGTACAATCAACACAAATAATGCTCCTTCTACCACTATATTTGCTAGAGTTAATTTTAAACCATATCCTATCTCATTTATAAATCCAAGTCCAGATGAAATTAAACTTGAACAAAATAAATCAATTACTGTTATTCAACCATTAGTAAGTCCATTATCAAAACAAGGTTATCTTATTGGATTTGAGTTTGAGAATGATATTACTTTATATGCTAATTTAGTTAGACCAGCAAAACGAATTACAGTTACAGGTACAGTAACTGATGAAAATAATGAACCTATTAGTGGTGCATATATTGTTTCTAAAAGAGAACCAACTTATGGTACTGTAAGTAATTTTGATGGTATATATGAATTATCAAATATTGTTGAAGGTGATACTTTAATATTTTCATATGTTGGTTATCAAACACAAGAAATTAAAGTTCCATCCTCTGGAACTTTGAATGTGAAATTATTGCCAGAATAATATTTATCTTTGTGAATAAAAGATAATTTTAGTTAAAGGAGAATATTTTATTCTCCTTTTTTTGTCGTTTTAGTATAGTTTGAATATAAATATTCAAACTAATATGAGATGGCAACAATTAAAGAACGTATTGATGATGTAACAGAAGATGTTACACAAGGAAAAACAGTTATTGCTGATGCAATAACAGAAAAAGGTATTAGTACTACAAGTGGTGATACTTTTGTGACAATGAGTAATAATATTAAGGCTATTGAGTCTAGTGGTATCATTACTTGTACAGCATTTAGTGAACATTGGCAAAGTGCTTATAAAGATAAAAAAATAACACAAAACCAAATTGATGCATTTGAAATGGCAAAACAAGCATATGCTGATGGTAAAATGATAATTAAAAAAGGTGGGAATTATGATGTATTTTGTACTCCATTAACATTTATAAATGAAGATGATAGGAACAAATATTGTGTTATACAATTTTCGGAAACTGGAGTAGAAATGTTGGAAACATTTGATTTAAGTACTAATGGTACATGGACTTATAGTTCTATTTTTTAAGGTAATATATTTATCATTTTTAGTTAGAGGAGAATATTTTTATTCTCCTTTTTTTATGCCTTTTATAATAGTTTGTATATTTATATACAAACTAAACTAACATGGCAACAATTAAGGAAAGAATAGACGGAGTAACAGAAAATGTTACTGACGGAAAACAAGATATTGCAAGTGCAATAACGGATAAAGGAGTTAGTACTTCTAGTAGTGCAACCTTTTCTACAATGGCAAATAATATCAGAGCCATTGAAGCTGGAGCTGGACATGTAATTTGTGATGCATTTGATGATGGTTGGAGTTATTATGATGGTAAAAATTTAACACAAGCCCAAGTTGATGCATTTACAACTGCTGAACAAGCCTATGCTGATGGTAAAATTATGGTACAGAAAAGTACTTATGATGTAATGGATTGCACTCCTATAGCATTTCAAATATCAGATGATAGAAGTGTTAATAGTGTCTTAAAATTTACATATAGTGGTATTGAAATATTAGAAACTGAAAATCTATCTACTTCTGGAAAATGGATGTATAATTTTATTAGGGCAAATCAAATTCAAAGTCAAGACTATGAATGCTATGTACAATGTAATAGTGGTGAGGGAAATTATTTGAATATAGCATCAGATGGTGGTAAACAGTTTATAAGATTATATAATGTAGGAAGTGGTGATGCAACTGATAGTGGTATTACAATTAATTCTGATTATTCTTTCAATGTTTTATCTCCAGAAATCATTATTGCTAGAAATAATAATTATGGTAGAGATACTAGTAGTATAACTATAGGAAGTAATGCTGCTGACAGTAGCAATATTGATATTATTAGTGGAGAAAGAGGTAATGTTAACATTAACGCTAGTTATGAAGGAAATATTAATATTAATCAAACACAAGGTTATGGCAATGTGATTATTAATACAGGTCAATACTCAACATTTCAAGTTAAACAAAAATCTTATACTGGTTCAACTCATTATGATACAATGACTTTCCAATATCCAACAAGTAATAATAAATATAGAAGTATTGACATACAATGTCCTTATGGTGGAATTAATATACAAACTGATAATGCATTAAATTTAGTTGGTGACGGTGTACAAGTAGGTGGTCCATCTGGTGCAGATGTTATTAATGGTTTAAATGTACAAGGTGATATTCGAGCAACAGGAACTATTACTCCTGGTTCAGACAGGAAATTGAAAGAAGATATTAGACCTTTAGAAGATGGAGTTATTGATAAAATAATGAAATTAAAACCAAGTAGATATGTTTTAAAAGATGATGAATCTAAAAAAGAACAAATTGGTTTCATTGCCCAAGAGGTTGAAGAAGTATTCCCAGAATTTGTTGTAGAAGGAAAGGATGGTACAAAGTATTTGGATTATATGAAAATGACAGCAATTTTATGTAAAGCTATTCAAGAATTACATAAATAATATTTACATTATTTATTAGTTAAAAAAAATTGCATTTTTTCCATAATGCAATTTTTTTTTGTTAATTTTGTACTTTTTGTTTAGTTTAGATATAAATATCTAAACTAAGTACAATGGCAACAATCAAACAAAGAATAGAAGCAATTACAACAGAAGTTACTGATGCAAAAATAGGTATTGCAGATGCAATAACATCAAAAGGAGTTGAGACTTCTAGTGGTGATACTTTTGAAACAATGGAAGCTAATATAAGAAAAATTGAGACTGCAAATTATATTGAATTAGGTTCAGTCACTGCTTACACATCAAATTACACTGGTTTTAAATGGGATGGTACTAAATATTATAGTCGTTCTTTATTAGGTACAGCAAATACTGGAACAAATAAAGATTCATCCATTTCTTTTAATTGTAATGTTAAAACTTATCAAATGCCAGATATTGCAATAGGAAAGTATGAACGATATGTTTCCACTAATACTGGTGTAACTGTTGATGGATATGATTATAGTTTTAGGATTAATACAAAATATAATAGTGAATGGAGTGGAACTGCTGTAGTTACAATATATTTTTCTAATAATGTTGAACTACAAGTAGTGATTACAAATGGTTATAATTAGTTAAATAAATTTATTAAGATAACAATGCCATGTTATGCTTACATTAGAAAAGAGGATAGTATATATTATCCTCTTTTTATTTAAATTTAATCAAAATTCATATATTTATTAAATGAACTAAAAAATGTAAATATAATATGGCAACAATTAAACAAAGAATTGACACTGTAACAGATAATGTTATAGGTGGCAAGTCAGATATTGCTAGTGCAATAACTGATATTGGTGTACCTGCAACAAGTGCAGAGACTTTTAATTCCTTAGCGAATAAAATTAAGCAAGGTCAAGGGACAAGTAATTTTGTATCAACAACTTTTGGAACGGCAATATTTATTAATAGAGATGAGCAAAATTCTGGAATTACTGGTATTAGACAAATGTATAAACCTCCTTATTTGAAATATTCATTTCCAGTAGCTAAAACTGAAAAAGAGGCTTTTATTGTACCAGAATTTAATTTTGCAATAACTAATGGACATTCATTCTCAAATTATCAATTTGAGATGCAAATTGATACAATGGATTTTGATGAATCATCTGTACCAAGTTTTCTAAAAATTAAATCTACTGATGTTAGTTTATATATATCTTATGATGGTAGTCCTATACCAGATAATAAGATATATAATGTATTAGTCAAACCTGTAATATATTATGATGATGATGACTTTGAAAAAGGTAGAAGATGGTTTTATATTACTTTTAGGAGTGAAAGTCTAGCACCTGCTGAAAGTGTTTGATTAAATTTTGTTAAAGCACCTATTCGATAGGTGCTTTTTTTATTCTGAAATTTGTCATTTTATAATAGTTTAGATATAAATATCTAAACTAAACAGACATGGCGACAATAACACAAAGAATAGAAGGGGTGACTGAAAATGTCACTGATGGAAAACTCGAAATTGCTACTGCCATTAATGGTAAAGATGCAAAAGATGTAAATGTATCAAATACTGCAACATTTGTGACAATGGCAAATGCAATTAATAAGATTAATGTTGAACAGGTGACACCACCAACAGTTAATTTTAATAACTCAACATTAACAATGACTTTAACAAATTCAATAGATGGTGTTGAGAATTATTTTAGAAAAAAAGGTTCTACATGGGTTCAATATACATCACCAGAAGTAATAAGTGATTTTGGAACTTATCAATTCTATGCATCAAAGAGTGGCAGTAAAGATAGTGAAATAATCGAACAATATGTAGGTAAAGAATTTTATGTATATAACACTTTTAAAATAAACAGCCCTTGGACATTTGAGACTAATTTAATTTCAAATGAAGAATTTATGCCACCAATTAATATTGGTACATTGGATATGCATGGTTCAACATCAAATGGTGGACCATTTCAAATAGGTTTTTATGAAGGTTGGGCAGATGAAGATGGAAATGAGTATGAATGCCCAAAAATTATAAAATATGAAATGTTAAGTAGTGACCCATGGTGGGAGGAATGGGAAAACTATCAGTCTGTACTAAGTTTTGCTAGAAATCGTATTACCATTAATAAAAATAGTGTTGGAGTAGATATTAAATTAGCAAGTAATAATTTATTTAGATTTGATTATAATACTGGTAAATCAATTTATTTAAGTATTAAATTTTGATTGTTGCATTTTTATTTATATTCCCCACATATTACGCTAATATGTGGGATTTTTTATATATAGAAGAATATTTATATGTAATTAAATATTACAAAAATATAATAAGTTATGAATAGCACTATAATGGCATATATAAATAAATTGGAAGGTTATAGAATTCGTACTCGTGAATGTCATTGGGATGCTCCCAACATGTCACTTCATAAGTTATGTGATGATATAATGTCTGATTTGGAAGATTATGAAGATGAAATAGCAGAAGATGCACAAGGACTATATGGTCAAATTAAAATTGGTATGTTAGTGCCAATATTACCAGAAGCGACAAATTTAGAATCAATGTTAGTTGCTTTACGTAAAGATACTGCATTTTTATTAAAGGTTTTAAAGGAAATCAAATTTACAGGTATTGTGAATATACTTGAAGAAATGGTTCATAAAATTAATCAATGGATTTATTTGGAAAGAATTGCAGCTAAAGGTTAATAATTTTAAAAATGTTACATATATGGAAATAAAATGCTCTGGAGAATTTATTGAAGATTTACTCAATTTTTTACAAGAGAATAAGGCTAATGAATATGTATTCAAACTTGATGAAGATTCGTTTTATGATGAAATTGATTTTGTCTTTGGTAAATTAAGAATTAGTGATGTAGAGAAAGAAGAAAAGGAAGAGAATAGTTATGGTGACAAATATACTTTCCGTTTTAAATGTAATAAGGAGACAGAAAAAGCACTTATTAAATTAATTGGTGGGGTTAAATCATTAGGAGATGGTGGTCATTCTTTTACAGTAAGAATAAATGGAAAATCTATTGGTTATGATGGGGATGGTTCTGATTATATTACTAGTATAAATGGTAAACAAATTAAAAAGAAAGAATTTAATTCTTATCATATGTATGATTATGAATCTAAAAATGAGATTAATGAGATAATAAAGTTAACGATTGATAGCATCAATGAGATAAACAATATGCAAAAAAGAAGAGCCATCTAGCATTTTAGATAGCTCTTTTTTGTTTTGTTTCCTGTCATAAGCCTTTTTATTCTTATGAGGTCTAGTAACACTAATCCATCTTCCTCCATTTTTTTCAAGTTCAATCTCACGATTAACTTTTTTCATTGTTTTAAGATAATCATCTTGTGTGATTTTGCTTTTGTTTGTTTTCTTTTTCATAATTTTATATCAATGTAGTTAATAATAACTATTTATTAATTCTCTGAAATCAGAATATTTATCATCAATAACAAAATTAATCATTCCATTCTTAAGTTCAAATCTTTTTGGGTTAAAATCAATTAATTTTTCATATAAAAAATCTGAATATTTTGGTGGTATTTGGAATGAAACAGATATTGGATTACCTTCATTTTTTAAAAATTTGCAAGAATCACTTCCTAATATACCTTTAATAAAAAATTTTATCATATCATCATCTTTAATGATATTATTTGGTAATAAGAAATCTTTATTTTTACCAATTATAATACCCCATTTTTTAAGGTTTTCAATTACAAATGGGTTAATGATTTTAATTTCATATGTATGTCCATGAACATCATCTCGTTTTTTCACTCTATATTTAATATCAAAATCTATTTGTCTTCTTATATAGTCCATAAAACCAATTTTTCCTGTAACATTAAATGATGTATCTTTTTTTATCATTGTTACTGTTGGAGCAATTATTCCTATCAACATAGTATTGGTTTTTGTTATTTCGTTAAAAATCATTGAATCATCGAATATAAATAATTCATATGGAATTACTAAATGATTAATCCACCACATTAATTTATCATATTCACATCCTATTATTTTTCTGACTTCTTCAATTGATTTTAATGATTTCAATAAACTAACAAGTTTCTCTCTTAATTCAGTAGTGTTATTACATTCAAATACAGGATGACCAAAATCAGCATTGATTAATCCATATTGTACATAATATTTCCATCTATTAATTAATGAATTAAGAGGAATGTTATTAACAATAATATTTGTCCCAAAATCAGTCCAATCTAATGATATTTCTGACTCATGATTTGATATATTAGTATAAGCAGGTCTAAATATAAACCAACAAATCCCATTTAATTCTTCTTCAATGAATCTTTTTTCATTAGGAAATCTTACATCATCAAAACAATAATTAACATTAGTCTTCATTTTTTTACGGAATTGATTTACATGCCAATCTGAATTCCATTTTCTGATTAAATCAGTTCCAATAACTTGTAATAATTGTCTAATAGTTGCAAATTCTTTATCCTTTAGAATTGAATTAATGATATTAATATCAATTTCAGTTATTTTAGATAAATATTTAAGTTTTTCATCTGAAAATTTGTAGGAACTTGTGACTTCTTTATCTCTTTGAACCTCTTCAATCGTTTTATCAGTCATTTCTCCTACTAACTTCTTTAATTCACTAGCAAAACTTAGAATAACAAAGCCGTTTTTTTCGCATACCTTTGCCAATTCAGATTTGCCCGACCCTTTTCTTCCACCAAGACCAAGTACTATCATAATTTAATATTAGTTTATAAAATAGACCACACATTACAAAACATGTGGTCTACTAATTGATTATTTTAATGCATCTTTTATTTTCTCTTCTAGGCTTTCTTCTGACATTGCGCCAACAAATCTACCAAGTACTTTGTCATCTTCATCAATCACTAGGATTGCAGGTATGTTTCTGATACCATATTTGGATGATAAATCTTCTGTATCATCATCAACATCAATTTCAGAGAAAGATAATTCATCACTTGATAATTTTTCACTTATTTTTTCAAAAATTGGATGCATTAGCTTGCAAGGATTGCACCATAAGGCCCCGAACTTAATTACTTTTTTCATATTTATATATTTTTTAGTTTAATTATTTTATATAATTCCAATTATCATTATTAATATCATTACAATACTTTTTTATCATATAAGAACTCAACTTTGTATCAAGTTCAGCTTTGCTAATTGAATCGTAAATCTTATCGTTATGTTGAATTTTTATTGCATTAGGTGGAATTTTCCCTTTATTTGCAAGACTATTTCTAAGTCTTGCAGTACCATAATGTATGTTATAATCATTTGTGCACCATTCTAAATTTTCCACACAATTATTTGCCTTATCTTCATCTTTATGATTAACTTGTGGCAAATTATCTGGATTAGGTAAAAAAGTTTCAGCCACTAATCTATGAACATATACTGTTTTCTTAGTACCATTATACTTTAGTTTAACTGTTTTATAACCTCTATAATGATTAGATTGAGTCTTTATTCTTTCTGGTTGTATGAAATGTCCATTATTATTAACATTAACAACACGACTTAAAATCTTTACTCTTCCAAGATTTGATACTTCATATACTCCCTCATAACCCTTAATAGGTTTCCATATTTCTTCACTCATTATTCTATTTCTATTGAATTTAAATATTTAACTACATTATCAATCCAATTATCATTAATTGGATTAATTGCGAATTGTTTTGAAATTCCTTCTTCTGATACATCATATGCAAAATGGAATATTTTAACAGTATCATTGGATACTGAAATTGCAATTTGACCATTCTCAAAAGAGAATATATATTGTATATCATCAACATTACCCCCAACTTCACATTCATTTTCTAAAATGCGTTTTGGTATATTTAGTACAAATCTACGATTTACATTAAATAACTGAGTATTAAATCTATCTTCTTCTTTTAAAATTTCCTCATATTTGTTGAGGAAAGATAATAAATATTCAAAATTCTCTTCCATTACTTAGATATTTTTAGTAAAAATGTTACTTCATTTTCTATTATATAATCTTTACATTCTTGTGATAATTTGACTTTATCAAAAACCATTCTTGACAGCCATTGAACATATTTGTAATCATGTTCAATAATATACTTCATTGTTTTACCACTATATTTACCAAATTCTAATATAGTGTTAAGATAATAGGTCTTCATAATACTATTTTAAAACGTTTTAAGAGACTTTAGTTATAAACTAATAACTTATTCATTTATATCACATAAATCTCTTAAAACCATTAATTTATATCTTATTTCTCATTTATTTAACTAAAAACTCTTTTAGTTTTTTAAGACCACCTTTCTTTTTAAGAAGATTAATAATTTCTTGATAATCTTCCTCTTCATCATCACTGTTATTAGATGGTGAATCTAATGTTTTCACATTAACTTTAGGTTCTTCAATTACAGTTGCATCTTTAATTTTCATCTTTAAGAAAGATTCTTCATCCATCATAGAATCTGTTTTCTTACCTAATATCTTGTTAACAACAGTTTCTATATATGAAAGTTCAGTTTTAACAACTGATGTATCAATTAAGCCAGCCATTGGAGATATTTCCTTTTCTGAAATAAAGGCTAATGTGTTTTTAGCTCTAGTATATGCTACATATTGCAAATTAAGTTCTTGTTCTAATTCCCAATCTTGTTTAGCATTTCTACTAGGCATAAGACTTTTACATAAAATGTATACATTATCAGCTTCTAATCCTTTAGCTTTATGTACTGTTGATAAACAAATGCCATCACTATTTTCAGCAAATACATTATTAATTCTCATTTTTAGTTGAGTTACATTACTTAATCCCTCTGACATTGTTTCTAATGCTTTAATATTGTCATACATTGTCAAGATAGTTTCAGATAATGTTGCATCTTCTAAATCCAATCCACGTTTTAACATTAATTGATTTCTAGCTTCAAATAATGCGTCATATAATCTAACAAATACTCCATCAGATTTCATATCTTGATTTAAGATTGATTGTTCGGTCTTATCAAGCATTTTAATTAGATTTAAGCCAATATCTTTGCCTCTAATGAACGCTTTCTTACCCATTCTTAAATAACGCATATAAACGGTTACAAGTGGCATTTTGTTTCTGCATAAAACCATATCACCAGATTGAACATCCTGTATAGATTTGTTATATTCAATTGAACCCTCTGGAGCATTATCTCTAGCTTGAATTGATGGAACAAATGTTTGTGCCAATTTAATGACCTTTTTAGGACATCTATACGATATAGATAGAGGTAGTGATATTGTATTTGGTATAGACTTGATTTTATCGAATGATTCTTTATCTGCACCAGCAAATGAATAAATACAATTATGTGTCAATATTCTATCAGCAACATACACTTTTTCTTTAGAAATACTTAAACTTACAACAGTTTCTTCTTTCTCTTGAAAAGAAATATTATCAATTTGAACAATTCTAATCTTTTTTCTTTTTTTTGTAAAGAAAGATTCGTCAAATATACCAAAATCCATATATTTTGGAAATATATTACAAGCATGATATGGTCTTAATGCTTCTCGTGAAATATATGATGTATCACTATTCACCCAAATTGGACAATTTATATCTTTTCTAAATGCTTGTAATAACTCATTAGCTTTTTCTACTAAATTATTATTTTCTAATACTCCTTTCCATATTGCATTTATCATGTTCTGTTTATTTGCACTTGTTTTTTCAGTAAATCTAGTTTGGGGTATTCCATATTTAAATGAATTAATCTGTTCATTTAAATACGCTTCATCTCTACTTTCATATATCTCTAATAACCATGCACATTCAGCTCCTTCGACTTTTGCTCTATGACCAATGGAAAAATATGTTTTATTTTTGGCAAAAATTGGATGAATACCAATTCTAAATTGGTTTTCTTTTTTCATTAAATATAACCCATAAGCCGTATTTACATTCTCATTAAATTTAGCGATACAAATATGATTATGTGTATATGTACTAGAAAATTCCCCAGCATTTATTGTTAATAGTTTAACAAAATCAGTTCTTTTATGCACTTTTAATACCTCAGCAGCATGTTTTTCATATCTATTATACAGCGTTTCATTAGGATAATAGCCATAAAATTCTCCTTTCATATGGCTATCATAACTAACTACTTTATCTCCAATTTTTATATCTTCAATATTTTTTTCAGTACCATCACTCATAAGAACTTTAGTACCAATAGGTTGGCATTGGTTTTTATCACCGACAGCAACAAATCTTGTACCTTTTTTGAAACAACGCAAGAAAAGTTCTCTTTGTGCTACATTTAAGTCTTGACACTCATCAATGAAAATCCAATCATAGGTCAAACCTAATGGTTTCAAATTAAGTTCATATGGTAGCCAGACCATATCAGTATAATCAATAGTATCAATATTTTCTTTACCCCATTCTAATATTTTTAGAACAACAGTCATTTCATCTTTTAATGGTATAATTCCATGTCTATCAGAAATAACAGATAATTCTTTTTCACTTTGTGCTAAATTATACCTAGCTAAATCTGTTAAAGTTGTAATATTATCAATATATGAATTATAATCAGATTTACTAAATTCGGTTAAATCTATTGGAGTTAATTCTTTTATATTATGCTTAATAAAGGTTCTGTATTTATATTCATCTAATTGAAAGTTAATCTCTTTAAAATTTCTTCTTAATAAAGAATAGCCCAAGCTATGTAGCGTTTTAATTTCTACATTTTCGCTCTCAAATGCTCTAATCTTAGATTCTAACTCTTTAACAATATCTCTGTTGAAAGCGACAAACAGGATTTTCAAAGATTCTGGAATTAGCCTAATAGCATTGACAATAGTTGATGTTTTCGCACACCCTGCATTTGCTTCTACAACAGCATTACCCACTCCATGCTTTACAAAATCCCATATATCATTTTGATATTTAGATGGTATGAATTCTGTTATTTTACCATTTTGAATAAATTCAACAGTATCAATTTTCTCTACTGTTTCTTTTTTCTTTCTAGTTTTTTTTATTTTTTTCTCCTCGTTCATTATTGGTTCTTCAACCACAGAATTTTTTGGATAAATTTTAAAAGCATCGCTCTTCTTTTTTCTTCCTGTCATTTCTTTTAGGTTTTAGTTGTTAACTATATTCTTAAATTTTGTTCAAAAATACATATTTTTTTTATGAAAACCAACTAAAGTAAAATAAAAAATTCATAGAAATTGCTTTCTATGAATTTTGCCATGAGTAATTTTAAAAATTTCACTCTTGAAAAGAGTCAAACATCTTAACCAATAATTTTTGAGATGAAATCTTTCAAACCTGGATTTGAATCCAAGAAAGTTGCGATGTTCTTAACAAGTTTAAGAGTTGTATCCTCAGCCTCAGCTTCATCTTTATCAGAATCAGTGTCCTCATCTTGTTCTACATCTTCATCATCATCGTCATATTCTTCACCATCTTCCTCTTCTTCGTCTTCATCAGTACCATAAGTAATAGGAGTTTCAGAAGCTGGCATAATTTGAAGTACTTGGTCAGTCGCAACAAGCAACTTAGCCAAATCAGAGATACGAATATCACCCTCTCCATCCAAAATAGCTTCTACAGTAGCCATTCTTAGACCTGTGATATGTGCAATTTCCTCAACATCTGCATCATGTTCGTCCATGAATTCAGACATTTTTTCTTTCAACTCTAACATAGCTTTGTTAGTCCACTCGCTTGCTACTTCAAGCAATTCTTCTCTACTTTTAACCATAATTTTAATTTTTAAAAATTGTTACTAAACTTATTTTCTATTTTTACATTGCAAAGATACGAATTATTTTTTTATTATCCAAATCTTTTCAAAGTTTTTTTTTATTTTTTTTGTAATGAACTTATGTAAATATAATATGTATATCTCTTAATTTATTACTCTGCAAAGATACGGATAATTTTTCAAACTTCCAAATTTTAAATAAGAAAAAAGTATTAAAAAATCTTAATCACTAAATGTTACTGTTACTACATAACTATCACTATTCCCACTATATAATGGTATACGATTATAAATTGTTATAGGATAACTATTTACTGCTGCATCAATTCCAGATTCATCTATAATTACTTTACCATTTAGAGTAACATGTACTCTCATTTTTAAACCACCATTAGAAGATGTTACATATATGGTAGTAGGAGTGAATGATTGTGATGGCAGTGATAATGTACCACTTTGAGTATTTCTTGAACTATTACCTGCTGATATGCTACCACCTAAAAAACCACAAAAACTTCCAATACTATTATAAGAACAATAAATTCTTTCAAATGCTGTTTTAGATGATGAGTTTTGAATGTTGATAGTGGTATTGTAATTACATTTATAACTTGTCAAAGGAGAACATTCTACTTCCATTATATCACTTCTCAAATAACCTGTTTTTATTGCATATGCTTCATATATTGCTGTTTCAGTAATGTAGAAACTACTAGTATAATAAATCCAGTCAGTATCTCCTTTTTTTCTGTAATATATAGAAGCATCATCTGGATATGCACAATCCATAACTACATACCCATTACTATCCACATAGATATATACTTCATCACATTTTTGTATAGGTAACATTCTGATATGTTCTGCCATTACAGAGAAAGTAGCATCACTATCAGTATCTACTCCCATATCGGTTATTGCTGACGCAATTTCAGCTTTTCCATCTATAACATTTTCTGTTACTCCATCAATTCTTTGTTTAATTGTTGCCATGTCTTGTTTAGTTTAGATATTTATATCTAAACTATTATAAAAGGCACAAAAAAAGGAGAAAATTATTCATCTTGCAGTTTTGCCATATTTGTTATTGATTGGATAACGCCTAATTTGGATATGCTATTAAGTAATTTCCAATTAGTAGTTTGCCCACCATAACAATGTGGTATAAAATATCCATGTAAGTCTCTTAAGTTTTTGCAAAATCTAATAAAATTACATACTTGATTTTTTAAGTCAAAATTAAAGATGTTTATATCTCTATACAAGAAAAGTGTCTTAGAATATTGCATTCCTTTAAGTACTCCATAACAATCAAAGATTGTTGTTAAATCATCACATATCTTTGAAGAAGATATTTTTTTATTAAAATTCAAACGTTCACTTGAAAAAAATAAAGGATATTCATCAACAATCTCACTACATAAGTCTTTTGTGTAATCAAAACATAATTCAGTGTATTTTGATTTTTTTAAATCTTCTTCAACTACTAAATCATGATTTGTTATTTCTTTCCATTTTTCAATGAAAAATTTTATATTACCATATAGTTTTGTTATTTCATTATTATTTATATCTACTATTTTTGTAGACCATTTATTTGAAATAATATGATAATCTTTATTATCTGGATGATACCATATCTTATCATCAAGGATAGCTTGATGTTGAGTGGCATATTTATTAACAGTATAATCAATAAATTCATCCACACTCATATCTAATTCTTCTTTTGTTAGTTTAGGTTCTTGGTTTTTTTCTTTATTTATACATATAAAACCAAGTTTTGAAAGCCAAAAATCACCAATTTTGGGTGTTAGGAAATCATTAGTTGAATACATTGTATTTTCACCAATATCTCCTGTCATCACATTAAAAATGTCATATCGCTCCAATATAAATGATATTTTATATCTTTCTGCATCTAAACCAATTTTTTTAATGAATGAGGTATAATCTTCATTGTTTTCATCCTCTCTTCCAACAGATACATCATCAATTACTTGTAAAAATTTCTCAATTGGACATTTAATAATATTTTCAATAATATTAACATTATCATCTCTTATAATGTCTTCTACACAACCATAGTCATTATATTTACCAAATATGGGAAATGTAATTGGGGAAAAATAGCAATCAATATCAACTATATTATCAGTAGTGATAATATTTTCAATTTTTGATGCACAAATAAAAGCTACTACATCATCTCCTGCCATAATTGGCAGATGACTATAAAATCCTATTGAATTAAAACATCCCATATTTATTTTTTATTAAATGGTTTATTTAACCAGTTTCTAAAACTCTTATTATTAAGTCTTAATAAGACTAATACCCATATTATAATAGAATATGATGCACATGTTGCGATAGTTAAATTAGTATCACTATAAACAATTACAACTGATATGGCATATAATATCAGATATATTATGACTATAACATCTGCTTTTTTCATTATTCCAATTCCTTCCATTTATCTTCTGGAAAATTAGCATGTAATTTATCTAACCACCAGTTAGTTTTAATTTTGACCATTGGTAATCTTTGCCCTTTTAAAAGTGTTGACCTTTTACACACAACACCTTCTTTAACAGTAGGATATTTACAATCTGGTTTAGTCCAATCATTTTCATTAATTGAAGTGATAAATTCAGATGTTAAACTCCCAACATATATTAATTCTGGTAGTTTAATTGTACTATATCCATCAAAAATTTTATAGAAAGTTTTAGGTTCTAAATAACCTTTCTTCTTCAAGAAAACATCAATAAGAGTTAGTGACATTTCATCACCTTCTTCATGAAAACCACAGAAACTATTTTCTCCAGCATATTCAAAATAAAAGTGTAATTCTTCTACTCCAGCAAAAGCTCCTTTCTTTTTTGAATTTTCAAGAATTATAGTTGTTAATACTTCTTCATAATTTTCTTTGAAAAGTTTTACAGCATTACCAAACTGTTCATGAGTTTCATCAACTATCATTTTTTTAGAACCAAAAGCAATAAAACTTTTAGTTCTAGCATTATATCTGGCAACAAAATTCTGTCCATCTATTTTATTCTCTGCCCATACCATATCATTATCAAGAGTATGGTCATATTTTTGATTATCAAAACTTGGATAGTGTCTCATAATTAAAATCTTCTAAGTGTGAAAAGTAAAAACCAATAATATAATAAAAATATTAAATTTAATATTGGTATAATTCCTATTAAAAACCAAGGATAGTGTTGGAATCTTATTCCATAATAAATGCACAATATTGCTACAATAATATAGCCTATAAATAAAATTGTTAATATCATTCCATTAAGAATTTTAATAATTTTGGCAATTCTCCAACATCACATTTAATATCAGAAATATCTTTATGTTCCACATCATATTTAGTTACAATTGAGACATTAATATTATCATCAACAAAACATTCTGGATATTTTCGTTGGAGATGTGATGGTTCTTGATTAGTGATAGCAAAAGCTATATAGTCTTCTTCATATTTTAAACTATCAGAATATATATTATCTGGAAAATGAGTTCCTATCACAATCTTTTCTGGTAGCAAATTATTATGTTTAATTATTTCTAAACATTTATCAAACTCTATTTTATTGTTAAAATAGCAGTCAAATGAGTATTTCAAATCTTTTTTCATGTTGCAAAGATATAAAATAAATTATATGAAACAAAATATTAAATGTTAATCTTTATTAAATTCTAATAAACAAGGATTATATCCTTCTGGTATTAGATGGTTATATTCTTTTCCAAAATTAATAAATTCTCTAACTAATGAAGATGATATTGGGAAAGATGAAGTGGTATCCATTAGAAATATAGTATCAATATCTTTTGTGAAAAAATTAGTATTAGCAATTGTTTTTTCGTATTCAAAGTCAATTGTATTTCTAATTCCACGTAATATCATATTATAATGGTTTGTTACAGCAAAATCCATTGTCATTTCAAAATATGGGACACAATTAAATTTTATGTTTTGGTCTGGACATGAATAAAATTTATTCCAATATTCACAATAAAGATTAATTGCATCAATTCGAGAATCTATTGTGAACATTGTTTTTTTACTAGTATTATTGGCAATACCAATTGTCAATTCAATATCATTAGAGCCAAACATTTTTATAGCTCTATGAATCAAACAATCATGTCCTTTTGTAAATGGGTCAAAAGTTCCAGGGAATAATATTTTAATCATAATTGTTATAAATAAAATTAGCAGTATTATCACTAATTGATATATGTGTAATACTGCTATTGAATAATAAATTTACTATAAATTATTTACCTACAAAGATTGCTACTCTATTCCAATTATTTTCATCAAATAATTGTTCATCAGCACCCACACCTACAGTAGAAATTCTATTTGATTCAATACCAAATTTATTTACCAATGTGTCTTTTACATTTTCTGCTCTTTGTTCTGATAATTTTTGGTTAAACTCTTTAGTTCCAGTTTTTGCATCAGCAAAACCTTTGATTTCAATTTTTAAATCAGAGTTTTCTTTTAGCACTTTAGCAATCTGAGCTAAATTAGCCATTTGAACTTCATCTACATTAGACTTGCCAATTTTGAATGATACCATATTAGTTAGTGGAACAACTTGTTTTGTTTCTCTAGCTTTATTGCAACATTTTGTCAAATCTTCAATAACTCTCATTTGGTCTTTAATTAAAGAAGTTGCTTCTTCATTTTGTTTAACCAAGCGTTGATTTTCTTGCCTTAAATCGTTAATTCTGTCATTTAGTGCTTCAATTTCTTTTGGATTTCTAATGTCAACTAACATAAAATTATGTATCCCATTACTATTTTTAAATTTATAAGTGAATCCTAGAGATAATGCAGCATAAGAATTTTCAATTGTTTTCGCAGGAAGATAGGTATAACTTGGAATAAGATTGATTTGCCAAGCATCTTTCTTGCCTACATTAAAATTAACTTCTACTGCTCCTTTAACTGATGCACTATTTGATACATTTCCATATGTATGAAACCATCCACCACCAAGAACACCAACGATTTCTACTGGTCTTGGTTTTCCTGTATATCCGCCAAGTAAGTTAGAAAAATTAAGCAAACCATCCAAAGTTAGATTAGTATGGTCAACTAAACATTTTCCACCTTCACGAGCACCACCTTCAAATGAGATTTGAAGACCTGTTGATGGAGTAATGTATCTACCAATATTAATTGCAGCCATTGGGTTTACATTATTCCAGAATTTGGCATCACGATTCAAAAGAGACCAAGAACCACCACCATTTAAACTGATAAATACATTATCAGTAATTTTACTTTGTTTTACTGTTTTTTCTTGTGCATTAATAGCAATAGTGACCATTAATGCCATAATAAATAAAATAATTTTCTTCATTTTTTTAATATTAAATTAAACTTATTTGTTATTCATATTTCAAATAACAGCGCAAAGATACAAATAGTTTTTTAAACTTCCAAATCTTTAAATGAAAAAATACCATTTAATATTTCCAACTAATGTTATTTCCATATTAGTATTAACTAAGCGAAATTTGGTATGATGGTTCTAATTAAAAGTAAATCAATGTTTTATATTTATATATAAACTCTTTTGTTATGAATGAATTTAAACTAATAATATGTCTCGAACAATTTTATCAAGATTTGCTAAATAAAGACAATTATAGTGTCTATATAACTACTGATACCAATAATGGATATTTGGGAGATAAGAAGTTATGGATAACAAATAATGAGTTAATTAATAAAATTGGAACAATATGAAAGAACTACACTTCTTGCAAGGTTTAGAAGAAAGATATAATGAATTGGTTAAAGATGAAAACAATTTATACATAACAAAAGATACTTTAAAAGGTTTTTTAGGTGATAAAAAATTATGGGTTACTGATAATGAGTTTAATACAGTTATTAATAGTATTAATAATAAACTTGATGAAATCAGTGGAGAAGTTATCGGTACTACAACTATTGATAAATTAAATCACATTTCAGATACTAAAAATTGGATAAAGGGTGCGATTGAATATCAAGGTCAACCTGTTCCAAATGATATGACTTTTCGATTGTATCATACTGCAATAGGAGAAATAGGAAGGAAAGCTCCTGTAATAGATTTTAATAATGTTAATGATATATTTTCTAATGGAAAGGTATTGATTAGTAGCCAAGGTTCTAATGTTGATTATACAACTGATAATTGGTTCGAACCAATTGGTACTATTACATTGGAAGATTATGGAACTCCAGCAAGTGGACAACAGACAATTATAAAAAAACTATCAAATGCAGGACAAATTTTTTTTAATTTTAATGGGGATTTTGATATGTCTGGTATGAATAACTTTCATATTACTATTTTCACTGAAATGCCTTATGGCTTTGATTTATCTTTTAAGACTTGGTATAATAATGACCATGATTATTATATTTCATTTCCAGATAAACTAAAATCAAAAAATTGGAATCACATTACAATCCCAATTTCTGATATTATTTCAAATGGTATGAATATATCTCAATTGAATGGAATCGCAATTAGTGGTGGTTCAACAGCTACTGAGGCTACGACAATATATATTACTGATATGTATTTTAAATAATAATAAAAATAAAATAAACTATGGGAAATTTTAAATTTTTTAAGGGGACAAATCCGATTCCTACTAATGCTATTACTGATGGTAATGTATACTTTAAGACAGATAGCGGCATATTGCAACTTTATGATAAAAAATGGTATGCTGGTGGCGATGACTTTACTGATGTTGTTATTACAACAAATAATAATTCACTTGTAGCTACATTCACTAAGACTGATGGTACTACTAAAGAAGTGACATTATTAACAGGTGTTGATGGTGATGCAACTGATGTAACAATAGATAATAATGGGGATATTACTATTGATGTTACATTAAGTAAAGCAAGCACAAATGGTAATAACATAATCATAAATGATGGTACTGGATTATATTCAACTATTAAAGCTGTTTATGAAAATGGTGCATTACAATTACAATATTATAATGGTACAGCATGGGCTAATGTTGGAGACCCTGTTCACTTACTTCAAGACTCATTCTTAGCTGGTTCTACATTTGTTAAGAATCAAGCTGATTTTGATGCTTGGATTGTTGGCAAAGAATGGAGTGGAGCTACAGCAACAATTAGTGAACCATCTGTTGTATTTGTAATGAGAGTAGAAGCTACAAGTGGTATTACTTATGAAGTAATCGTTAGTCCAACTGATGATTTTTATAAAGCATATACTTTTACGTCTTCAAATTCAATTACATTAACACCAGTTGAAACGGCTAATGCTGTAAATGTTACTGCTAAAGTTAATCTATCAACTGTTGATGGTGATAACACTTTAGTTGAAAAGTCTGATGGTCTTTATGTTGCACCTAGCACTAAATTAAGTGGTGGCACAACTTCAAGTACAACAGTGTCAATCGTATCTGATAAAATTATGACAGATGTTAAAAAATCTGCGGAAGGAAATAACGCATTAGAAATTAAATCTGATGGTCTTTATGTTCCTACTCCTGCACAAATGTCTGTTGTTGATACTAACACAATTGATTTAACTTATAGTGCTTATGAATTGAAAGCTGATTTAAATGTAACAGCAGCACAAGGAGATATAACACTTTCCAAAGAAAGTGATGGTTTAAAAGCTAGCTTGAAAATTAATCCAACAACTCCATCATTAGAAACTAGTGCAGCAGGTGTTTCTGTTAAATTAGCACCTCAACCAGATTCAACAACAGGTGGCATTGTTTTAGAAAAAACAGAAAATGGCTTGATTGCATCTTTAATTTGGGGTGAATTTTAATAATATTTAAAATAATAATAAGGAAATGGCAGAAATAAGTAATTGCAATCCACTTGCCAGTTGGGGTTATACTCCAGAAGTTCCACTAGAAACCATTATTAGTAGGCTTTTTGCTTTATTAAATGGTGGAGGATTAGTGAAAGATGCCGTAAGTGATGTGAAATATAACAGTACTAATAATACATTAGAAATAACTTATTCAGATAAGCCAGCAAAAACTATTATTCTTATTGATAAATTTTTATCAACAGTATCTTACAACAAAGATACTGATATTATAACATTTACTTTAAGTGATTTAAAAACGATTGATTTAGATTTAAGTTCATTAACTGGTAAATTTCATGATAAGGATTACATTAATTTAAATTATTATGATAAAAAAACTGTTGATGACAAAATAAATAACAGTGGTCTTGTATGGCATAATTTTTGACATAGTAATATCTAAAAATTAAAGAGTGGTAACGTTACCACTCTTTTTTTATATTATGGTAAAATCCAGCAAAAGAAAGAAATAAACATTGAAATTAATGTAAGTATTCCTATTGAAAAATATAACCAACCATTTTTATTTCCTTCAAAAATTGTTGCAATAAAAGAAAAACAAACAACATATATGATAAATAACAAAAATTGTATTAGACTTATTTTAGCAAAAAAACTTATATATTTATGATTACCATCAAAATCTCTCTCAGAAAATTTTAAAGTTATTTTATCCCCTATTCTATCTTTAAAATGTAAATATTCATTTGGTTTTGCTTTATAGTTGAACTCGTCTCCTTTATTATCTTTAAGTATTAAATATAATGTGCCATATTTATCATTTAATGCGATTGAATTTGTTACAACAAAGGTCATATCTCTTTTTGTTACATATTCAGCAATTTCATCAGATTTATTAAGTTTAAGCCCTAACATAACATAGAATGTGGTACAAGAAATTATAGCAATTATGATTGCCACTAATATTTTTTTATTCATTTTTTAAAAATTTTTTATGTGTTAAACATTCTTTAATATTAGCAAAACATTCATCAGCTCTATCAAAGTTATAATGAAAATCTAATTTTTGCATTTTTGTCAAAATTCCTCTAATATAGTTCATAATTACATTGTATTCAATAATACCATCTTTTGTGTGATTTATTAAGAAATCAATACATTTAGTAGAGAAATAATCATATGTGTCAGTTTCTATCATCCAATATGGACTATTCATATAACCTTTCATATATGATGATGTTATTGCATTAAATGCGTCATCAGATGAAATATAGTAAATATTATCTTCTATTTCATATCCATCTTCATCATATTCAAATTCACAACAAGGAGACCTTCTATTCTCATCATCAAGAATTTCATAATAAAAACTATTTTCGGATTTTTCTAATGAACCATCATTGTCTAATTTTTCTATTGTAGAATCTTTAGACCACCACATAACGTTTTGATTAGTTGGTTCTCCAAATTCTTTTATGTTATCTACATTGCATGAACAACCTCTAGGAACACAATTATCACAGAAAAAAACTCTTCCTTTACTAGAGGGCATATATAACCATACAGCCATATTATCACATTTGCTACATCTATGCTTTCTAACTCTCTTCATCTTCAATAGGTTTATGTGTTTCAAATGACCATTCTTTATCAACATCATCAAGTGATGAGTCATCTACAATCCATTTAATTAATTCTTTTGAATTTTCAATGGTTAATTTAATTCCTTTTGGTTTATAAGGATATATAAGCCACCAATTCTTCCCCATAATTGAATTTGTTTCATTATCGCAATCTCTTGTATAATGTTTGTATTCCAAACTATTAGAGTCAATCCAATATTCTTCAAACTCTCTACCTTCAATATATCTATATGCAGGTACAACAAATCCAGTTACAGGCTCATAATCATTAATATTCATATTCTTATTTTTTTTATACTTTGCAAATATACAAATAAAGTTTGAAATTATAAAATAATTAATATTAAAAATATAAAAAAAATGAAGTTAAGTTTTACCGTTCTTAACTTCACTTAATATTTTGGAATATTCCTTCATTACTTTTTGGTAATATCCATTTGTACCTTTAATTGTATACCCTGTCCCACCATTCCATAGTCGAATTGCTTTTTCAATGTTGTTTGTTTTGTTATAGTAAGACTGAATTAAATAAAAAATCTCGATTGATTTTTGTTTACTATATCTATCTTTTAGAGTGTATTTGTTATATTTCAATATACGATTACAATCTTTTACCATTATAGGAGAAATTTGTAAATAACCAACATGTTGGCATTTTGATACTGCTGTTGAATCTCCTTTACTTTCAACTTGTGCAATTGCTTCAATTACATTTGTCCAATTAAAATCTTTTTTACTTTGCGCATTAATATTAAAACTTAATAATAAAAATACAATAAAAATAATCTGTTTTACTTTTGCCATTATCATTTATTTAAAATGAGGATTGCATGTTTTTATCTAAACAAATTGAAAATTATTTTATTTTCCTCCTCTTATTATTTGGAGTGTTTTTCTTTACAGCCCACTCCACTTAAGCTATTTGGATAGTATGCCATTATCCAATAATTTGTTTTTGGCATACCAATCCTTTATTATTTGTTTTAAAAACTCATCTCTACTTTCATTATCTGGCATAATATTCTTGAATTTATCTTGTAATAGATAAAACAATTGTACATCAGTTAAGTTTTTAACTGTTTGTCCTGTTGCATCTTTCAAACCAACTATACCTTTTAATGTTGGATAACCTTCTGGAGATAGTTCACTTATATTACCTCTTACAAAATTATCATCAAGGAATTTTTTTACAAGTAACACTTTACTAGCATCAGCATAGGCTTGCTCATTAATTATGAAATTAATTAATTTATCTTCATGTTTTTCGTTTATATAAATTTTCTTCATGTTCTATACTTTACCAATTTTGCGTTATTTTATACTATATTATATAGATATAAATAGTTTTATGGTAATAAACATTACAAATCAGTCGTATTTAAAATATAGAACTTAGCTTCTGGAATAACTAGTATTTCTTTGAAACCTAATCTTTTCCAATAATTATGAGTTTTAAGCTCATCTGCTACTGCACACCAAATATATTCAAATTGAGATACAAATGGAAGAGCACTATTCAACATTCTACGATGTACATCTGTTCCCCTTAATCTTCCATCAATTACAAATGAAAATCCATTAATACCTCTTTTATGCATTAATTGTTTACCTAATTCTGGTTTGAAATCAAGGATAGGAGACCCACAACAGATAGGATAATCACTAAGAAGCAATATACCATATATTTGCCCTGTAGTTCTATCATAAGCCTTAATTGACTGTCTAATGTTACCATGTGTCATATAAAACTGTTCAATCGCTTCATGAGCATCAGATACTGGTAAACAAGCTGCTGATATTTCACCAACCTGTTCAATGTCATTTTCAGTTAATCTACTAATTGATAGATTCTTCAAAATTTCTTCTGTTGATTTACCATCTTTCCAGATGATTCCTTTTTTATCTTTCATATTCCAAAATTGTTTATAGTAAATTTATAATTCTCCTGCAAAGATACAATAAAAAAACGAGAATTACAAAATAATCCTCGTTAATTTATATTAAATTACTAAGATATAACTATTTCATTATCATCATTAACAATAGCTTTAAACATATAGTTATTTGGATAATCATCATTTAAAATTAAATCTGTTATTTGATTTTCAATGTTATCTTGAATTAACCGTATAATTGGTCTTGCACCATATTCTTTATCTTCAATAGCCGATTTGAGTAAGACTTTAATTACAGTTTCATCATATGATAAATCATAATGTATATCTTTTAATTTATTAATGAATTTATTTAGTTCTAAATCAATAATCATTTCCAAATTATCATCAGTCAATGAATTGAAATAGATAATATCATCTAATCTATTAATAAATTCTGGCGGAAATCTTTTCTTTAATTCTTTTTGTATTATAGATTTCTTATTTGCTTCATCATTAGTCACAAAACCAATTCCTTTACTTCTTTCACTTGCTTCTTTTGCTCCAACATTTGAAGTTAGAATAACAATGACATTTTTAAAATCTACTTGTTGACCAGAATTATCAGTTAAATGACCTTCATCAAATAATTGTAGGAATAAGTTGAATATTTCTGTATCAGCTTTTTCAATCTCATCAAGTAGTAATACACAATGTTTCTTATGTTTAATTATCTCAGTTAGTTGTCCACCATTATCATAACCTATATATCCAGGGGCAGTACCAATAAGTTTGGCTACACTATTTTTTTCTGAATATTCTGACATGTCAATTCTAACCAAATATTTTTCATCACCAAATACTTCTTCTGCTAGCTTTTTAGCTAAAAGTGTTTTACCAGAACCTGTAGGACCAAGGAAAAATAGATTGCTTAATGTTCTTGTTTGATTACCAAGTCCTACTTTATTCCTTTTAATAACTTTACATACCTTTTCAATTGCTTCATCTTGCCCAACAATATGTTTTCTTAATATATCATCAATTTTAGATAATTTCTTCTTTTCATCTGTATCCAATTTTGTAATTGGTATACCTGTTGTTTCAGAAATAGCTTTGCAAATATCATCATAATTAACCACTTTAGCAAATGAATTAACATTTTTTTTACTTTCTCTTTCAAAATTAGAGATTTTTAACTTCAATTTATTCTCTTTCATGGTTAAATTATCCATAACATCAAATTCTCCTAATTTTTGATGAATAATTTTTTCATGTTTGATGGTAATTAATTCTTTTCTAGCATCAATAATCTCTTGGGGTTCTTTTGCCATAACACTAACATTAGAACCGCATTCATCTAATACATCAATAGCTGAATCTGGTAGACTTCTTTCTGAAATAAATCTGTCAGCTAATTCCACACATGCTTTCACAGCTTCATCTGTATATGTTACATTATGATATTCTTCATAATATTTTTTGTTATTCATTAAGATGTCTATTGTTTCTTTTATAGAAGTTGGATTAACGATGACTTTTTGAAATTTTCTAGCTAAACTACCATTACTTTCAACTGTATTCTTATATTCTTTAAAACCTGTTGCGCCAATAATTTGAATTTCACCATCTGAAAGAGCATTACTTAACATTGAGGAAATATTAGTATCATTCATCGAACCTTTATCACTTAATACAGAGTGTATATCATCAATGAATAAAATATAATCTTTATTGGTTTTTAATTCATCTAATAAACCTTTTACTCTTTCTTCGAACATACCTCTATAATGAGTTCCTGCAACCATAGCAGTAATATCCAACATTACTATCTTTTTGTTAATTAAACGTTTAGGAACATCACTATTATGAATCAAATCAGCCAAACCATAGATTAGTTGGGTTTTACCAGAACCAGATTTACCAACTAAAATCACATTATTTTTCTTTCTACGACCTAAAATTTTGACAATTTGATTAATTTCATCAGTTCTTCCAATCAATTTGTCAATCTTACCTTCGTCTGATAATTTATTCAAATTGATACAATATGTCTCAATATTTGACAATTTTGCTTTTTTTGGTTTTAATTGTAATAGGTTATTAGTCATTAGAGGCGAATCTTTTTTGATTGGTTGTTCCATTACTTCTTCAATACACATACTAAAAAACCTTTGATAATCCATACCAAATGACAAAAATATTTTCTGAATTGGGTTGGATGATGCTAAAACAGCTAATATCACATGTTTAGTCATCAATGTTTTATCATTCAATTTTTCTCTTTCAACATCTGCTTGTTCAAAATATTCTTTGAGTAAAGGACTGTATTTTATATCCCTATTAGGCTTTATTACCGTTAATGATTTACTATGTAATACTTCAAAATAAAATTTTTTAATAGAATCTAAGTTCTCTGAAATAATACAATCATCTATAATACTATATGCAGAACATGATTTGTTCTCCAAAACAGCTAAGACAAAATATTCTGGAGTAAATTCAGTTGTTGGGTGGTCTTCGAGAAGTGTCTTAGACATATATGTAAGAACCTTTTTCAGTTCATTTGAATAATTTTTTTCTATTTCCATTATAGTTTATTTGTTTATCTTATATAAAAACTATATATTTGCGCATATAAATAAAGAGTTAATAATCGAATAAAGTTACACATATTATGTTAAAATTTAAATTTTATGACAAAGAAGCTAGAATCGAAAAATGTTGGTATGACAGTAGTAATATCCTCTATTCCGAATGTTTCGACTATGAAAATGACTATAAAGATTTGAATGTTGTGTTTAAAGAGGGCAGAACTTATCTTTATAAAAAAATTGATGTCAAAGATTATATGGCATTTAGGAATGCCACCTCACAAGGTGCAGCACTTTCTAAATTCATAACAAAAAAAGATAATGGACAACCAATTTATGAATGTTTAAGATTAAGTGATAAAAATTTAGGAGAGCTGGAAGAAGAAAGACGAAATCTCATCAAAGAAAGTAATGTGAAAGTTCCTAATACTAAGGAAGTATTAACATTTGAAATAGATTCTAATTCAAATTCATTAACAATATATAATGAAAATAATGAAGAAGTTTATAAAACAGAAGAAGAAAGTGTTGGCAGACCAGAAGCCAAAATGCTTTTTGATATATTAGATTTATTGAAAGTAAACTATAATAAAAGATATATTTAAACATATGGATATTATTTATACAGCCGAAAATGGGGAATTACTTTATGACTCTAAAACAGAATATTTCTATTGGAGGGATGATAATGGCGGACAAAAATTATTAACTAATTTTCCAAAAGCAGGTATATACGTTTTGCCAGATAAATCTGTAATCAATGTTAAATCCCCTTATAACATTGAATTTGTGAGAAAGTATGTATACCCTATAAAAAATGTTGATTCAAATTTGGGAAAAAGTTCATTTGAAGAAATAATTGAAATGAAGGATTGTGAATATGACAATATTTGTGTTTCATTATATAAACAACCATTTTTGATAGCTAAAAAAATGAATTATGATGGCACTATTAAAGATAAGGTCAAAAATGCTTATATATTGACTATACCATGTAGTAATGGGGAAGAATTAGTTTCGTATTTGTATGAATTTGTTGATGGTAATTATGGCATTAATAGTGGGATGTTATTACTACCAATAAATAAAGATGATGTGGAATTTAGATTAATAAGAACAAAAAGAAAATAATAATTAATGATAGAAATGCCTTATTTATACCATCGTAACGTTGATGGTAGTATTCAACAATGGAGAATAATTGTTGATGGCGATAAATACAAAATGGAATTTGGAAGAGTTAATGGCAAATTGGTTGAAACCAAGTGGACATTAGCTTTGTCAAAAAATTTTGGTAAGAAAAATGAAACTTCTGGAGAAGAACAAGCATTGAAAGAAGCTAATGCAATGTATCAACTGAAAATTAAAAGTGATGGGTATGTTGAAAATATTGAGGATGTAGACAAAAAACGTTTTCAAGAACCTATGTTAGCAGAGGATAGCAAAAAAAGAAATAGATTAGATTCTTTATCATTTGAGGAAGGGATTTATTGCCAACCAAAATTAGATGGTGTTAGATGTAATATTAATAATGAATATGCATTAAGTAGAAGAGGTAATCCATTTTACACAATAGGTCATATTATAGAGTCTTTGAAAGAAGTGACATCAAAATATCCTAATATTACATGGGATGGAGAGTTATATTGTGATAAATTAAATAATGATTTTAATACTATCATTTCTTTAGTTAGAAAACAAAAACCCACCGAAGAAGATTTAAAAGCCTGTAAAGAATCTATTGAATATCATGTTTATGATATGTTTGATGGAACAGATAAACTTTTTTCAGAAAGAAATAAAATAATAAATGAAATACTAAAGGATATTCCTTTTGTTAAAATAGTTCCAACATATAAAGTTGATAGTAAAGATGATTTAGATGAGTTATATGAGAGATTCATTATGGATGGTTATGAAGGTCAAATAATTAGAAAAAATGCTCCGTATGAACATAAAAGAACAACAAATTTATTAAAGCGCAAAACGTTTGATGATGATGAATTTGAAATTATAGATATTTGTGCTGGTGTTGGAAATAAATCTAATATGGCAGGATATGCAATTATGAAAGATAATAAAAGTAACCAAACATTTAAATCTAATGTCAAAGGTAGTTGGGATTTTTGTAAAGATTTATTGATAAATAAAGATAAATATATAGGGCAAATGGCTACCATTCAATTCTTTAGGTTAACCCCAGAGAGTGTTGATAAAGATGGAAATAAAATTGGTAGACTTCCTCGTTTCCCATATATTATCGCAATCCGTAATTATGAATAAGTTATGAAATTAAATGAAGCATTAAGAATTTTAAAAGATGCCATCACATATAATGAAGATGGTTCAGTTATTAATGGTAAGAGTTGGATATTATCTAGTGAAGGTAAAGAAGCTATTGAAACTGTATTACACAATTTAACCAAGTTAAATGATGATAAGGAAGAATATGACTTTCAAGGATGGCTTATTGAGAAGAAAACAATGAAAGATATATTGAATATCTTTAACCCTATTCATGATAAAGAAAAAGGAATTTATATAATAAATGATGACAATAATTTATTAAATGTAATCCCAACTGTATTACAAGATGATGGTATGGGTTATGGTGCTAATAATGGTAGTTTAACTGGAATTGAATGTGATGATGATAATGTTAAATTATGGTTTTAAAAAATAAAATTTATGTCTACTAGAAGTAATATTTCAATAAAAATTAAAGATGAGGATTTGGGGAGACAAATTACTCATTTAAGTGATAATACTGTTGTTACACTTGGTAAATATATGACAATATATTGTCATAGTGATGGATATGTTGATGGTGTTGGAAAAGCATTATATGATGAATATAATTCATATGAGAAAGTACTAAATTTGATTTTGGAGGGAGATTGTTCGTCAATAGGAGTTCCATATTATAAATGGGAAAAATATAGTGATAACAAGCCAAAAGGTTCAATGGAGAGACCAAAAATAAATGAAGAATATCTGTATGTATTTGAAGATGATGAATGGTATGTTTCATCTGAAAAACATCCAGATTTTAATGGAGAATTAATAATTTTTTTAAATAAAGAGAATAAAAATGAGTAAAAAAACTGTAATAATTTCAGCATTCCCTGGTATGGGAAAAAGTGTTGCATATATGCAATTAAAAGACAAAATTAAAATATTAGATTCTGATAGTTCAAAATTTGATAAAACTGATTTCCCCAAAAATTATATTGAACACATGAAAGAAAATATGGGAGAAGCTGACATTATTTTCGTATCTTCTCATGAATCTGTAAGAGAAGCCATGATTGAAAATGGAATTAGATTCATATGTTATTATCCATCAAAAGATAGAAAAAAAGAATTTTTAAAAAACTATAAAGATAGAGGTAATAATGAAAAATTTATCAAATTTTTAACAGATAACTTTGATAAATTTATTGATGAGATTGATAATGATAAACGTTTTGATAAAATTAAACTATCTGGAAATGGTTGTTTTATTATGGATGATTTTCATTTTAATGAAGTACTAAAGGCAATTAAATAAATTAATATGAGTGTAGTAGATAAACAATATTTAGAGTTATTACAAGATATATTAGATAATGGTACATGGAAAGATACCAGAAGTGGTAAAGTAAAATCTGTTTTTGGTAGAATGATGAAATTTTCTTTGAGAGAGGGTTTACCAATATTAACAACTAAAAAAGTTTTTACTAAAGGTATTATATATGAATTGTTATGGTTTTTAAAAGGAGATACTAATATCAAATATCTTATTGATAATAATGTTAATATATGGACAGATGACGCATATAGATATTATTTACAATTAATTAATTTTCATAATGAAATATGTGAACCATATGGCACTAAATTGCCAGTTTATATGCCTTTAAGTAAGGAAGAATTTATAACATCAGTGAAAAATGAAGATAAATTCATAGTATTAAAGAAAGTTAATTCATTATTAACATGTATAGAATATAAATTTGGAGATTTGGGTGATGTCTATGGTAAATCATGGAGAAATTTTGGCACTAAAGGGGTAGACCAAATACAAAACATTATTGATACTCTTATTAATAATCCAGATGATAGAAGAATGTTATGTATTGCATATAATCCAGATGTTGCAGATGATGTCGCACTTCCACCATGCCATGTAATGTTCCAATTTTATACTAGAGAATTAAGTATAAAAGAACGATGGGAACTCTATCATAATAAATTCAAAGATGAACCAATTAATGAGCATTTTACTCGTCCACATCTTGAATATTATGGAGAAGCAAATTTGTTTACATATAATGGTGAATATGACCATCTTCTTGATGAAGAAAACATACCAACAAGAGAGTTAAGTTGTATGTGGACTCAAAGAAGTGTTGATGAATTCTTAGGTTGGAGTTTTAACTTAGTTTCTTATTCATTGTTGACATATATGATTGCTCAATGTGTTAACATGGAAGTTGGTGATATTATTTGTTCTCTTGGGGATTGCCATATATATGAAAACCATATTAGTGCTGTTGAAGAACAATTATTAAGAGACCCAAATAAATATGACTTACCAAAACTACTATTAAATCCAGAAGTTAAAAATATTAATGATTTTACTTTTGATGATATTAAAATAGAAGGTTATGAGAGTTATCCAATAATAAAAGCCCCACTAAGTGTTGGTTTATAAATTTTCTAAATATTTATATTAAAATATAATAATATGGAAAATTTAGATATGTTAGAATATAACTTCAAAGAAGTTGAAGAATTTGTACCATTAACAGTTCAAGCAGATGTTAAATATCCACCAGTGAATGGTGATAATACAAAATATAACGAATTAAAGACATTCTTTACTGAACAAGGAACTGTTGAACCTAATATGGTAGAACCATGTGGATGTGCTGGTTGTGAAAAACCATAATTGGTATAGAAGTAAAAACGAAAAGAGCTATAATATTATGGCTCTTTTTTTGTATGCAAGATATTTATTATCATAATAAATACAATGTTTCATGAGAAAAGTAATCTTAGAAAAAGAAAAGTTAAATATTTTAAAAGAATCTGTAGTTGATGATGCAACAAAAGTTAAGAAAGTTAGACAAGGTATAATTCCTTATGAGGATGACAACTATACTTTAGGATTTGATGCATCTGGTTATGGAGGTATTGGTGAAAATTTAGAACAAGAAGTCACTTCTGATGAAGTAGATTTATCCTCTTTTAAACTAAGAAATCAATTGAATCCCAAGTTTTGGGTTAATGGTAAATTAAATTCAAAAGTAAGACTAAGATTACTTGATATTGCTGATGATTTTTGGGATTCTTTAAACATAGGATGGGTAGAACCTAGTGACATTATTATGACTGGTTCACTAGCTAACTATAATTGGTCTAAACATTCTGATATTGATTTACATTTATTGGTCGATTTCTCTAAAGTTGATGATAAGACAGACTTGGTTAAAGAATTTTTTGATTCTAAGAAGATTATTTGGAATGACGAACACGAAAATCTTAGAATTTATGGCTATCCTGTAGAATTATATGTTCAAGATGTTAATGAAGAACATAATGCATCTGGAATTTATTCATTAGATAGAAATAGTTGGATTGTAGAACCATCACAAGACACAAATAAACCAATTCAACTTAACAAATATATTATTAAAGATAAAGCTGCATATTTAATGACATTAATTGATAAATTATGTGACGAATTTGCTGTCGAGACAGACCCTCATAAAATTGATATATTAAGTAATAAAGTGAAAAAATTATTTGATAAGATTAAAAAAATGAGAAAGATTGGTTTGGAAGAAGATGGTGAGATGTCTGTTGGTAACATTGTATTTAAAGTTTGTCGCAGACTTGGTTATTTGGATAAACTATATGACTTAAAAACTAAAACATATGATTTTGTTAAATCAATTAAGTAATTGAATTAAAATTCATTATTATGCTTAAATATAACTATTTTTTAAAAAAGACACAATATTTATTAACAAATGCGAATAATTATAGAACATAATTCATTTGACAGAGTATTGAATGCAATAATATCTGAGGAGATTGGGGGAGAAATAAATAATTCTCCTTCCAATAAAACATTATATAGAGCTTATTATGATAAAATAGAAGCTACACAAGAGCAAATCAATAATATTGTCAGTAATGGTAAGAAAATGATGAATATACATAATGGAAAAACTTATATGGTCTATTATGATTCTGCATTGTCAAATGCTAGTGGTAAATCAGTTGGTATTTGTCGTTTACTAAGAAATAATGAAACATATGGTTCGGTTTATGTAAGACCGATGTCATTGTTTAAACAAATATAAAAATAACTTAATAATATTAAAATAATATGAGTAAATTTGATGACCAAATTTCACGTATGAAACAAATGATGACATACGGTAAGGTTAATGAAGATAAAACTACACACTCAAACGTAGAATATCATGTTGAAGGTGCAGATGGTAATGTATATGGGATTATTAGAGAAGGAAGTAAATTCTATATCAAAATCGCATCTCCAAGAGACAGAGAACTAGTAGCCGAAGATTATGACTATATTGGTGGTTTCAGAAATAGAAAAACTAACGAATATATTGGATATAATGTAGCATTAAAACAATTAGAATTAAAGATGATGTCTTTAAATGAAGCATATTGTAAAAAAGGTGCTATTGTTGAATCATTAAATCCAGATAGAAAAGAAGATTTAGTAATTGAAGCTACAAATAAAATGCAAGAAGAAATTGCAAGACAAAGACAAATCATGTTTAATTCAGCTTCTATTTTGAATGAAGATGCTCCAATTTCTATGAAGAATACAGGTACTCCAGAAGCACCAAAAACAGCTAAATTTAACCCTAAAATTGGCGAACCTTTTGAAGAAACTGCTACTGAATATAAAGATATGGATAAAGACATAGAATTGACTGAACTTAATCCAAAAGACCAAGGCGCACCATTTGAAGATGATGTTAAAGTAACTGACTCTGATATGCAATCCACTAAAAATCCTAAAGGTGGAAAAGCTGAATATGAAGCCGCAAAATATGTACCTAAAGGTTCTGTAGCTAATCAAAAACCAAAAGGTGGAAAAGTAGTAAAAGTTAATGAAGAACAAGTATTAGCTTGGAGCGATAATGAGAATTATATGGACACTAGTACTGAAACACATATAGGTGATAGCGCACCTTTTGACAAAACAGTAAAAGGTGGAGAATCTGTAAGTGATGATGATTCAGAAACAAAAGAAAAAGTAGAAGAAGGATGTAATGGTGATGTTGCAATGTTTATGCAAGGCGACAATCAAAATAGTCCTAAATCTGGTGTAGGTGAAATTGGTTGTAGTGAACCTTTTGATGAAAAAACAGATGATGGTAGTATTGAAGAAAGTATTGATACTTCTGATGTTGCTGGATTTGATGATGAAGAAGAAACTATGAATGAAGCTATCAATAATCCTAACAATATGATTATTCAGTTCAAAGAAAAATTGAAGAATATACTTCAAACTGGTACTAAAGATGATGCTATCAATGAATATGAAAGAATATTGGCTAGACTTGGCGATGTTAGCAGAAATTTAGAAGCAACTGGAAGAAAAGATTCAGAAGAATTTGCAAGAATTGATAAAATGAAAGAAATGTTATGGAATCATTTAGATAGATTATATGACATTCCAGATGAAGAATTCAATTCAAATGATGGTATGGAAGATAATGGAGAACCTACAGTTAATTCTGATGACGATGCTTGGTATCATCAAAATGAAAGCACTAAAAAAGGAAAACCATTTAATAAAAAAGCTGATAAGAATCCAGATGATAAAAAAAATATCAAAGATGTGAAAGATGGTGACGATGTAACTTTATTGAAAGATAAGTTGGATGAAGATAAGTTAGATGTCTTTGGTAAAACTCCTGGTTATCGTAAAAAACCTATGACAATTCCAACTCACAAACACAAAGAAAAAGAAGGTTATAAAGATTGGAATGATGATAGTGTAGAAGGTGATGAACCATTTGGTACTAAAATTGGTAGTAGTGCACCATTTGATAAAGAAGTTAAAGTTATCACTGATGCTATTATGGAATCACTTCAAGAAATGAAGATTAACAAGAAAAAAAAAAATTAACTGATTCACAGGAATCAAGCATTGTGGAGAGAAAAGTATTAAAGGTAAAAACAAATAATACTCCAGAAATGGCCCCACAACCAATGCAACAAGATATTGCTCCTGCTCCTGTTCCACAACAAGAGCAGCCAGCAATGAATCAAGAACCTATGGGAAATGATGCAAATAATTTTCCACCAGAGAAAGAGAATTTTGATGCAGAAGTAAGTGCTGATGAAAATAGTGAACCAAAAAAATATATCCAACAATTAGCTGGTAAAATTAGCCAATCATTAAGAACATATAACGAAAATAATCCTCAACCAGATAGTGATTTAAACAAATATGTTGTGGGAATGGTTAATAAACAAGCAGTTGAATTTATGACAGATGAAGATAAACAAGAAGTTTTAAATGATATACAAAAAGATTCTGATTTGAATACTCAACAAGATGAAATGGGTGATAACAACATTCCACAAGGAAATGATGATATGTCCCAGCAAAATGATGAGATACCAATGGAGAATAAAAAAATAACTCTAAAACTTACTGAAAATCAATATAAGCATTTATTTGAAACACAAGAAAGTTTAGATGAAGTCATAAATGACTTAATTGGTGGAGAAGAACAAGACCAAAGAATGGAAAGGGATATTGACCAAATTAAAGTCGTTAATCATCAACATACTGAACCATTCATTGCTAAAAAATTTAAATAAAAATAACTTACTATATAATAACCTCTTAATTGTATGATTAAGAGGTTTTTTATTTAATTAATTATATTTATTGTTAAATATAATCGTATATGGAAAAGATTTTCAAAAAGAAAGATATGAAACTTAAAGAAATAAAGAAAATATACTTAACAAAAGAACAAGTTAATGAGGCTCTTGATGTCAATGTTGATGTACAAAATGGAAATGTTGGGGATGCTGTTAGAAAAACAAAACAAGATACTCAAAGAGAATTAGGTTCACAAGCATCAAAAGTAAATTATGTTATTCCTAGTGATGAATTGAATGAAGGAGATGTTGACAATAATGTCTTTCAATCATGTGTTACTGAATTTTGGAATAATTATAACTCAAATCCAGATGCTGAAAACATTTATACTAATGGTGAAGGATATTTTAATAAAAATGAAGTTATGTCAGCATTAAGTGAATATTATGAAGATAAAACTGGACAAGTTTTATTTGATAATCCAGAAGCTGAAAAAAATATGGCACAAGAATTTTTAAATAGCATTAGACAACAATACGGTGAATGTAGAACATATACAAAAAGACAAATAGAAGAGTCAAAAAGAAGAAAGTTACAAGAAAATATGATTACTATGTCTAAAAAAGATTTAAAAAAAGTATTAAATGAGTTAAAAAAATAACACAGAATGAAGAAAGTAATATTTGAACATATAATACCATCATTGATTTTAGAAGAACAGGAATTAAACAAACCAGTTCTTCCAAAATTTATTGTGAAAGCATTAAAAGATAACAAAACTTCTTTAGGGGCACATCCTGCTTTTCCACCAGATGATGATAAAACGTTCATTGAAAAAGTGGTTTTGAAAAGATTCGATGAAATTACTAATGATTTAAATCAACTTGATGATGAAGATAAAACAGAAGATTTTTTATCTAAAAAATTGAGTGAATTATTGTTACAATGTAAGAAATTAGAAGAACCAATTAAAGAAACTCTTGAAAAAATATGTTTTAACTTTGTAACTGAATTTTTTGGCGTACCTAATGATATTGTTATATTCTCATGCGAATTAGTAGATAAAGTAAAACCAATAGAACCATTAAGATTACTTCCAGAAGATACTGATGAAATGGAATTTGATGGTATTGAAGAGTTAGAAGGATTGAATGATGATGTATATAAAAGAAGATTAATTGATTCTTTAATACAAGGAGCATCTGTTTATTATAGCGATATTTATGATAAATTTGTTGGCGAAATTTTTAAATTGAATTCTAAATTGCCAGCACTATATCATGATATAATTACTATTAACAATTATTTAATATTTGTTAAAAAAGAAAAAATGGATGATAAACGAATGATGCAAGGAGGATGTGTAGATGTTATATTAGGAAATGAATCAACAAAAAGCGAAATTAAATCACAAGCATTAATTCTTCCAATATTACTTGCAGAGTCAATAAAAGGTTTTATGGAGTTATTTGCTTCTCATGGTTTACCAGATTCAAAAGAAAAAGCATTATTTGTATTGAAAAAGGCTGACTTCCTTTTGGCTGAACCTTGGGATACAAGATTAGGTGTAGTATTATGGAAATTGTTTATAGAATCTCTTGGAAATATAGATTCAACATTAATACCATCAATATTTTCATATATTAGTAGTCTTAATACTAAAGAATTTAATAGATTATTTAAAGAAATATTTGCTAAAACTAAGAAAAGTAAAATTGAAATGGCACAAATCAAAAATAAAGTAATTAAAGAGAAAGAAAAGAATGACTTTGAAACTGGTTTAATGAAAAAAAGAACAGATTCATCAATGATTGCTGATGAATTTATGACAATTGATGACCTAATATAGTATAGAAGAGCCTGTTATAACAGGCTTTTTTTATTGTTTTTAACAATGTTAGATATTTATTACTAAAAGTTATAAATTATGCTAACATATTCTGACATAACTCGTGAAATAATTAAATGCATGGCTGACCGTTCTCGTATCTATATGATAGAGAACTATTTGAGTACCTATGATTTAAGTAAAAGAAAACAAGTGCCATTTAAATTATTCCCACGACAAAAAGATTTTGTTAAAGCTCTTGCAACTTATTCAGAAAATATTACTACTAAACCACGTCAAGCAGGTATCACAACAACTGCGGCTGCATATATTAGTTGTGAGATTGCTTTAGCTGATAGGAAAAGTCCAGAAACTGTTCTTATTGTAGGTAACAAATTAGACTTATCACAACAATTATTAACAAAAATAAAACAATTCTTATTACAATTCCCTAGATGGTTTTGGGGGGATGAATATTATAGTCCAGATAAAAAAAGTGAAAAAAATAAAAGAGATATTTTTGAACTTAAGAATAAAAATGAATTATTATTATTTAATGGCTGTAGAGTAAAAGCAATTTCTTCTGGAGAAAGTGCTGCTCGTGGAGTTTCATCAGTATCTTGGTTGATTTTTGACGAAGCTGCCTTCATCGAAAATGGTAGAGAAGTATATGCACAAGCTATTGCAACTACAGCAACTGGTGGTCATACCATTATGATTTCTACACCACATGGTAAAGATTTATTATATTATGACACATATAATAAATCACGTATTGGACAAAATAATTTCCATGTTACTGAATTAAAATGGTTTCAAGACCCACGTTATAATAAAGAGTTAAAATGGTGGAAAAAAAATAAAGAAACTGGTGAGTATGATTGGATTATTGAGGAAACAATTGATGATGAAGGTAATATACCATATGATGAAGAAAGATGGGCTAAATTAGAAAGAGAAGGTTGGAAGCCAACATCTCTATGGTACAGAAATATGTGCGCAAAATTCAATCAAGATGAGCAAAAAATTGCACAAGAGTTGGATGTATCTTTCTTAGGTTCTTCTAATAACGTTGTTGACCCCGAATATATTGAAATGCAACAAACATTAAATGTTAGAGAACCAGACCCAAATTTAAAAGACCCATTCTTTGAAGAAACTTGGATTTGGAAAGCACCAATAGAAGGGCATAGATATTTAATGTCTATTGACTGTTCACGTGGTGATGCTGCCGATAGAACTGCTATTGAGATAATTGATATGGATGGTAGAGATGAAAATGGGCAACCAATTCTTGAACAAGTACTTGAATATCATGGTAAACAAACTGGTGATGTTATTGGAGAAGTTGCATATAACTATGGCACAATGTATGGAAACGCCTTTACAGTAGTAGACTGTATTGGTGGCACAGGTGATGCTTGTATATTAACATTAATGAATTTAGGATACAAAAATTTATATTATGATGATGCTTCATTAAAAACATACACAATTCAAAGAACATATTCCAAATTAGCTAAAACAGAGGAAGATAAATTACCAGGTTTCCATTCTGGTTCTGTACGTTTTCAAATGTTAACCAATTTTGCTAATTTAGTTAAAACGAATCAAATTAAAATTAGGTCAAAACGAGTTATTAGTGAATTGGAAACATGGGTTTATCAAGAAAAAACAGGAAGAATTGACCATATGGATGGATGTCATGACGATACGTTAACTTGTTTAGCAATGGGATTATTTGTAATGCAATTTTCATTATCAAAACTTGAAGCGACAAAAGCTAAAGATATTGCTATACTTAAATCCTATATGATTGGTGGGGGTATTCCAATAAATAAACCATTTAGAGAAAGTGTGTCTATTACACCAAAAAGTGGTTTACCATTTTATAATAGAAAAACGTTACCACAAACCACCTCTAATGTTCATGGGACATGTTTATGGTTATTTGCTGGTAACATGAAATAATATTTACTTTTTATAAAAAAAGATTAAAATATATAAAAAATAATGGCTGAAAATAGAGTTAAAACAATCTTTCAAAATTTAGATAAAGCAATATCTGGTGGATGGAGAAATGAACCAACAAAAAGAAGTAATTCATATAATATTCCAACATCAAATATTATTTATAAAACTGATAATAAGGAAGATTATGAAAGTAAAAAGCTAGAACTTAAGCAACAGAAACTTTTGTCTAGCATGTGGAGAAAAGCTAATTTTGATTTGAATGCCGAAACACTTGCTGGATTGACAAATGTCAAATTAATGTATCGTGATGCAGATTTGATGGATGCTTTTCCAGAAATTGGAGCAGCATTAGATATTGTAGCAGAAGAATCATGTGTGAACAACGATAAGGGTCACATTATTAACATATACTCAAAATCTGAAAGAGTTAAAGCAATTTTGGAAGATTTATTCATTAATAGATTAGACATACATGTTAGTTTACCTATGTGTTGTAGAAGTATGTGTAAATATGGTAACAATTTTATGTTATTAAATATTAATGAGAAAGAGGGTATTATGGGTTGGAGACAACTTCCAGTATATGAAATAGAAAGATATGAAGACGGATTAACAACCCCATATGCTATTGCTAATCCATATGCAAATGATTTAAGTAAAAATAAAGTAGAAGATGTAAAATTTGTTTGGATAGGAAAAAGTGAATCCATTCCATTTAGAAATTGGCAAATTAGTCATTTTAGATTATTAACTGATTCTTTCTACTTACCATATGGAGTATCATATCTAAATAAAGCAAGAAGACATTGGAGAATGTTATCTTTAATGGAAGATATGATGTTAATTTATCGTTTGGAAAGAAGTATTGAAAGACGTGTATTCAAAATATATGTAGGAGCAATTGATGATGCAGATGTACCAGCATATGTAAATGAAATTGCTAATAATTTTAAACGTACTCCAATTGTAGACCCATTAACAGGTCAAGTAGATTTACGTAAAAATATTTTAGGAGTAGACCAAGATATTTTTATTCCAACAAGAGATGAAAATGCACCAACTCCAATTGATACGTTAGCAGCAGCTCAAAACTTAACTGCAATGGATGACATTAAATTTGTACAAAACAAAGTGTTAACTGCTTTAAGAATCCCTAAAACTTTCTTGAATTTTGAGGAAAATGCTGGAGATGGTAAAAATCTTGCTTTAATGGATATTAGATTTACTAGAACGATTAATCGTATACAACAGGCATTAATTATGGAATTAACTAAAATTGCTACAATTCATTTGTATTTATTAGGTTTTACTGATGAATTAACCAATTTTACCATAACAATGAATAATCCATCAACACAAGCAGAAATCTTAGAAATTGATAATTTACAAAAGAAAATTACAGTTATTAAAGATGCTGTAAGTGACCCAGGTAATGGTATACCAATTATGTCATGGACTAGAGCATTAAAAGAAATCATGAAATGGAATGATAATGAAATTGCTCAAAACTTAGAAGAAATTCGTTTAGAAAAAGCGTTGGCTTCTGAACTTGAAAAAACATCACAAATCATCAAAAGAACAGGACAATTTGATAACATTGACCATATTTATGGAGAACCTAATGCAGAATATCAAGAAGATGCTGAACAAGGTAATAATGGAGATGGTGGTGATGGTAACTTCGGTGGCGGAGGAGGTAGCTTTGGCGGTGACTTAGATAATATTGATGATGCTGCTGGAGATACTGACGGAGAAGTATCTGGAGAAGAAGGAGAAATCCCATTAGATAATGCTACTAGTGAGGATAGTTTAGGGGGGAATGCTGAATCAACAACAAATGAAGGTCTATTAAAACAAATCAATTCTATTGAGAAAAAATTGATTAAAGAAAAAAGAGAAAAAGTCAGACAATATAATGTCAAAGCCAAAGGTTATACTGATGATTATTTAGATAGACTAAGAAAAAACACTATTAAAGAAAATACTATTGAAAGAGTTCCTTTATTGAACAAAAGTTTCTTCCTTAATGAAGAAATGAATGACATAATGACAGAATTGGATGTACATTTAATGGATGGAAAATAAAAATGACAAAACTATAGAGATAGGCAATCTAATTATAGATTGCTTATTTCTTTTTTGATAAGGTAATAAACTATTTATTAATAAAATAAAATTATGAACCAACATATTTCAAATTATTTTAACCTTATTGCACAGATGGCTCAATATATTAATGATGGCAATATGGCAATGGCTGATAAAATAAAAGAAGAAGCTGAAAGAGAATATAATTTATACAAAGAGGAAAGTTATAATGAAGAGAATACTCCTGTAGATATGCTATATGGGGAAAATAAGAATTTTGGTGTTCTCAATGCAATATTTTTAGAATCAATGCCAGAATTATTTAAATCTAAAACTGGTAGAAAAGCAATTAAAGAATATGTAGACTTGATTAAAGAAGATAAAAATTTATCAAAACAATATATATTCTATAATGCAATTATTAATAACAACAATCCAGTAGATTCTAAAGAATTTGTTAAAGAATCAATTGATTTCATTAAAGATGTTAACAAAAAAACTTTAGTTGAATCAAATGATAAATTATTATCTTTAATTAAAAAATATAATATAAACGAAAATATTGATATTGATGAAGAAACTCTAAAATTATTTGAAGATTGCGAATATGTTATATTGAATAAGAAAAAATTGTCAAACCTTGGAAGTTACTTAAACCATGTAAATTCAATAGGTTTGTATGTGGAAAATCATGCATCACAAGAAACTATAACTGAGCAAAATAGCAATATTGAAGATATTGACAGATTGGTAAATGAATTTAACAACAAATATTCATCAATATTAAATGAAGCCGAAATTGGTCTCGTTAAAGATATTATGGACGCAAAAGCAAATAATAATTTAGAGAAGAAAGAAAATCTATTTAATTCATTTAGAAATGAATGTATTGATTTGGTGAATAAAATGTTAATTGATGAGAATGAGTCTTCTTTGAGAGAAAGATTAACATCCATAAAAGAACAATTAAATACAATACAATTCAATGAAAATACTTTAGTTAAAGATATTGCTAACTTATTAGAGTTAAAAGAAGTTTTACTAAGCAATTAATTGTTTTGCCTATTGACTTTTTAACATTTTTTAATATTATTTAAGTATAAGACTTGAACAATATGAAGAGATTAAATAAAGAGTTTAAAATTAATTGTAATAACAATATTAATATTAGCTTTGGCACAACAAACAGAAATAATCCTAGTGTAATTTATGTTAGTGGAAATTGTTGGATTAAACCAACAATAGATAAATTAGATTATTCGAAAGAGTTAAATGTTATAGAATCAAATTTGAAGAAAAATTTAAAACAATTCGTAACATCTAGTTCACAATTTGATACAAAATTTATTTGTTATTTTGACGCAAAATTAAGTGGAATAAAAAATGATAAAAAAAGTTTCATATCATTTGAATATTATTTAAAGCAAAAAGATGATAGCATAGCATCTTGTAAAACTTTATCTCCAGTTATCGAAGAAAGTGCTAAATATATATCAAATAATATGTTAAATGATTTAGCAGAATTTGAATTTGATGTTTCAAAAACTAAAAAGAAATAATCAACATAATGAAAAGCAGCATAATATGCTGCTTTTTTTGTTATTATAACCTATTTATATGTAAAATAATATATCATGTTGAAAACAGATTTAGTCGAAATAAAACGTGGTAATACTGGTACTGGTTTATTAATTGAACAAGATGGTTACATCTCAATGTTAGATGATAACAATAAACAAATTTATGAAGCAATTGAGCACGAAAATGGTGGATGGTCTGTTCCAAACCCATTTATAGTAAGTGCTGTTTTTCAAAAATGTGACATAAAAAATGCTAATGGTAGAATTTATCCAGAACATGTATTAAAACCACAAGTTGAACTATACAAGAAAAAAATAGAAGAGAGACGTGCTTATGGAGAGTGTAATCATCCAGCAGATTCTACGATTGATTTAGGAAGAATTGCAATGAATATTGTAGAATTACATTGGGAAGGAAAAACTCTTGTAGGAAAATTAGAATTAATTTTATCAGAAGGGTTTAGGAAAAATGGTATCATTTCATGTTTTGGTGATACTTGTGCTAATTTGTTGTTAAATGGTTTAAAGATTGGTGTGTCTTCTCGTGGAGTTGGTTCTGTTGAAACCCATATGGGGAAATATGTGGTTGGAAGCGATTTTGAATTAATTTGTTGGGACCTGGTTTCTGACCCTAGCACGCCAGGGGCCTGGATTTCAGATAAGCCAGAAAAATTAATACCATACATTGAAAGCAAAGAGCCAGAAAAAGCCAAAACTATCATCGAAAAAATAGAAAAAACAGAAAAAATATTACAACTTTTAAGATAATTAAAAAAATTATACAAATTATGTGTAAAAAAAATCACTTTTTTTAATAAAAAAGTATTTTTCGAAATATGTAATATATTTATTATTAAATAAATTATTTAATTCATTAAACATGAAGAACGAAAAAAATATAAGAAGCAAATTTGTTAAAGAATCCTTATTAGATATGGAAGCTCTAACAAATACTGTACAAGAAAATACAACAGGGGCAGTGAAAAATATGCTTTCTGATAAACTTCGAGACGAATTAAATAAAATCGTTACAGAAGCTGTCGAAGATGATGACAAATCTGAAAACGATTTTGATATAGAAGAAGTGGATGATACTGAATCTGAAACTGATAGTTCAAGCGATGACGATACAGAAGGTACTGATGATATAGAAGTATCTGATGACACAGAAGAAGTAGGTGATGATGAAACAGAAGAAATGTCTGTTGATTCTGATGCTGAAAATGGTGATGAATGGTCTGAATTTGAAAAATATAAAGTTTCTGATGATGAGTATGACTTCTCAACTGCAAATGATGATGAAATCGTAAAAGTTTGGAAACTTTTAAAAGATGATGATGTTGTTTCCTTCAAACAAGAAGGAGATACTATCGAACTTAAAGATAACGAAACTGGTAGTGAATACAAAATTGAACTTGGCAATGGTGGCGAAGGAATGGAAAGCTCTACAGAAGAATTCGGTGAATTTGGGGAAGATGATGATGAAATCTCTTTCGATGATGAAAGCAGTGAAATGTCTGCTGATTCTGACATGGAAGGTGATGACTTTTCAGTTGATAGTGAAACAGAAGAATCTTTTGAAGGTGAAGAAGACGATGATGACGATGTATTCGAAATTGCATTAAAAGAAGGTGATGAAATTAACGAATATGATTCACATGTTGGATATACTGACAATTACCAAGATAAGGATGTTATGACAACAGATGGTATGACTGAACCTGCAAAGGCTAGTGAAACTAATGATTGGAATGCTGGTACTCCAAAAGGTACTAAAAAACCTTGGGTTGGTAAAAAAGAAAAAGGAGCACCATTTACAGAAGAAGATGAAACTAATGAAGACGAAGATGTTGTAGAAGAAGGTGGAGCAAGAACTAGTGTTAAAATTAGACACAAAGTTAAATCTGCAAAATCTAATGGAAGCAACCCTCACATGTCTACAAGAAGACCAAATTCTGATGGCGGTGTACCACAAGACAAAGAAATTGCTGAAATGCGTCAAAGATTAGATGACATTATGAATGAAAATAGAGAACTTAAAAAAGCTCTTGTTAAATTCAGAAACAACTTACGTGAAGCAGCAGTTATCAATGTTAATTTAGGTCAAGTTATCAAATTAATGGAAAATCACGCAACAACTAAAGAAGAAAAACGTGACATCATTGCTAGATTTGGTAGCGAAGCTAAAACAATTGAAGAAAGTAAACGTCTTTATGACACAATATCACGTGAACTAGGTAAAAAAGCTATAAATGAAGCTAAAATCATTGATAAACCATTATCTACTGCTCCTAAAGCAATAAATGAAACTACAGTTTATCAATCTAAAGATTTACTTGATGCTTTGAGCTTAATACATCGTTTAGATAGAATATAATAAAAAGAAATATTAAAAAATCATAATAAATAATATGAGAGAATTTTTAACATCTGGGCAAGTTGGTAATATCGAACTTAATGCTCAAAAGAAAATAAGAAAAGAAATCCAAGAAAGATGGGACAGATTGGGTTTCGTTGAAGGTTTGGAAGGACATATCAAAGAAAATATTGCTACTTTGTATGAAAATGAAGCAAGACACTTGATTTATGAAGCAACTGCTTCTGATAACTCTGGTTCTTTCGAAACAGTAGTTTTCCCAATTATTCGTAGAGTATTCAGTAAGTTATTGGCTAATGATATTGTATCAGTACAAGCTATGAACTTACCAGTAGGTAAATTGTTCTTTATCTTACCTGTTACTTCTGAAAGAAAATGGGATATGCAAAATCCTGGTGAATTAACTGATGGTGACACTGGTAGTCATTATGGTTTAATGGGTTATGACAGAGTTGACCGTAACAAACAAGGTGCTGTTGTTCCTCGTTACTATTTGCCAGACGAAGTAGTAGACGGTATCCAAAACAAATGGGTAGACGTTAAAACTAACACTGAGTATGATACAATTGCTGCTGCCGAAGCTGCTGGTGTTCCTGCAACACAATTAAGAAAAGTTGGTCCAGAAGTTGTACAATACTTCCAAAAATCACTTTATGACTTGTTCTACAATGACTTCTTGTATGACAACTCAAAAGGTAAAATCACTATCAAAGTAGGTAACGCTGCTCCTGTAACTTTAACTGGTGCTGGTATGCAAGATTTCGTTGGTGATTTATCAACTTATCCTCAAAATGGTTTGGACGCATCAATCCGTAACATTATGATTAAAGTAACTGGTTTCTCTAGCTACAATGCTGGTAAATTAACTGGTCCCGATGGTAATGAAATGGATACAGAAGCATTCTTAGCTTCATTGAAAGTTATGACTTGCGATGCTATTCCATCTGACAGCGAAAATAAATTTACTTCTTTCGCTAAATATGAATCAATTCCATTTAGAGTTGTAACACAAAAATACTCAAAAGGTATTGTAGAATATGGTAATCCTTGTGATGCTAAAGGTGAAATGTTCATTGAACTTGACTTAGCTAAACCAACAAGATTACAAGCAGTAACTATGGATGGTTACATTGGTGTTCAACCAGAAGCATTGAGTGGCAAAACTGCTGCTGAATTATTCAAAGTAGCTTGGGCACAATATGATTCATTAGAATTAGAAACTGAAATTGGTGAAGTATCTTTCAAATTGGATTCTGTAACAGTATCTGTTGAAGAAAGAAAATTAAGAGCTACTTGGTCTCCAGAATTGGCACAAGACGTATCTGCATTCCATAATATTGACGCAGAAGCTGAATTGACTGCAATCTTGTCAGAACAAATCGCTGCTGAAATTGACCGTGAAATTTTACGTGACTTACGTAAAGCTGCTCCTTGGCAAGCTCGTTGGGATGTGAACGGTTGGAGAAGAATGGCTGCATTCTCAACTAACTACACACAAAAAGACTGGAATCAAGAATTGATGACAAAAATCAACCAAATTTCAGCTCAAATCCATAAATCAACATTGCGTGGTGGTGCTAACTTTATCGTAGTATCTTCTGAAATCTCGGCTTTGTTTGACAACTTGGAATACTTCCACGTAACTGATGCATCTGCTGAATCTGACCAATACAATATGGGTATTGAAAGAATCGGTTCATTAAGTGGACGTTATCAAGTATATCGTGACCCATATGCACCACACTGGTCTATCATTATTGGTCACAAAGGTAAATCATTGTTAGATACTGGTTATATCTACGCTCCATACGTACCTATGCAGTTAACTCCAACAATGTATAATCCTTTCAACTTTGCACCTGTTAAGGGAATCATCACCCGATATGCAAAAAAATTAGTTAACAACCGTTACTATGGACATATCCGTGTCGATGGATTAACAACATGGAATATAAACGAGCTTAGATAATAAGTAGTTTAATTATATACATATAAATGCCTAAATATCAACTATTTAGGCATTTTTTTATTTAAAAATTTGTTTTATATAATATAATTTTGTATATTTGTATCATAATATATATACTATATGGAACATTAATGATATTTATTATCATAATGGTATTACAATATGGTACATAAAAGATTAGTTTTTTATGACATAAATGTTAGACTATTTGCAACATTAAAGAATATATGGAAAAAGAAAAATTAGAAAATTATATTGTAAAAGCGAGAGCCATACATAATAATTTGTATGACTATACAAAAACAAAACCACATACATGTAAAGATAAATGTATTGTGACATGTAATATTCATGGAGATTTTATTACTACTTTAGATAATCATATCAATGGAAAAACTGGTTGTCCTAAATGTAAGAAAGTAGCAAAGTTAACAACAGATGAATTTGTTGAAAAAGCAAAACAAGTGCATGGAGATAAATATGATTATTCAAAAACAGAATATATTAATATGAGAACAAAAATTTGTATTATTTGTTCTGAACATGGTGAATTCTGGCAAGAACCGAGACATCATTTAAATGGTATAAGATGTCCCAAATGTGCTGGTACAAAAAAATTAAATAATAAGGAATTTATCGAAAAAGCAAAAGAAATTCATGGGGATAAATATGATTATTCAAAAGTAAGATATATCAATAATAAAACCCCTATTTGTATTATTTGTGCAAAACATGGTGAATTTTGGCAAACACCATCTTCTCATATTAATGCAAAAACTGGTTGTCCCAAATGTGCTAAAAATGGTGTGTTATTAACAACAGAAGAATTTATTGAAAAAGCAAAAGAAATTCATGGGGATTATTATTCATATGATAAAGTCAACTATATTAATGCACATGAAAAAATTTGTATTATCTGTCCAAGGCATGGTGAATTTTGGCAAGAGGCAAGTTCTCATTTACAAGGTAAAAGTTGCCCTAAATGTAAATCATCTAAATTAGAAAATATTGTATTAACTTATTTAAATAATAACAAAATTAACTATATCTTTCAACATAAATTAAAAAATTTAGGAAAAAAAACTTTAGATTTTTATTTACCAGATTACAATATTGCTATTGAATGTCAAGGTGAACAACATTACATACCGACCAGTTTTGGTAGCATGACTAATGATGAAAGTAATGAAGTTTTTGAAAAAAGAAAAGAATTAGATTTATTGAAATCAAATGAATGTAAAAAAGAAAATATTGAATTAATATATTTTACTATTCCAAATTATTTTCATAATAAAAATATTAATATTTACACCGAATTTTATCAAGATAAAAAAGTTTTTACTGATATAAAAAGTCTTATTGATTATTTAAATCATCAAAAACAAAATATTAAAACGAATTCATTTAATGAATTTTATGCTGATATTTTGAGTATTAATACAAACATTACTTGTAAAAATAATGCTATTTTATATAAAAATTATGCATTACAATTTAATTATTGTATCCCTAATGATAGAGATACTTTGAATTCTATAAACAGATATAATAAGAAACAATTATTTAACACTATTAATATTTTTGAAGATGAATATGTTTACAACAAAGAGATTGTTTTAAACAAAATTAAACATTTGGTTGAAAATCATAATACCTTATCAAAAATTGCTGGAAGAAAATGTAAAATTAATGAAATAAATATGAGTAATGCAAAATTGTTTCTTGATAAATTTCATATACAAGGTTTTGCTGCATCTACAATTTATTTAGGAGCTTATTATGATAATAAACTTATTGCTGTTATGACTTTTCTTAATGAAGGGAAAGGCAGATGGAATTTAACTAGATTTGCAAGTGATTATAATTACATTTGTCAAGGGGTTGGGGGAAAATTGTTTAAATATTTTATAAGAAATTATAATCCTAATGAGGTTAAATCTTTTGCTGATAGAAGATGGACAATCAATGAAGAAAATAATGTTTATATACAATTAGGTTTTAAATTTGACAAGTATCTTGCACCAGAATATAGATATTACAACCCAAAAGTTGATAAATATAAAAGATTTCATAAGTTTGCATTTAGAAAGCAAATTCTTCACAAAAGATTTAATTTACCATTAAGTATGTCTGAAACTGAAATGACAAAGACACTAGGTTATGATAGAATTTGGGATTGCGGATTAATAAAATATATTTGGAAAAAAGAAACAAATGGATAAAGAAACTAAAGTATTGGAATTTATTAAGAAAGCTAAAGAAATTCATAAAGGAGAAAATTTAGATTATAGTGAAGTTGTTTATGTAAACAATAGAACGCCTGTTAAAATAATTGACCATGATTTAGATGAAAATGGTGAAGAGTATGGAGAATTTTGGCAAACCCCATCAAATCATCTTAAGGGACAATCTCACCCATTAAAAAGAGCTTTAAAAATTAAAAAGAAAAGGTCTCATTCCCAAGAAGATGTTATTGAGAGATTTAAACAAGTACATAAAGGTGAAAATTTAGATTATTCAAAAGTAGAATACGAGAATATGCATACCAAAGTTTGTATTATTGACCATGATTTAGATGAAAATGGTGAAGAGTATGGAGAATTTTGGCAAGAACCTGTGGTACACCTTAAAGGATGTGGACATCCAAAAAAAGGAAAAAATAAACAAGTAAAATCTATGTATTCAAACACAGAAGAATTTGTGGAAAGAGGTAAAAAAATACATAGTGATAAGGATTATGATTATTCTAAAGTATCATATGTTAATAGTAGAACCAAAGTAAAAATTATTTGCAATAAAAAAGATAAAAATAATAAAACTCATGGAGAATTTGAAATTTCTCCAGATAATTTTTTACAAGGTAAAGGTTGTTATAAATGTGGAAATCATTTATCATATGCCGAAAATGAAATTTCTGATATGGTGTTAAATGCAGGAATATCTGTAATTAGAAATGATAGAACAATACTAAACGGAAAAGAATTAGATATATTTATCCCATCTAAAAATATTGCTATTGAATATCATGGTTTACGATGGCATTCTGAAAAATTTAAAACACATAAATATTATCATTTAAATAAATTAGAAGAATGTAATAATCTTGGGATTAAACTTATTCAGATATTTGAAGATGAATATAAACATAATAAACATTTGGTCTTGACTAAAATATCCCATATAATAGGTATCCAAAAAGAATTAACTAAAATTGCTGGAAGAAAATGCCAAATACAAGAGATTACAATAGATGATGCTAAACTATTTTTAAATCAATTTCATATACAAGGTTTTGCACCATCTACAATTTATTTAGGCTCTTATTATAATAATAAACTTATTGCTGTTATGACTTTCAAAAAAGAAAATAACAAATCTAACAATTGGGAGCTTAATAGATTCGCAAGTGATTATAATTATATTTGTCAAGGGGTTGGAGGGAAATTGTTTAAATATTTTATAAGAAATTATGACCCATTAATGGTGAAATCTTTTGCTGATAGAAGATGGACAATAGATGTTGACAATAATATCTATGTACAACTTGGTTTTAGTTTTGAAGGAGCATCAAGACCAGATTATAGATACACAACAGGTAGTGATACTCGTATACATAAATTTAATTTTAGAAAACAAATCCTTCATAAAAAATATGGCTTACCATTAACTATGACTGAAACTGAAATGACAAAGACTTTAGGCTATTATAGGATTTGGGATTGTGGATTAATAAAATATATTTGGAAAAAATGAGATTTCTTAAATATTTATTTACAAATAATATTTTGTTATGGGATTAATTATTACAGAATCTGAATTAAAAAAAGTTGTTAAAGAAGTGACAACTAAAATTGTGACAAAAAAACGTCTTATAAATACTATATATAAAGTTACTCATAAAATAACTGGACAATTATATACTGATGACTATTGGCAAGGTGTAAAAAATGTGGAAGAGGCAATTGCTAGTTTAGGTATTACCAATTATAATATTTATCCAGAAAATGGCGGTTATAGAGAAAGTCAAGATGGTCTATCACATTGGAAAGAATACAAAGTAGAGATTGAATATGGTGGAGTAACTGTAAATGGTACTTTAAATTGTCATGCAGCAGGAACTGTTGAAGACCCATTTAGTAGATATGATATGTCTCTTGTGCTTTGGTAAAAATATATTAAAATATGCATTAATTAATTGATTTGCTTTAGATATTTATTTATAAATAATAAATAACAGAATATGGAAAAACAAATCATTAAAACAATAAATCCATTTGATAATTATGGATTTGATTCTGATACTGAATTCATTCCTAATGGTATGCCTGTTGTTAAAGTATCACCAGAAGATAATATGATTACTATCTCAAATGGTACTATATCATCAACTATCAAATTGGATATTGAAAATGGTATCTTAAGTTTAATTGGCGTAGATGATAAAGTTATCAGTAGTGTTACTTTACCATTAGCTAGTGCTATCAAAGATGCTTATTTTGATGATGAAACTAATGAAGTTGTATTGATAGTTGAATTAAGTGATGGAACTGAAAAAGAAGTTAAATTTTCAATTAACTTTTCAGAATATGCAACTAAAGAAGATATTAAAACAATTAATGATAATTTAGTAACATCTATCAATGCTATCAACAAAAATATGGTAGATGGTTTTAATACGATTAATGGTGGCATTAATAATGAAATCAGACCAGAATTAGAGAAAGCAGTTAAATATACTACATTTGATACCAATAGAAAAACAATTCAATTAAACAACCATGATACAATTTCTGGTCTTATGACAAATGGAACTGGAGCTAACATTGCAATGGTATCTAAATGGGATGTTGCAGATTTTGGCTCTACACAGTTACCAATCAATTTGAATGGTTCAGAAGAGAGACCTACTTATAATGATACTAAAGAAGTTGCTTTATTAGGAGATGTTGAATCTGAAACAACAAGAGCAAAAGAAGCTGAAAGTGGCATAACAAGTGCATTAACAACAGAAACTGATAGAGCAATTGCTGCTGAAACAAAAATTGCTAATGATTTAGCATCAGAAGTAACTGCTAGAGGAGAAGCTGACACACAATTACAGGCAGATTTAGCAACAGAAGCTACAACAGCACGTGCTGCTGAGAAAGCTAATGCTGATGCAATTGTAGCTGAAAAAGAACGTGCAGAAGGTATTGAAGCTAAATTAAGAACTGATGTCGATTATTGTGGTCAAAGAATTAATGAAGACTTAGAAAATACATCTAAAGCTCTTGAATATAAAGTGCAATGGGATGAATCTAAATCTAAAATTGTTTTACCTAGTGGTGGTCAATTAGTTGGTACAAAATATGGTGCAGATGGTAGTAACCCTGCTGATGGTGCTGTAATTGCACAATTAAATGAATGGGATGTGATGGATTTCGGTTCAACGAAATTTGTCTTAAATTTGAACGTTCCTAGTGGAGTTAGACCAACTGTTCAAGAAGCTGGACAAAGTGGCGCAGAAGCCAACAAAATAGCATATTTAAGCGATATAGAAGAGCTTAAGACTATCATTGCTACACTAACACAAAGAATTGAAGCATTAGAAAGCAAATAAACATTAAAAGAGAGTCAGATGACTCTCTTTTTTTTTATCTACCTCTTAATTCATGTTCTCTTTTCCTTCTTTCTCTATCCCTTCTCGCAGCCTCTCTTTTTTTCATTTCTTCTGGACTCATATAATTATTTGTTTGACTATATGATGAAGATGCGTTAGGGTTTTCAGCTTTGAACTTTGCAATATCTTCTTTAGATTTTCCTACCCCATTAAATTGAGACTGTCTAATATTTTCTAATGGTTCTGGTTTAAGGATGAACCATCTACCATCGCCAAGACTAAACTCCCAAAAGCTATTTTGCATATACCCACTTTTAGCAGCTACATCCATTGATGGAATGTCAGTAATAACTCTATATGTTACATTTTTATAATTTCTTGTAGCTCCACCATTTAATTGGTCTATTGCCAATCTTAAGGCTTTTTCACCTTCTTTACCATTACCAAAGAAACTTAATGTAGACATAACATTATCATTACCAAAGTTTTTTATCTTATACATTCTTAATTGGTTTGGTGATAATATTACAGCATCATCATTTGGGGTAAAATTACTTCCATTATCATCTACTGTTGATACTTGTCCAACAACATCATTATTTGAATGTCCCCCATTATCAACAGACAATGGGTTACGACCTAAATTAATAGCTCGATTGGTTTGACTATTATGTGGTGTAATTGTATCGTTATATCTGTATTCTTTTATTAACCTCTTTGCAACAGATTCAATTACTAATTCAAAACTTGCTCTATCTAATTCCATATATGTTTAGATTAAAAATCATTATTCTTTCAATAAATATTATGATTTTTAGCAAATATTATAGTAAAAGTCATTTATTCATGATTGCATATATGATACCTTTCCTAAAATCTACAGAATTGATTGTTTTTCTTGCTATATCATGACGAGCAGCAGTTCCAGAAACCATTTCTGTTGGTACTAGTTCAGATGATGGGTATTTGCCACCATTATTTACATAACAATCAATAAAACTATCTCTACTTCCATATACTGTTACCTTATCAAAATTAGTTGTTATAGTTGATATTTGGTCATCAAGGTTTTCTACCCACTCTTTATTATCATCTTTATCTTTTATGAATAAGACTTTCACTTGTGGAAATTCAGTAGAAATCATTTCTGCTCTAGCATCAAATGGTAATGGGTCAGTAACAGTTAATTCATTTGTCTTTTTAATACCTAGAAATACATATACTTTTTCATGCCTATCAATTACTGATTGGATAAGGTCATGATGTCCTACTGTTAATTCTGCTACTTGGAATCGCCCTACTATGACTCCTACATTAAAATTTTTAAATCTCAATTCATCTTTTGTATTCATATTACTTAATATTTAATAATTCTTGTTGGTAAATTTTTCTCTTTAGCTATGTTAATCATATGATTTGTACCTTTACTTTTTCCATCCCAAAAAGCAATTAAAGCATCAGCATTTTCAGCCATCTGTACATTTCTCTTATATCCAGCACTCTTACCGAATTTATCCCAATCAGCAGGAAACTTATCAACCTTTAATTGAAATTCATCAGCGAATGCTTCTCCTAAACTATCAGCACCACTTGCGCATCCAGAAACAATATGTACATCGCATATTTCCATCTTATTTGCTAATATTGCAACGCATTTATCTTTTAATAAATCATAATTACCAAAATGCCTTCCACCTGCAATTATCACTCTAAAAACATCTTTTTCCATTATAATAACATATTTTTTGTACAAAAATACAATAAAAAAACGAGAATCCAAAAATAGACTCTCGTTTTAACTATAAAATGGTAATTTTATGATTTGTTAATCAACCCATTTATCCAAAATTTTACTAATTAATGGATTTCTAACAATTTCATCTTTTGTAAACTCTATAACTCCAATTTCTGGTTCATCTTTAAATGTATCAATCACATATTTTAAACCACAATTATCTTTATTCTTTTTAATCTCCTTATTATCTACTTGTTCATAATCTCCATCTAAGATGTACTTAGAATTAGTCCCAATACGGCTTAAGAGCGTTTTTAAAGCACTTTTAGGTAGGTTTTGGGATTCTTCTATTAACACAATAGAATTATCAATTGTAAGACCTCTCATGAAGGAAACACACTTTATGACAAGCATACCACATTTTTGCAAGTTAGCTAATACTTCTTTACCATTATTTCCAGAAGTGTTTAAAATTTTTTCCATTGTATATAAATGAGCTTCTGCATGTGGTCTAATTTTATCTTCAATGGTCCCCTTTAAGAACCCAATTTCTAAATCTGATTGAACTGTTGGAACAACAATAATGATTTGCTTATAACCATTATCTGCTTTTAATAATTCCAGAGCAGTTGCTAATGCAATATATGATTTTCCAGTACCAGCAGAGCCAGCGCATAAAGTCACTTCTTTTTCTTTAATTAATTTATGAAATGCTTTTTGTTTTTCATTTTTGCATTTTAAATTTACTTTATAATTTAAGGCTTGGCTGCAATTGGCGTAAGTAGTGTTATCTACTCTATCTTCATAGCCGCTTGCCATTTTAGACTCTATTAAATCTAAAGTATCTGAATCTAAACCCTTTAAATTCTTTTTTCTTGCCATAATCAAGTTTTTTTCTTTGTTTATTTAAAAATAAAAAAGGCACAATTAGTTTCCTAATTATGCCCATTCTCATTCTATCTTATTTATTGTAAAGTATATTACCATTTCATTACCATTTTATATAAATAAATATATAATCATTTTACTTAATAAAGGTTTAACTAACTATATCTTTCAGTAATATCACTAACAACTGTAAATTTTAAAGGAGTATAGTTGTTAATTTCGTTACCACTTTTGATTTTAATATCAACATAATATGTTTGTGGTAATAATTCTTCAATATTAAGTATAAAAGAGTTTTTATCAAAATAACGATTAACCTTATGATAAGGGATTACATCATATTGTCTCACTCCATCCATAATGTAAACTCTATATTCCATATCATCTACTATTTGTATTTCATTAGCAGTATATGGTACTCTAGCTTCTACAATTACTTCCCTAATTTGATTGTTTCTTTGTATTCTTTCATCATATTTTATACCATATATGTTAGGTATATATTTTTTAGGTATACTTGAATTTGTACCAAAATTAAAATATCTACTGTTTGATTTAGTAACAAAATCTAATTCTACATCATCAAATGTAATTCCATTATATTTAATATTTCCCCATACATCATATAACATCGTTTTAGGTGTGTAATCTTTGGATGATAAATTAATATCAATATAGTATACACCTTTTGTTGCTTGTTTCACTTCAAAATCTATGTCATCAATTTTACATGTAGGCATTTCATCTAAATTTTCTAAAGAACCCCCAATATTTGAATAAAAGTACAATTTATTATTTTTATCTAAAAAGAATTTGGCTCTATCATCTTCAATACATTCATTATATGTTGTTTCTACATATGGTTCAAAGAATGTGTTAGTATAAGGAGTAAAGAAACCAATATATTGTTGTGTCCCCTTTAATGTTTCTTCTAATTTGGGCGAAAATGCAATTCCAATGCCATAATTATCTAAAGTTCCATCAATAAATTGGTTAACAATATCAGTAATATCTAAACATATGTCTTCATTTCCAAAATCAAAATGTTGTCTACCAATTATAATTTTGCTACCAGATTCAGAAGAAAAGTTATCATATTCCTTAGATAATGTTTTTGTTGAATAAACACCATCTTCATCCCATGTATATCCATTTCTTGGCTGATACCAATTACATCCATCAGTTGACACTGTTGAACTTTTTTCTGTAAACATATTTGCTCCATAATCAAAACCTCTTCCACCATCCCAATACTTTGGAATTAGGAAAAATATTAAATCAAATGATGTTGCTCTAACTTTATTTCCTGCACCAGTAGAACTTGGTAATGTGGCATTCATATTTGATAAATCAATTGAACCACAATTAGTCATTTTTAAAACATGTTTTAATTTTTTAATATCATTATATGTTTTATCTTCTACTAATTTTTTAATTTTATTATGGTCGAAATATATTAATAAACGAGTTATACCATCACCATATATAATTTCTCCCACAGGATTTATGCCAACATTTAACTGACTATTCTCTATTATAGAATTAGATTTACTTATGTATGTTTTTGTTATCATTTTCTTTTTAATATAAATATTAATTTATTCTTATTGTATCTGATAATAAATCATTAAGATTATAGTTTAATAATCTTTTAACTAAATCATCTTGACATGGTGGAAGACCAGGATATGGATGCACATGAGAAATAAATGCGGTTTTAAACATTGTTAAATATTCAACTAAATTATCTCCATAAGATAATGGGTGTGCTTCATCCATTATTTTAGTTAATGAATTTTCATTAATCAAATCATTTTTATCTGTTACATCAAATTTATTAAAATTAGTGCTATTATTACTTTTATTACCTATTAAATTAATTTTATCAGCGACCAAATTAATCACACTATTAAATGAGCCATCTCCATATTTCATATTTTCAGCATATTTCATTTGTATATATGCAGGGTCTACTCTATTAAATAAGACATTCCCAACAGTATTATATGAACCTGTTTTATCTGGTTGTCTTATTCCACATCTTAAATCAATTTCACCATCTTTAATAGTAATATCTTCACTTTTCCTACCAATAATAGCAATATCATTGGTATCTGGAAACGCACCTTCGGATTCTGGAATTGTGCTTATAGCAGTTTGTGGAGATGTAGCCCCACCTTGTAATAATGATAATGCTTGTCCCTTACCATTCTGAAAGGAATCTTTATTGAAGAATTGTGGTTGAGAGATTATAGGGCCAATATAAAAACGATTTCCTTCTGCATTGTCTTGTGTTGCTAATATAACCAATACAGCTTCACCTTCTTTTGGAACTACTTGTACCATTTTTGGTATTAGAGGGAATGCAAATGGAATTTCATCTAAAGTTTTATTTTTATCTTCAAATAATCTAGCTTTAATTCTTAAACCATCTGCATCATCAACCACACTTTCTACATTACATATCCTTAGTATTATATTATCAGCCATTATTTTGTTCTTTTTAAGCGTTTATTGAGCACTTCTTCACATTTTATGTACAGTTTATCTAATTCATCCAAACGTTCTAATAAGCCATCAATTTTGACCTTAATCGCTTCATATTCATCTGTAAAGGATTTTTGTTTTAATTTAATTTCAGTATTAGATAATATGTCGAAATTTATTTTTTCCATATTTTATATATTTTTAACGTATTAATCCTGGGATATTTGTTGCATTAATATTTGTACCCATCACAGTAACAGGTCCTCCACCATTTGCACCAGTAGCAGTTATTGTAATTGCCCCAGGTGGAACAACGACTTCAATTTTTGCGTTTTGTTTTAACGCTTTTAATATTTCCTCAACTCTGACCACTTCCATTGCTTCTGCAACATTTCTTGACCCATCTGGCAATGCACCTGTAGGAGCACCTGCCTCACTCTGTCTTCTAATAATAGCAGCAGCAATCAAGGCTGCTGACAAACCAGGTCTTTGCATTAAACTACATAACATTATCAAAGCAGGTATTGGTGTCAAAGCAGGTCTACTTTTTTCAAAAAGAGCTGTAATTTTATCAGCTATACTTTGTATACTAATCATAATATTAACAGATTGATGTTTTTGGACTAGTTTCAACATCAATAATGTCAGCATAATTAACATTATCAATTTGACTAGTCAAATTATTTGATTTCCAATTTAAAGCACAAGCCTTTAATAATTGTGTTAATAATTCTTTATATTCTTTAACTTGTTCCATAACCAATTTATTAGTTAATAGTTCAGCCAATGGTTTTAATTGGTCAAGAATAAAATTCAATAGTTCTTGCCAAACTAAATCTCTAATCTCTTTAACAATTCCAATAATAAATGTTAGAAATGCTTGAAGATATTCTTCTAATGATAAAGTTTGACCACCTTTACCCATCATCATATTATTAATCTCTATCAACATATAAATTTTTGGACTTATAATTGATTGAACCAATACATTAGTTAATTCCTCTATTGCCTGTAATATAAAATTGGCTGATAAACCATATCTACTATCAGCTATTACTCCATCTGTAATGTTTACTTGTACATCTTGGAAAGTTTTCTTTATAACTGTTTTTTGTTCCTCTAATGTCGAACCAGAATTTATCTCATTTAATGATTTCAATAACATTTCTGGGTCTATTTGAGTAGCAGTATTTGTCTCGCCTTTAAATTCATACAATCCAGCATGTTTTAATTCTGCCTTATGTAGTAAAGTATCATATTCATCATTAGAAAATGTGAAAAAGCAATCATTAATTTCTTCTTCACCAGAGTTGATGATTTTTTTAACAATTTCTGCAACTCTTTCTTTAGCCAAAATTTGACTTTGTGTTAAACCAATAGAAAAACTTAATGCTCCTGTAATAGAATCTATTACTTGTGCTGCCACTACTTTAGCATCAAACAATTGCATACTCATTACATAATCATAATTAAATTCATATATAGTCAATCCTGGGTAACATAATTGCACATCTCCAGCATTACTTCCATTAATTATAGATTGTAAATTAGCTTGTGTTCTTTCGCCTTTAGGAGTGTACATTCCTTTTGGGTTATAATTACCATTTTCATCACATAAAACTTTTTGGATTGCTTTCTCTCCAGTTCCACCTAAATATATTTGTGGAGCAGCAGGAATTGTGAAATGTACAATATTACTTAAATTAGAGTTTAATGAACCATTACTCGCATGTTCAACAAAGTCATACAAACCTACAGGTTTAGTCCCCTTTTCTGATACCTTAAACCAAGGTAATGATTCTCCATATCTTGATTGATGTATTACATACCATAGAAAAGCATTAAAATCTGCTGCTTGTGTAAAATTTCCGTTAACATATGTTGGTCTTAATTGTTCCAAATTAGTCAGTTCATCACAACCAAAATAAAAAGTACTATTAATTGGTTTTACTAATGGACATACTGATAATATATTGTTGAAATCAATTTGAGATATATCAAAATACATTCCACCTGTTGCCAAACCATTGGGAGCTACTCTAAATTCTTTTGGTATTCTAGGGTCTAATGAACAAGACAAAGTTTGCTTAATGTTTGTTAATAATAATCCTTTTACGCCATATTCTATTACTGGCAAAAATGAAGTTATAAAATCAGCCAACCAGTCCAATAATTTGTCATAACAACCCATTGTCTTACATAAATCAAGCAAAAATCCACCTGCATTCACTGACGTACTTATTGATGGCAGTGAATCAAGGGTGGATAATACAGGATAACGCTCTAATATTGTTTGAGCAGCAGCTATTGTTCCAAATACATCTGATTTTATTTTTTTTATATCTGCCATAATTATCCTTTATTTAAAGTATATTTTTTAGGTTCTTCATCTTTAGTATAATACTCTGACATTGCTTCTCTAATCTTATCAAGATTAATTGCTCCAGTTTTTTCTATTTCGGTATCATTTAATGTTTTCTCAACATCTCCTCCATGTTTTATTACTTCTGTCATTAATTTTGCAATTTCAATTTTTCTACCAATAGCTTTATCCTTATCATTTAGATAATCATGCATAGCTTTAGCATATTTTACTTTACCATCAATGATTTCTTCACTAAGTCTTGTTGATTGAGACAATTTGTTCATTTCATTATGCGCTTCATTATATTGATAACATGCTAAATCATATGTTTCTTGTAATAAATCTTCTACTTTTTCAACCGAATTTAGTTTAACTTTATATTTTTTACTTTTATTAGCCATATTTTTGTTTTTTTATAAATATTTAGTCTAATATTTTTTATCAATCAAGTAGTTCTTTTTTAATATTATAATATAACACCTTATATTTTTTCATTCCATCTCTTATTTCTTTTGTATTTAAGAGAGTAATTTCTTTTAAAAAGAACAATATTGAACTTTTATTAAATTTATTACTACCCATTCTAGCGAATAAATCTTCCCAATTAGTTAATAGCTCTAATAAAGCAAATCCTATTTTTTGTTCATTCTCATTTAATGAATTAATCCTTTCTGGAGATAGCATTTCTTGTATTTTTTCGACAGTATCACTAATTAATTCCCCCAAAAATGTAGTTTCTGGATTTGTATCATCATATGATAAATCTAGTCTATCCTCTAATGCACCAGGATTATCTTCATATGACTCATTTCTTTTTTGGTTTTTATTAAATTGATTGATTTTATAAATCAAATAATTTTTACATATTGTACCACAATATGAATATGCTTTCTTACCCATTTCAACATTAAAATTACTGATTTTTGTCATTAAAAATGAAATTGTATCATCAAAAGTTTCTTGAAATTCCTCATCTGGTGGATAAAGATTATATCTTCTAATAATAGATTCAATCATTTTTGTAAATGCTGGTAATAGACTTTCATTAAAAATTCTATCTTTCTCTTTTTTAGTTTCAGCATTTATATAGTTAATAAATGCTTCTTCTTCTGGTTCATAAAAATATCCTTTTTTTTCTGTTTTAGGTTTTCTTCCTCTTCCCATTTTATCTGTTGCTAAATTTCATCAATGTAACAACATCAAATTTTCTACATTATATCAATGTACTTTCCTTAAAATATTTCAATTACAGAAATCTCACACATTTGATGTATATAAAGGGATACTTCGTCAGTATCCCTTAATTACAATTGTTATTGTACATCAATTTTTCCTTCCCCTTCTGTGGGGTTATATGTTTTCTTTCTATCTTTTTTAAAGAAATATTCATTTTTGGCTGTTTTAATCCACCATTCTCCTTCTTCTGGACTAATTGTTGATTGATATTGATTCATTAGTGAATTTTCTCTTCCTATGAGATGAGTATAACCAATTTTTGGAATAACCATTATTTTTTTCTCATTATATGTCATACGTAACATAAATTCATACCAAAAACTAATTTTCATAGAGGATTTCAAACCACCCTTTTCGTTCCAATCATCAGTATTAAAAACTCCACCAGTTAAGTTGAAATTGAAATAATCTTCCAAACAATCCAAATCAATAAAACCAATTTCGTTTGAGAATGATGTAGCCCAAGCAGCTTCATTTGTGAATGATACAAATTTCCCTTCTGGATTCACTAATTCTGTTAATGGTAAGAATATACTCACTTCTGGATTAAAATTAATATATTTTTCAACATTTTTAAACCATGTTGGTCTAAATGTGTCATCAAACTCTAAAATTGAAAACCATTTACTACTACAATTACTTACGCCAAGATTAACTTGTGAACAGAAGTCACTATCTCCAGTATTTAATAATACTTCTATATTGTTTTTTAATTGCATATTAGAAACTAGGCTGTTTACTTTTTCATATGCATCTTGTACTGTAACAATTAAAACATTACTATCTTCATCAATTGATGTTAAAGCATTTTTAATTATTTCATTATATTCATGAACTGGAATTATAATCGTTAAATCTTTCATTATTTATTTTCTTTTTCTACTTCGTTATTAGTTTCATCTTTGCTCTTAATTTGATTAGCAAGAGCTTCTAATTCAGCTTTTCTATTATTAATATATTCGCCATATACATTAACAATCTGTTCTTTTTGAGCTTCCACACTATATTTGTTATCAATTTTTCTCATTGATTCAAATAAATCTTCTGGAACTTCATCTGAAATCCATGCTCTAACAACACTAGCAATAATTTTATGCACTTCTTGATAATTACTAAACCATACTCCAGCATCATTTAAATCAGTTTTATCATCATTCATCATCCATTCTGGAATGATTGAAGGTATCTTACCAATTACAATATTTCCAGATTTCATTGCTTCTAATGGCGCATAACCAAAATTAGTGTCATCATCAATCCAAACAGTAATTGCTGCTTCTCTCAAAGCATCAGCAAATGCTTCCTTTGGTAATCCTCTTAAATCTCTAAATGAAACCCATTTGAATGAAGGAAATTTCCAATAGAAAGGTTTTACAATTTTATTAACATCTGTTTGATTTTTTGAAACAATATTAATGAATAATTTTTTAGGCTCTACTCCTTCTCTAAAATAATTTTGAACAGCAGGGCTAACTATTTTAGTTTTAACATATGGAAATACATCTTTAATCATGTTAGCTTGAATTTCTGATGTACTAATAGCATCATAAATACCATAGTCACCCCATTGCACTCCAAGAGGAATAAATTCAGTAATGTAATTAAAATTTTGTAATAATGCAATACGTTTACAAGGTAAATCTTTAGTTTGGCTCATAATATTGGAGAAAATTTCTGGAATTATGAGTAAATCGCTTGGAGAAATCTCTACGCTTCCGCTATTAACATTAAAATGTGGTAATGAAGCATATTTTTCACCTAACCATTCTTCAACACCAACGAACTCTTCTTCTTGATGCAAAAGAGATACATTATATCCTTTTTCATATAATGCATATGCTGTATCATATACATATGCTAAACTGCCAGTAGGATTACCTTTACTATCAATAACAAAGAAGAAAATATTATTTTCTTTATTATCTATTTTTTTAATTTCTTCTTCTATTTTTTCAATAGCCTTTATATCTTTTTCAGTCATATATCTTTTTATTAATCTTCTTTTATTTCAATTAAAAAACCTTCATTTATCATTGTATTAAATACAATAATATTCAATACTGTTAACGGCATAACATTTTCACTATTATTTTCATGAACAGGAAATTGTGATAAATTATCTAAAAATGATTTGATTAAATCATATTTGATTGTGTCAATAGCAGTATTACCTTTTCCTTTCACTTCTCTTTTTTCAGTTGTTACTAATTCTTGTTCTCCATTACTATTTGTTTCATAACGTTGAGCAACTTCTAGTTCTGCATTTTTTTCATTTTGACTTTCGAACACAAAGTCTAAAATTTTCTCCATATTTAAGGCATATGAAACTCCATATAATTTTAACATCATATATTATCAGTTTTTTCAGTTGAAATTGAATTATTTAATTGATAAGGTAACATTGATGGGTCTTTTTCTGTTAACTTTGTTGGATTTAATGTGTTTTTTAAAGTGTTTATAACATCATTATCTCTTAAAGTTTTTATCATATATTTAGACATAGCATCCTTATCAAAACTTGTATTTTTTGCCATTTTATTTATTTCACACAATATTGAATTTAGTTTACTAGATGGAAATGGAACTTTAAACACCACTTCATTGTATGAAGTATCTTTTAAACCAAACATATTACATAAAACTTTTTTAAAAGTACCTAATTTTTTATTAGAAGATGTAATCACTTTATATTCAGCATATACTTTTTTATTACCTATTGTATTTGCTTCAAATACTGCTGCGCATTTCAATGTAGTTGAAATTGATTTTCTTTCATAAACATATTTTGTATTAACAAACTCTATTCTTGACACTTCAACATATTTAATTAATTCATCTTTTTTGTTAAAAGGTATACTATTAATTGCATTTGATAATGGTTCATAACTTTCCATTATTTGTTTAATCTCTTTTGCCTTTTCATCTGTTTCGTCAAGCTCTAAATTTTGTAACAAAACTTTGTAATCAGAATCTTCTGAATGATTTGTTTCATCAATAATAATTGGTTCTTTATTTTCCATCTTTTAAAATTTTTTCCATTGTGTTATTTTCATCATTAATTAAATCCATTAGTTTATCAAATTCATAATCTGATTTAGAATCCTTATTATAAGGCATTACGATTTTAATTGCAATTTTATCACTTGGTTTTTCGTCTAATAATTTTGGGTTCGCTGTGATAAGTATATCACATTCATTCCACACATCTGATGAGTTTAATGGAAAATAAATGCATCTAACTCTACTACCAGTTTTGCTTAAGAAGTAATGTGTTGATTGTATGGTCAATCCGTATTCATATGGGCTAACAAGAATTACTGTTGGTATCTCATCAATATCCATTTCAGTTAAATCATTAGCTAACCAATCATTTAATCTGGCTGGTAAATTTTTATCAACAGGTTCTGCTGCACCAAATAATTCATATGGATAATCTACATATACAAAATCATTATATGATTGTTCATCTTTAAAGGGAAATACTTCATATAACCTATTTGAAGTGAATTCAATATTATCTATATCATATGTAGGGTCTATTCCCTTTTTATAACAAGACGCAAATTTAGAACTAAATGCTCTAATTACATCATTAATATCAATTGCTATTTTCATTATGTTAATTCTTCTATTTAATTAAATAATAATAAATTAAAATAATAAGTCAAGCATTTTCTAACTTCTTTTTAAGGCAATCTTTACATAGAGATTCACCAAATTCAAATTTTGTTAAATTTGCATCATATGAATCAATCTTTCTACCACAGCATTCACATATTTTAATTGGTTCATCCGCATTTTCAAAAGAAACATTTCCCACTTTTGCACCATTTAAAGAAATTTCTACATTTTTCTTTTCATGTGTATTATATTTATTCGCCATTATCTCATCATAATATTGTTTTGTTAAATCTTCACCATTTATATTAACAGTTGCATTAAAACGTAAAACATAATTACCATCAAATTCTAGTATTTCTTTAAATGAGATATTATTGAATGAATATTTAAGTAAATCTTCTGACCCATATGCTTTTTGTGTAATAAACCAGACTCCATTAAAATCAATAATATCTGATTTTACTCTAGTTTCTTTTATTTTTTTTAATTCTGTTACAAATGGTTTTGATTTAATGTCAAATTTATTTGGATAAATTGAACAATAGAAATCTAATATCACTTTGTCGCCATCCACTTTTTTAACTACTAGTTTTGTTGTATACTCTTCTAGTCTAAATCGAGATAAATAATCTCTCTCTATTTTAATTATATATTGGACATAATCTCCAGTTCTTCCTACCCTTTCTAATTCATCCAATACATTATTAACAATTGGTTCATTATCTTGAATCATCCATACTTCATTACCATCACTTTCTTCAATAAAAAGTTTTTTAAATTCTCTTTTTTTAACTGCGACTCCATTTCCAAGATATTCATAATCATTGGCTTCTTTTGAGACATTATAAATTCTGTGTCTCATCTCTTTTACTGGTTGAGTAATTTCTCCTTTTAATAAATCTTTACTAATACGTTGTTCTTCTACTGTTTGATGAATACCAATTTTATCAGCATCTGAATCTCCTGTTTGTGATAAAATAATATTGTCAGCATCTTTCATGCCTTGTGCTAGAGTAAATAAAACATTATTGATTTTATCATTTATATTTCCCATTATTCAATTAATTTTAATTTTTCAATAATTTCATTGTTAATTTTTTGCAAATTTTGTCTAATTTCACTATGATTTTTCTTCAAAATTTCAGCATCATCTTTTGATGATTGATATTCATCACTATTAGCAATATGAAGCATATTATCAATTTCTTTAATTGCATCATTTGCAAGTACTTTGTATAAATATAACTCTTCTAATGTACTAGAAGATAATTTAATTTTCTCAATATTTTTTTTCGCCATATTTTTATTTTATTGGGTAATGAATTCCATAAGTATTATTAATTTTTATCTTATTAAGAAGCCATTCATTATTTAATTTTCCTACAGACTTATGTATCAATTGTATCAATGTGGTTACACCTATTTTAGTTTCTTCTGTTAAATAATTTCTTAAACAGAAATCAATATCATAAAAATGAAAACCAGTTAATGATTCGTTAAAGTCTTTTTTAATTTTAGTTCTATCAATTGCCATAAATAAACCATCAATAACCACTACTTCTTTTAACTTATCTTTTAAAGAATTTGAAAATTTACTACACCATACTTTTGTACCATCTGTATGGTGCACTTGCCCATATATGTTCTGATACTTCCACCACATTGCTTCACTATCAAAATATGCCGAACCAGCAATACCAATTATACCATATTCAGTATACCTTTCAAATAAATCCAATACAATTTTACCCCAATCTTTAGTTAAAAATTCTAAATCATCATGTATTAATATTATTTTATCATTTGTAGCATTTTTTAATACATCATTATAGATAGTAGTCAAACTTTTAGACCCATCATTTACATAAGTTAATATTTCTATTTCATCAATGTTTAATCCACATGTATCTAAAATATGTTTATCATAATCAGAATTATATTCTCTAGTACTATATGCAATTGTAATCATTTTTATTAAAAAATAAAAAAAACTAATCTAATGTAAATAAAAAAGGCTATAGAAACAATCTATAGCCTAAAATATTATTTATTTACTGAATGATATGTGTTATTTGACATTACTGTCAATAATACTCTTCCAGAAGTAAATCCTCTTAAGGAAGTATGTCCAGTATAACTCATTGCTGACCTTAAATAATCAATAAAATTCTCTATCCAGCCATCCATTGTATACTCAACTGGTTGAATCCTTTCTAACCCTTCTGATGTCTTTAAAGAATCACAACCCATTATTTTCTGTGCAATTTTTGTGGACATACCATAAAATTGTTTCTTATATTTACAAATTCCAGAATTAAAGTTTTTTCTTGTTTCATCTTCATATTGATTAACAATATCATTATTTGCTGCATGGATAAATGGTCGATATTTTTCTGTAATTTCCAATATTCTTGTTTCTCCAGAAGATTCTAACATTTTATTGAAAATAGAGCCACACATAACATAATCAGCACCTGCTGCTAAGGCTTTAATTATATCTGAATATCCTCTTATTCCACCATCAGCAATAATCTTTGCTTTGCAATTATAACGATTTTTAACTGTTCTACATGCATCAATTAATGAAATTATTGGATAATGTACTCCTGTGTTAGATGTGGTTAAACATCCATGTCCCACTCCAATAGAAATTCTTATATAATCAGCTCCAGCATCATTTAATATTTGATAAGTTTCTGGATTTGCAATATTTCCAGTCATTATAATAATGTTATCACCTAATTTAGCTTTTGACTCTTTTATTAAAAGATGTAAATCTCTCATATGTCCATTAGCAATATCAATTAAAACATAGTGTTTTTCACTATAATCTAATATGTTTTCTTCATCTTCACATTTAACAAAATACTGTTCAAATTCTGAAAGAGAAAATGCACACCAAAATTCATTACTTAATTTTAAACGTAATTTAATATTGCTTGTTCTTGGCAGAATTGGGTGTATGTTATTTTTCTTAAATAATCTAAAGTTTGTTTCATCTACTACTGTATTCATTGGTGCAGTAAACAATGGAAGCATTTCATCTTCATAGAAGACATTACATTGGCTTCTATGTCTTATAGAAGACACTTCTGCTGGTACAATACAAACATCATTATATGTATATTTTGTTTTAGTTTCTATCATATCTTTAATTTATTTAACTCCAGAACTTCCCATACCATCAGCACCTCTTTCAGTATCTTCATTGATTTTAGGAATTTCAACTAAATTAACTATCTCTCTTGGCATTACTACTGCTTGTGCAATTCTATCACCAGACTCAATTTTGATTAATTGATTAGATAAATTTACCACAATTACACAAATTTCTCCCCTATATAAAGTATCAACTGTACCAGGAGTATTTAACACTGAAAGACCTTGTTTTAATGCCAATCCACTTCTTGGTCTAACTTGTACTTCAAAATTGTCTGGTATTTCAAAATACAAACCTGTATGAATTAATTTTCTCTGTAAAGGTTGAAGGACAATACATGGCACATTTTTCTCACTGAGAGATGAGAATGTTTTATCGGTATCTTCTTCTGTAATCCATGCTCTCAAATCAAATCCAGAATCACCTTCCTTGGCATATTCTGGATTAGGATTGTTTGATTTATTAACGAATAATAAATTTTCCACTATTATAATATTATATTTGTTTGTTATTTTTTAATTGTTGATTTAGCTTCCAATATAGCTAATTCATTAGCTTGTCTAATAATAATTGACAATGGAGAAGAGAAATATCTAGCTTGGTCATCAGTTGGTTCTCTATCTAAAATTCTCATTGCCTCTGATTCAATTTCTGAAAAAGTAATTCCATGATTATTACATAATACTAATGACCTTTCTCCACATTTAAGTGCACCACTTAATTCAGCATATTTATAAACCATACCACGATTCTTAATTTGCCAATCATCATCATTTGGTACAAACATCACTGCTTTACTAATTTGATGTAATAAACAAACTTTAACCAAAGTATTGTTATCAACTTTTAAATTATCTGGTAATGATTTATTAATTTCTACAGCATAACGACATACCACTCTCATAACATGATTTAATAATCCACCTTTGTAAGCAATTCCACTATCTACAGTGGTGGCTGCTGGAGCTTCTTTAATTAAATCACCAAATTCTTCTACTAAAGAATCAACATTGATTCCCATCCCACTCAGCCTACTTATGAAAAGCTGATAATTCTGATTAATTCTTTCTTCTGTTAACATTTTATAATAAATTTTTAAATTACATCGCAAATGTACCAATTTTATTTATAAAAAACAAATGGCAGAGAATAATTCCCTACCATTTATGTCAAAAAAATTAATAGATTAAAGTTATGATTTCAAAATATTACTATATATATCAGCTCTCAATTTTGTTACTGTTTCTAATGAGTATTTATCTTTTACAGTGTCATGTAAATTTTGTTGTAAAGCTGTTACCATTTCTGGATTTTTAACTAAACGTTCAATATATTTTGCCCATTGTTTATGGTTCTTAGAAGATTCCACCAGTAATGAATTACCAGATTCATTTATTTTACCACCTCTTTCAATCATTGGCACTAAATCTAGTGTATAAGGACCATAGTTTTGAGCTATAATTGCTTTATTGAAAAATCCTGCTTCAATAACCTTTAATTGACTTTTAACTTTATTGAAAGGACACTCTTTTAATGGTACTAATAATACATCTATATTATTATAATGTGTTGCGTACTCATTAATTGGCTTAGTCCAACATCTTCTATAAGGTTCATTATCTGCATTTGGATAATCCACATCAACAATAAATTTCTTCAAAAATTTTTCATAATCATCTGAAACAATTTTGTAATTATCTGTTAATGTTTTTTCATATTTATACCAAACACTTTCTTGTGGAAGGATTGGACGTTTTGTTAATTCTTTAGTGTCTACATTATAAATCTCAATTGTACCCCTTAAATCAAAGCCACATAGGACTATTTGAATCTTATTTAAAATATCTTGTGGTAGTTGATTGGTCAATCCTTCTAATAATGCAATATCATGTTCATGTGAAGAACCACAAATAATACCAAATCTCAATCTATCAGATTTTGTAGGTTGTGGAATAAATTGTTTCTCCTCTGGATTTATCGCATTTGGAATAACAAAAACATTTTTATTGTGTTTTTTAATTTCATTAGCAAATAATGGTGTAGTAGTGGTAACATAATCAGCCATTTTAATGTATTTTAATGTTATATCTTTTACACCTTCTCTTGCATGTATTTCTCTAGCTGGATGATATTGTCCCAAATCCCAATAATCATCAATGTCAATTACAGTTTTAATACCTTTAGATTTTAGATATTCTAATGCTTTGAAACCTTTTTCAGCATTATAACCAATTCTTTTATGAAAATGCACCATCTGATATTGGTCAAATTCACTCAAATTATCTAAATTTGGGTTATAATCAATGTCTACCTCAAAATCATCATTATAATGTTCATCTAAATATAAATGTGGTGCTAAAGACCTAAAATAACCTACACCAAATTTATCTGATGGTAGGACTAAAATTTTATATTTACTCATATTTTTATTTAAAAAATAAAAAAAAGAAATATAAAGTAAATAAAAAAGGGACTTACTTAGTCCCTTTATTTTTAATATTTTTCTTAAATGTTAATGTTGCTTCAAATAAATTACCATCATCAGTTAAAAATTGGAATTTATCACCAATTTTCATAATGTTTAAATTACTTGCATCAACCATATTTTTACTTTCAGTTAATATGCTTTTCTTCAATGCTGCATTGTTTTTCTTCACAACATCTTCAATGATTGTTTTAATCAATGAATAATCAATTGTTTGTTGAACTACTGGCATTTGTTGCACTGGTTGAGAATATGTTTGTTCTCTTATTGCCCTTTGAGGTGAATGACTAACTGTTGGTTTAATTGGTTTTTCCTTAGCAATTGGCAATTCATCTAATATTGATGTAGAGTCACCAATAGGCGTTCCAATCATTGATTCTAAAATTTCTGGTGGTAACTTGGAAGCAGATTCACTCATCCCACCAATCATACTATAATTAGGTTCTTCATATGAATCATATGAGGAAGATGTTAAACCAATTATTGGTTCATCTATGTCATAACCACTACTCTCTTTTAAGGGATTTTTATTGGCTACTGGTGTTGTTGGTATGATTTGTTTAGCTCTTTCGAGTCCACGCAATAATTTACTTTTATTTCTTTCTTGTTCTGCTTGACTAACTTGTGCCATAACTTTCTATTTATTTTTTCTTCTTTCTTGTTCTTTATTCCAATTGTCTAAAACATCTGGAGAAACAAATTTTTTATTATTCATTAACTCTCTTTGTCTTTCAAGAGCTTTTTCTGTATCAGTTTTAAATATTGGATTCTCTTCTTCTTTGTTAGATTGATTATCCACATTTTGAGACGTTGTATTAACAGTTTTAGGTTTTTCTGATGTGTCAAATGAATTTTGTTGTGGTTCTGGTTTAGAGTCATCAACATTAACTGGAGTTGATTGGGCTTTCTTTCTTGGACCTCCAACAGTATATTGGTAAACAGGATTATCAAGTTCTTTTCTTAATTTTTCCATACCTCTTTCAGTGTCAGTTTTGAATACTTCTCCCGAATTCTGTTTTGCAGTCTCTTTTTTCTTAGCACCTCTCTCAACTTTTTGCACTTCTCCAGAGCCATTATCAATATTTTTAGCAATTTCTTTATCTTTTTCTGATTCTCCATCAAATGTTGCTATCTTATATACAACACTCATAGATTTATCACCAGTTGGATTAAATTTCCCTACATTGTAGAAATCAGATGCTGGACGATGAAAAAATTGATTTGTTGTCTCCCAATTTGTAATTCTATCAAGTCTAAAAAATTTCCAATTAGGTGTACTTGATGTGGTATCTCCATATGGTTGAAAGGCACGTATAACTGGATTTCCTGCTTTTGTTAAACCATAAGCATAAACCTCAATAGTACGTGCACCATTTGCCACATCCTCGTCATTTGAACGATAATTAATTTTTACTTGATATTTCTTATCAATTGCATCACCAACTTTATTAACATCTACAGCCGATTCAGTTAATAAAACTTTTTGCAATATTTCATATAAATTTAACATCTATTTCTAAATATTTTATTCCATTACATATTGACCAGCATTACGATTTTCTTCTGTATTAATTAAATTAGCAGAATATTGATTCTCACTGTTATATAATTGGTTAACCATAGCTCTTTTACGTCCACCAATATCATTTCTACCTTCTATATCATAGTAACCACCACCATTAAAAGTGTCAAAATTACTATAATCAATCATATTAAGCGGTTTAGAACAATCTGGAAGCCATGCAGTATGACCACCATGTTGCGTACCTTTACCTTGTGCATCGCCATCACTTATTGCATCCTTATGTGTAGCAGAATATTGGTCAGATGAATTATAATCACTTCTAACAATTTCTGTATTTCTTTCATCTATTGCTCTTTTTTCTAAACAAGATTGCATATCTTTATATTTTTAATTGGTTATTTACAATAAATAGTTTTTTTTATTAAAGTAAAGACAAATCCTTCAATAGTTTCAATTGATTTTCAACTATTTTGATTTTCTTCACTGATTCATAATGAACTACTTTATTATTATTTATTTGTTTTGACTTATCACTACCAACAGAAACAACAGGTGTTGTGACTTTTGTAGAGTTTTTAGTCAATCTATCTTTTGTATGGTTTTTTCTAAATGCATTTTCCATTCCAGAATTCATTTTTGCTTCTTTATCATTCTTGATACTATCAGTTGAAATCTGTAGGGTATCATTTATCCAATTTTGCATATTTTTCCCACCATTCAAAATGAATGTAATATTATTAGTATCTCCTTCATAGTTATCAAAAAAGTTTTTTATCCTTTTCATTTCATTATATTTAATTATCCCATCATTATTAATAAGAGTTTGTAGTCTTTTATAACCAGAAGCATCTTTATTATTAATATTTTGGGATAAAATACTTTTCAAATGAAAGAATAATTCACTTGGAACTTTATAAGTTCTATGAATCAATGCACTATTATCTTCTCTAATAATTGTTGCCATTAACTATTCATCATTAAATTTCGTAATTCTACTTTCCAAGCATTTGGTATTCCACCAAGAGACATATTTGATAGTATATATTTAATTATTATTGCATTTTTTTTACTATTTGTATTTGATGAACGTACAATATCTAATAAACTATCTATTTTACCTTTAATAGATGCAGAAATACCTATAGTACCCTCATCTTCGGTAGATAAATCTGGAACATTTGCATCATTAAGAATATCTTCTTGTATCCTACCAGTTCCATACACTGGTCTTGTACCATACCAATATCTTGGAGCAAGTAAGTGGGCATATTCATCAGAAGTTACTGGGTCTCCATCTTTCCCACCATCAGCATTGTCAATTTTACCTGTGGAAGAAACTTCACTATGACCATTAAACTCCTTAAAATCTCCATTGTCAAGGTAATCGAAATCAGCCCCAACAACTTCACTAAGTTGCCTTTTGTTTACTTGTATTATTTTCATATATAACTCTGCTTTATAATTTATTATAAATATTTATTAAATAAATAAACTACAGATATAATGGCAAATATAATAAATAATAACTTTCACAATCTAAAACTTAAGGTAAATTATGATGAATATTGGGATTTCTTCATAAATAAAGATAGTTTTCCTTCTTATTCAAGAGAAGGGTTATCTACTGAATGCTTGATTTCATATATTGATGTCAATAATAAGGATTGTATTGTTGATAATAAATTATATGGTAATGCAGATTATATTTGGGATGATGCCATTAATAGTGGAGTTACATTACATAATATTGGTTATACAGGAGTTGATAATGGGCAAATATTATTTAGAAAAGATAGAATAAGTAACAAAGAGTTCTTAAAATTATTCACTAAAAGTAAGTTAGAACTACCAAAAGATGACTTTAGATTTTATTTAACACAGGTTAGTGGAAATACAATGTTATATGAATATCCAAGTTATTATAGTAATTCAGATAAAAGTATCATTATGAATGGTGGATTTTATCAAGGATTCTTTAAAATTGATGGAAGAAATTATCAAGTATTGCCAGATAAAATTGATAATGACTGGCATTTCGAATTTTGTCTAAATAAACAGAATCTTAAACCAGAAAGTAACAACACTTTAAATGATAAACATCCTAACAACAAAGGAATATTTTTCTATATTGGCACAAGAGCCGAAAATAAGTTTTGGCATTTGTATGGACATAATGATAATGAGATATTTGACAAAAATTGTGATACATCATATATATTAGATAATGATAATAATGATGGATATTTCAGAGATATAGATACAATTATTGAATCACATTATTCAATGGAAGATTTACCAGAAAAAGAAGAAGAACCATATGTAATAGATGGTTATTTAACTGATAAATGTCCAGAAGAAGAAACTTGTAAGGTAGATTTCATTGTTGATGATTATATTGATATGAAAGATTATGAGTGTTGTGAAGAAAAAAAGAAATCATGTTGTGGAATACCTGGAATATATTGGTTTAATTTATATGAATCATCACAAGCAACATATAACCATTTATCATGTGATTGTCAAAAAAATAATATAGAGAAACCAGATGGAAAATATATAGACTCTGATTCATGTTGTGTAAATTGTTGTACAAACACAACAAACACTTCATGTAGTAATTGTCATTTTCCAGATAAATATTGGTTTAATACATATGATACATATGGTTTCTTCCCAATTAAAAATTGTTGTGATGGGACATGTACTTGTAAAAACGCAGTTAAAAACTTTTTTGCTGATTGCTTTTTATCTGATGATGATTATGGTGGATGGTTAACAAGTCCTAGTAAAGAGTATTTTGGAGATGATGATTATTTAGAAAAAGACATTAATTTGGATACTGTTAAATTAATGACTTATGATGATTATCCTATAGACCAAGCGAACATATTTATGTTTAAGTCTGATAATAAGTTTTTACTATTCAACAGAACAAAGACAGGGTTTACCACAGATACTTGGATAGATGGGAGTGATTGTATTTTTACTGGAGTAACTAACACAAGTTCTGAAAATTACTTCTTATTAATGAATAGAACGAAAACTGGTTATACTGTGAATACAATTGAAAAGTTAATAAAAGAGAAAAATAATATATATAAGGTAATGCCAGATTTATATTATAATGCATTAGCTTTTCGAATAAAAGATGATGGTAGTATTGGTTATAGATATTTAACAATGAATTGTGATAATACAAATTACTGCGATATATTAGAAGAATATTCAAAACCAAACATAATAAAAGAAGATGTATGGCATACAATAAATGTAAGAATAAAATTATTATCACCTAGATTACATAAATGTGATAATAAGAAAAGAAAAATGAAATTATATTTTTATGTTGATGGAAACTTGATTTTTATTTCATCTGAAATAATGGCTTTGAATTTACACAGGTTAAATGATATAAGTGAAAAACAAGAAACTGTACCATACAACATATCAATTGGTGGGGGAAGTCAAGGATTATGTGATATGATAATGCTTAACTATTATAGCTTACCTAAATATATTTTACCAATAGAAAAAAACTTTGCTGGAACATTTATTGGTAAGTTTAAATCATTCAAATTTTACAATTGTATGATGGATTACCAAAAGGTATATAATAATTTCAAATTTGAAAAAACAAATCAAGTTAAATAAATATTTATAAATATAAAAAATATAAACATGAAAGGACTAACTTTTTATAAACTTGTATCTCCTTATCCAGAAGACGTAACAAAAAATTGTGGTCTGTTGGGTACTGAAATAGATGAAAACTTTTTTCATTTAAAAGAAGAGGATATACGAACAGCATATTGGGAAAATGATGTCTTAATATTGGAACGTGTTGATGGTGATGTCATCAAGGTATCTGGAATAACAGAAGGTTGTACAAAAAACTTAGAAATAGATTACGATGCTGAAAAAGGTGTTTTAATTGTAAAACATAATGGAACGACAGAGGAAATTAGTGGATTTACAGGCTCAAATGCCCTTTCACAAGTATATAGTGATAGTACAATGACTGGTAAAGGTACTAAAAAATCTCCTATTGGCATTTCTCCAATTGCACAAACGGGCACATTTAAACCTGTAATTAAATTAATTGATACAATTAATGGAGAGAAATTACCTTTCCCTAATAAATTGATTAAAGGAAACAGATATTTAACACTTGAACGTATTAGTGATTATGGTTATTTATACAATTATGATGCCGTAACACAAATACAAAAAGCATTAGATGATTGTAGTAGTGAATGGAGAGTTCCTACAAAAGAAGATTGGGATAATATGTTAAATGCTGTTGAACCATGCCCACAAGATAGAAATCATCAAACAATAGCTGGAAATAGATTTTTAGGTAAATTAGCTGGAAAACTATTAAAATCTAATGTTGGATGGAGAACATTTTCTCCTAGTGGATGTACAATGCCAAATTATAGTATGCCAAGAAATAACTATAATGCTGATGGAGAATATGGCTTTGAAGATATGAATTACAATTGTCCTACAGGTTCAACTTCTGGAAATTGTAATTGTGATTGTGGATGCGATTGTTCATGTTCATGTCCACCTCCATTTCCTCCATGCCCACCATGTCCTCCTCCATGTCCACCATTATTACCAAATGGTGTAGATGCTTTTGGGTTCAAAGTTATGCCAGCAGGTTATGGTGATGGTGGAAGTATGATGGATTATTTCGGTTCAAGAGCTTGTTTTTGGACAAATACTCAATCGCATGTTACTGATGTATATGTTAAAAGATTTGACTATGATAAAACTGGTGTTTATCAAGGTATTGAAGACCCAAATAGTTTGTATTCATTAAGATTAGTTAAAGATTATAATGGTTCAAATCATTTTGACACTGAATCAATTGGTGGAATGGATTACTCTACAGTATTAATGCCAAGTGGCAATGGAAATCATACAATTTGGACTTCTACTAACATTGCATTTAGTAATAGACAATATAAACCTGTAGAACCAAATTTAGGCGTTGGTTTAACTTATACTGACAAATATTTCATCAATGAATGGGATGGTTTCAAATGGATTAAAAACGAATTAAGAGAAGGTGAATCTGTAGTAATATTTAACGCATTAAATGGCGGAACTAACATTGAATATAGAATCATTGATGGTGCTTTAGTTAATGTAAGTGATGCTGTATATCAAGATATTATGACTGTTATTAAACCAACTTTAGATAAAATTAAAGATGACATTCTAATTTTATTTAATCGTGTTAGTAACATAGAAACAAATGTTAGTGGTTTAACTGTTTCATTAAATGCTGAAATACAACGTTCAATTGAAGCAGATAAAGCATTAGATAGCAAAATTGATGCTGAAACAGAACGTTCAATTGAAGCTGACAAGGCATTGGATGCTAAGTTAGATAATGAAATTGCTAGAGCTATTGAAGCTGAAAAAGCGTTGGATACTAAATTAGATGATGAGATTAATCGTTCAGTAGAAGCAGACAAGGCATTAGATAGTAAAATTGATACAGAAATTGCTAGAGCCATTGAAAACGAAACTAATATAGTTAAGCAATTAGAGGCAGAAACGGCAAGAGCAATTGAAGCAGAGAAAAATCTTGACACTAAGATTGATAATGAAACGACTAGAGCTATTGAGGCAGAGACTAATATAGTTAAACAATTAGAGGCAGAAACAGCAAGAGCAATTGAGGCAGAGAAAAATCTTGACACTAAGATTGATAATGAAACTGCTAGAGCTATTGAAAATGAAACTAAGATTATTGGTCGTTTAATCAGTAAAACTGGAAGTGTGTTTAGCCTTTCAGAAGGTACTTTAACATTAAAAACAGATGATGATGCAAATACAATTGTCATTGAGTTAGATGGTAATTATGGTACATTTTAATTAATATAAAAATATAATAATAAGATGAAAGATAGACTACAATTAGTACATAATGACAAATTATTTGCTAACAGAACTGAGGCAATAAACTATATTAAGGAAGCAGCAGTTTTAAGTCATCCAGCTTTATACGCAGAGCCAGTAATTGTAAAATATGGCTCTGCTGATGAGCCTAATATCATTTTGGGTATTGGGTCTGTTGGTGATGGAACTACACAAGGTTTCACAAATAAGTATTTCATAATTGATACTGCAAATCTTGAAGAAAGTATTAAAGAATTACAAGATGAATTTAGTGGTAACACTGAATCTATTAAAATATTAACAGAAACATTAAAAAATGTAATTTCTTCTTGTGGATTAAATGATGATGGTACTTATACTAGTATTGCTGGTGATTTAATATTAGGAAATGTTAAAAGCCTAAAAGAAGCAGATGCTAAATTGTCAGAAGCTATCCAAAGTTTGATGAAATCAACACAGTTTTCAACTAAAGATAGCAAAACCATCACTTTTGATATTACTAAGGATTCTGAAAGTGGTGTAACATTGACAGGTGATGTTAATGTACCAGATACTATTACTGATGGTTTAATTAACATCAAGAATATTATCTCTGTAAAAGATACTGGTATTTTTGCCAATGTAGATTTGTCATATGATTATAATAATGGTGCTTTAACATTCACTAATGGGGTTAATACATCTGTATTTAATTTACCATTAGAAACATATGTTAAAAGTGGTTCTTATGACCCATCTACTGAAAACTTAGTATTAGTACTTAACAGACCAGTTGACACTATTAATGAGAGTGGTGCAACTGTTCAAACAGATAAAATCTACATTTCATTAGCAAATTTAGTTGACGAATGGGATGTTAAAAATGAGCTTTCTTCTCCTGTAACATTAACAAAAACAAGAGTAATCAGTGGTAAAGACGAATTATCAGCTAATTTAAAAATCTATGAAAGTGATACTAATATTTTAGTAAACCATGAAAATACTGGTTATCTTGAAGTAAAAGGTACTGCTGACAATATACAATATGCTACTGGTGTAACAGTAAAAGATAAGATTGATGATATAATTTCACAACATACTGTTAGTGTAGAAGATTCAAATACTGTAGACATGTCAGTTGTATCAACAGTTTCTGGTGGTACAAAAATTAAAGCAGATGTTAATATTTCGACAAATACTGGAAATATTATAATATCTAATGATACTGGTATTTTTGCTTTAGTAGATTTAACTTATGAACCTGCTAGTGGTAAATTATCATTTACAAATGGTATTGATTCTAAAGAATTTTCATTAACATTGAATTCTTTCTTGAAAAAAGGATATTATGATTCTTCTACTGGAGAAATTGTTTTACTATTTGCTACATCTAGTGGTGGTGATGATGAGATTAGAATTCCAGTATCAGAATTAATTGACGAATGGGATGTTAAAAATGATGCTGATAGCCCTATTGTATTAACAAAAGTTGTTGGTACTAACGGAAATCCAGATATTCTTTCTGCTACACTTAAATTCTCAACAGTAAGAGATAATATTGCTGAAAATTTAAATGGTACTGTATATGTAAAAGGTACTGCTGATAATATCAAATTCAATTCAGAAACAGTAGATTCTGCATTAAATTCAATTTTAGGTGATAGTGCTACGACTGGTTCTATTAAACAACAGATAAAAGCAGAAGCTGATAGAGCGATTGCAGCTGAAACAAAGATTGCTAATGATTTGGCAGCAGAAGTGACAAGAGCTAAAGAAGCTGAAAGTGGTATAACAAGTGCATTAACAGCAGAAACAACTAGAGCAACTGCGGCTGAAACTCAATTAAGTAATGATTTGGCAACAGAGGTAACAAGAGCTACAACAGAAGAAACTAGATTAACGACTCATTTAAATGATGAAATAACTAGAGCTAAAAATGCTGAAAATAACTTGTCAAATGCATTATCTACAGAAGTAACTAGAGCACAAGCTGCCGAAGCTGCTAACACAAGTAAAATTGCTGACAACACTAAAGCAATTTTAGATGAAGTTGTACGTTCAAAAGAAGCCGAAGCAAGTATTATTAGTGCATTGACACAAGAACAAAACCGTGCAATTACTGCTGAAACAAAGATTGCTAATGATTTAGCAACAGAGGTAACAAGAGCACAAACAGCAGAAGCAAAAGTTTTATCTGATGCAAATGTATATACAGACACTAAAGTTGGTAAATTAGCATTTACACCATTATCAAATAATACAATGTCATTATCAATTGATAAATCATCAACTGATATGGAGTATAATATTAAAGGACAAATTAATATTTCTAGTACTTCTGGTAATACAATTGTTGAAACTGATGGTGGTATATATAGTACAATCGACTTAGAATATTCTGTTGAAACTGGTAATTTGACATTGACTGCTCCAAATGTAAGTAGAACAATTCCAATTGCAATTAATGGTTTAATTCAAGATGTACAATTACATGATAATCAATTAGTATTCACTTTCAAATTAGCTGATGGGACTACTAAAGTTCAAGCAATTGATTTGACTGGATTGATTTCAGATTGGGAAATTGATAATACTAAAGTTATTAATGGTAAAACAGTATCAATAGACTTATTTAAAGAAAAAGCCACTCCAAGTAGTGATTTATTCCAAGTTTATGGTGATGTTAAAATTGTAACAGGTAGTGCTGAACCAACTGTTAAAAACAATATATTAGATAAATTGACTGATGGTAGATTATTTGTAGATGGAGTTTCTTCAAATATTATGCATGGTGATTCTACTTTAGATTCAGTAATTACAAATATTGAAAATAATATTACAATCACTTCTGGTAGTACAATTTTAAGTGGTACTTATGACAAGAATACTGCTACAATTACATTAGAAAAATCTGATGGAACTACAATATCTATCACAGGAGTAACTGGTGGTAGTGGAGGTTCAGTAACATCTGCAACCGTATCAGCCGATGGTAAGTTCTTGACAATTAAACAAGATGGTGGTAGTGATGTTATCGCTGATTTAACAAATACAATTTCAGCAGCTACTTCACAAGTATCATATAATCCAGATAATACAGGTCACACTGTAGTTGTTGCAGTAAACAATGCAAGTCATACTATTTCGGCAGACTTAGCAAGTACAGGAGTAACAATTGATTGTGGAACATATTAATAAGCATAAAAGGCGACTACAATAGTCGCCTTTCTTATTTTATTCACTATATGATTCTATATACTCATTATATTTAATTTCTGCTTCATCAGTAAACACTTTATCTCTAATATCAAATAAACTTCCAATTACAACATCATAATCTTTAGCATATAAATTAGTAGAAAAAACATCTTCTCGAACAATATCTAATAATCTTTTTGGTAACTTTCCTTCTTCTTCAAATATTTCAACATCTTCTTTAGTCAACTCATCAATTATTTTATTATATTCTTCTACAATTATTTTTAGTTCTTCTCTCTCTAATTCTTTCATTCTTTCTTGATAATCCTCTACAGTTTCTTCCCAATTTATGCCTATTTCCTCAACAAATGGTGGAGTTTTATTAACACTTATCCAGTATTTAATTTCTTTATCTTCCATTGTCAATAATTGTTCATATGTATCTTGGTCGATAACTCTATTAGGCTGTCCAGACACAAGAATTGATTGTTCTTTAGTCCAATATTTTCTATCATCTGGATTTTTTACCAAAATTTCATTTCTAATATCAGAAGAAAAACATACTAATAATGGTGTAATACGTTTATTGAATTGGTCAATATATTTTGGTACATTATATTCTATATTATCATCGCAAAATGTATCATGTTCCGCTTCGACAATATCATTACTTAATAATGCACAATTTAATTGTATTTTAACACTTCCTTTTTCAATTATTTCACCAGTTTCCTTATCTATTTTATCTTTAGTTGTAACTTTTTTGACATCTGAATGACTCTTAGCTTTTCCAGTATTTATGTAGTAAATAGTATCTCCTACATCAACCTTAACTTCCTCACGAATTACCAATTCATACCAAGCCTGTCTTGATTTAGGTCTTCCAGCTTTTGTTAGAGTTTTACAATCTTCAATATATTCCTTAACAGGTTTTTTAATTTTACCCTTTGAAGCAATATCTCTTAAAGGTATTTTATAATTGTAAATTTTCTCAATATAATCATAATAATTCTCTAAAAATTTCTGCCCATCTCCTTTCAGTAAAAGTTCAACTCCTTCATTAACAAATTTTTCAATATATGTTGGCATTTTTTTAGACTTGATTGTATTACCAACTAATTTAACTTCTCCACCTGCTAATAAGTCAGCATAATTCTTACGAGCAAAATTTATAGTTGCATCAGCATATTCATCAATACCAAGACCCATTTTACCTCTCATAAATAAGTCATTAAATTCTGCTACATCAGCTTCAACTCCATGATATTCTTTTCCCTCTTTTACTTCACGATTAAGTCCTTTTCCAATATATACACGAGTTTTCAATATTTCTTCACTTGGCATTTGGAAGTTGAAACCATCTGTATCTCCAACAATAGGTTTATACCCTCTATCAGAAAACCATTTAATCATTAAACGTAATGATTGTCTACCAATACAAGTTGTCATTTCAGCACAAATTAAATCCCCCCAAGGGAAAATATCTGGAGCACCAAATCCACCAAAGAACGAATTACCAAAAATTTTAAAAGGTAATTGCTTCTTATCATTTGCTGATTCTTCACTTTCCCACTTTTGGATTTCTGCTATCAGTTCTCTAAGTTCTTCATCTGTTCCTTGAAAAATATCTTTTTGGTCTTTTAATTTTTCAGCATGTTTTTTAGCTTTCTTTTTGAGACCTTTAAATTTTTCACGTTGGTCAAGAATATATGCTAATAATTGTAACATTACACCAGAAATATCTAATTCACTAGCAATATCCCATGTTAGAATTATTGATGGATAAAGTGAATTATAGTCAAGTTTTACAATTCTATCAACATAACCAACACTTAACAATCTTGATAAACCACCTGTAAATTTTTTTGCAGTAGAAAATGCAGGAATAGCTAAATCATTCTCATAAGACCATGCAAGCATAATCATTTTCCAAGTACCTGCTGTACCCATAGTACATATCTTACCAAAATTAGTAGGAAGAAGTTTTGCTAACAAGAAATTTGATTGATTGTAACGTAATTCCACTTTATCAGTTTCATACAAGTCATCTAACAAGTATCTTTCTACAATATATTTACCTGTAGTTACCTCATATCCTTCCTGTAAAGGCTTTTCATCAGTAATTCTATACCACAACCCATTTGTATTATTAAATGCGTATACAGGGTCTGTAATTGCCCAAACTTTTTTAATTTGGTCTCCAGGAACATAAACACGATTAGGTTTATTTAACTTAGAATATTTTGTAACATACTTTAAGTCTGCTTTCTTCATATTACTGTCTTGTGCTTGTGCACGTCTAACAGCATGTAATGAATCAGTAATGTTATATCCCCATAATACTGTTGGGTAATAATATTCTATCTCACCACCCAATTTAAGAACTGTTTGTCTTTTTTTCTTATATAATGCTTGTTTAAAATATTTAGATGAAATTTCTTGCATTGACGAACCAAGAACATCACATCTAACAATTAAATAATTCCAGTCAAAGTTTTCAGAGTTATGCCCTGTAATTACATCTGGCTTAATATCAGCAATAATCTTAATCGCTTCTTCAATAGCAATTAATTCGTTTTTTCTTCTCTCATTACCTTCACCAGTAATTGTTAATATTTTTTCAAATCCTCTATTAGTCCTAATACCAATCTGGTCAATAGCATGTAATTTTGGCTCTAAGCCTTGTGTTTCCAAGTCAAATTCTAATCTAGTCAATTCATCATAATCATCATAACCTTTAAATAGACGTTTACCTGTTTGAATCATGAATTGTTCAATTGGAGATACTGCTAAGAAATCTTTACTTGAAGATTTTTGGTCTTTATCCTTATCATTTGGATAAACAGGCATTCCTGCAATTTGAAAAAATCTTAAAAACTTATTATACGCCATACGTTTTGACGCATAAAACATAACTCTATAACCATTTTCTAGTCTCTCGGCTGTTTTTCCATCTTTATTGTAAATGTTTAAACCTTTTACCCTAATTCCGAATTCAGCCATTTTTTTCTTTAATTCTACTCTGTTACCATCAAATAATCTTTGAGCAGCAGATTGTTTAACCCAAACAAATGGATAATAATTTTCTTTTTTAACTCTTTTTTCCCCAATATCATTATTATAGATAATGGAAACTTGGTCATCACCATAACCACATTCAAGAGTAACAATTCTTTCCATTGGGTCAAACCCTGTTAAGAAATCATTAATAACTTCTGAATTTATTTCTTTCATATATACATTAATTTAAAATTAAAGACTAACATGTAGCCATCATTTACTTACAATCCAAATGTATATATTATTTTTGTAAAAACAAAATGTTATAACTTTTTAAAGAATATAAATTATAAGTTCTTCCCTAATCGGCATTATCAGATTACCAATAGGATATGATACTTCTGGAGATGAAATATTGCCATTAAAAGAAATGTTAAATTCTCCTTTAAATGCTCCCTTTTCTTTTGTGTCTCTTTCTCTCCAATTATAACAAATAACATATTCTTCAACACAGCCATCATTTTCTCTTAATTGAATGTACGCAGGTTCTTTAGCAATTTTTATAATACCAGTATCAACATTTGTCATAGTAAAAGTGATATTAGCATCTTGTATTGCCTCGAAAAAAAAAATTGAAGTTGTGACGTCCGTCATTAATCAACTCCATGCGTAATACAGGTAATATACTGTTTTTATTAATATAAAATTCTTGTGCCATTTTTTTTTTATAATAAATATACATTATAATACATATATTAATAGTAGAAATGATATTTATTATAAAATAGATAATATTATTTATGAAAAAGATTACGACTAAAGAATTTATTGAAAAAGCAAAACAAATACATGGAGATAAATATGATTATTCTAAAACAGAATATGTTAACAATAAAACTAAAATTTGCATCATATGTCCTATTCATGGCGAATTTTGGCAAAGACCAAGTGACCATTTAAGTAAATGTGGATGCCCTAAATGTGGTTCATTAAGAAGTAATGGAAAATATGTAGACAATAGTATTATTATGAATAAATTTAAAGAAATTCATGATAACAAATATGATTATTCTAAAGTAGAGTATAAAGGTGCTCACACAAAAGTTTGTATCATATGTCCAGAACATGGTGAATTTTGGCAATTACCATCTTCTCATTCAAATGGGAGTGGATGTCCTAAATGCGCAAAAAAAGGAAGGATTAGTAAAACTAATATTAATTTTATTAATGAGGCAAAATTAGTGCATAGTGATATATATGATTATTCGAAAGTAGACTATAAGGGAAGTAAAGAAAAAATTTGCATTATTTGCCCCAAACATGGAGAATTTTGGCAAGAATCTGCAAGTCATTTAAATGGGAGTGGATGTCCTAAATGCGCAAAAGAAATTAAAATAAAAAGAATTAATGCCAATTTTAACAAAAGAGCAAAAGAAATTCATGGTGATAAATATGATTATTCGAAAGTAGACTATAAAGGATGGAATAAAAAAATATGTATTATTTGTCCCGAACATGGAGAATTTTGGCAAGATGGTGGAATTCATTTAAGTGGTCATGGTTGCCCAATTTGTAATAAATCTAAATTAGAGAAAGAAATAGAATATGAGCTTATTAAAAATAATATACATTATATAAGCCAATATAGACCAAAATTTCTAAAAAATGGTCATTCTCAACAAAGTTTAGATTTTTATCTTCCAGATTATAACATTGCTATTGAATGTCAAGGTATCCAACATTTTGAACCAGTTGAATTTTTTGGTGGTTTGGAATCTTTTAAAGAAATAAAAAGAAGAGATTTAAAAAAAAATATACTATGTAAAAAAAATGGTATTAATATTTTTTATTATACTGATAACATAAAAAAATGTTATTTTAATGAACTTTATAATGAAGAAAATTTATTAAAATCATGTCTACCATCATCTATTAATTCCATTCTTAAGATGGGCAATTTACTTCCTTTGTTAATATAAAATTCTTGCATAACTATGTCATTATTTGTTATTATATAATAAATATCTGTCCCATTAAAACTATTTATAAATGACAAAGATAAAATATAATACATATTGAAATGAGAATAGATGACGAAAAAAAAGACTTGTTTAAGTTAGTTAGAACAAAATTAGGTGCTCCAATTCGTATAGTACAATTAACAGATGACCAATTATGCGATTTATTAGAAACCGCAGTTGGTGATTATGCTGAAAAAGTACAAAATTGGATTATTGAATCTCAATGGATGAATTTATATGGCAAAAATGCTTTAATGAGTCCAAATGAGATGGCATTTGCTCTATCTATGAGAACATTAGATATGACAAAAGACTATTCTTATTGGTTCTCTAAAGAAGTAGGTCTTCAACAAAGAGGACCTTGGGAATTGAAGAAGGATTGTATTACTATTGAAATGGGTAAACAAAATTATTTAATTCCTGCTGGAAGAGAAATTAATAAAGTTTTATATACTACCCCACCAACATCACAAGCAGCATTATTTGCCAATTATGCTGGAATTGATATTGGTTTTGGTGGTGGTTACGCTCAAATTGGTGGTGGACAAGCAGGATATGGACCAATTGGTGGTTTTTACACTATGCCAGCTTATGACACAATGTTACTAGCAGCAGACCTTAATCTTAAAAATAGATTGTTGAGAAGCGATTTAACATATAAAGTAACAGCAGGGCCTAATGGAACGAAAATCCTTCATCTATTATCAACTCCTGGTTCAAAACTTTCATTTGGTTATATGGGAGGAGTTGGCGGTGGATTAGGATTAGTAGGATGCCAAGTATGGTATACATATTATGATGTTGGTTCTGGAGATGAGCTTGATGAATGTCGTAAAGATAACCAAGAATTGTTAATTTCTCCCGACCAAGTTCCACTTAACAAAATGGATTATTCATTCTTGAATGAACCAACTAAAGTGATTGTTCGTCAATTATTGGTTGCAGAAGCTATGATAACTTTAGGATTAATACGTGGTTATTATAGTGGAAAAGTTAGCATTCCAGAAGCCGAATTGCAAATGGATTATCAAATGTTACTAGACATTGGTAGACAAGAGAAAGAAAAAACAATGCAATCATTGATTGAAAGACTTGAAAGAATGTCTCCAGCTAATATTATGAGAACACAAGCTGATTTAATGAATAGTATGATGGAAATACAAAATAAAAAACCATTACCATTAATGGTAATATAATAAAAATATATAAATAATATATTATGAAAATAATAAAAGTTAAAGGAAGTGAATTAAGAGAAATGCTTGAAAATATTGTTTCAGATACACTTATTGAAGGAAGAAGACAAAATGAGTTAAATGAAATAAGAAGTATTGTAGAATCTGTTGTAAGAAAAACTCTTGTTGAATCTTATGGAGAAAATTATACCCATTTCTTGTTACAAGGAGATAGAATAATTAATGGTTGGGATTATTCAAGTTTGATGGATGAAGATGGCAAATTTGATAATGCTAGTATTAAAGAATATAGTAAAATGGATGTAATTGATATGGGATTAGACCCAAAAACAGTTAAAGTCTATACAAGAAGAGGATTGGAGAAAAAAGGTATCAACCCTAATGATGACGCAAATTGGGGTAATTTAAATGAACCATCTAACACTCCAAATATGGGTGAAGCATGTGAAAGCGTAAATGAAGAATTACATGATGTAATCCATAAAGAAGGAGATAATTGGAAAATTAGAGGTCATAAAGGAAAAGGTGATAATGAAGCTGATGGTGATTGGAATGCCAATTACAAATCCAAAGAATCGGCTGAAAAAGCGTTGAAAGCGTATTTTAGTAATAAATAGAGTAATAGCATCCATGAAGGATGCTATTTTTTTAATCACTAAAATATGAACCTCTTTCAGATAACATCATTTCAACATCATCTAATGGAGTTCCATAACTTATAACTAACAAATTCTCTGGAAATTCATCATCCTCTGTTAAATCATCAATATCTTCCCAAGCTAAAGCAATTATTCCATTTATACAATCTTGCATTGAAAAACAAGAATTATTTTGAGCTAAAGCAAGTTTAAATTTCAATTTAACTTTTTTAACTAAATGAAATGTACTTTCTTCTGGTACTAAATTATTACAAATAGAAGCTGGTTTTATATTCCAATCTTCTCCCCATGTTACATCTGGAGTTGAAGAGAATAAGAATTCATATGTGTAATTACCATCAATATCAATTCCAATTTCATTAACATATACTAAAAACAATTCTTCTTGTTCATCCATAATTATTTATTTTTTTCATCTTTAATTACTGTATTAATTAACAATTCCTTTCTCATTACTTTTTCAAACATATCTTCTGATACTGTATTAGAAAATAATTGATAATAAACTGTTACATCATTTTCTTGTCCAAGACGATGTAATCTATCCATCACTTGTTGATTATCCCCAGGAACCCATGAATAAGAATTAAATATACATATATTACCTCTTGTTAATGTAATTCCTACACCAGCAGCATATATTTGCCCAATAAAAACTTTTATCTTTTTGTTATTCATAAAAGCATCTTCGGCTTTATCTTTTTGTTTCTGTGTCATTTTTCCATTATAAATAACACATGAATCTCCAAAGTATTCTCTAAAACCATACACTTCTTCATCATAACAACAAACAATCATCACCTTTTCATCATTCTCTATATGTTCTTCGGCTAATTTAATAGTATTTTCCATCATTTGTTTGGCTATATATTGTCTTAATATTGTTCCTTCTATAAGTTCTTTATTATCTTCAACATATTTTCCAGCCATCATTTGAGCATTCGAATAATCATCCCAAAGTCTATTATATTCATCTCTTTGGTGAGATGATAAATCATAATATAGTGTTTTAATTTCTTTATCAACCAAACCAGGTATTTCTGTCTTTAATCTTCTAATATAAAGATGTTTTATTTTTTCCTTTAATTCTTCAAGATTAGAAGCACCATTAGTAATCCATACTTTCTTATTAGTACTTCTATTTGTTATTTGATAACCATTACAATATTGTTTTACATAAAATTCCCAATCTCTTGTTATTTCAGCATCAATAAGTTTTAGAATATTATACAAATTATAAGGTCTATTAGTAATAGGAGTACCTGTGACAGCAAATATACCTCTAGGGTTAGATTTTTCAATAAAATCACTAATGACTTTATATCTTCCACTTGTGTTATTAGATAATCTATGACATTCATCAATTATTATTAAATCAAAATGAGATTGAAACAATTGACTGTTTTTCATAGCTTGTTCAATTAAAGATTTTTTCCTTGATTTTATCATTTTAGGTACTTGTACTTCAACCATTTCTCCAGTTTTTTCATCTTTTTCTTTTTTTGTTATAAAAACTGGTTTTTTAACTTTTTTTTCTTTTCCTTTTACAATTTCAATAACTTCTTCTGTTTCTTGTTCCATTGGAATTTCATAAAAATTATCCAATATATCATAATTTATTATTGTATATCTTTTATCATCCCATTTACTACCATTAACAATTGTAATATCATCTTCGTCAATATAATAATTTAACTCCCTCTTCCAAGTAGTCTTGACACTAGCAGGACATATAACCAATACTTTCTCAAATCCTCCTTCAATTGAAGCTACAATTGCTGTGAGGCTCTTTCCTAGGCCCATTTCATCGGCTAAAATACACTTTTCTCTACTAACTAAAAATTTCACACCCTTTTTTTGGTGGTCTTTTAAGGCTCTATTATGCTTTGATGTTAATCTATCATATTTATCAAAATCAATATCTAAATCATTATAATCTGTAATAAATAATGGGTCTAAAATTGCTTTTTTTGGTATAAAGCACATTTTTGGAGCAGCTTGACTCCTTCTATATACAACATAACAGTTGTATGTTGTATCTGTTTCACCAATAATACTAGTAATTAATAACTTTTCTGGTATAAATTCTATACCCCAATCATTTTGTTTTTTCTCGCCATACCATTTAGATATTTTTACAATTTTATTAAGAATAATTGGTTCAAAATCATGATTATTTAATATATACTCTACTTGAAAATCAGATAAAACAGTATTATTCATAATAACATCTCTTTTAACTAAAGAGATATAACTATTATTACCATCATAATCTTTTAAAATTTCCAAAGCCTTTGTTTTTTTCTTCAAAGAAACACCCATAAACAATATTTTAATATTAAACTTATATGTGCAAATATATATACTTTTTTTATTAAAAACAACTATTTATTGGAGACAAATTACTAATTATGAAGATTATATTAAATGAAGGACATATAAATACAGTATGTTTACTAGAAGCTATGAAGGAAGGTTTTTCAATTGAAACATTGAAAAGTTTACCTAGTTTTGCAAAAAAACGAGCATATTGTAAACAAATGTTAGGTAATAGTATTGGAAAAGGAAGTTCAAGAGAAGTATATCAAATTGATGATGAAAAAATATTAAAATTAGCTATGAATAATAAAGGTATTGCTCAAAATGAGGTTGAAGCCGATTGGGGTCTTCAAAACTATGGTGTCGTACCAAAATTATTTGATAGTGATGATGATGGATTATTTATTATAGCAGAATATGTATTGCCAGCAAAAGAAGCCGATTTTCAACACTGTTTCAATATGAATTTTAATGATTTCTGTCGCTTTATTGCTGGATGTTGTAACTTATATTTAAGTAAGCCAATAAGATATGGTTTGGATAGTAAAACAGTACATAATTTATGTGATAGCAATCAACAATTATATTCATTCATGTTGTATATTACTGATTATCAACCGCCATATGGAGATGTTACTGCAATAAGAAATTATGGACTTACACAAAGAAATAATCAACCAACAATTGTATTGTTAGATAGTGGATTAAATAATGAGGTGTGGAATGATTTTTATAAATAAAAATAGAAATGGAATTAGATAATAGAAATATAAAAAGAGTACCAATTAATAGAAATAATTTATTCTATTCAGAAGAATCATTTCAATTTGATGTTGAGTTAGGCAAGAATTATTATGAACAAGATATGAATCAAACTGTAATTTTATATGAAGTAGATTTAGAAAAAACTAATGGTGATGCTGTTTATCAAGAGGCAAAAAAAGATGGTATAAGGTTTAAAACTCCAGTAGAATTACATGTAAGATATTTAATTGATTCACCAGAATTAAAAACATATGATTCCAAGACTAATTTAGGAGTATATTTACAAGCTGGTAAATTAAATTTTACTGTATTTCAAGCAACTTTAGATGAATTGGAATGTGACATCAAAAAGGGTGATTATATTGGTGTACAAGTTACAAATACTAAAATGATTTATTACACAGTAGTAAATGATGGAAAAATAAATTATGATAATGCACATACAGTATATGGTTACAAACCATATTATAGAACAATACAATGTGCAATTGTTGACACTAATGAATTTAATGGTAAATAATGAGAAAACAACCAAAACCATATTTAGAAAAATTAAGACTAAGAAATAAACCTTATGGTTTAGAAAGAAGAGAAAACGTTGTTAAAGAAACAATGTATAATGGGACTCCTATGCCTAAACCTGTTGGTTATAAAGACATAGACGATGAATTTAAAAGATGGGTAGAAAATGATTTAGATGTTTCATTTGAAGGCAAAAGATTACCTACTATGACTTTACTTAGTGGTCAAAGATTTACTGAATATGCCCAATCTTGGCAATATGTAGATGAAGATGGTAATCTGTTATTAAACTTTAAAACAATATCCAGAGAAAATAATCCACAAACAGGTACTATTCATAATGGATTATGGAACATACCAACAGATAAAAAATATCCATTTATGTATGTTCCAGTTTTACAAGATAATGGATTGGAAGCATATGATGTTTATAAAATGTCACAACCATTTTCTATTGATTTAGTATATAGTGTGACAATAATAACCAATAAATATGAATTATTGAATGTCTTTAATGAATTGGTACAGAATAAATTTAAATCAAGACAAGCATATATTAAACCAAATACATATTATATGCCAATGAATTTAGATAATGTATCAGATGAAAGTGAATATTCATTAGATAATCGTAAATATTATTCTCAAACATTCCAAATAAAAGTAATGGCATATATTATTAGAGAAGAAGATTTTGAAGTTGAACACTTACCTTCGAGACAAATAATATCTTTTGAAGGAGATTCATCAAATCGTAGAGCCATTATTAAAATGGAAGAAGAGATTAATCCATGTCAAAATCCACCAGATGAAGAAAGATATTTTAATAAACAAGTGACAATTATTATTGAATTTCCAATATGTAGTGAGTATGCTAAATTTAAAGTGGATTCTGATATTACTATTACTTCACACAAAAAAGATAACATATATTGCATGAATTTGAAAGTTAATGATGAATTAATTGGAAATCTTGATAATTTTACAATACATAGTGGAGATTATGTTAAAGTTAGAATGAAAAGAACTTCATATGATAAAGAAGCTAAACTAACTCTTTATGGTTATGATGAAAATATAATATATGATTCAGACAGTTGTTTTACTGAATCTGAACTTGATAATACATGTGAAGATGAAATTATTGTTGTAGAGCCTTGACATTAACAATGTTAAGGCTATTTTTTATAAAAAGTATGAAAATATTAGATGCCATAAATTTAGAAAAATCATTATTATTAATATTGAATGATGACAATCATGAAGAATTATCGTTAGAATTATTATATATAATAAAAATCAATAAAAAGAACATATCAGAGCTTACTGATATATTCTTCGAAAAACAAAATTTTCTAATTAAGAAATTCTTTAAAACTGAATCAGATTTCAATAATAAAGAATTAATGGAAAAATATCAAGATGAATATGATAAATTATTGAATGATGACATCAATATACAAATCAATCTTTTACCTTTAAATAATAAGAATGTAGATAATATTAAAAACATTATAAAAGATAATCAACTAATATTAGACGGAATAAAGCCTATTATTAAGTAAGACTTTTATATACATCATAAATCAATTTATCTTTATTTTTAACGATATTTTTATTTAATTTATCAAAATTTATTATTACATAAACATTATCAATAATATATCCATCAATACCCATATTAAGAAATATTTGACTCATACTCTTCATACCATCTCCAGTTAATTTAGTATAAGCAAATGTCAATGCATTATATAATGTATTGTTTTCTGATAATGGTTGGAAATTATATGTTTTTAACATTTTATAATCATTGTAATTAACATCTTTAAATATAGTGTCATTCAAATACGTTTTTAGATTATTAAGTTCATTGTTAATCATATCATATTCTCTATTAGTAGTAACATCATACAATTGACTTTCTAACTGTGCTATTTTGGTTTGTATACTCTCTGGAGTTGATATACCTAATCTATTGAAACTATCTTTAGTGTTCACAATATTCATTCCATTTGTGGATAATATTATGAATTGATTACCATATTCTTCTACTTTATATGCATCCTTAGTAAAATAAAAACCATATCCTTCTCTACCTCTTGAACCACCTTTTATCTTACTTGAATCAAAGTAATCAAATTGTTCATTTGTTCCATGAAAGACATAACCCCTTTCAAATAAAGAGTTTAGTATTTTAAATCTAAATGATTGATTTGTTTGCATTTCTTTGTAAACATTATCAATAGATATATCTTTATATTCTTCTGAAATTAATAAATCAAACTTATTCTCATTTATTATAACCCTCATAAATGCCTATTTTCTTTATAAATAATTATCTTTTATTTAAAAAGATAAATATATATATCATTATTTTTTTGGTGTTTCATAGATATTTATTATTAACAAAATAATAATATAATTAATATTAAATAATGATGAGTGCAGACAACGCAAGAAAAACACATGTTTCACCTGGTATTTACACTAGAGAAGTAGACATTAACATCGCTGTTAAGAGTTTAGGTATCACAACTTTAGGGTTGGTTGGTGAAACAGTAAAAGGACCTGCTTTTCAACCAACATTGATTGAAGATTGGGGTAAATTCCAAGAAGTGTTTGGTGGAACTAACCCAGAGAAGTTCAAAGCAAGTGGATACCCTAAATATGAACTGCCATATATAGCTAAATCATATACTCAACAATCTAATCAAATGTATGTTACTCGTGTACTTGGTCTTTCTGGATACAATGCAGGACCTGCATGGGCTATTACTGTTGATGGTACTGGAAAATATGACAAAATGGTTATTGCTGTAATTCGTTCAAGAGGACATTATGTAGAATATTCAAGAGGTCCTGAAACGGGCGAAGATGGTAGATTATGTCCAACTGGTATGACATATGACGAATTAATCTATGAAGTAGGTATTGATAACAGTAATACTGGAAACACATTTGATAGTAAGGCTTTAGCAATTACTAGGTATAATACAGTTAATTACAGTTATGATGCTTGCTCTCCAGATGGATTTACAAGTTTGCCAGATTCTTTATCAGTGTCAACATTAAATTATGGTCGTTTCACTCTTTCTGGTTACACAGGTGGAGATACAGGACAAACTTTCAGTTATGCGGTATCATTGAATCCTGCTGATAAAGATTATATCATCAAAGTATTAGGCACAAGTGCCGAAGTTGGTGATGCTCCTATATATGTAGAAGAATTATATGATGTAGCCTTACAACAAGGTATAGAAAGTGGAAATATTACAACAATTAGTAGTGCATTAACATTTTATGATGTATCATATGATGATAAAACAGTTACTAGTGCTCCTGTTAAAGATTTATTATCAATAAATGAAGCATTATTAACTCGTGCTAATGTTGGTCAAACTTTCTTAGCTGATAGTAATTCAGTAGCATTAAATATAAATTATCATGAATATACTGGAGACACAAAAACAGGTAGTTATACTCCAGTTACTGATGACAAAGGATATGTAACTAAACCAGTAGAAATTGGTCACATTTATAAAGTGGTTGCTTACACTGACACAACTGGTAAACGTAATTATTGGTTTACAGAAGATGTTAAGAGAACAAGTACAATATCTGAGGGTCAAATAATTTATGCTTTCCCAAAAAATGTTATAAGTGGAACAGATTCTAAAGTATTGGTTATGTCATATGACAGATATTTTATGCCAGTATTAAATGACGATAAAACAAAAGTAATTGAAGTACTACCAGTAGGATGTGATTTAAATGATTACAAATCTCAATATAGATTTGCTTCTACTCCTTGGATTGTATCAGAATTGAAAGGTGATGGTAAAAATATTGAAGTAAACAAATTGTTTAGATTCCATACAATCACTGATGGTAACTATGCAAATCAACAAGTGAAAATTAGTATTGCTAATATTCGTCCAAATGATGGAACTTTTGATGTATTAATCAGAGATTATAATGATAGTGACACATCAGCAGTAGTACTTGAAAGATATTCAAAATGTACATTGATACCACAAGATGCAAATTATTTAGGCTATAAAATGGGTACTTATGATGGTACTTATGAATCTAAATCTAAATATGTAGTTGTTGAAATTATTGAAAATGACACAACGCAACATTCAATTCCTTGCGGTTTCTTAGGATACCCAACAAGAGATTTTGGTGGATTGCAAGTTAATGGTACTATGTACCAAGATGTTAAAAATCCATACTTGAAATACAACACAATGTATGATGATGAAATTAAAAATAGAAAACAATACTTTGGTCTTTCTGATTTAGTAGGTATTGATGTTGATGTATTTAATTTCAAAGGTACAGATGCTTATGATAATGAAAGTGTTTTATCAGCATATTCAGAAGCATTCCACTTAGATTCAAGATTAAGTGAGGATTCTTATACTGGAAGTAATAAACCTACTGTAACAGTTGATGGAGTATCTGGTTATACTTGGCAAACTGTAAGTGTATACAATGTATCAGATAATTATCAAATACCACCTAGAATTGGTACTGATGATGTAATGCAAGATACTATCTATGAAAATGTAGACTTAAGAAAATTCACTGTTTATCCATGTGGAGGTTTCGATGGTTGGGATGTTTATAGAGATGAAAGAACAAATGGTGATAAATTCAAACAAGTAAACTATAAAGGTAGCATTGACTTAACTACTAAAACTGGTCGTAATTTTGACTTAATATTAGACCCAGCATCAATTGGATTGGATGAAAAAGGTATTACTTCTGACTATTATGCTTATTTAGCTGGTATCAAACAATACTCTAACCCACAAGCTGTTGATATTAATGTATTAGCTACACCAGGTATTGATTATGTAAATCAAAAATCATTAGTTGAAGAAACTATTGAAATGGTAGAAGAAGATAGAGCTGACTCAATTTATGTTGTAACAACACCAGATAAACCATCTGGAGCAGGTGATTATATTGATGAAATGTACACACCAGACGAAGCAGTGGCTAACTTGGAAAGTTCTGATATTGATAGTAATTATGCTTGTACATATTATCCTTGGGTTAAATATGAAGATACTGATAATAATATCTATATCAACTTACCAGCAACAAAAGATGTTGTAAGAAACTTTGCCTTAACTGATAATACTTCATATCCTTGGTTTGCACCAGCAGGTTATGAAAGAGGTAATGTAGAATGTGTGAAAGCTCATTTCATTACTAAATTAGATGAAGAAGATGTTCTTTATGAAGGTAGAATTAACCCAATCAAAACATTCGCTAATGATGGTGTTAAAATTTGGGGACAAAAAAACTTACAAGTTGCAGAAGGAATATCAAATAGAGTAGCTGTTAGACGTTTGATGTTAAGATTAAGAAAATTGATTTCAATTGCTTGTATCAAATTAATATTTGAACCAAATGACACTACTACTAAAAATAAATTCTTATCATTGGTAACTCCAATATTAGACAATATTAGAAGTAATAGAGGTCTTTCTGATTATCAAATTGAAGTAGATGATTCAGTAGAAGCAAGAGATAGAAGAGAATTACCAGCTAAAATTAAGATTAAACCTTATAACGCTTTGGAATACATTACAATCGACTTCTATATCACACCAGAAGGAGCTTCATTTGATGAAATTTAAGAGAAATACAAATAACACTAAATAAATTAAAGGTAGAGTCCTAAATGCTCTACCTTTTTTATTAATAAATTATCAACAATTGATTAAAAAATCAATATAAAAAGATATTTATATTAAAACTAAATAATAATGAAACTTGACAACGAAAGAGAAGATTTAGTTAAATTGGTTAAACAAAAGTTAGAAGAACAAAATAAACCAAAAACATTCATTTCATACACAATTGATGAGATGAATAGTATTATGAATGAAATGGTATTATCTGAAAGTATGGTATTTAGTGAAGATGATGACTTTTCTGTTGCTGATGAAACAGAAGAATCTCCAATAGAAATGAAACATCCAGAAGAAGATAGAACTAATCCAAATATTACTAGAAAGATAGATTTAATTAGAAAATCATCTTTAGAAGGTATTACAGAATTGTCAAATAACCCATCTCATCCAGCATATGATTTATTTAAAAAAATATGGTTGATGTGCGATAAATTGAACAATGAAGAACCAAAAACAGATAGTGAATAATAAATAATGGGAGAATTAATTCTCCCATTTATATAATTTACTACCACAATCATATATTCTATACCAACCATTCTGATAACAAAAATTATGTTCAGTATCAGAACTATCACATCCATATTTCTCTACCAATATATTTTTTCTAAAACCATATCTATTATATCGTTTTTTATTTTTAATGTAAAAATAATTTGGTACTGTATTATTGATAAAATTAAAGTTTAATTTTTCATACAAATTACCATTACTCCATCTTCTATCAGCATAACTAATTACGCTATGTGGTTCAAATTTTTTTATGAAAAAATTAAATAATTTACTTGCTCCACCAACTACACTTGTGTTAATTTTATTACAAAATCTTAATAATTCATAATTATTATCTTTTTTTTCTCTACCTAAACATTTCCTTAAACTTCCAAAAGTCATTACAGATAATAAATTATCTTTGTAAAACAAACCAATATTAATAGAAGAATTTATTTTTCCTTGTATATGATTATCATCCAAAAAATCATTAGCTTCCTTATTAGACAATAATCTTATTTCACACTTTCTAGCATAGAAAATATTATCTGTTTTATTTAGAATATTCTTTATTCGACTTTTCACTATACTTTGTTTATATAACCATTCATCTTCAAAAATATGAATTAATTTTATTCCTTTTTCTGCACATAATTCTGTTTTATTTAAATGATAATCTTTAGGTTTGTTAAGTTCACAATGCCAATATAGTCCATCAAATTCGAAAGCTATTTTTAGTTTATCAGAATATATATCTAATTCAAATCCATCTAATATTTTTTTATTATGGGTTTCAAAAGAATCATCTAATGAACTAATATAATTATATAATTCTTCTTCCATATAGGAAACACCACATGACATACATTTTGGACAATTTTCTCCTTTCAAATGATTTCCTGGAGTTTGTTTGAAAATACCATGCTTTGGACAAATAATATCTACATCTGTACTATTATTAATATATTTAACATTTGAATAATCATATTTTGGCTCATTATTATCATTTCTATGTATTTTTTTGGCTTTTTCAATGAATTCATCTGTATTAGATGAAAAAAGTTTTGATAATTTATTTTTCTTACATTTCGGGCATCCACAGCCACCTAAATGATTTGTTGAATTAGTTATAAATTCACCATGTTCTGTGCCATCACTATTTTTCTCATGACAAATCACTATTATATTTTTACTATGAGAATTAATATATTCTGCTTTTGAATAATCATATTTATTACCATGTTTTTTTATTGCTTTTTCAACAAATTCTTCTGTTGTTAATCTTTTTTTCTCCGATAAACATAAAGGAAGTCTTTTTTCCAAATGATGTTTTGGAGCTTGACTAAATGTAATCCCATTATATTTCAATATGACTGGAGTAGTTCTATTTACATAAACTACATCACTATAATCAAACTTATCCTCTCCCCAAATTTGTTTCGATTTTTCTATAAATTCTTCTCTGTCCATTACTCTTTTTTATACAATTATACATAATATTTTATTAATATCCAAATTATTTAATTAATTTATGATATTTATATACAAATATAATAATTAGAATTAAAAAATATATTAGATATGAGTGATTTATTGCTAAAAGCTCCTCTTCAATATGAACCATTGAGAAAAAATAGATGGCTATTTAGATTTCCTGCCGATTTAGGGATTCAAGAATGGTGGTTATCATCTGGTTCAAGACCAACAATTAATCAAAATGAAACAGAAATACCATTTTTGAATACTTCAACATGGGTTGTTGGTAGATATACTTGGGATACAATTGATATTACATTACGTGATATGATAGGCCCTTCAACCTCACAAGCTGTTATGGAATGGGTTCGTCTTGAATCTGAATCAGCAACAGGTAGACAAGGTTATGCAGCAGGTTATAAACGTGATATTGAACTTGAAATGCTTGACCCAACAGGAGTTGTAGTACAAAAATGGATATTAAAAAATGCTTTTCCAACAAATGTAAACTTTGGTGATTTAAGTATGGATGATGATGCTCTTGCTGATATTACCATGACATTACGTTATGATTATGCAATACTCGCATACTAACCTAATAATAAAGAAGTTATTAAACTTTACTAAATAAATTATAATAGTATCTACATGCAGTGGATACTATTATAATAAAAAATATGAAACAATGAAAATAATTTTTAAAGAAAATAATCTATCTAATATTATTATTGAATATCAAACATCATTTTTAGATGATTATGAAAATGGTTCTTTAGAAAAGAAAGAATTGTCTTCTAAAAAACGTAAAGAAGCTGCAAAGAAAGCAGTAGAAACTAGAGCTATTAAGAAAAAAGAAATAGCTAAAAAGAAAGATGATGAATTTAACAAATTCTTCAAACAAGGAGATTTATTCTAATAATAAATTTGTATAGAATTAACTAATTTATACATCTCATAATCAACCTCTACATCATTACCATTAAGACCATAATTTTTAAGAATAAAATTAGTTCTTTTTGGTTCTTCTTTGTATTCAAATGGATTTGGTTTATTGTAATTTACACATATACTACCACCTATCATATTTAAACATTCATTAGTGTTATGAAGATTTCCTATGAAATTCTTTTCAGTAATTGATAACTCAACTTCATTCTTACAAAATTTAACAATTCTTTTAGTTACTTTATTTTGAGAAAATTTATTATATTCAAATGGCAATAACTTTCCAGAGCCACCATACCCATCATATAAATCCCTTGTAGAATGTTTTCCACGATAGAATTTATTATTAGGAAATCTTATTTCATAAATATAGTGATAATATCCCCTTTCATCTTTAAAGGGTTTATCTTCACAAGTAAAACCATTATCATATTTAAATTTTTCAATAATCATATCTGTTATATTTATATACATAATATAACGTTTTTTTATTAAAAGTCAATACCTATGAAACAACCAATTAGAAATAATATAAAGAAAAAAAAAGAAAAAAAGATAGTCACTAAACAACATAGATATGGTACTTCAAAATTAGAACAAAGATTTGCTAAAGAATTTTTAGATGCACTTGGTATAAAATATACTTACCAATTTGAAGCTAAAGGTATTGGTAGATTTTATGATTTTTATTGTTATGAAGCTAACCTTATCATTGAAGTTGATGGTGACTATTACTGAGTACCATGCAAACCCAATGTTCTATACAGAGGATAAATTAACCCCAACGCAAAAGAAAAATAAAAGGGTTGATGAATATAAAAACAAATGGGCATTAATGCATGGAATACCTATTTTAAGAATATGGGAGTATGATATTAATAATAATCCTAAAAAAGTTATGGATATATTAAAAAAACATATTAGTATCAATACTAAGAAAGTGTTATTTTTAGAAGAAAAAAAGAAAAGACATTGAAATGTTTACTTAAAAAAAGTTTTTTATAATATTTAATAAAATAAATAGTGTTACAAAAATATATAAGATGATAGCAACAATTTATCTACCATTCCTTTTATACAATGAAGATGTCTTTCATAAGGAAATAAATACATATGATTATGTAAGTTATGCTGATACATTAATTAACGACTACAATAAAAATAAAGATGTCGTAAATGACTATATGAATAGTGGTATAAATAATAATTCCACAGCTAAATTTAATGCAAATAACCAACAAAATAGTTTTTCTGATGAAGAATATACATATTGTAGTTCTACTGTTGAATTAACTGATATTGATGGAAATAGCGAAACTATTGATAATTTATTAGGGTATTTCAGAAATAAAGAAGCCTTCTATCTATTTGCAAAATTTAATCAAGATGAAATGGATGAAGATGTAGAATCTGAATTAAAAATGTGGGAAAGAGAAACTAATAAAATTAATAGTTATCCACAAGATGAAGATTGGAAAATTGATAATTTACCAACTAAGAATCTCAAAATATCAATTAACAATACAGCATTTGCTGATTTAAAAAATTGTAAAATTATGGAAAAATATGGTGTTTCTGAATACGCTATATTAGTTCAAGAAATTATATTTACTAATAGTTTATAAAAATATGGCAAAAAAGAAATTAACAGAAGAACAAATAAAAGAATTAGAAATTCTTAAAAATACTAACAGAATGTTAGAACAAACAAAAAAGGAAACAGAACTAAGAGGTAAAAGTAAAAATATCCAAATAATTGAAGCTGCACAAGCAGATGTTATAGAAAAAATTAAACAAATTGATGGTACTTCACCAGTAACAAAAAGAGAAATAATTACTGAACCAGATATAGTTAATGAATATAATGATTCTGATAAATTGATAAAAAAAGTATTAGAACAAAAAAGTGTTACTAATGATGATATATTTGAAGATGATGATATGTTCAATGACATGAATACTGATGTTCAATATGATGTGATTCCTATTCCTAGTAATGGAGAATGTTATAAAGGAAAAATGTCAAGAATACAAGTGTCTTATTTAACAGCTTACGATGAAAATTTAATCACATCACCCAATTTATATCAAGATGGATTAATTATTGATTTCTTATTGAAACACAAAATAATGAATAAGTCAATAAATCCAGAAAATCTTTGTAAAGGTGATATTGATGCTATAATTCTTTGGCTAAGAGCAACAGGATATGGTACAGATTTCCCTATTAATGTTCTTGACCCCGAAACTGGAGAATATTTTGACACTGAAATAGATTTATCAACAATCAAAATGAAACCTTTTACATTAAAAGGTGATGAAAATGGTCATTTTGATTTTACTTTACCAATATCAAAAGATAAAGTTAAATTTAAATTTTTAAGCCGTAAAGATGAAAGAACCTTAAAAACCATCACTGAATTGGAAGATAAACAATTGATTAAATATAAACTTGATTCATTAGAAAAAAGTCTATCAAAATATATTAAGAATGATAATATTTTAAGTAGAGATGATAAAAATATGTTAATAAAATCTATTAGCATTATGAACAATTGGAAAAATTCTATTCCAGATAAAGATTCAAGAACATATTTAAAAGGAGTTACTAATTTACTTGAATTTACAATGGTAGCTGTAAATGATAATTATGATAAAGAATATATAAGAAATTATATAAGAAGAATGAATGCAAGAGATTCTTATGAATTTAGAAAGTATGTAACTGAACATGAACCTGCTATGGATTGGGAAATTGAAGTTGAAAGACCTTTGAGTCTGGGAGGTGGCTCATTTAAGACGTTTCTTACCATCGACGATACTATTTTCCTCAATATCACCTAATTATGAATTATCTTTAAAAGAAGAATTATATGGATGTTTTAAATATATAGGTATACCTCTTAAAGAATTATATAATATGCCTACAAGAGATAGACAATTTTTCATTGCAAAACACAATGAAGCTATGGAAAATATGAATAAAACATTTAAAAAAGAAAAAAACACTAAATCTGTTACTGGAGAATCTATTAATGCATATGCAGAATTAGAACAAGAAAGATTACGAAATGAAAAGAGAGGATAACACCCTCTCTTTTTTATTTTTTAAATTTCCTATAATATTTATGTCCTTCCATTCTCTTATCAATATACATTTCACCTTCTTTAAGACCTTGACCTGTATATTTGTAATATCTAGCCCCATCAATTCGTTCTACTTGGACATGTTCACCATACCTACCATCTGAACATTGTTTAAATGTTAAACCAATAACTAATAATACAATTGAACCAATTAATATTATAGCACACCATTTTAATAATTTGTCAAACCAATCATCAGGGCCGCCACAATCAGGGCCTTCTACAAAAATACTTTCTCCACTTCCTAAATCATATTTGTACCACATATTATTATATTTTATTATTATGGTACAAAGATAGTAATATATGTTTGATTTTCAAAAAAATATGAGTTAAAAAGACTTAAATAACTATTTATATAAAAATATTTTTGTTATGCCTCTTAGTGATAAAGACAGAATTAGATTAGATTTAGAAGATAAGATAAATCAACTAAAAGAAAAACAATTAAATAATGCTCGTGATTTAAAAGAAGACTTAAAATACATCTTAAATCAAACTGGACAATGGGAAGCAATGTCTGGTAGGATTAATGCGTCTTATGAAAACATAGAAAAAAGTAATAAACGTTTAGTTAATTTAGCAACAAAAATAAAAGAAACTGAATTAAATTCATTAGATGCTATAAAAGATTATATTAAAGAATATGAAAAATTTCAACTTTTAAATAAACAAGTATTTAATTTAAAAGAAAAATTTAATGAGTTAGATGCTTTATCTGCTGGAACTCATGATGAAAATATTGAAAGAGAAAAAAGAGCATTAAAAACGGCTATTCAACGAGTAGAAACTCAAAAAGAACTTTTAGATGCAACTTATCAATTTTCAAAAGAAATTGATGAGAATGGAGATACTTTAGAAAAGTTAACTAAAGAATATAAAAAAAGTTTAGATTTAAATAAAGAAAACACTAGAGTTAGTAATGAAAATAGTAGGATTCTTAAAGAACAAACAAAAGAATTAGAGGAACATAACAAAAAATGGGATAAAAGAATTAATACTGTTAAGAATTATTGGAATTTAGCTAAAGGTGTTTTCAATGTTGGTAAAAAAGAACTTCTTAACTGGTCAAAATATGATGAAGCTGTTTCAAAAGTAGGTAGAACATTTTATAATAATAACTCTCAAAATGTCGCTTACAGAAAACAAATGTATGATACTGCATCTGAATTATCAAGAAGATATGGTGTCACTTATGAAGAATTAACAAAATATCAACAAGGTTATGCAACTGAAACTGGTAGAGCAGTTCAATTAAGTAAAGATAATTATGGAAGTATTGCAGCTATTAGTAAACAAATCGGAGAAGAAAATGCTATTGGGTATTTAAGTGAAGTAGATAAATTAGGTATTTCAATTGAAGACGCAACAGACCAAATATCTTCATTAATGAATGTTTCTAAAAAAACAGGAGTTACTGCTGCAAAAGCTAGTCAAAATTTCACAAAAAATTTAAAATTAGCTCAAAGTTATACATTTAGAAATGGTGTAGATGGTATAGAGAAAATGACAGTATTATCAACAAAACTAAGATTGGACATGGATTCAATTGCTAGAATTGCTGATAATATATCAACTCCAGAAGGAGCTATTGAAAGTGCTGCAAAATTGCAAGTATTAGGTGGTTCTTTTGCTAATTTAGCTAATCCAATGACTTTATTAAATGAGGGTCTTAATGATATGGAAGGTTTAACTGAACGTATTGTTAAGATGTTTAGTGGTAAAGGTGTGTTCAATACTAAAACAGGTCAAGTTGATATTGGTAGTATGGATAAAACTTTCATTAAACGTGCTGCGGAAGCATTGGGGGCAGATGCAAATGAAATGTTGAACCTTGCATATCAAAGAGTTAGGCAAAATGCTATTTCTAAACAAATTAGTGTTGGGGCTGGATTTGATGATGAGACTAAATCATTAATAGAATCAATTGCTCAGTTTAATAAAAAAACAGGTCAATTTGAAGTAACATATACAGACCAATCTGGCGAACAAGTAACTAAAGAGGTAAGAAGATTAACAGCTTTAGAAGCAAAGCAAATTAAACCACAACAGAATCAAGAACAAAATATTAGAGATATTGCCGCTTCAACACAATCCATGAATGACATTTTAAAAGGAATGGCTGAAAAGTGGAATATACAAAGAGCTTCCTTTATTGAACCTGTTGCTGAAACAGGGAAACAATCAGCTAGAAATGGATGGATTGGTAGTGCTTTTGATGGAATATCAAATTTAGCAGGTCCGTTAGCATTAGCTGCTGGTCTTGGTAAGGTTGGATTTGATTTTTGGACAATGCAAAGAAGAATCAGAGAAAAACCAAGATTTCCAATGAGGAGTAAAGGGCCTAAAATTGGAGATGAAAAAGTTCTGGAAGATGGTACTAGAGTTAAATATCGTAAATTTAAAGATAATTCCACTAATTGGGGATATGGAGATAATGGTCGAAAAGTTACAGGTAAAAGATTATCAGAAATAAATGCTAAAAAACCTTCAATTTGGCAGAGATTAAGAGGTAAAGGAAAAGCAACTGGAAGATTAGGGTTTAAAGCTGGTGGAAAAGGTGGATGGGCTGGAATGGCTTTAATGGCTGGCTCTATGTTATTACCTTCATTATTAGGTGGAAATGATAATGAACCACAAGTTACCGATTCTTCAATAAAAGATGTTTATGAGGAAAACAATGGTATTACAGAAATATTAACTGATTCAAGAGATATTTTATCTAAAATATTATCTGTTATGACAGGTGGGAAAGTTGATAGTAATAATTTGTCTTCTAACTATAGTTCTGACAGTGGAGGAATTAGTAATGTAATTGATAATGCTAATGGAACTATTCAAACAGGTGCTTATATTGGCTCAATGATACCAAAATTGGCAGAACGAACTGGAGCTAGTCAATTTGCAAGCAATTCTATTGGAAGAAGTATAGGTGGAAAAGCTATTGCTGGAGTTGGTGGTAAATTAGCAGGAAAATTGGCTACAGGAGTTGCGAAAGGTGGTCCTTTAGGATTGGCAGGAGTAGGAGTAGATTTAGCTAGAATGGGATTAAATGCTACTGGTATTGTTAATGAAGGAAGTTTTACTGATAAAAGTTTAGGAGTAGCCAGTTCAGCTTTATCATATGCAGCAACTGGAGCTATGCTTGGAAGTGTTATACCAGGATTGGGAACAGCAGTTGGTGGAGCTATTGGAGCTGGTGTAGGGGCATTAAAAGGTTTATATGATGAAAATAAAGAAATTGTTAATCAATTTGTATCTAATACTTGGAATAAAACTAAAGGTTTTATTGGTAATGCTTGGGAAAGTGTTAAAGGTATTGGAAGAACTGCTATATCTAGTATTCCAGTTATTGGACAAGCGGCAGCAAACATTATAGACCCAAATGTAGCTCAAAATCAACAAATGCAAATGATTTTCTCTACACCATTGAATATAAATCTTAATGGAAATATTACTTTATCAGTTCCAAATGGAAAACAAACATCAATTGATAGTAATGATTTATTAAATAATCCTTCATTTATTAAGGAATTGTCACAAATATTAATTAAACAAATTAATAGTAACTTCAATGGTGGAAGGGTTAATATGGATAGTGGAAGTGTAAGAAGAGGATATTAAAACTTTTTTCTAAAAAAGTTATCAAAATATTTGGTTTTTACAAAAAAAATAATATTAAATATAATATTATATATTATTATATATATTAATATAAATTATAATATATATTATATAAAATAATATAGTATATTATATTATATATAATACAAAAAAAAATGGAAATAACAAATTTTTCAAATAATATTTTAAAAAAAAGTGACTTGTCTTCAAGGGTAATTGGAATTTACAGAAAAAATTCTGATATTAGAAGAGAGACATTAAATAGGAATATAGGTATTTACGATTCTAATGGCTCTGTAGGCAATAACGTGGGTGAGTTGTATAATATCTATCAAAATGAGTATACTCTTCCACAATCGCTTTATAATGACCAATACAGAGGTAAATATAGTAATTATATTGATTATATATATAAAGTTTATTCAAATGATTTAACTCTTATTAACTGGTTAGATTATGTTTATAGTAATCATGTAAATATTCCAACTAAATTTGATTTTCCACAAGTAGGTGTAGTAAGAACTTTCAATGTGTGGTCAGCACTTAATAATGTTAATATGACCAATATTAACAATAATAGTTTTGGTGATACTCCATTAGGAACTTTTACCAATTATATGTTTGCTGCCACTTTGGATAATGCTGCATTTGTTAATACAAAGAGAAATGCTGGTAACAAGTATATTACTCGTGATTTGGATACTATATTAGGAGTAAATGATATTACTATCAACAATCTTACTAGAATATTTAACAGAGATGAATCAACAGGAAAAGTATTATATTCAACTCCCTTTTTGTTAGACCAAGCATCTTCAATGTTTGGAGAAGTAAAAACTTTATATGACTTTGATGAAAATGGTAATCAATATGAATTATATTATTATGATAAAATTGATACAGGACAAACAGAATCATGGAATGAAGCATTGATTGACCAATTGGGTGGTATATCATTTAATGCGTTAAGGAAAAATTTATTGCAAAGAAGAAATTACATATTAAATCCAGATGGTACATATGCATATGATTCATCAGTTAATAACAGTAATTTACAAAAATATGGATTTTCAAAAAAATCGTATTTTCCAAATTATAAGAATTATGGTTTATTAGATAGTGATTTATTGAATCAAACATATCCAGATACTATGTTTGATGTAAATACTACTGGAGTAGAGGATGTTGAATATGAATGGTCTGAACATAATATTGATATATCTCCAATTTCTTCATATAATACAGGTATTTTTACATCGCTTCCAGCACAAGCGAATGATAATGATATATTATATAAGACAAAACAGTTGTTTATTAAAAATAAATTAGGTACATTGGTATCAAGATTTCATACTGAAAGATTAACTGATAGTACATCACATGATAAATCATTAACTCAATCTGCTGTCGATTCTACTTTTGGTATGTCAATGGGTCGAAACCTTTTAACTAAAGAAGCATACGAATCAAAACAAGGTGTAATGACCAATAACTATGATAATCCATATTGTCGTGTTTGGACATGGCATCATCAATATGGTAAAGTGGAACATCTTATTAGACCATTTAGTGATGAGAATGGAATTGCCGACTTACAGAAAGATTGGACATTTTCAAGACCAACTATCGGTTCATTTGGTACTGGTGGGGATAGATTAGCAAAATATTCAGTACTTAATAATAATGGTTTTGTTAACATTACCCCAACTAATTCTAGTAAAGATAGTAATGGTATCGAAGTTAAAAAATGTATGTTTTCAATAGAGAACTTAGCATGGAAGGGAATTAATCGTAATGAATATGAAAAAGCATTATCACCCGAACAAAGGGGACCGTTAGGAGGAAGAATTATGTGGTTTCCGCCATATGATATTAAATTTAGTGAAAATGTATCAGTAAATTGGGAATCCAGTCAATTTATTGGTCGTGGTGAGAGTGTATATAGTTATGCTAATACAGAGCGTAGTGGTAATTTAAGTTTCAAAATACTTGTTGACCATCCTTCAATCATTGATTATTGGGAGAATCGTGATGGAAATAGTGGAAAAACTACAGAAGATTTGGAACAAGAACTTTTAAGATTTTTTGCTGGGTGTGGAACTATTAAAGGAAAACCATTTAATATTACCCAACCAAAAAAGATTACTCAACCAGAAGAGAAACAGGCTGAATTAGTACCAGTAGAGCCAGACCCAATTGCACCAGAAACTGGAGAAATATCTTTTTATGTATTTTATCCTAACAATTATAGCGGAATGGATGATAAACCAACAAGTGAAGTTCCTGCTATGAATTATTTAGTAAATGGTAATGGAACTCAAAAAGAATATGATTTTTCTAAATATAGTGGTTCTACAGAAGATGCAAATAATATTGTTAAAAATGCTAAAATACCAAGAAGAAATGTTCCATTATCTTCTTTACAAGGAAATTTAGGTAATGGATATGAAATTAAATCAGATTCTATTAGTAAAGATGATTCAATACCAATGATTGGAAAATATGGTTCTGAAACTTTAAAATGGTATTATCGTGTAGATAATAATACTATTAATCAAAGATTAATATTGAAACCAAATTATATTGATAGTAAATCTTTTAAATTGAATTCTGATGTTAGTGTTATAAATTCATATAATACTAAACATAACGATGAAGAAGTAAATTATAGTTTTTTGGAAGTATTTGCTGCATTAACTAATGATAATACCAATACTTTAAATACTTTGATTAGCAATCAAGATAGAGTTAATGAGTTAAAAACATTCTTTAAAAAGAATAAAATAACAAAAGTAAGAGCTGTGGGTATTTCTAATAGTCATGGTAATAATCCGAGTCAAACAGTTAATAATAGAAGAAATGAAGAGTTGGCAAGAAATAGAGCCAAATCAGTAATAGATTGGTTGAAGACGAAATCTGAATTTTCTAAATTAAGTAATAATGATTTTGAAATTGATAATGCTACTGGTATTTCTACTGTTAAAAACAATGATATAAATTCATTAGATGCTAAAGTTCTAAGATGTGCTAAAATATATATTAGTTATGAAGAAATAATAGTAGATAAATTAAGAGATACAGAGCAAGAAGGTAATGATGATTCAATAACATCTAAAGTGGACAATGAAAAAAATGTTTTTTGGGATGGAGATGGTAAAAAGTGTCGTTATAAATCTACTGCATCAAATCAGAATGATATTGAATATTGGGATGAAAAAGATTTAGTATGGAAAGATTATTCAATTAATGAAACAGTTATTACAGCACAAACTCCAACAGAGGTTGTTGAAAATAATTATAGATATGACGATGAATCTAACTTCTTCCAAACATTAGGCGTTACTGACCCAATAGTGCATAAAAAATTGGTTGAAAAAATTAAATATTTTGACCCTGCATTTCATTCAATTACTCCAGAAGGGTTTAACGCTCGATTAACATTTTTACAACAATGTACAAGACAAGGACACACTATTGGAGCAACTGATGGAAAATATGCTGCGACAGCAAATAACTTAGCATTTGGTAGACCACCTGTATGTGTTTTAAGAATTGGTGATTTTTATAATACTAAAATTATAATAGAAAACATGTCAATTGAATTTGAGCCATTACAATGGGATTTAAATCCAGAAGGTATTGGAGTACAGCCAATGATATGTGATATTAATTTGAGTTTCAAATTTATTGGTGGTTCAGACCTTGCAGGACCGATAGCTCGTTTACAAAATGCAGTATCATTTAATTTTTATGCTAATACTAGTGTATATGATAATAGAGCCGATTTGGTTCAATATGATACTGATTCAAATAGTAGTGAAGGGGAAGGAAAAATGATTAAATTTCATGGTTTTGACCCTTCGTTAGCACCACCTAAGACAACAAATAATGTATAAAAAATATAATCATTATGGCAACATATGATAGATACGAAAAATTTAGAGAGAATGGAACAATTAAGGTTGTTCCATTTATTAAAATACCAGTTAAAACAACTGATTTAGAAGTTGTTTATGAATTAGGAAAAACAAGAATGGATTTATTATCATATAGATATTATAATAATCCAAATTATGGATGGTTAATTTTAATGGCTAATCCAAGTTTAGGCTCTATGGAATTTTCAATTCCTAACAATGCTAAAATAAGAATCCCTTACCCTTTAGATGTGACATTACAACAATATAAAAATAATATAGATTTATATATGACAACATATGGGGTTGAATAAGAAGTGTTTATTATTTAAAATAAATCTTTATAATTTATAAAAATAGAATTAATGACAAAGAAATATAGTAATATGACCACAAATGGTAGAGTGTATTATGTAGAACCAAATGCACTCAATTATGATGTTGAAGAAGATGGTATTACAGATAATCATGAATTTATAAAAAATCCAGAAGATTATTGTATTGCCGTTGATTTACAAGTTGAAGTTGTTGGAAGAACCAAAAGTGGGCGTGGTAGTAAAGGGTCTAATACATATATTATGTCATGGGATGCTTCAAAATTAGAATCTGGAAATTCAATATCATTTTTAAGTGGTACAAAATTAAATAAAAATAGTTCAAGTAGTTATCTAACTACATCTTTCACAGATTTAACTTATGAAGATGCGAAAGATGGTTTAAATAATGAGATGTTTGGCATTACATCTATTGATATTGATTTTGATTCATATTTTACACCAGTAGTAACTATTAATTTTGTAGATGTTAAAGGAGTGTCTTTGATGTCTCCAGAAGAATATGCACATGACACTCCAGATAGTTCAAGAAAAGAAAGCACAGCAGGAAGTTTCTTTAAGTGTTTTTTCACATTTCCATATCCTAAATTTACTTTGAAAGTAAAAGGATTATATGGGGATGCTGTAACATATCAATTAACATGTAGTGATTTTAGAGCAACATTTGATTCTAAAACAGGTAATTTTGGAGCTGTCGCTAAAATGATTGGTTATAATTATTCATTACTAAGTGATGTTCCATTTAGATTATTGAAAGCTGCTCCATATTCAACATATGTTGGTAGAGAATATTGGATTAATAATGTTAATAATGGTCGTTTTAGAATTGATGAAACTAAAACCATGCCAACATTATTGGAAATTGAACAACAAATTGCAAGAGCTGATGCTAAAATAGAACAATTATCTGGAGAATCAGAAGTTGTAAAAGAAAATGTTAGTTTAAATGCGAGAAAAGAATCTATAGAGAAAATATATAGGCTTTATCAAGAATATTATAATACAATCAGAGATAATGTTGTTGGTAATACTTCAATAGGTGGTAAAATTATAACTGATATTAATTCAACAAATATTGATTATAGTCAAATGCTTATTTTGACTAAAAAAAATATATCTCTTGGTCATCAAGCAAATGATGATACTTATGGTATTATAGATAGAGATAGAAGAAAAAATTTAATAAACTTAATTAAAGATTATAACAAAGAGTATAATTCACAATTACCTTATCCAAATAAGGATGATAGTGAGAATATGCCAGAATATAATACATATCAAATATTTGAAATACCAGAAGATATTAATACTCCATGTAAATTAGTTAATAATAATATATTAATTGAAAAAGGGGCAAATAATACTATCATAAATACAGTAGATAGTTTCTTACAAATGACTAAAAATGAAAGTAAGGAAACTAGAAATAATGGTAGAAGTAAATTGGCTTCATATGGTTTTTTATTTTCTGATAATGGATTAATAGAAATTGCTGAAAATGAACTTAAAGCAGTAACTACTTTATTAGTTAATAATACAATTAAATATAATGAATTTCAATTGGAAGCAATGGAGAAAGCATTTGCATTCCTTCCTACTGTAGAGAATATAATGAAAATTATATTTGCTCATTTAGAAACATTATTACATTGTATATATTCTTGTGCTAACACAATTAATGCAGATAATAATAGAACAGTTAATAGAATTGGTATAACTTTAGAAAATACTGATATGGATGTGATAAGTACTGATAATAAAGTGCCACCATTTCCACAATATATTGATAAAGCTAAACCATCAAGGGATTCTAATGTATCTGAAAGTTCAGATGTATATACTGATGCATGGATTGGTAATCTTCCATACAATATGGAAGAAGTAAATTTGATTGCTGGTTTAAGTAAATCTATCAGTATTATGGCTAATTTGGAAGGTAAAATAAATGAAGCATTAAACCAACTTAGTAATATTAGTACAACAATTCCATATCCAACATCAATTAATGATTTAATTTCTACTAATAGTCCTTATCCATCAGTTACTATGTCATCTGATGATGTGACTGATGTTATTGGTCATGTGGCATTACGGATGATGAAAGCATTGGGAGTGGCTAGAAATGATAATAGTATTAATAAACAACAAGATATATGTAAATTTTTAGGAAAAGTAGAGGCATATAATTTATTCTCTACATATTCTATTTTTGGCGAGAAGTTTTATCAAACTATTAGTAGCTTTAACAATGGTGATGATTTGTATGAAATGTTAAAAGCAAATCTTCCTGCTCAAATTAAAGATGAGAAATATGCTTGGGATTATTCATGGTTAAAACAAGGAAAACATCAGCCACTATTAAAAGATAATGATAAATTTGTTTGGTTAAACGAATGGCTGACAAATGATGGAAAAAAAGTTACAAATTCAGTTATTCCAATAGTACCTGGAACATTTGAAGGATATAATAATGAATTATTTAATAAAGATAAAGTGGTAGAAATACCTGTATTAGCATTAAATAAATATTATACTTGTAATGATAATAATATTGGAACAGAAGAAGACAAAAATGATATAATAAATGAAAATGTTATTAAGATTGATGAAAATGTTAATAACATTGAATCATTAAAAGCACAGGTTGCAAACTTACAAGTTGATGGTAAACCATGTAGTGATTTAGTTACAAAATGGAATTTTTATTTAACTGGAGAATATGGAAACGCATTTTATAGAAAATATTATGATTCATCATATTCAATTGTTACAAGAAAATTTGGTTTTGATGAGACTATACTCCCATATGAAGGAAATAGAATAATGCCATTATTATTGAGAGATAATAATAACATTAAAGAAAATATTTTTAGTAAAACTGATTTTTCTGATGATTTCGAAGAAATGGAAGTAGGATATTATGACTCTATTAAAGAATCTACTAGAATTAAAACTTTAGAAAGGCAAGAAGAAACATATGAAGATATGATAAATAATGGAAGTAATAAGTTGTCTAACTTAAATAGTTATACGATTCCATCATTTTATTCATATGAAAATGACAGTAAACAAATAACAAGTTCGACAAAAAGATGTAGTTTATATGGTTTAGATTTCTTTTATGTTCAAAATGAAAATGATAAATCAGATGTTGCATTAAAAAGTAAAGCGATTTTATTTTTACATTCTTTACCTTTAAAATATGATTTATTCATGGCAGAATTGAAGAATTTGGATACTGAATATGGTCAAATAATACCAAAAGGTGTATTGTTGTTTATTGGTGGTCTATTATGGAGAGAAAGATATTATAAACAAAATAATACTGATTGTTTTATATTCAAACCAAAGTCGAACACAAGTTTCTCTTATAAAGATACTGGGAAAGATGGGTATAAAAAATTATTAACCTTTAGTAATAGATATGAATTATGTCCTATTTATAGTAATTCTGGTAATGATTATATTGATATAGATAGAAGTGATTTAAGTGGTATTTTTGAACTTAGAACAACTATTAAGAATTATTTAATTCAATATTTTATTGATTGGGTAGATAATACATATATTAGATTTAATAGACAATTAGAATTGATGGATTCTGATAATAAGCCATTAAATTCTAATGAATTTAGAGCTATTGTTAATGGTTGGAAAGTGTTATATGGAAATGGTAAAAAATTATTTAATGGTGAATATCCAGAAGCATTTTTGAAGAGAACATTTAATGAGAATTTTGTTGAAAATTATATAAGTATAGATTTGTCTGATAATGGAAAATCATTTGTGCTTTATAATAGAGAGAGTTCAGCAACAATTAATGAAGTAACTTCATTTGTTATGCAACCAGTAGGATTAATACTTAGTGGTTGGAGAAATTTTGATAATAGTTCGCATTTGAATAGTGAATTAATCATGGTTAATAAGAATTATGTTAAAAATTATTTGTCATCATTTCTTGAAACAATAAAAAAATTATATGATAATCAACAATCAGAAGAAGCTAAAAATAGGGCTAAATCTAATGATGGGGCAATATTAACATATAATGAAGATATGAATATTGCTTTATATCTTTATTTAAAAACTTTATATGATAGATGGCTATCTGGTAATGATGAGAAGACATATTCATTAGAAGATTTTTTTAATCAACAATTTCATTTTATTGATTCTTTTTATAGAAAAATCGGTAAAGAATTAGTAATAAATATGAATTATTTTTCACAGAAATTATTGGATATGACAGAAGAAAATAGCTTATTATCTGTTATTTCTGATATATTAGCAAACAATGGTATGACATTTTTAGCTGTACATAATTTTGCTGATTGGTCTAAACCAGATTTAATGGAAAAAATGTTTAAACCTATTCCATTTTCTCAAATGACTAATAAAGATAGTCATCCAGATTTTTTATGTATGTATAGCCATGAACCGTCAAAGAATCTTAATATACCTGGTTCTGGATTTAGAAATGATGCGTTTTGTATTGATGGAAGTACTAAACTTTTACCAGTATTGGCAAATACTAAAGAAACTTATGGTTATAATATACCAGCATTTGGGGTTGCTTTTGGTAAACAATATCAGAGTTATTTTAAAGATATAAATATCTCTATGGCTAATCCTATTTCTACTGAACAGTCAATTAAATCAATGTATATAATTGCTGATAAAGGTAAAAAAGGCCCACAAGTTTTATCATTTACTGGACAAGATTTATATACAATATTTTCAAATAATTCATATACTTGTGAAGTAACAATGATGGGATGTGCACAAGTACAGCCTATGATGTATTTTCAATTGTTGAACATACCAATGTTTAGTGGTACATATATTATAACAAAAGTTAAACATAATATTGTTCCTGGTAATATGACAACACATATAACAGGTGTGAGATTGGCTAGAAGCGCAAAACCATTTAACCAGAATATTCTTAATAAGAAAATTGATTCTGATGAAACTGGTACTTATATGATGAATAATCTTGGTCGGTCAACTATTAATTCAGAAGGCAATTTTATTTCACATTATGTATATACCGAAAACCAAGTTAAAGAAGGTGGAAAATATAGTGATATAGATTATCATAATATTAGACCACATTTAAGAGGATTATTTGATGCATTGAGAGATACAATTAGACAAGATAATCTAGGGTTTGATATAATGATTAGTAGTGGTCTTAGAACAGATAATAGTAAAAGTGACCATTATTATGGATGTGCTATGGATATAATACCAACAAATGTTGATAAAAGTAGATATAAATCTCCTGATGGGAAAGAACCATTGGCTTATGTGTTTGATATAATGTTAAGTACATATCATGAATATATTAGACAAATGATATGGGAATGTTCAAGTCAAGAATCAACTAGTCTTAGTTATCCTAATAACTGTTTGCATATTGCATCTTATGGATATGGATTAAAATCAAATGATAGAGCAACTGCAATAGAAGAAGGCATTAATGATAAAAGAGAAATATTTCAATCTTGTCAAGGATTACCAGGAAAAACAGAATCAAATGGATGGGGTTCTATTAATTATGTTAATGGTAATCAAGGTGGTAGTGTTAATTTATCTAGGGCATTTTTAACTTCTGTCGCTAAAAAATATTTACCATCATCATTAACTAATGATGAAATTAAAAAAGAGGTAATAAGCATGTTGGGTTGTCCAAATGGTGATGTTAGGGGTGAATTAAGTAAATATTGGACACTTGATTATGTTAGTAAAAATGAAACAGACTATAATGGTAAATTGTTATTATTAGATAAGGTTAAGAATTGCCCAAATAAAGAGGCTTTTCAAAAATCTGTTGAGTCAATTGCTAAAATGTGTGATTTTAACCCTAATTGGTTGATGATGGTTATGCATTGTGAAAGTGGGTTAGACCCTAACAAAACGAATAAATCTGGCTCGGCTGTTGGTTTAATACAGTTTACACAAATAGCATGTGACCAAATAAAAACAACAAAATCTGAGTTATTAAAAATGAACGCAAATCAACAAATATTGCAGGTTGCTAAGTATTTTAATACTAGAACATTGAAAAATAGAGATTATAGAAGACCTGTAGATGTTTATTTAGCTATTTTTAAAAATGCAGTGATTGGTCAAAGTTATGATACTATTATTTATCAATATCCAAGTGATGCATATAAAGCTAACAGTGGTATGGATATGAATAAAGATAATAAGATAACAATAAAAGATGTGGAAGATTTCATGAATTATAGACTTGCAACAGTATAATAGTTGTTTTTCTGAAAAAAAAATGGTACTTTTGACTTATAATTTTAAGTTTGAAGTACCATTTATATTTTATATATGTATGCAAAAGATAGCTAATATAGTGACAGATAAGAAGATAAAAGGAATTAGTGGGTTCATTGATGTTAAATCTCCTACTGATGAAATTGATTATACCAGACCTACTTTAATAATAGGGTGGAAAAATGTTGTATCCATATATAATGAAAATAAACCATCAATTTTAAATAAAAAAATAAATGATAAGTTGTCTTGGACATTTGCAAGAGAGGAAAGAAGAACTGATTATGAAAGAGATATAAACCAATTTTATAAGTCTATTTTTGATGACATTAGTAAAAGGATTTCTTATTATTATATAGATTTCACAAAGTTAAAGATAAGTGGTTTAAAAAAAGTTTTAAACTTTATATATTCGCCACAAATTAAGTATATTTATTGTCATAATAATTCTTTTATTTATATTTACTATGACAATAAAGTAATTGGTATATCATTAGATATTTTAGATTATTTTAATGTAGAAAAGAGTAAACTAATTAGAATTATTAAGAGTAATAAATCTAATGTTTTTTTTGATAATGATGATTTTTTATCATTACAATTAAAACGTATACTAGGAAATAATAAGGTGATAATACCTTATCTTTATTCATTAAAATGAAATATGGTGACTAATGGAATGCTGATTGCTACATTTATCTTAAAAACTAAAATTTTATCATTTATAGAGTTTTTAAGAAATGACTTTAAAATTAAAACGGATAGAATTTATGTCTATGAAATAGAAGAAAATGATGATGAATATCTAGTCAGTTTTAAATTGAAAAATAATAAGATTGATATTAAAAGTAAGTTTAAGGGAGCGACACCAGTACATGTTAAGAATGGCTGTTTATTTTCTATTAATGCGCTTAATACATTAATCAAAACAACAAATAATGTTACATATGGAAATTTGGATAACAAAGATATTCAAATAGATTGGTCAATGTATAAGAATAAATTAATATTGTTAAATCATGGTGAATTGACTATCAAGGATATAACAAAAATAGACAATAAGTGTATTTTTCTTCAATAAGGGATATTTATTGATATAAAAATATATAAGATGGGACAAAGATTTATTACCAAAAAAGTACAAAAAGTTTTTGTACATCCATACATACAAGAGAATAATAAAGTAAAAGATAGTATTGTTATGAATGACGAAGAAAAAATCATAAAAGCAGAAGAAATTTTAACTCAAACAATGTCAAATGAAAAAAACATTAAAAGAGTTAAAAAAGAAAAGGGTTTAATTGAAAGAACAGAAAGTTCAAAAATTGTTATAACAGAAGATAATAGACAAGTATTAAACGATTAAGAACAATGAATAAAGAATATTTAAAAGAACATAATCTATTAGAGTCTCAAAGACAATTTAGAAAATTATGTGAATATACTTTTATTGGAGCAGATGATGTACTTAGTGAGGATGATGTTGAAGATGATGCACAAAATAATCAAAATCAACAACAAGGAGATGATATGAATAACCAATCTCCAATGCCAGACACAAACAATCAACAAGGACAACAAGATATGGGTATGCAAGATAATGGGAATGCGGAAAATTCATTTCCAGAACCAGCACCAGCCACTCCACAGCAAAATCCCCCAATGCCAGCTCCTACTCCACAACCACAACCTGCAATGCCAGATATGGGTGGGGAAGAAGAGATAATTGATATGGAAGGTGATGATGAGGAAGTTATTGATGTAGATGAGTTAACTGATTCACAAGAAGAAACTGAACATGAAGTTGGAGAAGTAAATTCAAAGATTGATAAATTGTTATCTACTATAGATACATTAAGTACTATTATTCAACAAAATGATAGTAAAATATTAGCTTTAAAACAAGAAATAGAGAAGAGAAATCCAACACCAACAGAGAAGTTGAATTTAAGGTCTTTAGATTCTTATCCTTTTAATGTTAATCCAAAAGATTATTGGGAAGGAAAAGCTAAAACTGGTAATTATGAAGCATATTCAGATAATGATTTACCAACAGGTAAAGAAGATGAAGAATATGTGATTACACAAGATGAAATTGATGGAGACAACAATTTCAAGAGCATTTCTGATTCATTAGATGATGAATATGCAAACCAAGATTTTAAGAAAATATTTGGATATTAATATTAATTTCATACCATGATTATTCACTATTAACCTAAAATTAATTAATAGTGAATATTTGTGTGTGAAATTTTGTTTTTTAATATTAAAATATGTACATTTGTGATGTAATTTAAAAGATATACGTATATATAATTTTAATTTTTTAATAATAATTTTTTTTTTTAATTTTTAATTTAATGGAAACTTTAAATGTTAATGTGTCAGCAGAGGATGTATTTTCTCAAAACGAATCTCTAAATGCCCCAAAAGAGCAAGTGTTTAGTGCTAAAAATTACCTACAAGCTCGCTTAGAAGATGGCGAAAGTACTAAAACTATAAAAATTAGACTTTTACCTTTCTCACCAGATGGCGGTTCTCCTTTTCATAAAATTTACATGCATACAGTAAAAGTTAATAAGTCTGTTTCTAAAAATGGATGGAAGAGTTTTGTGTGTGCAAATCATAACAAAGAGTTGCAATTAGAGGATACGAGATGTCCTTATTGTGAAACCGCAGCAAAAGCAAAACAATTGATGTTTGCGGCAACTAATGATATTGATAAGAAGAATTACTCTAATGTAGAGTATGCTCATAGAGCAAAGGAAAAATGGGTGGTTCGTTGTATTGAACGTGGTAATGAAGATGATGGAGTCAAATTTTGGGTTTTTACTCATACACAAAAAGATGGAATTTATAACAAAATTTATGATTTGTTTAAATTGAGATATGAAGAATCTGGAGATTTAAAATATAATATTTTTGATGTTAATGATGGTAAGGATATTGTATTAACCTTGACAAAAACAAATGATGGTAAAACATCAATTACTATTGCAGATGCAGGTTTTTCTTCTCCTTTATCTAAAGATGCTAATCAAGCTAAAGCGTGGATTGCTGACTCAAAAAAATGGTCAGATGTTTATAAAACAAAAACATATGATTATTTGTCAATTCTTTTAGAGGGTGGAGTTCCAAAATTTGATGAAGACCAAAAAACTTATGTAAATTTGGCTGATTTAAAGAAAGATGAAGACAAAACTTCCTCTACACAAGAGGATTCCCCAAAGGAAGAAACTAAAACATCTACACCAAAATCTGAAACAGATGAAACATTAGACCAGATAGTCTCTGGAAATAATGTTCAAATTGAAGGTGTTGATGATGACCTTCCTTTCTAAATAAGGATTTACCCTATCAATAAAAGGTAGGGTAAATTAATTTAAATGTTATAATATGGCTAAACTTTACTTTAAATTTGGCACAATGTCATCAGCAAAAACTACTTTATTATTAGTTAATGCTCACCAATTCCAAGAAAGAAATATTCCTTTTATTTGCTTAAAACCATCTATTGATGATAGAGATGGTGAATCAATAATTAAGTCTCGTATAGGTATTGAGAGAGAATGCGTAACAGTATATCCAGACACAAATATTTTTGAATGCATAAAAACTCATACCGAAATTATGTTAGCATCTTTTCGAGAAAAAGTAGAATGGGTATTAATTGATGAATGCCAGTTTCTGACTACTGAACAGATAGACCAATTAGCTAAAGTAGTGGATGATTTGGAAGTAGATGTTATGTGCTTTGGTCTTAGGACAGATTTTCAAACAAAAATGTTTGATGGTTCTAAAAGATTATTTGAAATTTGTGATGATTTTGAAGAAATAACAACAAGGTGTGCTTGTGGTAAAAAAGCATTATTTAATGCTAGAATAGATTCAAATGGAAATATAATTTCAGATGGAGAACAGATTATGATTGGGGGGGATGATAAATATGTCCCTATGTGTCGAAAATGTTATTTTAAAAGAAAATAGAAAATACTTAAATTTAATTTATAAAAAATATAAATATGGCTAAACAACCTGTAAAGAAAAAAGAATTTGTAAAACCTAATATTACTGATATTAAGTCTAAATTAGGTTTAGTTGTAAAGAGTGTTGATGATTTATCTAAATCAAATGCTGATAAACCTATTGATTGGATTGTAATGCCCCCTGCATTTGAGAATGCAACTAAATTAGTTGGTTTTCCACAAGGATATATGTCCATTATTACTGGATGGGCAAATACTGGTAAATCTACATTAAAAAACTGTTTAATTTCGGCTTGTATAAAACAAGGAATTATACCAGTAATTTTTGAAACAGAAAGTAATTTTGATTTTTCATATGCACAAGCGTGTGGTATGAAATGTGAACCAATTTATGGAGATGTAGAAGTAGAAAAAGTAGACACTGAAACAGGTGAAGTCACATATGAAATGGAGAATAGAATTATTTCATATGAAGGAGATTTCATTTATTTTGATAATGCTCTTCTTGCTGAAACATATGGTAATAATGATTATTCAACAGGTAAACAAACAAAATCTAAACGTAAAGTTGCTGTAATTGAAGATATTGCATTTGCAATTAATACATTGCTTGATATGCAAGATAATGGAGAAATACAACAATCAATGTGTTTTATATGGGACTCTGTTGGTAGTATTCCATCATTTAAATCATATTCTTCCAAAACAGGTAATAATATGTTTGATGCAGGAGCATTGAGTCAAGCATTTAATACTATTGCAAATAATAGAATACCATCTTCAAGAAAAATTGATTCTCCTTATACAAATTCATTTGTGTGTGTTAATAAAATATGGAATGATAGTATGTCCAGTATGGGTGGAGTTCCAAGTATCGAATTAAAAGGTGGAAAAAGTTTCTTCTATGCTGCTAGATTGATTATCCATTTAGGCGGAGTTGGAAAGGCTTCTACTAAAAAATTATCTGCTACTGCTAAAGGACAGATTTATAACTATGGTATTATAAGCAAAATTAAGGTAACTAAAAATCATTTACCTACTCCATTTAATATTACATATGAAGGAGAAATTGCGTGTGTTCATAATGGACTTTGTGTACCAGATGAAATTGATGCTTATAAGAAGACTTATATTGGAGAAATTCTGAAAAGAATTCAAGAATTATCAAATTCAAATGAAGCTGATTTAGCAATTGATGCTAAAGATATTGAATTTGAGGAAACAGAAGTTGAATCTTATGATTAATCTTTTTTGGTGAGAAGATGTTCTTCTCACCATTTCATATAAATTTATATTATGAATCAACCAATAAGACGAAAAATAATAGAAACACATGATATTAAACCAAAACCATTTTATACTTTAATAGTTGATGGTAATAATTTGTTTAAAATTGCAATTAGTGCTGATAAAAGAGTTAATAGAAATGGTGATGAAGTTGGTGGGATATTTCAATTTTTGCTACAATTAAAAATAATGCTTTCAAAAAGAGATTTTGAACACTGTTATGTTATGTGGGATGGAAATCAGTCGGGACAGTTACGATACCAAATTTATCAAGATTATAAGGCTAATAGAGACAAACATTATGAATTAAAATCTGAATCAGATTATGATAAAAATATTAATGATTTTGTCAAAAGAACAATGGCTTTTTATAATGGTAAAAATGTGAAAGAAATAGATAATACCAAATATAAAGAGACAGAAGAGGAATGCTTTGATAGACAAAAAGAAATTGTGATGAAATGTCTTGAAGAATTATTTATTAGACAAGTCATATCTGATGAAGTGGAAGGCGATGATTTAATTGCTTATTATGTAAATCATAAAAAAAATAATGAGAAAATTATTATCATGTCTGGTGATAGAGATTTAACTCAATTAATTGCTGATGATGTTTGTGTTTATGTTCCCTCTCTTAAAATGGGTATAGTTCCAGAAAATCATGTATCTGTTATGGGGTATAGACATGAGAATGTTCTTCTAAAAAAAATGATATGTGGCGATTCTTCGGATAACATAAAAGGAATTAAGGGAATGGGTGAAGAAACATTTTTTAAGTTATTCCCAGAAGTAAAAGAACGAGAAGTGACTTTAGAAGAGATTTTAGAGCGTTCTAAGTCTCTTTTGGATGAACGCATCAAAAATAAGAAAAAACCTCTTAAAACGCTTGAAAATATACTTAATAGAGTCACTACTGGCTCACAAGGGAAAGATATTTTTGAGATTAATAAAAAAATAATTAATCTTAAAGAACCATTACTTACCAAAGAAGCGATTGAGCAAATGGAAAACATTATGTATGCTCCAATTGACCCAGAAGGTAGAAGTATTGCTAATTTATATCAGATAATAATGTCTGCTGACATAGTAGATTTAATTGATGATAATAGATTTAGTACTTTCTTTTCAACTTTTAATAGAATAATAGATAAAGAAAAAAAATATTATGAAAAAGATAATAAGTGATTTAAATTTTAAATTGATAAATGATATTGTATCTACAATAGATACAAATGCTTATATAAATAAAATGTTTTCAACAGTTAAAGATTTGTTAATATCAACTTATACAAGCAAACATGTTGTGGTATTAAAAAATCGTAATTGTGGTGGTACTACTGCTTTAGTTTTCAGAGCATTAATGGAAATTCTTTCCAATCTTATGAAAGGTGAAAATAGTAAAATGATTAATATTGCCGTATTTGACCATAATTCGGGAAGTTCTGCATCAAAAAATAGTATGTTTTTAACTATGTTAAGTTTATTATTTGGAGAAAATATAAAATATGATGTGATGACTAAAAGATGTTTGATGTCTAAAGAATATAAATTTGCTATATATTTTACATCTTCTAATTTTAAAGATTATATACCTTCTTATTTGGATTTATGTTTATTTGATGAATACTTCATATTTAGTGAATATAATAAATTTATGTCTGAAAAAAAACAAGCTAATAAAATAACAGAAGATACTAAAATGTTTATGGTTCAAACAGTTGGATTAATTAAGCATATTAAAGATGCATTTGATAAGAATGTAGATGTTAAAATTTTAACAAAAGAATAGTTTAAAATTTGTGTTTTATAAAAATTATCTATACATTTGCATTGTAAAAAAAGAAAAAGAAGTTTAACTTTATTAAAAAAAGTAAATATGGAAAATAAACCTAAAGAGTATCGTAAAGAACGTTTTGAATTCATTCTAACTGTTAATGATAATATTATCTGTCAGAGATACTTTAAAATTAATAATTTCAATGAACAGTCTTTAAGTTCTTTGGAATTGAAAGACACAATTAATCATATTGTTAATATGATTGACAGTGACTTTAAAAGTAAATCAAGAGTGTATACATGGTATATGTATGATGAAAACTATGTGGATGATGAGTTTTCAAAACCATTAAGCAATGCTTGGGATTGTACATTTAAGTTCTCATTCTTAGACAATGAGAGAGAGGTTTTATCCCAGATTTGGGATGGTTCTGGATACCCTAAATTTATTAGGGAGAGTGTAGACATTACAAATAAAAAAACTCGTTTTGAGGATATTGACCCTTCGAGATTGAATTTTGATAATTCATTGTTGAAAGCAATGGTAGGAGATAAGCAAGATTTAATTCCAGAAATTATCAAAATGATATGTGAAACTTGTAGTGTTCCTTATAGTGAATCATCAGATTATACCATTACTGATTCTTATAGTGATAAGAAATATATATTGTCTAATAAACTTTCTTTTAATAGAATGGCTAATGATATTAAAAAATCATTACAAAATAAGACGAGAAAATATATGAGTTCACTATATTAATTAATAATGAGGAATTATAGCAATGGCTAAAAAAAACAGTCGAGATAATTTAGGTTATTTGGGAGTAGACTTTCAATACAAATTGATAAAGTCATTCATGGATGACCATAAATTCTTTAGAGATTTAAATAATATTATTGACCAAAATATGTTTACAGACCCCAACTTAAAGACTTATGTTGGGGTTTTAAAAGAATATTTTGAAACTTATGATGTTGTACCATCATATTCAATGATGAACATTGAGCTTCGTTCGAAAGCTAGTGGAGAATTACAAGTTCAGTTTTATGAAGATACCATTAAAAAATTAATGGAAACCTCTAGTGAGGGGGCAGAGTCTATTAGAGATAAAGCACTTAAATTTTTCAAACAACAAAATATTATTAAGACTGCAAATGAAATCTTGAAAATTGCAGGAGATGGAGATATATCTAAGTATGACCGTTGTGTAGATTTATTACAAGAAGCCTTAAATAAAGGAACAGATGAAGATATGGGTACTTCTATATTCGATAATATAGAAGAAGTATTATCTGATGATTACCGTTGTCCAATACCAACAGGAATTGGTAAAGTTGATGAAGTTTTAGAGGGTGGATTGGGAAAAGGTGAACTAGGAGTTATCATTGGTCCTACTTCTTTCGGTAAAGCTCTTTATATCAATGAGTTAGTGGTAACTCCAAATGGTTACAGAACAATTGGTTCTATTAAAGTTGGGGACTATGTTATTGGTAGGAATGGTAAACAAACTAAAGTATTAGGTGTCTTTCCACAAGGAAAGAGAGATTTATACAGAGTTACATTTAGTGATGGTGTCTCATGTCTTTGTGATAAAGAACATTTGTGGGCAGTTAATAGTAATTTCCAACGTAATGGAAAAAAATATATTAAAGGAAAAAGTGCCCAAGCAAATAATTATAAAAAGTTTAAGAATCAAGACTTTTCATATAAAGTAATGACATTATCAGAAATAATGAATCATAAATTAATTTTGAGTGGTGGAAGACATAATTTTAAAATACCTATGTGTGAAGCCGTTCATTTTAATGAAATTAAAACATCAATAAGTCCATATTTAATGGGTTATATGATTGGTGATGGCAATTTTAATAGATGTGCGATTACTGTTGGTGTTCAAGATTATGAATCTGTTATTGGTAACTTTAGTGAAAGTTTTAAATCTCATTATGCAAAAAAACGTAATATCTATACTTTGTCATTTAAAGTTAAAAATGAACTTAAAAAATATTATGATTTAAGTTTAATATCTGGTGATAAATATATACATAATGATTTCTTATTTAATTCTTTAAATAATAGAATTGAGCTATTGAATGGCTTAATGGATAGTGATGGTACATGCCAAAAAAATGGCTGTTCATGTTTTAACACAAAATCTAAACAATTAGCTTTGGATGTTAAACAATTAGTCCTATCTTTAGGTGGGTTTGCAAAAGTTAGAGAAAAACATACTGGATACTATTCTAAAAAATATGAGAGATATGTTGATTGTGGTATTCAATATGAAGTTACTATAAGTTTATGTGATTCACATATACCAATTTTTAAATTAAAAAGAAAGCAAGATAGAGTAGTTTATCGTTCCTTAAGAAAAGGAGAAAGATTCATTCATTCAATTGAATATGAATGTAATGATGATGCTGTTTGTATCAAAGTAGATGCTGATGATGAGTTGTTCTTAACAAGAGATTTTATTGTTACCCATAACACATCAATGACTACTGCAATGGCTTCCTATGCGGCTACATATAAGTGTGAGCAGAACAATTTTTCTGGATATAAAGTACTTCAAATTGTTTTTGAAGATAGAGAAAAACAGATTCAAAGAAAACACCTTGCTCGTATATCTGGTATTGAAGCAAAAGATTTGTCTAAAGAAGATTTTAGAGAACAAGTTAAAAAGTATTTAACAGAATTTGAAGATAGGGATTTACTTAAAAATAATCTTCTTATTAAAAGATTCCCAAGCGGAGAAGTTAGTGCTTCAAAGTTGAAACGATACATCCAAAAATTAATTAATGCTGGTTTCAAACCAGATATGGTTATTGTGGATTATTTCGAATGTGTTGAACCAGAACAATTGTTATATGGGGAAAATGAATGGAATAAGGAAGGCAAAACAATGCGTAAACTTGAATCAATGGCAGGAGAGTTAGATATTGCCTTATGGGTCCCAACACAAGGAACGAAAGATTCAATTAATCTTGAATTGGTTACAATGGATAAAGCAGGTGGGTCAGCTAAAAAAGTTCAGATTGGTCATATCATTATGTCTATTGCGAGAACTATGGAAGATATGGATAAAAACCTTGCTACAATTGCTATATTGAAGAACCGAGCAGGTAAATCTGGTAAGGTATTTAATGGTGTTGAGTTCAATAATGGTACTTGTCGTATATCTACTGACCATGTAGATGAGTTTGATTCTATGATGGATTACAATAAAAATAAAGAACAACAGAATCTTGATTTAGCAAGAGAAATTTTCAAAAAAGTACAAGGAGAAAAATAATAAAAATTTTTTCTACTTGAAGTAATTGATGCTCACAACTTTAAGTGAGCATTAATTTTTTATACCCATTATTGGACAAAAATATATCAATTAAGAGTGATATTTATTAAAACAATAATAAAAAATAATATTAAAATAGTTATAATGGAAGTAAGAAAAAGTGATAATTCATTTGAAGAATTTGACTCTAAAAAAGTGTATAGAGGTATCTGTGAAGCCTATAATAGTTGCGGTGAGGAATGTAATGAGTTATTGATTAACTCGATTATCTCTAATATGTTCATCTATGATAAAATTTCTTCTAAAGAGATAAGAAGACAGGTAGAAGATGCTTTAATGACAATTAATAAGAGTGTTGCAAAAGTTTATATTAAGAAACATAATGATGATAATAATGATAATAGTACATTAAAAAAGAAAAATGACTTTATCCAAAATTACATTGCAGCGTCTAATGCGGCTACTGGTTCTAAATATGATTCTAATGCAAATGTTTCTAATAAGAATGTTGTTACAATGGGTCAAGAATTATATAAAGATAATAATATTAAGCAGAATAGATATATTATGCATAATAAGATAAAATCTTTATATTCTAAGAGATTAGCTGACCAATATATTAAAGATTTAGAAAGTCATAGAGTTTATAAACATGATGAGACTGGAACACCAGGAATGCCATATTGTGTAGCTATCACTATGTATCCTTTCTTAATTGATGGATTAACGAAATTAGGCGGTGTGTCTATAGCTCCAACAGATTTAAAATCTTTCTGTGGAGAATTTATTAATCTAGTCTATTCTGTTTCATCTCAATTCTTAGGAGCAGTAGCAACTCCAGAATTTTTTATGTATATGGATTATTTCATTCGTAAAGATTATGGAGAAGATTATTTAGATAAATTAGGTGAAAAAGTAGAATTAAATGCTAAAGGAAGAACTTTAGAAAGAGTTATTGAAAATTGCTTCCAACAAGTTGTTCATTCTATGAACATGCCAGCAGGTAACAGGGGTTATCAGACAGTATTTTGGAATGTTGGATATTTTGATAAACCATATTTTGATGGTGTATTTGGGGAATTTACATTTCCAGATGGAACAAAACCATGTTGGGAAACATTGAGTTGGCTTCAAAAGAAATTTATGAAATGGTTTAATGAAGAAAGAACTAAATATGTTCTAACATTCCCAGTAGAAACTATGGCAATGTTAACTGATGGTCATGACATTGTTGATAAAGAATATGCCGATTTTACTTCTCAAATGTGGGCAGAAGGTCATTCATTTTTCTGCTATTTATCAGATAGTCCAGATAGTTTAAGTTCTTGTTGTTTCTCAAAAGACCAAAAAACGTTAACTCGTTCTTCAAAAGGTATTAATTTTATGACATTTGAGGAATTGTATAATTCTAAATATGCCGAAGCAAAACGTAATTTAACAATATTCCATAATGGAAGTTGGGTGAAAGGTAATATAATTAAATTACCTAATAGAGAAATGTATAAAGTAATAACATCTAACAATAAAGAAATTATTTTATCTGATAATCATATTAATGTAGTTTTTGATGGGGAAAAGGAAACATCAAAATTAACAACAGATGATTATTTGATGTTTAATACTAATAAATTAGACGCTATTAATGAGAAGAATGAAAATTTAACTTATGAACAAGGATTTGCAATAGGTGCGTTCTTAGGAGATGGCTCTTTTGGAAGTACATTTGAGGATGGTTCAATATATGACATTAATTTTTCTCAAAATGTTACAAAATATCAAATCACCCAAGAGATGGTTACAATTGCAAATAAACAACTTGGAGGAAGTAGTAGTTGTGTATTAAATGAAGTTTACAATAATGTATATCCATTGAGAATTAGTTCTAAATATTTAGCTTCATTTATTATGAGATGGACTAATTGGAATAGAGGTACATATGCACACAACAAAGAATTAAATCTTAATGTGTTAGAACAGTCATATGAATTTAGAAAAGGAATACTAGATGGTTGGTATAATACAGATGGTGGTAATTCAAATAGATGTTATACATCTTCTCCTAAACTTGCAGAAGCAATGGAAGTGTTGATAACGTCATTAGGATTAAATAGTGTCATTGATATTTCAGATAGAACTGATGAAAAAGTAATCATTAGAGGTGAAGAGTTTAATAGAAACTATCCTTTGTATTGTGTAAGATGGTATGATAGTGGAAATAAACGAAGCATGAGTGATGTTTATAAATGGAAAAATAATTCAATTTATTTCAAAATTAAGTCAATTGAAAAAGTTCAATATAATGACGAAATTTATTGTTTTGAAATGAATAATATTGATGAACCATATTTTACATTGCCAAATGGATTAATTACTCATAATTGTCGTTTAAGAAATTCCTTAAAAGATTCTATGGATGATTTGAATCATACTACACATCAATTTTCTATGGGTACTGCATCAGTCGCAACTGGTTCTAAATCGGTTATGACTATTAACTTAAATAGAGTAATACAAGATGCTGTTAGAAAGTATTTTATTGAAGTAGAAAATGTAGAATTAAATGATGGTGTTAAATTGGATGATGCTATATGTCGAGACAAAAATAAGATGTATGAATATATTAAAAACGAAATACATGAAATAACTGAGAGAGTACATAAATATCAAAAAGCGTTCAATGAAATAATAAAAGATTTTTATAATGCTAATATGTTAGATGTTTATTCTGCTGGTTTTATTGATATGAAAAAACAATATTTAACAATTGGTGTTAATGGTTTAACAGATGCTGCTGAATTTTTAGATTTAGAAATCAGTCCAAATGAAGATTATAATGAATTTGTTAATTTGATATTGGAAACAATTAACAAATGTAATGCTAAAGATAGGACAAGAGAATGTATGTATAACACTGAATTTGTTCCAGGAGAAAATCTTTCTGTTAAGAATTATAATTGGGATAAAAATGATGGCTATTTTGTAAGTACTAAACATAGCATGTATAGTAGTTATTTCTTTAACCCAGAAGATGATTCTCTATCTATTTTAGATAAAATGAAATTACATGGAAAAGATTATGTCCAATATTTGGATGGTGGTAGTGCTTATCATGCAAATATTAAAGAACATTTATCATTTGAACAATATAGACAATTATTGAGAGTTGCATCTGAAAATGGTACAAATTATTTTACATTTAATTGTAAAAATACTGTGTGTAATGATTGCGGCTATATATCTAAACATACTTTAGATGTGTGTCCTCATTGTGGAAGTCATGATTTAGATTATTTAACAAGAATAATTGGGTATTTAAAAAGAGTTTCTTCATTTAGTGAACCAAGACAAGGTGAAGAACATATGAGAGCTTATAATAAACTTAATTGATATGGTGAAATTTATAAAAAATATGACTTCTGTTGTATTTGAAGAAATACCAGATAAAGTAACATTGGCAGTTAATGTGAGTAACTGCCAAAATCACTGTAAAGGTTGTCATTCTTCATTTTTAGCTAAGAATATTGGTGATGAATTAACAACAGATGTCATTGATGAATTAATGAGAAAAAATAATGGTGTGAATTGTTTTCTTTTTTTAGGGGAAGGGAATGATAAAGATGAGTTATTAAGATTAAATAAATACATTAAAGATAATTATAATATAGAGACAGCAGTTTATAGTGGTAGAGATGAAGTAGAAGATGATATGTTCTCAGAATTTGATTTTGTTAAAGTAGGAGCTTATAGAGAGGAATATGGTGCGTTGAACATTAAAACCACAAATCAGAGACTTTTTTATCATAAAAAAGACATTACTTACAAGTTTTGGAGATAAAAAAGAGTTTAGTTAGAGAGGGTTAGATAACATATCTAACCCTTTTTTTATTGACTAAATAAAAATTATTTATAGGTTATAAATAATTAAAACTCTTATATTTATATTAAAAATAAAAATTATGGCAGTAGTACAATATTACAACATAAAATATCCATTTACAGCGCAAGGAGATGAGAAATTCTTTGTAGATTTAAATACCACACTTCAAGAATCCATTAAAAGCGACATTATGCATGTTATTTTTACTCCTAAAGGTCAAAGAGTACGAAATCCAAATTTTGGTACTAATCTAATTAGATTTATTTTTGAACCTAGTGATGATGTTTCATGGAACAATGTCAAAGAAGAAGTAAAAAGTGCTGTTACTACTTATATACCAAATGTTAACATAACAGATATTAACATTTTTAGAAGAGATGACGATTCTCATGGAATATATGTGAGTATTCAATATACAATAAAACAAGGAAATTATCAAACAAGTGATACTATAATCACTCAACTTTAAAATTAAATAGAATGGAAACTAAAATAAATTATTTAGCAAGAAATTATGAAGATTTTCAAACGGAATTAGAAGAATTTTCAAATAAATATTACCCAGAAATGTCAAAAGATTTTAAAGACGCTTCTGTTGGTAAATGGTTCATTGATATTGTGTCAGCAGTAGCTGATGATTTGTCATTTCATATTGATAGAGTGTTTCAAGAAACCAATATTAATAGTGCCCAAGAAGGAAATTCTGTATTATCTTTGGCTAGAAGTAATGGCTTTAGAGTGCCTGGTAGAAAGGCTTCAATGGCAGAAGTAGAATTTAGTTGTGAATTGAATGTTTATTATGATGTAACAGCAGCCATACAAACACCAGATTGGACTTATGCTCCAACGATAAAAAAAGGAACAGTAGTTAGTTCGGGAAGATATGTATTTGAATTGACAGAAGATGTTGATTTTTCACAACAATTTAATAGTGATGGCATTTCAAATAGACAAATCATACCAAAAAGAAATAGTAATGGTATCATAGAAAAATATACAATTAAAAAAACAGCAATAGTGCTTGCTGGAGAAACAAAAGTATATAAAAGAGAAATCAAAAGTTCTGATTTAGTACCATTTATGGAAGTAATTTTACCAGATTTAAATGTTATGAATGTAGAATCAATAATTTTTAAAAATGGTACAGACTATGTTACTGACCCTAATACAAATGATTATATGATTGAAACAGAATACATGCCAAGTGGGAATGTAACAAAAACAGAAACATGGCGTTATTTTGAAGTAGAGTCATTATTAGACCAATACAGATTTGGTGATGTATTAAATAGTGATGGTATTCCAGAAAAAGTTACAATGACTCATGATGGACAAGATTATAGTCAAGTTGTTAAAGGTGAATGGAAACCACTTAAGCAAAAATTCATTACAGAATTTACTGATAAAGGGTATTTAAAAATTATTTTTGGTACTGGAGAAGTTAACAAACAAATAGACCCATCCACATCAACTTTTGCTAAATATCAAATCAGTCATATGTTAAATGATACATATATGGGAGAATTACCAAACGCTGGATGGACAATGTATGTTTTATATAGAGTAGGTGGTGGAAAAGAAACAAATGTTGCTAGAGGAGCAATAACAGATATAACATATTTGAATGTGGAGCTTCATGGAAGTGATACTAATACAATGTCAGAAGTACGAGATTCAATCAGTGTGACAAATACAGTACCATCAGTATCTGGTAAAGATGCCCCAACAGTAGATGAAGTTAGATACATGATTAAATATAATAATGGAGCGCAAGATAGATGCGTTCAATTAAAAGATTATTATGTTAGACTTATGCAAATGCCAGCAAAATATGGATGTCCATTTAGAGTTGGTATTATAGAGAATAATAATAAAATTATGATGTATTTATTGGGTCTTGATTATGATGGTACATTAAGTGCAATTTTACCAGATGCATTAGTCACAAATATCGAAAATTATCTATCTGAATATAGAATGTTGAATGATTATATAGAAATAAAATCTGGTAAAATAATTAACATTGCATTTGAAATTGATGTTTTTATTAGTAAAAGTTATAATAAAAATGATGTAATGAAATTAATCATTGATACTGTAAATGATTATATGGATATTAATAAACATCAGATGGGAGAAGATATATACATTGGAGATTTGGAGAAAGAGATTTCCAAATTAGATGGAGTGCTTAATTTAATTGATTTAAGGGTTTTTAACAGAACTAATAATTTTGGTGGAAGAATATACTCCTCTACTGTTAGCACTCAACCAGCAGTCACTCTGGAAGTCTGTGAGGGCAGTTCATTAGGTAGTGCTGAATATACAAGTGAGAGTGCTCAAACTGAAAATTCTTTTCAGATAGATTTAGATGAAAGTGAAGGAACTTTATTTAGTGAAGCTGATTCCATGTTTGAAATTAAGTATAAGGATAGTGACATTTTGATAAGAGCAAAAATAAGATAATAAAAAAAGATAGTTATGGGTTGTGCATGTAAGCAAGTGAGACAATTGAATGAGAGATACAAAAAACCAGAAACAAAGGAGAGAAAGTTTAACATATATAAAATATTAAAAAATGCATTATTGGAAATAATTAATAAATTGTTACAAATATTATTGTTAATAATTGTTTCCCCTATTGTAATGTTAGTGTTGATACTGAATGTACTTATATTTAATAAAATGAAAGTAACTCTACCTAAAAAGTTTTATAAATTTGTATATAATAATCATAAAATGGATTTAGAAAATAATGGAGAACAATAAAAGTTATAGAATAAGAACTAATGTTAATGAAGATTCTATAGTTAATGTAAATTTACAACAAGACTTTGATTTTTTGGAGATACTTTCATTAAAACTAAAACAAAGTAATTTATATAAATTACATACATCTAATTATGGAGTTATAGTTGGTAGAGTTTTGGCGAATGAAGCATTTGGTATACCAAATGCTAAACTTTCTATATTTGTATCTTTAGATGATGATAACACATTAATTGAAGATATATACCCATATTTAAATGTTCAAGACACTAATGACAATAACATTAGATATAATTTGTTAAAGGATAGTTCTTCTGATGAATGTTATAATGTTGTTGGTACATTTCCAAATAAGAGATTAGTATTAGATGATAATACTGTATTAGAAGTGTTTGAGAAATACTACAAGTATACAACTGTTACTAATAATTCTGGAGACTATATGATACCATGTGTTCCCATTGGTAATCAAACTATACATGTGGATATTGATTTGTCTGATATTGGAGTACTTTCACAAAGACCACGTGACATGATTTATAAAGGTTATAATATTGAGCAATTTGAAAACGCAAGTCAATTCAAAAAAAGTACTAATCTTGATTCATTAGCCCAATTATATTCTCAAAATACTAGTGTATATGTATATCCATTATGGGGAGATTCAGAAGAAGCTGATATAGCGATAACTAGAAGTGACATTCAAATACAATATAAATTTGAGCCAACTTGTGTATTTATTGGGTCTTTAATAAGTGATTCTCCAGATTCTTATGTTAATCATAAATGTAAATCACATAAAGAGAGTGGATATATGAGACATATGGTTAGTGGAGAAGGGACAATTGAGATGATAAGAAAAACTACAGAAGGTACTGTAGAAGAACATCAAGTGAAAGGTACAAATGTAATTAATGGGAATGGTGTTTGGTGTTATCAGATTCCAATGAATCTTGATTATGTTATTACTGATGAGTTTGGGAATATTGTACCAACAGATAATGCAACAATTGGTGTTCCAACAAGAAGTAGGGTGCGTTTTAGAGTATCATTAACAAATGATGATAATCCAAGTGATTCTAAACATACAGCTAAATATCTTATCCCAAATAATCCTAATAATTTGGTAGAAAATTCAGTAGAACCTATATATAATGGGTCACTAAGCGTAGATTATGAATTTGGTAGTAATACAAAAGAAGAATCTTTCAGAGATTTATTTTGGAATAAAGTTTATACTGTAAAAAATTATGTACCAAGATTCCAATCTGGAAAAAAAGCTGAAACTAGAAAATATAGTTCTATTAGAACTGTTAATTATGGAGAAACTAATAATCCAGTTCCATATAACAATATTAGATTTAGATTGTCATTTACATATCGTATAATATGTATTATATCCAATATTGTGACTAATTTAACATGTTTTTTGAATAGTATAATTGCCTTAGTGGATTGGTTAATTGATATGGTTAGATGCCCATTTAAGGTATTAGGATGGTTGCCATTTGGTATTGGTAAAGCAATTAAAAAGATTTGTTTGTTTAAGCAAACAGGTCTTAAATGTGTGGAAATCGGTGAGGGTATTAGTGAGGAATTTGATGAGTGTGAAAATGGTAAAGAGGTTAAGTTTTATCCATGTTGTAATGAATTTGGTGGTGTAGCTGCCGATTTAGTTAGAAGAGATTGTAACTGTAATCCTAATTTTAGTCCAAAAAGATTAAATGAATATTTAAATAATGGAATGGCAGAAGATAATGAAGTTGTTAATCTTGATTTTAATAATGATTGGATTAATGGTACATTATATATGCCATCATGGTTCTATCGAAAGAAAAAGAAAAAAAGATTTTTATTTTGGCCCAAGAATGTCAAAATAAGAGAAGATTTTTGTGATTGTGATAAACAATATTCTAATTCTATTAGATATTTGTTGAGTTTTCCACTTAATAATGTATTGAATGTTAATGGGAATAATATTCAAGAATCTAGTATATCCAATAATGTTGAGGAAAGTAGTCTGCATACAGATAAATCTATTGCTACTGGTGATGGCTATGGGATTATAAAGAAATTTATGAACATGAAAGGTCAATATATATATTATTATAGTCCATGTTTTACGATTGGTGATAGATTCTATAGACAATATGCAACTGATATTGTATTGCTTGGAAGTTTAAATTCTTGTGATTTAGATGGTATGCCACAAGCATTTGTTAACATCCCATCATCCACATATAATGTTCCACCATATACAGCAGTAGAAGATGGTTGTGATGGAGCAATAGAAATGAGTGGTATGGATTGGTTTGGTGGAGGAGAACGTGAAATAGAAAGTAAGAATAATCAACCTAGATATGGACGTGGATTATTTATGGATGTGGGTTGTTCTTCTTTAAATAGTAAACCTAAAACAATACTTAATGTACAAAGAATGTGTGAATTAGGTGTTACTAATGATGCAAGATATGATGATTCCAAAGCTAGTGGTGGAGCAGCAGTTCCAGTGCAAGTTTATGCTGATGGTTTAATAACTAATAGAGAATTAATTGATTATGATTCAAGGTCTATGTTCGCATCACTAAATCATAATAATTTAAAAACTAAGATAGATAATAAAACAGGGTATCCAAAATATGATTTATCTTATAAATATTTAAATGGTTTTGATGGAAGATTAAGTACAAGTGTGCAAAGTTTTGCAAATAATTTTGACAATATAAAAGATAATTTTAGTCCAGATTATATACGTTTTAGATTTGGTCCAACAGCTCCTAATGGTAGATATTATGATGGAAAACGTTTTCCATTATATAATAATTCATTATATTTTTATTTTGGAATAAAAGATGGGTTAACAGCAATTGATGAATTTAATAAACAATTCTTTAGTACATGTAATAGTCCAGAATCATCTGCATTTACTGTCGCTATTTCTGATATTATACCTAATGGATGGTGTACAACAACTGGAAATATTGGTAGTTTTAAGATAAATCCTAAAAATATTTCAAGACCATACTCATATACAGTAAAAGGTTCTGATGGAACAGTTGTTACAAGTGGAAGTGATGTGGTAGATAATAGTGTGTCTATTAATAATTTGGCTAATGATAGATATGAAATTACTATTATTGATAATAATGGCAATCAAGTCATAACATATGCTGAATTAGAGCCAACATATATTAATATTGTTGTTTCTAAAACTGATTTGATAGTGCCTTCAAGTAGTATGTCATGTAATGAATTAATTTCAAACAATAAACAAGGGCAACTTATTATAGAGAAAATAATAAAAGATAATAAAGAATATACAATACAAACATTACAAAATAATAATATTTTACTTGTAAATGGCGATAGTTCTAAATATAAATTGGAAATTACATATCGTAATTCAGATAATCCTACACCTATATCATATTTAGATAATTTACCATATAACAGAACCAATATTAAAGTTATTGATGGTAAAGTATATATTCCTATATGTAGTCCTAATTCATTTATTATTACAATAACTGAGGTTTGTTGTACTGGAGCATGTACAAATTATGAATTAACTTCAAATTATGCAACAAAAACATTAATAGTAAATGAACCATTAAAAATGAAGGTATATATTAATGGTATATATGCTGATATTCTGAGTAATTGGAATACTGGTTGGGGGTCACAAATAGTTGGATGGGACAACATATTAACAACCAATTCCTTTGATATGTTAAAATTCCCAGAAGTAACAGATGTAGAGTTATGGGAGATTTTATTACAAACTGAATTTCCATTGGATGAAGATGGAAATATAGATACAATTAAGAGAGATTTCTTAATTGAGAAATTTAAGATGAAAACATTATTTGAGTTAAATACAATATTTAATGTTTATTCTAAAGAAGAAAGAGCAATTAATGTTGAAATAGTAGATGGTACAGAACCATTTGTTACAGTTATAAACTGTAATCAAGATAATGAAGATGATTTTAATAAAAATAATAAAAGGTTATTTTTAAAAGAAGAGATTCATAATATAAGTACTAATTCAATATATAATTACCCAACTTTAACATATCATAATAATAAAAAACAAATATCAATATTCGATAATAATGAGTGCACAACTTAATGATTATAATAGACCATATTTTTTTGGGGTATGGTCAAATAATGCAGGAATTGATGATAATGGAGAATTTGCCACTAATTCTCCATATGATTCTTTTCCAGTAAACTTAAAATCTCCTCAAAGTGTTACTGAAATATTGAATAATTCAGAAATCTTTTATACTGATGATTCAAAAAACATGGGTGGAGTATATCAACTTAAAGAGGATAATACTGGCGATTACACTTATGAAAACGAAGATTGGGTACAAAAAATAGACGGAGATTATAAAATATTAGGAAGCGAAGATGGTTCTAAAAATAATTTCCAAAATAAATGGAATATGTTGGGGGTGAATTATGTTGATAGAAGATTAGATTATGAAATTATATCTTTATCTCCATATAGACACTACAATTTATATGACTTAACGAAGGTTAATGAAACATACATAAAAGATTATTATGGAAATTATTATGCTAATTTAATTAATGGTAATATATTACATATTAATTATGTGCAAGATTTGATAGAAGAAGGAGAGGAAACAGATGCAATTACATTTACGACTAATATTATTTTAGATAAAACTCCTACTAACATATCAGCATATAATGTATATGGAACAAGTATAACATCATCTAATTTACCATCTAGTAGATATATTGTTTTCAATCAAAAAAATGTCAATATAAATGATTATACAATCCATGAGGCAATAGATGATTTATCAATTGCAAAAGATATGAATCTTAAAGGTGGAGAATACCCAATAATAAATTATATCTCTTATGATGGTCTTAAATATGGAGAATATAAATTTGATTTTATCACTTATTCCACAACAGTAGTTGATAGTTCTGATGAGGAGACTAATGAAGTTAAATTTTCTACATCTTCGGATGAAGGGGATGAATTAGAATCTAATGTAACATACAATTATAATGATTTATCATTTGATAATCAATATACAAATAATGGAGAACCATGTTATCAGATAACATGTAATGGAGAAAATAAAATTAGTATTAATGATAATGATATTAAATTGGAAAATGGACATTTTATTAATGTTAATAATGGAGAATACCATATTTATGTTAATTCTAATATTAAAGAAGTGGTAAGTAGCACTGACATAAATGAATTGGTATATTATTGCTATAAGGATAATACATGTCAACAAGTTTTTAATATATTATCTAATGCATCTAACACTGTATTGGAAAGATTTTGTCAATTAAAATCTAATGGTTTTTTGAATGATGAATATATTGTTACAGCTAATAGAGGTCTTATTCATGAAACTGGAGAACTATTAACAGGTCAGTCTATTACAAAAATGTATTTAGCAATTTTTAGTGAAAAATTAAATGGTAAAGATGAAAATAACACGTTGTTGATGACAACAAAAGAAATGTATTACACTCCACCAATATATTTGTCAGTTCCTATTATTAATAGTGATTTTATTTATGTATTTACAACTAATAGAACAATTGAAAAACATTTAAATATTTCAAATATTAATTTTTCAGATAATTATTTTAATACAGTAACAGATAAAAGAAAATTATTAACAATGTTAAATAATAACTGTATAAGTGATGTTGTTATATCAGATATTCAACCATTAGGTGATATAAACATATCACAAAATTTGATGAATGGGCAAGAACCAATAAAATATGTACTACAGAATTGTTTAGGTACAGTCTTCAATAGCCAAATAAGTTATTCTAATAAGTTAAAAAATTATTTTATTGATAATATACCATATGACTTATATAATTTTGCCATTGATAATGAATCATCTAGTGAAACAGCATGGGCAGGGATGATTACTAAATATTTTGGTAGTGGTATTAGTTTAACTGATTATGCAACGATTAAATCGCTCATTATTGCAGAAGTTAAAAATGTATTGAATGTAACTGGTACTACAAAAACAATTAATATCGCTTCAATGTATGATAATGAACTTTATTATTCAATAGATAATGGGGATGTTAATATATATGATTATAATGGTGTATTTGATAAAGGTAAAACATACATATTTTATAATGACCAAACAGGTAATAACGAAATATTTAAAATAGAACTTTAATAAAAAAGAGAAATTTATGGACAAAATATTACTTAACTCTAAAAGAGGTAAAAGAACGACTAATAAAGATAATATGCTTTCAGTCCAATTATATGGTAAACAAAGAATATTACCATATACATCATATATTGGTACAATTAATTCTTATGATGTATATCAAAAAGAAAGAAAGACAAATAATATTAATTTGAAATTTAATATTAATGTTGTTGCAAGTAATGTGTTGTTTAATAATATTTCAGAGATTACATATGAAGATTCTAATGGTATTAAATTATTAAATAATGGAGATGTAAGTGTTAATAAAAACACATTAACAATTGATGGGGATAAATATACTTTGATGGGAAATGATAAAGAGAATCCATCATTATATGATGCTATAAGAGATACGCAATATTCTAATTTTGATAACTTTAATTATATGTGTGGTAGAGATATATATAATAACCATCTATTACGTTCTCAAACATTTAAATGTGTTAATCCTCCATCTAGCGCAAGTGGTAAAGAGTTTAACACTATTGCAGATTGGTTAAGGGATGAATATGGTAATATAGTTACTGGAGATTCAGATGATGGGCGTAAACAATTGCATTTATATATAGATGATGATATTGTAGACTTTACTACCTCTATGAATGATGGGTTAATAGAAAATAATGGATGGTTTGGGTTTAATAATAATAATAAAATTAACACATTATCTGGCGATACATTTACTATAAATAAAGTAATAAACTCTAAAAATAATTGTGATTTTATTGAATTATATCCAGATAGTACATTATTTACTTTTTCACCAAAATTTAATGAAAAACTTAATAGAATAGAAAAAAATTGGAATTATCAGTTAACATATCCATCTCACCACATTTATGAATGTGAATATATTAATAGTATTACACATGGTTTAAAATTAATATATTCTGGAGATACAAAAAACTCTAATGGAGTTGAATGTGCCGTTTTTTATACTTATTGTAATAATAATTTAAAAAAGGATGATAAAGTAAACATTTATAAAGATGGTAATCTATTAATAAAAGGGGCATTAGTCGTTTCTATTGGAAATTATGATGGTAGTGAATCTAAGTATATATTTTCATTAAATTATGAAGAAATTGAAGGAATTAGTGATAGCGATTTAAATGAAGGCTTATCTCTAAAAAGAGTAGATTTAAATAATGAGTGTGATTATTATATGAGAATGTTTAGCATTATTCCAAATTTTTCATTTACTAAAGAGAAAATAGATGAAACAAATATTAATGCTAATATTATTAATTATCAAGACTATCCATTCTCTAATGATGTTAGTAATTTTGGTTTTTCTAAAAATATTTTTAATGATAATATTGGTCAATTAGTATATCTTGATAAAATTAATTTAGATTATTTAACTGACAATTTGGGAAGACCATTAAGTGAAATATATTTAACAATCATTAAAAATAATAAAGGTTTTAGAAAATGGTATGGCATTAATGAGACCCAAGATTTAAATGACAATACGATTGAATATTCGCATTGTTTTGGAAAAGTTACTTGTGGATTTGATTCTTTTGGAAATATGAAAAAAGGTCAAAGTTCATATGAAAACGAATTTTGGAAAATACCATATGTTAGAAATTTACATAACATTAAACCAGAAAATTCAACAAATAGTAATGCAATTCCATATCCAAACAATCCTGTTACTATTGATAAGTTTGATGAAATTTCAGAAAAAGGAATTTGTATTAATGATAATGGTAATGAAGAATATTATAAACATCCAATATATGGATATTGTTTTCCAGGAGATATTGTCGAATTTAGTGTTTCCTCATTTCAAGAAGTGTTGTTAGAAGATGCAATGTTTAGATTTAATACTGCTCAAAGAGAATTAAATATTGATAATAATAACATTAATGGATTCTCATCTGTTAAATATGATGAAATAGTGAGAGATGATTTTGACCAAAATGGTTTCATGGTATCTGCATTTACTTATTCATCAGCAGGGACTAGTAGTAGAATTGGAAGAGCAAACAGCACAGAACCACCAGTATGCCAACGTCCAGAAGGGTATTTTTATAAAGCTCATAATAAGATACAAATTCACATATTTGGAGATATTCAATATGATTATTCAATATTGATTGATAATATTGATAGTAAAGAAATAAATAATACAACAAATGAATGTATAGTTAAAACAAATAAAATTTATTACCCATCAATTGGTTGTAAAATGTATGCAATAGATAAAACAACAAAAAAAGTTGTGACTGGTGAAATAATTTCTATCGAAAATTTATATAATTTTACTATTAAATTTGAAGATAAGGTAGATAAAAATGGTGCATTTATTCTAAGAAAACAGAATTTTTCCATACCTAACTATGCAAAACAAACTTTAGATGGAACAGGTCGTTTTATGTGGAGAGATATTGTTTATAATGGCTTTGGTGATGATAATGAAGTATATCCGTTCACAAATGATGCTTTATATATTGAAAAGTATATAAATTTATACCTTAAAAGACAAGACCCAAATGGTGAATTAAAGAATCTATATCAAGGAACAATTAGTAATAATGGTAAGTCATTAAATAATGAAAATTTATATTTTACTAATCCATCTGGTAACAGAATTCCAAATAATAGTATAAATGAATACGTTAAAAGTATTAATATTGTATGTTAAAATTTAAGATAAAAAATAATGCTAATTATAATTTAACTGATGTTAGTTATGTAAGTTTCAACAAAGATATAATTGTTGATGGTGAACATTATATGCAGTTTGTAAATAACTATAAATATAATGTAAATAACTATGAAACATTACGTATTACATATAATGATAATACTGAAAATGTACAAGCAATAATGAGGTCTGATTTTAATCCATCTGAGGATGGGACTTATAGTATATTAATACCACAATTGTCTCCTTATGAATTAAAAATGGCTATGATGTATATTACAAATATTAATGGGGATATTGATGATAATGGGGAATATCTTGAAATAACTTTTCTTGGAACAATCTCATTGCTAAAAGGTGATACTATAATAGTAGAATCGTCATTATTTTTAGATGGAGAAATTAATTTTTCTACAACTCTAACTGTTGAAAAAATAATTAATACTAATGTAGTTTTATGTTCAATAGCTGATGGTAATACTGATAATGTTAAAATTATTTATAATAATAAACAATTAATTGTATTTAAAAAAATAGATAACCGTTTTGATGGTGAACCAAAATTATTTAAATTAAATGGTTATATTAATTTACCAATTAATATTGGATTAGATTATAGCAATAATCTATATCAAACAGAATTAGTAAATTCTAATTTTTTTGAAGTGGAAGCAAAAAAAACAATCAATCCAATAGTAACAATGGAAAAAGATGTTTATTATCCAGCATATATTGATAATGATACATTAACATATTTCAATAATAATGGTATATTTCAAAATTTTCCTTCTATTAATGAAATTGAGTTTAATTTACATTTTAGAACACGAGATTTGAACAATGAATGGAAAGTAATTGATAGTGGTTATTGGAATGGTATTACTGGAAATAATTCTTTTGATAATAGAGTTGTAACTTTTACTGATAGAGAAAATCAATCTGATTTACTTGGTTATTTAAATTTTACAGATGATGATGTTTTTTACCAAAAATCAAAATTGGCAAAATCTTTCATTAGATTAAGTTTTTATGATAGTCCAAATCCATCAAATCAATTGTTATTATATTATTCTACTATTTTTATGAATGAAAGAAATTTATTTTCTACATATGTAAAATATAGAGGTGTTGATGAAGAATCTAATGATTATTCTAATTTTAAATTCAATTTTTCTCAGCAATCTGATATTTCTGTTGATGCTGAGTGGATGAAATCTAATACTACTGATGCACAAAGGTCAGAAAAAAGATTATCATCAAGAATTAATGTAATGGATAAGTATGCATCAGAAAATTCATCAGAAGGGTTCTATTTGTATTTATTTAAAGAAAATGGAGAATTTCTTCATGAAAGAACATTGTATCTTAAGATTGAATTTAATCATGCTGGTTATGGAAGAACAATTCCATTTATGATGCCAATGGAACAAAATAAAAATGGTTTGTATAATATACTAAAATATGGAGATAAATTTCCATTTAATGGTTATCCAATAAATGAATTATATGAAAGGATGTTTATTCCTATTAAATTAATATATGACTATCCAAATAACAGATATGTATACTATTTACCATTAGACCCAAAAATAGAAGGAAATAAAATAGAAAACAATAAATTAATATTCAATTTATTTGAAATTAAAGTAGAAGAGTAATTATGGAAACAGTTAAAAAAGAAATATTATTAGAAGCAGCAGTAAGTAGATTACCTGGTTTAATATATCCAATAAATGGGTCTGTTGATGAATATAATGGAAATTATGGTTATTTAATTTCAGATGTTATATTACCAGATAATATTGCTTCTACAATTACTTACCAAACTGATAGAGATATAAACATATCAAACATAAAAACTGTTTTTAATGGGCAAATAACTACTCTTGAAACAGATAATATTTTTCGTTACTATATAGATGGCTTTTATAGAGTATTAAAATGCGTATCACAATTTGATAATAAAATCATTAATGATAATGATTATTGGTTAGTAAGTGAGGATTATTATAGTAATTTTATCAAAAATAACGATAATAATTATGTTGAATCTAAAAGTTATTTTGATGGTGAATATTGTGTATATAACAATGCAGTTTATAAAGCAATAGTAGACATGTTCCCAAATGCTGATGGTTATTATTCTACAGAAACACCAGAAGGTTCAAATCAGTGGGTCAAAGTTAGTTTCATATTATTTAACACTAATACATTAACATTATCAAATAAAAATATAAAAGATGAAGATGGATACATAATTGACAATGAATATCAAAATATATTCTCTTTTATTGATGAAGATACAAAGAAAAAAATATATACAATAAAATATAAAGAAGGAAATCTTATTATATATAGTACCATTTATGATGGTGAATACTATCTTAGTGTTGATGGTAATAATTTTTATGCAATTAATGGGAATACAAAAACATTCAATAATAATGATAATGTTACAATTGAAGTAATTAATTTTGATATATTACCTTATATCATATGCTATGATGAAATTGTTAATGTAACATTATTAATAAAATCTTTTTTTAGAAATACTAATGTTTTCTCTAAAATTCAAAATCGTTCCAATGCTGATGTTTTTATATCATTATGTATAAATAACACATTATTTAACCCTACATGGTATATAATGGTTGAGAATTATAAGAAATTTTTAACATATAGAAGTTTAAATCAATGGTATTATTTCTTTAAAGAATATATTTCTTTCAGAGGCGATTATAATAGTTGTGAAGAAGCATACGCTTCAACATCAGATATGATTATTGGAGATGATTTGGCTTATTATCAAAACTTAGATGAAGAATTTAAAACAAAAGGTGGCATTTTAACATATAATTGGATTTGTGACTCTGTTATTAGTAGAGTCAAAGTAGATGAAACAATTATAGGAGAAGATGTACCAGAATTCATGTATTATCCAGAAATGAAAGAATGGATAGATTGGTTTGAAAAATATAATGATACTTGTTCTACAGAACAAGATGTATGTGATACTGATTATTGTATTTGTCAAACATATAAGAAACGTGGTGGAAAAGATATGTATGATTGGTTAATTAAGACTTATACAGAAAAAATGATTTACACAGGTTCTACTGGATGCGCTTCTTTAAATATCCCACTTTATATTGGAGTAAATATTGATAATATTGGAGAATCTTCTATCTTATCTAAAGAATGGATAGCTGGTAAAACGTATCCAAAGTCTGAATCAGATTTAAGTTATGAAGAAGGAAAATATAATGATAATGAAGAACGTACATTATTTGAGAATACAGTAATTTATAATGATAAAGTTTATAAATTATCTAATGATGCAAAAAATGGAGGTTTTAAGTTTGATGATGTTTATAAGGAGATTAATTTTGAAGAACAAGATTGGAGAGAATTGTTTAAGGATTATGTAACAATGAATTATACTAATGAAAAACAAGTAATTATTAGTGCAATGACTGAATCTAAGCTAAAATCATTAGTAAGATATAAGAAAAGTTACACATATGATGGTCAAACAGAGTTAGAAGGCATTTTACCAGATGATATTAAAAGTGGCTCTACAAAAGATAATCCAATAGATTTAGAAATGTTATATATTGTTAATGCTCCAAAAAGTATAAGTACAAATGATGATGGAAGTGCTTGGGGGAATATAATAACCAAAATAGAATATTCTAAAGATAATGGAGAAACATGGAATAACTTAGGTGATAGTTATATTATTCCTGTTGATTCTAATCAAATTAAGATTACATATTATATGGGAGGAAATCTTAATGAAGATAATGAATATATAAATGATGGTAGTGGAGTGAAGTATGTTGATATATATAATCTGGAAGAACATATAGAGCAATATAATATTAATATAAGTGGTAAATCATCTAACGAATATTTAAGGTATTATGAATTTGTGTATGACACCAATTTGATAGAAATATCATCATTGAATAATACTCCTAGTGAGGTTATTATGTCTTCTATAGAATATATAAGAAAAGACACAAATGAAGATTATATTGATTCTAATTTAATTAGAGAAGAGTATAAGTTTGGTAGTTCTTCAAATCCAATTGTTAAATCTGATGTTTATATTGATAGGGGTTCATCGGCTGCAATTGAAAAATATTTAAAATTAGGAGAAGTAAAAACATTTGAGGATTTGGAACAATATGGAAATGGTTTTTATACTATAAAGTCCAATTCTTAATATTTATAATTAATAAAAAGTAAAAAAAGAAATATTATGGCAAATGGAACATATGGAACAATTAAGCCATCTTTAATAAGTTCTAGTGATGTTGAAATATGGTATCATTATAGACCAACAAGAAATACAGAAGATGTTAATTTTAGTACATTTAAAAAATTATCTTCCAATGTTTTAGAAGCTGCAACATGTGACATAGACTCTAAGATACCAGATAATAGATTATTTGGAATGTATAATTTAAAATTACCATTAGAATATTTTGGTGATAAAGGATTTTATACAATATACATAAAACCAAAAGAAATACCTTGCACTATACAAGATGTAGGGGTGTTGTCTGCTTATCCAGACATTAAAGGAGTTATTGTTAATTTATCTAATGTCCCAAATGAACATTTAAGTGATTTTCAAAATGATTCATTAGTAGGATATAGAATTGATTACTTTGGGGATGATGGTAAAAGAGAAGATTATTATAGAATAGTTACATCAAACAATAAAGTAGAACCAGTTGTACAAAATTTAAATGATTCTAATCAAAAATCAATCAGATATAGATATAACGATAGTTCCAATTTAACATTTTTAACAGTTACACCATCTACAGCTCCAGAATTTAAACCAAATTCATTACCATATATTGGGAAGACTGACCAAAAAATTGTATTAGTAAATACAAAGTTTAGTCCAATTATGATAGAAGTTGAAATGGTTGAACATGACACTGAAACATTATCATATATGTTGCAAGGTAATCAAATTAGAGCTTTGGACAAAGGTCTTGTTACAACATATAACTTTAATAATGAAATTTATCAACAAACTGAACATTATACACTTAAAGATTCATATACAGGTAAACCAGTTTATGAAGTGAAGAAAAATAATGAGAATAATATTGATTTCACACAAGACTTCAATACTATAACATCTGAATCATAAAGTTAAGAAATGGCAAAATTAGTTAAATCATACTCAAATTATATTCTTAAACGTAATCATCAGTCTCTGACTGATGGTACTGTTTATGAAAGAGACATTACAACCATTGGTGGAGTTAATAGATATACTAAAGGGCAAATACCAATTTATGCAGAGAGTAACTTTAAAATGACTATCAACAATGATACAAGTCAAAAAAGAAAACATAAATATGGAGATTGGGAAAGAACTCCAGATGGTTCTGATAAATGGGATTTGGAAGATGTTTTAAACCAAAGTGGAACAAGTGGGGTTACAAGTGATTCAAAAATTATATTAAAGAATGATTATAATAATTTACTAGATTTTGCTTATTATGGGTCATGTGTTGAATTGGTTAGAGCTTCAATTGAAGATATTATTTTGAAATTCCCTGCTGAACTTTATTTATCTGATAATATACCTAATTATTATACATCTTCTAAATTTATAATTAATAGTGATGGTAAATCTGCTACTGATGGTAAAACTACTATTAATATTGACTATATTGTAGATAATGAAGGTAATAAAACTACTGATAAAGATGTTTGGTATATTGCAGTTTCTGGACTTAATGAATATGAAGTAATAGGGAATAGTTATTTTGTTGCTGAAACATTAATTGAAAATGTTGGCTTTTTAGTAGAAAATCCATTCAATATTGATTTGTATACAAAAATTAACAATAAGAATGATATTACAAATGTATTAAGATATTTTTCATTATCATATAGTGATTATGAAATTATATTTCAAGATTCTTCAAACAAACCAGTTACATCTTGGAAATTTGATGCAGCAACTGGAGATAATGCATGTCCTATCGGCTGTTATACTGATGGATGTCTAATTGGTAAAATTAGTATTGGTTATGAAGGGGGAGTTATATTATTATCATTATATTATGTTGATGGAAATAAAATCTTAACATATGATAATGAAACTGATGTTGGGATACATATTAGACCAATCAAAAAACATATAGATGAGTATTTTAACAATTTAGATAGTTTCCAGAAAGTATTGTTAAATACTAGAACTAAACCAACATATAAAGCAACATTTGATTTAATTAAGGAAACAGATGAAGGATTTGTAACATCAAGAGAATTGTTTATATTTCCAGTTCTAAATGGATGGAATTTGGATATTGAATCTATGCAATATAATGATTATTTAACTAGATTGATGTCAAGTGCTCAAATATATGATGAATATTTTTCTGATAATTTATATCGTTCTTTAACTCATGAAGCAATTAAAAATTTTGATTGGACTTATACAAGAGAATATAATGAAGGTGAGGAAGAAGAATATGTTATTGGTGGGACTAAGATTGAAAATATCATTAGAGTTTATGGTAGAGAATTTGATGAATTAAAAAGATATATAGATAATATTAAATTTGTAAATGTAATATCTTATGATAATAAGAATAATCTGCCTAATTTCTTCCTTAATGATTCGTTAAATCTAGCAGGATGGGAAGTTAGCCCTGTAATACCATATTCAGCAAATACATTTACACCAGATTTAACAGTCGAAACAGATATATTATTTGATGGAGAAACAAGTGGATATACAGCAACTGATGTACAAAACCAATTTCTAAAAAGATTACGATTAAATGCTAAAAGAATATTGAAGAGCAAAGGCACAAAACGGAGTCTTGAAAGACTTTTATCGTTATTCGGAATTAATAGAGATTTATATGAAATAAATGAGAATGTTGCAGTTATTGATAAACCTTTAACAGATGATGGATTGCAAGGAGGGATTGCATCTATTAATTCTATGAAATTATCATATGGTAATGATAATGGATTGAATACTTCACCTAGTGAATATGAAGGATTACCATTAATTGTTGAGAAAACTGACACAAATACTGTTGACCTATATCCTTGGTTTGATACATCTCAAACTTATGATGGAGAGATGTATTTTCAAGGAAAAGGAGGATGGGGACACATGAAAGAAAAATATGAATCTGATGGTACTATTATAGAAGAAAGTGGAGATAGTCGATTTATTTATTCAGAAACTTTGAAATATATTAATGTTGTAACAAATATTGAATCTCTTATCACAACATATAGAAGTCAATTAAATGAAAACGATGTATATTTTGTTGAGGATATTACAAACATAAAAGATTACATTCCATCAGCTATTGTAAATGAAAGAAGTCATTATTTTATATTGGTAAATATTGATAATTCTGATTTTATTTATGATGAAGTTGATGATGACACTAAAGGATGGGAAAATGTAAAATATGTAATTAAAGATGGAAAAGCATATATAGATAATCCTAGAATTTTATATCTCGAATCAATAATAGATAATACTATTGGTAATAATCCACATGTTGGATATGGTGAATATGATGATGGTGAAACTTATTTGGATTATTTTAGACAAATTTTTAAAGGAGCAATAGATACTGATGATTTTAGTTCTAATGCTGAAATTAGATATGCTTATCCATTAAGTGGAGATGGAATAACCATTAATAATAAATTTATTAAATTGGATGATTTAATAGATTATGAAAAAGTAAAAGTTATTAATTATAATAATAACTGGTATCCTTTATATGAATATGCTAAAGAAGATAATTTATACTATAACATTATTGATGGTAAATACTCAACAGATATGGTAACATATAAAACGGTTACTAATAAAGTTGAAGCAGTGGTAATCAATAATAATTTTTATGAATCTTCTAATGGGAGAGTGTTAGTGAATGGTACTTCATATCAAGTAAAGGATAATATGATATTATTGAGTTTTATTGATAATATATCTAATATTGGCTTTGATTTAAATATGCTAACAGATAATAAGAAATGTTGGTATTTTGGAGAAACATTGGATAAAGATGGTAACAAAATGGAACATAAAATTGGAGATTATCAAACAACCATTAGTAATTATACTCATACACCATCCAATATTTATAAAGATTGGACGAAAGACACTCGTATAACCAATTTAAATGGTAGTGGAATGACAAATGACATGAATCCAAAGAAAATTATAAATGTTAAAACATTTTCAATAGACTTTAATTTATCAACATTAACAAGTGAATATATATTAGAATATAAAAAATATATTCTAAAGATTGTTAAACCATATTTAGAACAATTAATTCCAAGTTCTTCCATTTGGGAAATCAATTTTAAATAAAAGCAAAAAGGTAGTCATGATGACTACCTTTTTTATTATAAGTTGATTAATCTCTCAACATCTTCATCAACATCATTAATATCTTTAATTTGGAACTTGTAAAAACCATATTCTCCTTCTATATTATGATGTTCATAAGTTTTACTTTCAACATCCCACACAGTAAATCCATGTTCAGTCACATTTTCCCCAAAATCTTGTTGAATAAAAGAGCCTGTAAATACAATCGGAACACCTTTACGTTTTAATTCTTGTCTTTTATGTATGTGACCTGCACACACAAAATCACAACCTTCAAATATATCTCCACTTATACCGCTATCAGTAACCTCACCACTGTCCATTACAGCCCCTACAACGTCTCCATGAAACAAACCAATAACTGTATCACATTTTGGATTATGTTCTCTTATAACGTCTATATTTGGCTTCTGATAGTCATCAAAAATAGAATATAAAGCCCATATGATATTATCATCAACAATACATCCACTATGATAGTCTAATTCTTTGTCAGCATAATATGTATTATCAAAATTAGCAATACTAAAAATAGGTGTTAAAGTGTCAATCCTGTCTTTATTATTAACTAATAAATCATGGTTTCCAGCGATTACAATTGTTTTAGCAATATTATTTAATTTTCTTAAAAACCAAGATAATAGCAAGTTTAGCTCATTTGATATTTGTATTTTTTGATGTACTAAATCACCCAACACAAGAATTCTTACTTCATCTTTATCATAATCTTTAACTAATTCTTTTACATTATTCAAGAATTTGATGAAATATTCAGTATATTCTTCATGCCTACGGACGTTTCTTATGTGAATATCAGCAATAGTTATTATTTTTTTAACCATAATCTACTTTTTAAAAATTTACACTACAAATGTATGTATAAAAAAGATAAAATACAACTATTTATCTAAAAAAAGGTGAAAATGAATACATTAAAATATAATATAATTGATTCAGACACATTTTCATTACAATTTATTCTAATGAAAAAAGGTTATAATGTTCAATTTGATGGAATTTTTGGAAATAATACTAAAAATTCGGTTATAGATTTCCAAGAGAAAAATAATTTATCTGCTGATGGCATTGTAGGTGCTAAAACTTGGGATAAATTATTAGAAGGAGAAAATATAAGTAAATTATCTGAAAATGATTTTATTAAAATCGCAAAAAGATTGGATGTTGATGTCGCAACAGTGAAAGCAGTTCAAGAAGTAGAAACCGCAGGAAGAGGTGGCTTTTTTGCATTATTAAAACCAGCTATATTATTTGAAGGTCATATATTTTGGAGTGAATTAAAAAAAAGAGGAATAGACCCTAACAAATATTCTGTTTCTGATTCAGACATTTGTTACCCTAAATGGGATAAGAAAAAATATAGTGGTGGTATAAAAGAATATAACAGATTAAATAAGGCAATGAAAATAAATATTGAGGCTGCTTTATCAAGTTGTTCATGGGGAATGTTTCAAATTATGGGTTTTAACCATAAATCTTGTGAAAAAGATAATGTTTATACTTTTGTTAAAGATATGTATGATAGTGAATATGAACAATTAAATCTATTTGCTGCTTTTGTAGAAACTAATAATTTAGTTAAATATTTAAAATCACATAATTGGGATGAATTTGCCAAACGATACAATGGCAGTGGATATAAAGCTAATAAATATGATACAAAATTAGCGTCAGCATATAAAAAATATAGCCTACAGTAATGTAGGCTTTTTTATTAATATTCAAATCCTGTAGCTGTTTTATTAATAGTTGATAAAATTGGATTTGATATAGATAATGCATATTGAATAATATTTTTTTCAATATTATCCCTTTTTAATTGTTCATCAATATCTTTAATTGACGCATTTTCAGTTGATGAGACTGTTATTTTCCAACCTTTATCAGCATTACATTCACCAATACAAGTGATTTTATTCATACATGTATAATATGTTTTCTTTACTAAATATTTTTTATCAATTAAGTTAATGTAATGGTTTCTAATACTATTAAACTCTTCTTCATTATCATATGATATTTTTCCATTTATCATATCTAATGTCATTTTAGATATAACTTTATTTAACTCTAATGAAAAAACATAATCATAATATGTAATTCCAGAATTACTGCCATTATTTTTTATAAATTTATTATTTTTATAAAAATCCCCCACTTCAATAAAATCATATAAACTGATGAAGTCACTTCCTAATTTGTTAGTATTATCGCATGTATAATTTAACTTTAATCCTGGACAACCATCAGTTTCATCAAAAGTTATTATTGCTGGTTTAGGGCATTTTTCATCATATTCATCTACATTAGATATTTTATAGATAACATTATTATAATGATAAGCAAATTTATTCATATTCTTATTTATTTAGTCAAATATTTATATTTGACTAAACTAAAAAGTACATATTATTGTTATAATAATTCTATTTCTGGTATCTTAACAGAATTACTTAATACTTTTCCTATACCTTTTCTTCCAAATAATTCAAATATTTTTGCAGGGTCTAATTTTTCTGGACATGGAATGTATCTTATTCTATTATATAATTTATATATGTTTAGTATTTTATATATTTTTAAAACATCTTCATATGCATCTCCATCTAAAAATATGTTTACATGAGCATTAGCTTGCATCATTAGTGCATCATAAAGATAGAAATCCTTATTAAGTGCTTTCCCAAGTAGAGGAATTGAATTTGGTACAACAATATGGTCAAAAGGACCTTCTACAAGAGTTATATCAGCATCCCAATTAACCTTACACTCATTGAAAATAATTTCTTTTCTTTCAATTGTTGGATTACAATATTTCTGTCTTTTATCATTTTTAGTAAAATCTCTACCAGTCCAATAATTTAAGACTCCATATTTGTCATATGACGGAATAACAATTCTATTTCTCAGACGTTTTTCTTCTCCAAAGTTATTTGTATAACCAATATTGTAGGTATCTATAATTTTATCATCCACATTTCGTTCCTTTTGAATATAATTTAATGCTAATTTAGCATATTTATCATTCTTTGTGATTTTTTTGAATGTTTGTGGTAATTCTATTACAGAATCTTCAATTATAGAATCATCAATATTAAAATCTTCTGTTTTAAAATTTAGTTCATATAACTTACTTTGTCTGATTGAATTAACTTGTTCCCTATAATCTTTTAAAATTTGATTATTTCCAAACATTTTAATTAATTTAATTATTGAACCATGCATATCATTATGCTGACCACAAGCCCAACAATTAAATTTTTGTTTTCTAAGATTGATTTCAAGATTGAATTTATTATCTGAATCATATAATCCTTTATCAATTGCACATTGTGGACAGTTAAATTGAATCTGGAGGCTATCATCAGTTAATCCATTCTTAGAATCACCTAGAAATGTTGTTAAAATATACTCTAATTTTTGAAATTCAAAATTCATACTTGGTTGTATTAAAATGAAAAAGTTAAATATCTCATGTACAAAAATACAATTAATATTTAACTTTTCCAAATATGTGATTAATTTTTTGAATTATTCGTATTCTCCACAATTCACATAATCAAGATGTAATGCTCCTTGCGCCACCGAAAACTCACTTCCAAGTGTTTCGAAAGGTTTATTTTTAATCTCACTCCAGTCACTAACTTCATAAGTAGTAAGAACCTCATTTACAAACTGATATTCCATTAAACCCTTATTGATGACACGTACTGAATTAAAGTTTATTGGTGTATATTGTATACCTGTCTCATCTTTCTCAACAATTTGTTTTGTATCTGACAGTAAATACCTATCACCTAGGCTCAAATTAGATAGAATATCAGTGTTGGTTGATAGTATAATATCTATCACTGGTTCTAATTGACCAGTTCTTACAGCAATTCGGTTATTGCCATAGTATTCCGTAAAAACACCATTAGTTTCTTTAACAGAATAACGAGTCCAATAATCTTTTACTGCAATTTTATTATAAGATTCTCTACTACCACGCCATATTTTAAAAATTTTATCACTCATATTTCTATTGTTTAAGTTATTAAAATATGTGGTAATGCAACATTACCACATATTGTTATATTTTATTCAGCGTCATCACCATCATAGTATATGGCTACAAATAGTCCTTTGTCACTTCCTAGTTTAAGTAAATTGCTTTCATCTGTTGATAATTTAGCAGTAATAGTTTGTTTATTTGCAACTACATTGCTTACATTAATACCATCTCCAGCTACTACACCTGTTAAACCACCACTTACAGCAGTTTGGATGCTATCTTGCATATTTTGAAGAACAACATCTAATTTAGTTGTTCCAGCATATACAACATCTTCACCTTCTTTGATGTCAGTACCTACTGCAATATCCTTACCTTGAACAGTTACAGATGCAGCTTTGTCTGCAATAGTAGCAGCAATACCATTAACACTTACACTTTCAATTTTATTTACTTGTGCATTGTCTTCAATACCAGCTAATTTAGTACCTTCCGCATCAGTCATTAAACGACTACCTGCTACTTTATCTACTTTACCTTCTAAATCAGTTTTTGTTGCAACAATCGACTCATCAATTGAAATGATATTACCAGCACTAACAGAGATACCATTACCAGCACTATAAACATCTACTAATTCTTGAACAGGTAAATATTCTTTTTCAGTACTGTTTTGGAATAAGAATTCAATATATTTATCACCAATTTTAGCACCTTCATATGGTAAGTTTTCTTCTGTTACTTGTTTAATAGAAGCAGATTGTAAAACTTGGTCTAATGGGATATTGATTTTTGCACCAACTTGTGCATCATCTTTAGTCAAATAGTAAGTTCCAGCAAAACCACTTTCAGCAGTTTCTTGTTTAACAATTGTATATTCTGGTACTTTAATATCTGGTACATTTACAAATAAACCATTTTCTTTAACTTCAAGAGTATTTCCTTCTGTATTAGAAATTTGTACTTTTATTTTAGGATTAGTTGAATCAGTATTATCAACTACAATAGAATTGTCACTTGCTGATATTGATGCAACCTTTGCATCTATTTTAGCAGATAAAGTGTCAATTAAAGTAGCTAGAGTTTCAACTCCTTGTACAATCGTTTTTGCATTAGTTAATGTTGCACCTGTAAAGCCTTGGAATTCGCCATCAATAGGTAAACCAACACTATCAAGAATATTAGTTACAGTTGTAGTAACACTAGCTAAATCGTTTTCACCAAAGTGTCCATAGTGTCTAGTACCAAAATAAATGTCACCTTCATTAGTAACAGATGCATCTGGTCTTACAAACCATAAATATCCAATAGCAGTACCGTTGCTTACTGCGGCATCATAGTCAGCCTTTACTACTTGTTTAAAGCCTTTAAATAATTTTTCAGCCATTTCTTCTTATTGTTTATTTTTGTTATTTATAAATTTTTAAATTTGTTCTACATCATCACCAGAAATAAATATATCACTAGATGATGTTTTTTGTACCCAATTAGAGTTTAATGTGCCACCAGAAAGCCAATAGTCAGTTTGTCTCTTACTATTATTTTCATCAGATAATACAGTTACGACCATGCCAACATAACGTTGTGTTCTTGGTATTAAAGTTAAATCATTAAATGTTTTCACAGGAGCTATCTTTACATCTAAAGGGCCTGAACCCGTAAAACGTATCTGTGTTGTGTATTTAATTTCAGCCATTATTGATTAATAAATTTTATTGTATAGTTTATTATTATATTCGTACCTTTTTCAGTTTCTGGGTCATATAAATTATATTGAGCATCAGTGTTAACTTCCATTACTACAATAACATCTTCTCCATTAACATTCATTTCTTTTGATTCAAACATATGGGATACATCAACACCTAAAGCGTCAATAATATTCACATCTCCAAATTTTGCTGGATAAACGAAAACAAAATTTACAGCATTATCAAGAATAACTTGTTTTAATTCTTCATCACTTATATTATTAAGATTATCAATTGCAGTTGGTGGGATTACAAAACTATAATTCACATCTGCATTTGAATTTGACACAATAAAAGCATCTAATGAATTTAACATATCTTCGGTAACATCATCAATTGTTTTAGCATCTTGATAATTAATTAAACCATAATATGTATCACCACTTTCCCCTGGTTCAACAGGCGTTGGAGGGTTAGGGTCAACAGGATTATCTTTAGCATATCCACACATACATCTTAGAGTGTGTATGTCCATTCCACCATAATCAGTGAATGCTCCGAATGTGTAATAGCGTTCATCTAGTCCACACCCATCTAATAAAATCCCCTGTTCATAGGCAGATTTAACAATATCATTAAAGTTATCACTCATTTTTATATATGTATTTATAGATAAATAGTCAAAAAGACTCATAAATAGAGAGGATAAATCTAAAAAAATAAGTAAATTTAAATAAAAAAAGATTGACTTATAAGCCAATCTTCTTACTATGTTTAGTATTCCAATATTCTATATCATATATTATATTAGTATCAGTAGTTTCTACTACTTTAGATTTCGGTTCTAATTCACCATATTTATTTTTATTTAGTATTGCTAGACAAGTAATTAGAGCATCTGTTGCATCAAAATTTTCTTTCTTCAAATCTCCATTTCTATCATAAACCCAATTAATATCTGGATATATTTCAGACACTTTGTTCCATATACATTGTTTCTTATCAATATCCCAAGGCATCTCGCCAAATAATACCAATTGATGTTTATTTATGGAAGTACACAATTTTGGAATTGGATAAACTTTTCCTTTTTTATTAAATTTTCGAACAGAAATTAATTCTGGAAATGCATATTTTCTTGCATCATATGAAGAAATATATTCTGGTACAATACCTAAAACTCTATAAACACTATCAGAAATCATTCCATTAAATCTTAATAGTGTACCTACAGTATTTACATTATTAGACCTTAATAATGGTTCTTCTATTATAACTCTCTTAATACCAGTATCTTTCCATTGAGATAGAAATTCATTTTCAAATATATCTTTTTTTAGAAATAAAGATTCTATACCTTTAATCTTAGATGAAATTTTAGGAACAATATGAGTTAATTTTATTATTTTACCATAATCTGATTTATCATCTAAAAACACACAACAACCTATTGTAGTAGTTGAAATATCAAGACCTAATATAATATCACTATTTTCATTAATTTTTTCTTCCATTTTACTTGTTTTTTAAATAAAAAGTATAATAACATATAATATAGTAAAGATATATTATATTAAATATATTATTATAATATTTGTATATTAATATTATTATATGTATATTTGAAAAAAATATTAAAAAACAAATGATTCGTATAGAAAATAAACTAGAAAAGGAAATAATTGACTATTGTTCTTTAAATCAAATAAAGGATGTGAAAGCATTTGTTAATAAATTGCTATCTAAAGCATTCATGGTAGAAAAATATGGAGATACACCATTTTCCAATCATAGTATGACTTTAGAAGTAAATGAAGATAAACAAGATATGCCTTCTGTATCTCCAGATACAAGAACACATATAGAAACTATAGTAGTTCCAACAATTAAAAGTGATGATAATTCTGAAAATAAACAAAATATTGTTCAAAAACCTAAAAAAGTAACTAAAATAATAAAAAGATGATAAAAGTAGGAAATAAATCTAAAATTGAAATCACTTGGGATGTATTACCAATGGATTTTTCGAGAGAAAAAGAGTCTAATATAATTGCAAAGTTTAGTAAAAAGTATGGTATCCCAAAAGATAGTATTAAAGTAGAACCTAATTTTATTATGATTAATAAAAATGGGGAGAAAATATCATTAACTAATGATGTAATAGAAAATATTCAAGACCCAAAGTTCCAAGTTAAATTATTTGAAGAATATATTACTTTAAATAATATTAAAGATTATGATTTTGAACAGATTTTATCTATAGATAATGAAATTAATGGTAAAATTGATTATGAAGTATATGATAAGTTTAGAAGATATTCAGTAAAATGGATAAAATGGGATAATTTCTTATCTTATGGTAGTGAAAATTATTTTGATTTTACTCAACTTAAAGGTTTAGTTTTATTAAATGGAGAACCAGCGAATCAATCTGGTAAAACAACATTTGCAATTGATTTATTGCATTTTTTATTATTTGGGAAGACATCAAAATCGTCTACATTAGACAAAGTTTTTAATAAACATCTTCCAGAAGAGACAGAAGTAATAGTAGAAGGATGTCTTGAAATTGATGGCGTAGATTATATTATAAAACGTACCCTAACAAGAACTTCTTTGAAAAAAAGAACTGAAAAGTCTAAAACAACACAAAAAATAGAATATTATAAGAAAATTGGTGATAATTTGGAAGAATTATCTGAATATATGCCAGAAACACAAAATTGTGAAGAAGAAACTGTCACTAAAACTAACAAAATTATTAAAGAAGCAATTGGTAGTGAAAAAGATTTTGATTTAATAATTTGTGCGACAGGAAATAATCTTGATGATTTAATTGAAATTAAAGAAACTGAAAGAGGAAGATTATTAAGTAAATGGATTGGACTTTTACCTTTAGAAGAAAAAGATAAAATAGCTCGTGAAAAATTTAATAAAGAAGTAATGCCAAAGTTATTTTCTTCAAAATATAACAGAGAAACATTAACACAAGAAATTTCTGATTTAAAGTTAGCTATTGAGAATGATAATAACAAATTAAATGAATATAAGAAGGAATTATCTGATATTGAGAAGTCTATTTCTTCTTTAGAAAGTGATAAAGAAAGGTTATTGGTCTCTAAAAAACCAGTAGATGAAAGTTTAAAGATTCTGGATATTAATACAGTTAATAACAAACTTGAAAGACTTAAGCAAGAGGGTACTGCTAAGAAAAATAAACTAAAAGTTTGCGAAGATGAGTTCAAAACAGTCGAAAATATTGATTTCTCTGATGATGAATATGAAACATTAATTTTAGAAGATAAAAGACTGGCTATTGAACAATCAGAAATTAGAAATGAGATAAAAAATCTTAAACAGATTAATGATAATCTTAAAAATAGCGAATATTGTCAATTATGTAAAAGAAAATTTGAAGATATTGACAATAGTAAGACAATAGAAGAAAATAATAGCAAAATTGATGAATTAATTAAAAAAGGAGTAGAAAATAAAGCATTAATTGATGAAATAGAGAAGAAAAAAGAAAAAATGCTGGAAATTAAATCTTTATTTAAGAAAAAAAATGATTTATTAGTTCTAATACCTAAAATTACTGTAGATATTAGTAATTTAAGAATCGAATATAAAGATACTCAAAAACAATTAGATGATTACAACAGAAATAAAGATATAATTGATATTAACAACTCAATTGATATAAATGTAAATAATTTAACCATTAGATTACGGACTGAACGTTCAAGAAAAGACTCTCTATTCCAGATAATAGAAGCATGTAAAAATGAAGTGTCTGTTTATAGTAATACAATTAAAGAAAAAGAAAAATTAATTACAACAATTGAACTTGAAGAGAAATTAGTGAAAAATTGGAAGATATATTTAGAGATGATTGGTAAGAATGGGATTTCTAAAATGGTATTAAGAAATACATTACCATTAATTAATGCTGAATTATCAAGATTATTAAATGGAGTTTGTGATTTCACTGTTGAAATTGTTGTTACAGAAAAAAATGATGTAATGTTTTATCTAATAAAAGATGGTGTTAAATCTGATTTGAATAGTGGTAGTGGATTTGAAAGAACAGCATCTGCATTAGCTCTAAGAGCAGTATTAGGGAATATTTCTACAATGCCTCGTCCAAATTTTATTGTATTTGATGAAATTTTGGGAAAAGTTGCAAGAGAAAATTATGATAATATGAAATTATTATATGATAAAATATTGAAAAATTACAATTGTATAATACAAATTTCTCATTTAGATGAAATTAAAGATTGGCATGATATAATTGTCACTATAACAAAAGAATCTAATGTAAGTAGAATTTGTGTTAAAAAATAATAAGAAAGGAAAAATATGAAAAATAAAGATGGATAATAATTATGTGAATGATTTTAATGAGGAAGTGAGAACTTATTTTAAAGAGATTTCTAAATGTAAACCTCTTAGAAAAGAAGAAGAAAGAATCTTAGGAAGAAAAATTAAAAGAGGAGACTTAAATGCTAGAAATAAGTTAATCACTTCCAATCTTAAATTTGTGGTTGGAATAGCTAAAAAATATAAAGGAAGTGGGGTATCTTTTAGTGATTTGATATGTGAAGGTAATATTGGTTTAGCTAAAGCTGCTGACAAGTTTGATTATCGTAAGGATGTGAAGTTTATTAGTTATGCTGTTTGGTGGATAAGACAATCAATTCAAGAATTAATAAAGCGTAAACAAGAATCTAATAAAAACGAAGTTTCTGATGAAATCAACTCTACTATTGTTGAGAATAGGATAGAAGATGATGAAGATGAAGTTATTTATAAAAGTGATGTGATTTTAAGTGATGAAGAGGAAGAAACTAATAAAGAAATTACAGATAATCAACGTAAAATCATACTTAAATTAATGGAGAACTTAACCAAAAAGGAACAGTTCATAATAAATAAATATTTTGGTATTGATGGTAAAGAACCACTTACATTAGAAGAAATTGGAGAGCATTTAAACTTAACAAAGGAAAGAGTTAGACAGATTAAATCAAAGATTTTGCGTAAAATGAGAAGTGATATATTATTAATTGATAATATTGGTGATATTTATAAGATATAATAAAATTAAAATTTCATAGTTTTATGGCTAAAAAAAATACAACAGTTAGTAAAAAAGATAAAAAAGAAACAATCGTTCCAAAAGATAATGTAGAAAAAGTAATTGCTGTTAAAGATATTGAAATATCAAAAGAATTAGAAAATAAAATAGAACAATCAGATGAAATTAATACAGATGAAAATTCTATTGATTTAACTAATCTTGATATTAATTCAGAAACTTTCTTGGAAGTAGCAAAAGAAATAGTAGAATCACAAACAAATACAGATAATTTTACAAAAACAGTTGAAGAAGTTGAAAAACCAACAGAGAAACCATGTAATTGTAAAAAAAATATCGTTTCTAAAAAACAAACATTTAATGAGATGTTTGGATATTTTTGGAATGGACAAACATATGGAGAGTAAATGATATGAAAGATACTTCTTATACAAATACTAAATTAATGCTTGAAAAAATCAGAAACATTAACTCTAAAGAATTGTTAACAGAGGAAATTGATGAAAAAGTTTCAGAGACAGAAGAAGAAGTTAGTGATGAAGATACTGATGATGGAATTGCTATAACGGATTCTCCAGAGTTTGGAGAACAAACATTAACTAACCAAAAAGAAACCATAATTAATAAATTGAAATTATTAATTAATTTTAGTGAAAATCCATTAATATATTATCCAAAATCTATGGATTTAATTTTTAGTGGTGAAGTTAGTAGTTTGAAAATGAAATGGCAATTTAGATTAAATGACCCAAATGGTGATGGATGTTATATTTGGGCTGATGAATTTCAACTAACAAAAGAAAATGTTGATAAAATCAATCAGTTAAGAGGATATTATTTAGCATGGAGAGATGAATGGATTGCAAATAATAGAATGTTAGATACTTTTGGTAGAGTAAGTGATTAATTTATAAATTATTAAGTGATTAAATGAAGCCCACATATGTGGGCTTTTTTGCTTTAAATATGATATTTATAGTTAAAAATAAACTTATGATTGATAAGGAAATTGTTAAAAATATGATAAATGAGGAATTAACTAAGAATGAAATAAATCAGTTAATCACTCAACGACTTAATAGTCAACTAGAAAGTGCTGAATTTAAGAAGAAAGTTAAAGATATTATTCCAGCAGTCCTTGAAGAGTTGTTTAAAGTTTTATGGCAAAAACGTTCATTCTGGCAATCATCAATTAAACGTTAATTATTATGGATAAAATAAAAGAATATATTTCAAAAAATAGGAATAAGGCATATGCTCTTAATTCTTGGGTTGCATTAAAAAATAAATCATTTAATGTATATAAAGCATTGGATGTTATATATAATGCTGCTAATGGAAATTTCAATGAAATGAATAACATGATAGACGCATTAACAGCTAAAAAACATGTACAATTTAGAGGGCAAGTATATAATGATGCTGGTAATGATTTAATTGATATTATTCCTAATGAGAATGGACAGTTAAATTTAGTTGGATATAATAAATCAAATCAAAGAGTTAAATCTAAACCAGAAAACCCAAATCCAAAAATTTATAAAAATAATGGTCAGTTAACTACAAATTATAGAAATGCTGAGACAAAAATTACTGATATTGGTAAAATTATTAGAACAGCATATCCAACAGCTAGTAAAGAAGAAATATTGAGAATGTTAGGGGCAATAAGATATTATTCGATTGTCAGTCATTATAATATTGTTAAAGTAGCTAATGACTTTGTTAATGGTAAATTAAAACTAATATTATCTGACAATGGTCGTTGGACTTTAAAAGGGAATAATGTTAGAGAATGTAAAAAAATCATTTTTAATGAAAATAAACTATCATTATTTGAATCAATTGATGAGGAAGTAACATATTATAGCTTTTTATCTCATATTAAATCATTTCTTAAAGGATTGTTAGAGAATCCTTCATCAGCTAAACCAGATTCTTTACTTTTGAGTAAGGGGTTAAATAGAAATAAATTAATTGATTTATTATTAAGAAGAGGTATAATAACAAGAGATGAATCTATTGACGATAAAAATGAAGAAAACAATGTTTCATATTTAGTAAAATATAATATCCCAAAGAAAAATTTTGATAAAAAGATAAAGAGATTATATACTAAAATTTTTGAAGTAAATGTGCCACAAGTAAAAGAAAATCATCAAATAGTTAATGATGAAAATATTGATGCAATAAAAGATAATTTCTTACCACCATCATCTAACAAAGTTAATGAAGATGGAGAAGCAGGAATGGGTGGTGCAACAAATGCTTCATCATCTGGTCAATTCTCTCAACCAGTTTTCCCAATGCAAAGAAGAAAGATTTATTTACCAAAAAGTATGCAAGAGGCAACTGCAACTTCTACAGTTGGAAATTATCAATATGATGTACCATTTAGTATTGCTAAAAATGACCCAACATTAAGTAGAGATGGAGAATTGAGTATTGGTTATGCTAAATGGAATAAAAACACTAAATAATAGTCTTTTATGGAAAAAATAAATATTTATAGTATAGATAATACTGATATATTATATGATATAAAGAATATATCAGATAAGATAGATGAAGAATTTGAAAAAGAACAAGTTGATAAGAAGAAAGTATTTGATTTAAGGTATCAACAATTTATAAAAGGACTTTATTTATCTACTGGAATAAATAATATGTATACAAAATAACAATTATGAACGAAAGAGTGTATAAAGTAAGCGAATTGAAAAGAGTTATTAAAGAAAGTGCATTAGAAATGAAAGCCAAAAAAGGCAATAATGTAGATGTTGATAACAAGAAGAACAACGAAAAGGCTTACAAAGATAGTGCTAAACGTGCTGAGGATTACAACAAAACTGATGATAATGATAAAGTATATCCAGAGAAATATGATAAGGATATATTTGAATTTGATGATAATCTTGGTATGCAAAACATTAGAACTACATATGAGGTAGGAGATGACTTCAAAGAAAAATTTGATGCCCAAGCTCATGGTTATCCTTCTGTTGAAGCTGAAAAACTTCATAAAAATGAAGAAACAGGTAATGCTGATTTTAGTGGGAATGAAAAGATTTATAAATCAATGAAAAAAAATAATGATGACGTTATTAAAAGAAAAATAGCACAACAAAAATCTGGTTTATCTGCAAGAGAATATCCAGATAGTTATTTTGATAGAAATAATCAATCAATCTTTTCAAATGATAAAATAAAAGAAAATAATGAACAAAATAAAACCAAGATGAAAAAATTATATTTTAAACACACAAAGTTCTTAACAGAAAACCATATGCTTACTAGAATTCCAGAAGAATTTAAAGTTGAAGGTAATAAATTCATTATGAAGGATGCCGCTGATAATGAATATTTAATTGAATGGACTGATTCTAATGCTAATGTAATCAGTCATACTAATAAAACTCAATTAAATGAAGAAATGAATAAAATTAAACATTTATTCAATTATAAAAGTGAGGAATATTTCACAACAACAAATGCAAGTAGCAGACTTAATGAAAACAAAGGTTTAGGTAATTTCATTAAAAAAGTAAAAGATTTAGATAAGAATACTGCAAACTAATCAAAAATAATGGGAACTAATAATACACAACAATCAAAAGAAGATGCTATAATTAGCAGATTGGAGAAACTTGTAAAAGTTATCGACAAGTATGGGTTGAAAAAAGTTTGTCAAGCAATTTTTGTGTTATTTTTATTATTCTTAGCTTTGTTCAATGATAGTAGTAATCAAGTGAAAATAGTTGAAATGATTTTTCAAAAGCAAAAAACTGAACATAGCAAAGCATTGGAATATAGAAATAAAATGTCCCCAAAAATTAAATTGGAACTACAAAAATTATTGATGAATACAGGGGCTAATAGAGCATTTATTCTTGAAATGCATAATGGAGTAAATAATCCAACAGGTTTGCCATTCTTATATGCTGAAATGACATATGAAGAAGATTTGGATGACACACCTCCAATTGGAGATGATTATGCTAGGATGAATACTTCGAGATATGATTTCCTTACATACATTCATCAACAATGTCATTGGTATGCTTCAACAGATTCATTAATGAATCTTGATAAAGTGTTAGCCAATAAAATTAAATTGAATGGTGTTGAATATTTAGGTTGTGTGGAATTAAAAGGCGTTTATCAACCAATAGGATTCTTAGGAATTACGTTTACAACAAAAGAACCTAAATATGATGCAAATACAATTATTAAGTACTTACATAGAGCAGCACAAACTGTTACAACATATCTGGATGCGGAAAATGTTGAATAATGTTAAAAATATAGATAGTTATGATAAAAAAAGTAATTGATATTATTGAATGGATTATTATATTAACATTAAGTGTGTTTTTGTATGTTCAATGTGAGAATAAGAAGACAATTGATGAGAAAATTGTTTATGTGAAAAAAAACGGAGTTTATAACGAAATTTATGATAGCCAAAAACTTTCATCCCTAGAAAAAGAAAATAAACAATTATATGATTCAATAAAAAAATTGAAAAATGTTGAATCAGTAGTGCAATTCAAATATATTAAAGAATATGTTACAGACACAGTTTTTACGGATACGTTATATATGGATGTCTCTAAAAGAGACAGTACTATTAATGTATATGAGTATGCCAGAAGTAACGATACCATTGATTATAAGTTACTTATAGGAGCAGAAAAAGAACCAAAATGGTATAATATTAATTTTAAAGTTAATGATAAATTGACTATAATTAATAGAGAAATGGGTGGTCAAAATCATTTAACAATTGGAAGTGGAAATAAAGCAGAAATAGATGATGTAACAGTATTCCATAGACAAAACAAGACATTTTGGAAAAGGTTTCGGGTAGGACCTTCAGTTACAGCAGGATATGACATGATAAATAAAAATTATGGTATTACTGTTGGAGTAGGGATGACTTTCGATTTAACAAAATAAATAAATTACATAATAATTAAGAGAATATACTGAAAGTATTTACTATTCAGTATATTCTTTTATTTTTTATAAAAATAGATAAAATATGTTACTTAAAATAATGGTGTTCCTTTTAATGCTATCAATATTATGTGTTGTAAGGGAGTTTTATAAATTAGCCAAAGCATGTAATAATAAAGAAACGTTCGATATTACATATAAACGTTTATTGATGTTTGGTATATCATTAGCATATATACTAACAATAGTGTTTACTGGATTTATAATATAAAACAAAATTAAAGAAAAATGTTACAAAATAAGATTAAAGAAATGACTCCATATTTTGTTAGAATAGAAATGGTAAAAGATACTACTATCATTACTGTACGCTATAAAGATAAATGGAATGTATATAATTCAAAAGATGGAAGAATAAAAGTAGCTAAGTCTCCACAAACGGCTAATGAATATATGTATTATGCCAAAACAGAAGAAGTGGAATTAGATGATATGTTCCGAATGATAGAGGAAACAATCACCATTAACGAAAATGCTGAAAAAAAAGTCAAATTGTTAATGGATAAAGTACAAGAACTTAAAGCTATATTTGAACAAGAAGATTATAAAACGTTAGAATCATTAACATTTAAATATAGAAAAAAGAAAAAAAAGAGTCTTAATTCTAAAAAAGAAGAAAAACCTGTTACTGAAAATACTGATGAAGAAACAGTAGAAAATAATGAAATAACTTCAACAATTGAAGAAGTTGAAAATATAGAATAGTAATATATGATTTTATTTAAATTGATAGTATATTGTGTGATGGCATATTCGTTATGTAATATGTTTGTTTTTGCAATGGGACCATATGACATTTTCGAGAAAATTAGGAATTTTTCAGAAAAGCACATTCCAATGTTATATAACATACTAAGTTGTATGATTTGTTGCCCTACATGGTGTGGTTTCATATTGTCAGCATTGAATTTTATATTGTTTCCAACATTATTATTTACTCCATTTTCAATAATATTTGGTGGATTTCAATATTGGTATTTAATCATATTTGCTGATGGTATATTTACTTCGGGAATTGTGTGGCTAATACATTCAATACAAAATTATTTTGAAAAGAAGGCAGAAAGATGACAAATATTAATGAGGAATTAAAAAAAGCAAAAATTGAAAAAGAAGTATTAAATGTTCAAGTTGAAAAGGAACATAAAGATTTTGCTAAAAAAGTATTGAATCAAGGAGAAGAAATAAAATCAGTATTACAAAATCCAAATGAAATAATTAAAGTTAAGAAATATAGTAAGTTTAAAATATTTCTAAATAAATTATTTAATACAATATAAATATGATACCAAATAGTACAGAATTAACTAATTTAGCAATCGAAATAAATGATAATTTGACAAAACATAAAATAAATAATAATGTTACACTTACTTTTCATGTTACAAAAGAAGAATTGGTAAAAGTTGATGAAGATTATTATTATAGAAACAATCCTAGTGCTGACGATAATTCATTTATACCATCTGATGAAACATTAAGTGTAAATTATGGAAACATTATTTTTAAATTTACATGCAATGAGGATGAATTATAATAAATTAACATTTAATATTTTGTTATTAACATAAAAGTCATTATATTTGCACTATAAAAAAATTATTAGATATGATTAAAAAAATATTGTTTATATTGTTTGGTGTTATAACCTTAAGTTCTTGTGTAGTACAAAAAGTACCATATGATAATGTTTATTATCAGCCATCAGTTGTGGTACAACCACAACCAGTTATTATACATCAGCCACCTGTGGTTGTTAGGCAACAACCAGTAATCATTTATGGTGGTGGGTATAGGTATTATTGTAGATAAAAAAAAAGAGTGAATATTATTCACTCTTTTCTCATTTATATCTATCAATAAAGTTTATTAATATTCTCCACAATCAATTCTGTCAATATAAATACCTCTTGAAGATACTTTAATTGCATTACCAGTTGCGCCACTAACAGCAGTAGTTGTTGTATCAATTTTAACAGCAACAGTAGGAGCAGTAGTAGTACCACCTACAGTAATAGAATTATCACCAGCTTTAACACTAGCAACTTTTGCATTTGCAGAAGTTTGAGCATTATCAGCAGCAGTTTTTGCAGCAGCAGCATCACTTATACCTTTGTTTGCTTTAAATTCAACTTTTCCAATTGCTGCATTGACAGTATCTGTTGCAGCAACAGCAGTATTAGCTGTAGCAATTGCATAACCAGTAACATTAATGTTAGCGCCAGTACCAGTAATTGTAGCAACTTTATTAGCTACAGTAGCAGCAGTTCCATTGAATGTAACACCAGTTAAAGCATTACCAGTTACAGCAGTTGCTGAACTATAAGCATCATTTGCTCTCTTTTCAATTTTACCAATTGCAGCATTAACTGTATCACCAGTTGCAACAGCAGTATATGCACTGGCAATTGCATAACCAGTAGTTTTAATATCTGCACCACTTAATACTGGATTAGAAGAGATTTTTTTACTATTTACAGTATATGCATCAATAGTTGTTTTAATACCAGCAGCAGTATCTTTAGCATCATAAGCAGCATCAGCTCTTGAAACTTCGGCAGCTATAGCTGTATTAATTTTACCAGTTACAGATGTAGTACCAGTACCATTTAATGTTGCAATTGCAGTTGTATTTGTTGATACGCTACCAGATAAAGTATTTAAATCAGTTTGATTTGCTTTGGCATTTAAAGCACCACTTAAACCACTAACTTGTGATTGTGTAATAGTACCCACTTTAATAGTGTTTGCTGTATTGTCAATTACAATGGTAGCATTAGCAGCAGTATATACATCAACTAAAGAATTAGCAGGAATATATAAAGGACTACCATTAGCAATTATTAATTCAATATATTTGTCGCCAACAACTGCTCCAGTGTATGGGTCATCAGCTTTGGTAACAGTTTTTACTGAACCTTCACTTACTACTAAATCTTTTGGAATATCAATAGTAACACCAGCTTGTGTAGTACCTTTCATCAATTTATATGATTTCAAGTAACCAGAAGTTGTAGTGGCAGTTGCAATAGTATATTCATCAGCAGCAGGAATATCTACACGTAAACCTTTATCTGCAACTAATTTCAAACTATTTCCAGCAGTTGTGTCAATTTTAACCGCAACAGTAGGAGCAGTATCAGTACCAGCTACAGTAATAGAAGCGTCACCAGCAGCAATACTAGCAACTTTTTTATTAGCTTCTGCAATAGCAGCATTTTTTGCTGTATCAATAGCAGTTTGCACACCAGATAACTTAACACCACCAGCAGCAACACTTAAGAATGATTCACCAGTTGTATCAATTTTAACAGCAACAGATGGTTTAGTACCAGTACCAACAGTGATACCATTTCCAGCAGTTAAACCAGAAACTTTAGCATCTACATCACTTCTTAAACCAGATTCAACACCTGTAGCACGAGTTACTTCTGCTCTAATAGTATCAGCTAATTTAGTATCAGCATTTGCTAAAGAAGTAGCAGCACTTAGGATAGTATCTCCAGTTACTTTAGTGTAAGAACCATTAGCAGCTAAACCAGCACCAACTTGTGTTGCATCCAATTCTGTTTGAACAGCAGCAGTTGAACCAGTGGCAGTTTTAATTTTCTCATCAGTGTAACTTTGAGCTGAACTTAAAGTGGCAGCAGCAGATTCACTAATTTTAGTTTGAGTGTATGTTTCACTTTTAAATGTTACAACATCACCACTAGCGTTCTCAATGTATAAACCTTCTTCACCAGTTTTATAGCCAACAGCGATTTCACCCTTTTCAAGTACCCCAGCGTCAGGTCCTGTACCTTTGGTAGCACTATGTAAATGAATTAATTTTTGTCTACTCATAATATTATTTTTTATTTATTAACTAATAATAAATAGTTATAGTGCTTGAAAAATTAAACTAAAAAAGTATCAAATCATACTTTTAATATAGAAGAAAGTGTTTTAATTCTATTACTGTCACCATAATTGAAAAACATTAAATGAACATCATTCTCATTACATAATTTCGCTTTCATTTTATCTCTTTCAACAGTCTTTTTAAATTCTTCTTCCCCACCAAAAATATCAACTGGTTTAAAATGTTGCTTTCCTTGACATTCAATTGCAATATTGTAATCTGGTAGATAAAAATCTAAACTTAATGGATTATTAAGTCTAAGCCAATCAAATTTTTTCTGTCTTTCAAATAATATGTTATTCTTTAATAAAAAGTTATTAACTTCTTTTTCTAATTTACTTTCACGACAAATAGGGCAAGAATGACCATTTAAATGATGTCTTGGTGTTTGCCAAAATTCTCCATGTTCTGGACACACAATACAAACAGGGGTTTTAATATCAACATATTCTACCTTTGAATAATCATATTTATTATTATGTTTTAAGTTTGATTTTTCAATAAATTCATCTAAAGTCATTTTTAATTTATTCTTAACAATATTCCTTGCACAAATAGGACAACATTGACCATTTAAATGGTTATTTGGCTTTTGCCAAAATTCACCATGCTCTGGACATATGATACAAACTTTAGTTTTACTGTTAACATATTCTACCTTTGAATAATCATAAAAGTTATCATGAACTTTTTTTGCTCCTTTAATAAATTCTTTTAAATCAGATTTCATATTACCACTACAATATGGACATCCCTTACCTTGTAGATGGTTATTTGGTTTTTGCCAAAATTCACCATGCTTAGGACATATAATACAAATTTTTGTATAGACATTAACATAATTTACTTTTGAATAATCATATTTATCCCTATGTATTTGTTTTGCCTTTTCAATAAATTCCTCTGTTGTTAATGTTCTATCATCATGATAGCATTTAAAACATCTTCTTCCTTGTAAATGTTTATGTGGTGTTTGCCAAAACTCACCATGCTTGGGGCATATAATGCAAATAAGTGTTCCATTATTAATATACTCTACTTTTGAATAATCATATTTATCACCATGTACTCTTCTTGCCTTTTCAATAAATTCTTCTGTTGTTAATTTTTTAGCCATAATAATTCTATTTCTTATATATAAATATAAGAATAAAATCAAAAGTAAATCTATTAGACCTTATTTTTTAAATAAGTTAAAGATATATTGAATCTTTTCATGGACGTGTGCTGGACCTTCTAATCTTTAATTGGGTCCATCCAGTTTTTTCTTGTATGAGACCTTCTATTTTATCTCTGATTACATTAGAAACATATCCACTAAAACAGACATTCTTTATTTTAAGAATTTCACATTTACTTTCAATTTCACTATATAATCTTACACAGTCAGACACACATTTGCATATAACAATTTCAATGTTATTATCATATTGTATTAACAATTTGTTCTTATATATAAGAATTCTTTTAAATAAATCTTTATTTTTCATTTCTTTAATAAAGAAATTAGTTAATATAAACATAAAATCTTTTCTTTGGTGTTTAGGGTGATACCCAAAAACCCAAAAACTCTCTTCCTTATTATAAGTACATTTATCAACTATTATCCAATCATCATCATTATCTATTATATGGTCAACGAATTGTCCATATTCATTTCTTAGTTTTTGAGCCTTGGATTCGAGCCTTTCTCTTCGTTTCAATAATAAAATTTCATAATCAGCTTCTTTAATAGTCTTATGATTAATGTATTTCACAGGAAATACTACATTTTTAGCATTTTCAGTTGTAATCTTTTTAAATGCTTTATATGCATCCTTAACTGTTTGATACCAATTAACAAATTCTATTTGTAAACCATGACTTGTGATTATTATTTTATATTGAGCTTTTCTTTTGCCTCTAGCCATATCTATTTTGTTTAAAATTTAAGTAAAATGTCATTTATATAAATAGTTTTTTGGTTTTTAAAAAATAAAAGTATATCTTTGCACTGTAATTAAAAAATATGTCTAATTTAAAAAAATAAAAAAGATGGGAAAATTATTTGATAGTAGTGAATACGTTGTTGAAATGGTATCAGAAGAAGTTTCAAAGGTTGGACTTGAAAGTATTGGTATTACAGTAAAAACAATGTCACTAACAAAAGCTAAAGATATTATTAAAGTATCAAAAGCAAATGCTACAACTGAACATTTAGCAAAATGTGATGACATGGTATGTGTATATGTATATGAGCAGGCTTTTGAAAGACTAGATGAAGAAGCACAAAGAAAGTTTGTTGAAATGGCTATTTCTTCTGTTTCTTATGATTCTGAAAAAGATAAAATTAATATTGTATCTCATCCTTATTTGAACTTGTTCAGAATGTGCCAAAAATATGGAGAAGAATTTGTGAATACTGTAGAAGCAGGATACTTGGCTATTCAACAAATAGAAGATGAGGAAAGAGAAGAAAAGGAACGTCTTAAAGAAGAGAGAGCAGCTAAAAAGGCTAGTAGACAACAATAAAAGTTATTAAATGGATAAAATAATAAAAGATTTCTCCCTCTATGCTAAAGATAGAGGGATTAGTTCATTAAAATTGCATCATTACACAAATGCAATTCAAGCAGGTTACATGAATCCTACTGTCTTAGAGGAAAGGCAATTAAATGTGACTCCAATTGATGTTTTTTCACGTATGATGATGGATAGAATTATTTTCTTTGGGACATCAGTTAATTCTGATTCATGTAACATTGTAATGTCACAATTATTATACTTAAATTCGGTAGATGATAGTGATATTTCTATGTATATAAATTCACCAGGAGGTTCTGTGTATGATGGGCTTAGTATCATTGATACAATGAATTACATTGATTGTGATGTTTCTACGGTAGGAGCAGGTATGGCAGCATCTATGGGAGCAATACTTCTAGCTTCTGGAGAAAAGGGAAAAAGATATGCATTACCACACACAAGAATAATGATTCACCAACCTATGGGTGGAACAGAAGGTCAAGCATCTGACATTGAAATTATGGCTAAGGAAATATTGAAAGTGAAAGATGAACTTTATACAATACTATCAGACTGTACAGGTCAAGATATTGAACGAATAGTAAAAGATGCAGATAGGGATTGTTGGATGTTAGCTAATGAAGCTAAAGAATATGGAATAATTGATGAAGTTTTAATAAAATAAGTGTTATGAAAGATAATTTTGTTTGGGTAACTTTCGTTATTGATGAAAGTGGCTCTATGTGGAGTAAGAAAGTTGATGTGATTGGGGGATTCAATAATTTTATTGATGAACAGAAGAAAGAGAGTAATGGAGATTTGAATGTAAGTATTTATACATTTTCTGATGATGTAACTTTGAGGGTTAAGAATCAAAATAAAGATGAGATTAAACATCTCACTGATGAAGATTATCGACCAGGTGGTTGTACTGCTTTGTATGATGCTTTGGGAAAAGCAATCACAGAAACAGGAGAAGAGTTATCTAAAATGGATGAAAAAGACAGACCATCAAAAGTAATTGTAGTAGTTATGACAGATGGTTTTGAAAATGCTTCTCAAAAATTTAATAAATCACAAATCAGAGAAATGATTGAACATCAAGAGGGTAAATATTCATGGTCATTCATTTATATTGGCGAATCTTTGGATTCAAAAGCAGATGCTGACGCTATTGGTATTAGAATGAGTGGATGCTATGGCTCAAAAGGCGCAAGAGGATTTACTAAAATGATGTCTAATGCTACTACTGCATATCGTAGTTGTGCAGTTGCTACTGCGGATGCCTTAGCTTGTAGTTATGTTAAAGATTTAACTAATGAAGGAACTAGTAATGTAGTAAATACATCTGATGTCAATACATCATCAGATAATGATGTTATTTCTACTCTTAAGAGAAAAATTAAGTAAAAAAAAAGAAGAGACGCAGTTTATTTTGCGTCTCTTTTGTATGTTCTTCTAACAGGAGGGGCTGGAGTAGTTTTAACTCTTTTAACTACCTGTCTTTTTGCTGGAACTGAAACAGTTCTTTTATTACATCCACATCCCATAATTATTAATTTTATTATAAATATATCTTATATAAGTATTTTAACATATATTAATAATTTTATTTTGGTTCATATTAATAAAATCACTATCTTTGCAAAGTGAAATTTAAAAATATAATAAATTATGGGAAATAAAACAATTGGTAGATATAAAATTACTTATCCTAAGTATAAAGTTACACAATACAAGGATTTAATATCACATGATGATTATATTAATGATATTAAAGTAAAAGAAGCAGCAATTGCTGAATTGGAGAAGAATACTCCATTATCTAATAATACAAAAAGGAAGATAAAGGAAATAAAAAAAGAAATCTTTGAAGATTATGGTGATTGTTGGTTTACAGATGGAGGATTATTATATCAATCAATAAATAATAATGGTATAATGTCAATGCCAAAACATCAAGGTGGAGATATTGAGGTTATTTTAGAAAAAATTGATTAATGACAAAAATAGGCTATAAAGCAGTTTCTCATTTGGAAGCTGAAAATCTACTTTGTAATGTTTTAAAAGGAAAAACATTTCAAGAACAGTTTATATTAGAATATGGTGATATTGTAACTACAGAAGGAATAAATGATGATTGTTGTAAACATGTTTATTTAGGTTCTTTCAATCTTAATACACATCTTGTTGCTGATATAAATTTGACTTATTGGGGACATGTGATATTGAGATGTATTATATCAGATAATATAATATCTATCGCAAAATATAATGGTAGTTCTCGCCAAATGTTGATGCGTTGTGAAAATTCAGAAAGAGTTATTTCCCAAATGAAACATACAAAACCAATGAGTAAATTTACAAAAACTGAAAATAGATTAAAACATCTAAAAGAAATTCCTAAAGGAATATATGGAGACTTTTCTAAAATTAAAGAAGAATTTTTAGAATTGGAAGATTCTGTAGAACAAAAAGATAAAGTATTGCAGATTTGTGAATTAAGTGATTTGATTGGGGCTATTGAAGGGTTCTCTATGAAAAAATTCAATTTGTCAATTGAAGATTTACATAAATTTGCAAATAAAATAAAAGAAACAAAATAAAGAATTATGGTAATTGATAGTATTAAACCTTTAATTAAAGGTCATGCAAAAGTATCACATATTATTGGTGGTGTTGTATGGTATGTAGTTACATCAGAAGATGGAAAAATGTACCAATTTCCTGTAGATATGAATAATAAAGAAGATGTTGGTGAAAATGCAACATTTCTAGGAGAATATGATAAACCAATATATTTGATGAGATGGATAAGGAGAGCAAATGAAAATAATTCCTTAGAAGAAATAAAATAATAAAAAATATTCATTTTTATTTGGAAGTTTAGAATTTTATTTGTATCTTTGCAGAGTAATAAAGATTGTTAACGATAGCCATAGTTTAGTGGTAGAACTTATAATGTTTCTTGTGGGGAATTTTAAAGAAATGAACAGCAATTTAAAATTAACATTATGCAAAAATGAAGGCGTTGGCTCGAAACCAACTGGTTATCATCCCCACAATCTTTATTTTTAAATTTAACAAATAATTAACATAAAAATTTTGGTGATAATAAAAATTATTCGTATCTTTGCAAAGTAATAATTAAAAAGATAATAACATGAATAAGGAAAAAGGATATATTATACTAGGTTATAATGAAATAGAAAATAAATATTATGGATATGTAGAACATTCATTCTGTATGGGATTTTCTGATGAAAGAGTACAAGTATATTCTTTATTATCTGATTCACAATGGAAAAAAAGATTTAAGGACAAATTTTATATTGATAATTATGGTAATAGTAATTCACCTAATCAAGCAATATACTTTTTTTGCCGACATCAAGTACAACATTTAAATAAGAAAAAATATAATGGTTGTACATGGAAAGTTTATAGAATTAATAGTAAAAAATGTCCAGTTCATGTTGATTTATCAGAAATTATTCTTATGAGAAAAAAGAAAATGAAATATGATAAATTTAAATTTAGAAATTCACCATTTGTTGTAAAGTAAAAAATAATGGGAGTTATCACAGTTGGAGTGGCTTTATGATGATATGCGCACACTGTCATCATTGACAAGTAGGAAGTTTCCCAAACTTTCCCTAAATTAAAGGGGTCATTGGGTGATTTAAGATTGAATAGGATTTAGCACAAATGAATATTTGTCTTTTATCAAAGTATTTGATACTATATAATAGAAAGTGTATAGTCTATATAGTAATTATACGATGTGAACGAAAAGTTATGGGTTCGAATCCCTTAACTCTCACAATATTAATCTTTTAGAATTAAAAGAATGGAAAAAATAAGAGGATATGCTATATTAGCAAAAAATATTCACACAGGAGAAATTTGTGGATTTAATGAATTTACTAGAAGTAAATTTATGCATAATAAAGTTAAAATTTATACTCCTAAATTTACTGAATATTATCAGATAAATTCTTATTATACATATAATGCAATTTTTACAAATTGTAAATGCGAAAATGATAGTAGAGCATTGTGGATTATTTTGAATGACAAAATATCTTCTTTAAATTTTAATCATAAAGACTGGATATTTAAAGTCTTTAAGGTAAATTCTAAATATTGCCCAATTAATGTGAATTGGGAAGATGTAATTAAAGTAAAAAGAAAACTTGTAAAAAATAAAAATATAGGTGGTACGTTTACCACATCCTTTACATTAAAGGAAAACGTAATGTTTTAATTATATATGGCTACCTTTTACACAGATTTGGGTGGACTTTAAGGTGAAAGCGCAATTAGCCTTATGACAAAGTAGGAGAAGCAGTGTTTTCTGTCATTTGAAATTTATAATGTGAAGCTGGTCGAGCATAACTTTATATTCTAAATTTCAATAGGTAACTGAGAAAGAGTATAATTTAATCGACACAGTTATATTAATTTTGGTTATAGTCGAAAGTTTCGGGGTTCGAATCCCTGGGTAGTCACTAAAAAATAAAATTATGGATAAAGATATTGTAAAACAATTTACGACCAATATTGATGAAACAGGAAGAATGATTGTAAAATCATTGAAAACTGGAAAAACATATTTCGTTGAAGCTATTGGTAGTGGATATAATGAAGTTTGGGGAGATGTTGACCCAGTAACTAAAAAAATGACTGGTTCTTATGGTGATAAATATACTGGTTCAGTAACAGAGAAGGAATCTTTAATAACAGAAAAAAATGGATTCTCTAAAATTGTTACTCTAGGAGTTGGAGAATCACCTATGTCTGAAATAGAACGTAGAGATAAAGAATATGAGAGAGAATTAAATAACAAGTAATAATGATGGGGTCATAGTTTAATGGCAGAACGCTTTTATAGGTTTTCAGACATGAAAATGAACAGCAACTAAAAATATATGCTTTGGGTGCAAGTAGTATAGGTTCGAATCCTATTGACTCCACAAAAAATCTCTTTTTAACAAAGATTTAACAATTAAAATTTGGTTATTTCAAAAATAATTTGTATCTTTGCAGAGTAAAATTAAAAAGATATACATATTTATTATGTAAGAAAAAAAAAATAAAAAAAACTTTGAAAAAGATTTGGATATTAAAAATATTATTTGTATCTTTGCAAAGTAATTAAAAAACACAGTTCGCCTTCGGAGCTGTAAGGATAAGGCAGTGATGTTATAAAATGAGTAAGTGACGAGACTTGTGATGGTTGTAAAACCATTCCACTGAAAGGCAAAATGGTGTCATTATATTGGAGTAATCTTCGGGCAGAAGACAAAGATATAATGAAAAGGGTTTATAAACGACCTTTTTTGAGTAGAAATACAATAAAGACCATTTTGGTAAATGGTGCAATTCTTAACTGAGAAGCGTTCTGTTTATAAAAGTTAACCATTTTAAGCCTAAAATGACTATTACCAGTAGTCATGTTAGAGGTGGTACTCTAATTTAGAAATATTAGGTTTTTAAGAGAATAAAAACTCTTAGGTAATTTTAATACTAAATACCTTAATTCAGTTAGGTATGTATAGTTGGGTGTTTAAGTGGGTCGTACCCAAAAGGTACGAATGCTTTAGGGTCACGCCACATCCGACAACTATGTCAAAAATAAATAAAGAATTTATTTTATAGGAAAAAAGAATAACTTAGCAAAAGTGCGTGACACTTGTAAATTAAAATAACCTTATTCTTCTGAAATATGAAGACTATATGAGTACCGCAAGGAAAATATAGAGGGAATAAAAGTAGAGATTGAACTAATAGGGTAGCTCTTATGAATCCTCGCAATGGAAGTTAGTCACGAAATGAAACCTATGATATTTACAAGTAAGATTTTTAATACTTTTCACAAAAGTATTGGTTATGCTATCTACTTAGTAGTAATATTAAGTGTGAATAATTGATTCCAACGTCAATGTAATGATAGTATAAATGGTCACATTCTCAGCCATTAATTTTAAAACACGGAAGGATACCAGAGGAGAAACGAATGTTAATTTTTAACAACGGTGTGGACAAATGGGCACTATCGTAAATAGTGTGTTACTTAGGTAACTTCGGGGGTTCAAATCCTTCTCCTTCCACAATAGGAAAACGTACAGCAATCACTAATTAGTATCAAACTTTTAATTTGACAGACTGAAAATGTTTTCCGTATATCTCGTTTTGGCAGAGTGGACAATTGCAACTGTTTCATGCGCAGTAAAATCGGTGGTTCGAATCCATCAAACGAGACAATAGGTTTTTCATTTTTTATAAGAAAACATACAGCAAGTTATATAAATTATAAATTCATTCATATTAACTTCATGTATGCGTAGAGTTAAAGAACCGTTATTTAGTTCTCTACTAGGTATTGGATTAGATAATGTAAAGTATTTAAAAGTAAACATACAAGTTGTCTATTACTTAGAATAGACTATAATTCTAATTGAGTTATTAGAAAAGTTGAGTGTTGATAAATAATGCTATAATTTTGATAGTGGTGATAGAGAAATTAACTATCTGTTTTCTGATTTTTATAAATTGAAAAACACTAAATGGCGAGATGGTGGAATTGGTAGACACGTCAGACTTTAACAGTTGATTAATAATTAAAATTAATGTCAACAAATTTGAGTGCACCAAAAGAAATTTTGGATGTAGAACTCCCCTAATAAACAGAATCCTCGCTAATAGAAATATTAGCTTTGGTGGTGGCTTACTAAATTCAATAACAATGAGTTATTGATAAATGGCGTAGAGACTATATAGGGAGAACCTAAGTATATTAAGTAATATATAAGGTTAAGAAATAGTCCAGACTACAACAACTTAACAATACGGTTGAAGTTGGCTTATGTAAAAGTAAGTGTGGTAGGAAAATCTGATGGACAGAAATGTCCGTGTGGGTTCGAGTCCCATTCTCGCTACTAAAAAAAAAATAATGAAAAATATGTCATTTTTTAATTTTATGATATATTTATATTTAAAAAAAATAAATTGCGGATTAGAGAAGTGGTCATCTCGTCAGCCTCATAACGGATAATTTATTTATCTAAGATGGTAGTAGTCAATAATTTTATTGATGGGCTATTCATAAAAAAGAATAACATTTCTTTTAGATACCAGAAATGGTATATTGGTTAGAGAGATATTTCCTTTAGATAGGAAACTCAAAATATAAGCTGGAGACCGTTGGTTCGAATCCAACATCCGCAACAATTAATAAAGAAAAAATATTATGAATACAAATAATTTTACATATAGTCCAAGTCTTTCTTCTTGTTATAAACAAGAATGGGCGAGACCATGTAATCCTGTCACTAATGATGGGCAAGGCATTCATAGTAATTTTGAAGATAAAAAGTTCAATACAGTTCGAGGAAATATAATCTATCATAATATAGATTATCAAAATAGAGGATAATACAAACAACTAAACTCAATATATATTCCAAGGCTGTAAGATGAACTAAATAAAAAAGTTACTTACAGCTTTTTTCTTTTATATACGTTTAATATAAAAAAAGAATATATGAAGAGAATTTCAATGGTTGTTGCTACATCTGAAAATAGATGTATTGGAAAAGAAGGGAAACTTTTATATAACATATCAGCAGATATGAAGAATTTTAAAAGATTGACCGAAAATAATGTAGTTATAATGGGTAAAAATACATTTGAATCATTACCGAATGGAGCTTTACCAAATAGATTAAATATAGTTTTAACTACAAATGTTGAAGAATATAAAGAAAAAATAGAACAATATGATAATGTGATATTATTTGATTCATTAGAAAAGGCATTAGAATATTGTGAAACAATAGAAAATAAAGAGGTCTTTGTAATTGGTGGTGGACAAGTATATAAACAAGCTCTAAAATATACAGATAGAATTTATCTAACATATGTATATGATGTTGCTGATGGTGATACATTTTTTCCAGAATTAAATGATAATGAATGGAAATTAAACTGTGTAATAGAACGTAATGAATTCATTCATAAATATGAATTTAGAATTTATGAAAGATTTAACAAATAATTAACATAAAAATTTTGGTGATAATAAAAATTATTCGTATCTTTGCAAAGTGAAAAATAAAAAAATGTAGTTATTATGAATGAAGATAATAAATTGAAAAATTTTCCTACAGTAGTAGATGGTAAAACATATTGGATTTCAAGGTCAGTAGCAGTTGTTGGGTTTGTTTTTGCAAGAGTAAATAAACAACTTTGTATCTTGGCTAATAAAAGAGGAGAAGGTACTCCAGATTTCCAAGGAAAATGGAATGTTCCATGTGGATATTTGGATTATGATGAAACTGGAGAAGAAGGATGTGTAAGAGAGATATTTGAAGAAACAGGAGTTAAACTGAATCCAACTGATATGAAATTCATTCAAGTTAATACAGACCCTGTAAATTCTAATAGACAAAATGTATCCCTTAGATATAGAACATATCTTTCAGAAGAATTTGCCAAGAATATTACATTCACTAATAAAAATAGTGAGAGTAATGAAGTTGATGATATAAAATGGATACCTATTAGAGATATTGATAATTATGAATGGGCATTCAATCATAATGAATTGATAAAAAATATGATGTATCTATAAAATTCCTTAACGGGAATTAATTTAATGAAAGTTGTCTCTATAGCTCAACTGGATAGAGTAACGGGCTTTTAACCCGTGGGTTCAGGGTTCGAGTCCCTGTGGAGACACTATAATGGTCTGTTCGACAAGGGGTTAAGTCGTCAGCTTTTCACGCTGGAGTCATGGGTTCGAATCCCATACAGACTACAAATTTAATTATTGAATGATATGAAATATTTATTAGTTATTTTTAGTTTTTTTCTTTTAACATCATGTGTTGTTAATTTGAGTCCAAGACCAGTAGAAAATTATAAAGGTGGAATTATATATGAAAAAAAATCTTATGAAGATAAATATCAATTTATCATTAAGATGAAAGGAAAAAAACAAGATATACAAACAGATTCATTCTATTATGAATATGTATATGTATTAAAAGCTGATTTTGATAGATATAATATATCAGATACAATTAGATAAATATGGTGTTATTAGTTCAACGGTTAGAATGCTAGATTGTGGTTCTGGAGACGAGAGTTCGATTCTCTCATAACACCCTCAATACTCAAAAAGAGTATATGTGGTCTTTGACATATTGGATTACAAAAAAAAAATAACGATAACAAATGGTTAGACTGATGGAGAGGAAGTAAGTCCAGACTTTTGAAAAGGCATTCCTCTGTGAAGTCAGAATATTACATTTGTTATCAAACAAGGGGCTGTAGCTCAGATTGGCTAGAGCATCACATTTGCACTGTGAGGGTCGTGGGTTCGAGTCCCATCAGCTCCAGACTGACAAAAATAACCGCTTCCACGTAGTGTCAGTTGGGTAATACTAAATGGTTATTAATGAATCAATTTTAATATATGTTTTATGATTGAATTGACTTTTAAGAAATTAAGTAACAGATGGTATTGTGATATACCATATGATGGTAGTGTTGATGATTTGGAAATGGTCTTAGGTTCTGATTTAATGTTAGATGCATTACCATTCACAATACATCAAGATATTAGAAAAGTTCAATTATATTATGATGAAACTCCAGAAGAATATGATGTATTATTGGTTAATACCAATGATGAAGAATTGACAGAAGGAGCAAGTTATAAAATAAAAGGATTTGGGTATGAAGGAATTGGTAAACTATGGATATGTGATGTAACATTAAAAGTTTTAGGTTACTTTCCAAGAGTTATTTATATTAAATCAATTTCTTGAAAAAAAAAATAAGAAAAGATTTGGATAATATAAATATTATTCGTATCTTTGCAGAGTAAAAAATAAGAAAGCATACAGCAATTATAAATAATACAATGTGGATGTAAAAAACTGCTTTCTGTTATTTGGTATATGGGTCTGCTTGGCGTGGATGTCTGACTGTCACTCAGAAGAACAGACGAGTTCGAATCTCGTATATACCGCAAATAGTAATGTTTAATACTTTTTTATGAGTTTAAAATTAGAAATTAATACAGAAGAAGATAAGATAAAACTTTTAGAATTATTTAATTCTTTTGATACTAAAACTAAGATATATGATTATTTTGGTATTAGTGATAATAAAAAAAATCGTGAATTATTAGATAATATTGCTCTATTGATAGGTTTTGATTTCGAGGTTTATCGTAAAAAAAGAAGAAAACCTGTTAGATATTGTTTAAATTGTGGTAAATCATTAAATAATGATTATAGAAGTAAATTTTGTAATCATTCATGTTCAGCAATTTATAATAATAAATTAAGGGGTAATAATGAAATTTGTGACAAAAATATTATTTGTCCAATTTGTGGTGGGAAGAAACATCATTTATCTGATAAATGTCATGAGTGTGATAATAAACTAAAAAATGAGAAATTATTAAATAGAAAATTATCTGACTTTATTGAGAACAAAAAATATACAACAATATTGTGTTCTACAATACGTAAAAATGCTAGAAAAATGATGAATCTTTATAATAAAGAAAAAGTTTGTGCTTATTGTAAAAATCATGAATTTGATGAAATATTGGAAGTACATCATATTAAAGGTATTTTAGAATTTGATTTAGATTCAACAATTGGAGAAATAAATTCAGAAGAGAATTTAGTGTGGTTGTGCCCTAATCATCATGCAATTTTAGAAAAAGGATTAATTAATTTAAAATAAATTTTTTGGTGTGGTAGTTAAATTGGATAATTTCTTTTTAAACCAAAAACATGATTTATTCGCCAACAATTAGGGTAATAATGTGAGGTTTAAAATAGTTTATAAAATGAAAGTTGAATAAGTATTCGAATTAAGTTCAATATTAGTCTTATAAATGAAACGATAAAATAATGCTCCCAAAGTCGGGGGAGTGATTGCAGGTTCGACTCCTGTTCATACCGCTAATAATGGTCTATTCGTTCAACGGTTAGGATGTAGCATTGTCTCTGCTAAGATGAGGGTTCGATTCCCTCATAGACCGCTTTAATTATAATACTATTTGTGCAGTATAATCTATGGTTGTATAGTACCTTGAAACTATGCTAACTGTTAATTAGGTTGAAAACTAAAACGTTACAAATTATGTGTACCCTAATTAGTATATATAATTATATATGGATGTAATTCAGTTGGTAGAATGCTGGCTTTGGGAGTCAGTTGTCCTAGGTTCGAATCCTAGTATCCATACAAAGTAAATTTTCATGAATTATGGGCATGTAGTTCAGTTGGTTAGAGCGTCACGCTGATAACGTGGAAGTCGCAGGTTCAAGTCCTGCCATGCCCACAACTGATAGGTTTGTCACCGTTTTTCTATATAAATGTGTGATACTGGTAGGAGGGACTACCATTCTAAATTCTCCGTTAGCTCAGAGGCAGAGCATCGCACTGTTAATGCGAGGGTCGATGTATCGTAATCATCACGGAGAGCATTATTGAGACTTAGCGCAGTTGGTTCAGAGCACCACATTTACACTGTGGGGGTCGTGAGTTCGAATCTCACAGTCTCAACAAATTATTCATAATCATTAAGAAAGCATACAGCAATTTTAAAAAATTCGGTTAAAATTGGTTCAACTCCAATAGTCCAAAAGACTTAAAATTTAGCTTTCTGTTTCTTGCGAGTGTCGCATAGTGGTCGATTGCGCCAGATTTCCAATCTGGAATTACCGTGGGTTCGAATCCCACTACTCGCTCAAATTTTGCAGGTATAGCACAACGGTTAGTGCATCGGCTTGCCATGCCGAGGATGTGAGTTCGATTCTCATTACCTGCTCTATAAGAAAACATACAGCAATTTAAAAAATCTGCAAGATTTTTGTCATTGTTTTCTGTATATGCACTGTTCGTATCAATGGTTAATACTCTGGATTTGTAACCCAGGAATAACGGTTCGACTCCGTTACAGTGCTCTATGTATATTCGAAAATAACATTCGGCTTATAAAATTTTTATGGATATAAAGAAAATTATAGATAAAGCAGAAACTTTAAGTGAAGTTGCTTTTTTAATATTTGGTAAGATTAACTATACTAATAGAGAAAAAGTTAAAAAAATAATGTTGGAAGAAGGCATTGATTGGAAAGAGTGGCTTCAAACAAAAAAAGATAAGAAAAAGAAATATTGTCTAAATTGTGGAAAAGAACTCAAAGGTTGCCAAAAGAAATTCTGTTCAAGTTCTTGTGCAGCTAAAATAAATAATATAGGAGTTCTTAGAAATAAGAAGAAAAAACGACAATGTTTAAGCTGTGGTAGTGATTTAAAAAGGTATCAAAAGAAATATTGTTCTGATTTTTGTCGTAAAAAACATCAATATGATAGTTATATTGATAGTTGGAAAAAAGGAGAGGAATCTGGTTTAGCAGGTGAGTTTTCTGTATCTGCTCATATTAAGCGATATTTAAGAGAAAAATTCAATAATAAGTGCCAAATTTGTGGTTGGAGCGAGGTTAATCCATTTACAAATAAAATACCTTTAGAAATTCACCATATTGATGGTAATTATATGAATAATAGTGAGGATAATTTGCAATTATTGTGTCCTAATTGTCATTCTTTAACAAGTACATATAAAGCTGCAAATAAAAATGGAAGAAAAGAAAGGAAAAAATATAGATAAATTTAATGATAGATGAAAACTCTTTGGTTGCTAGTAACTGATGAATAAGTTGCAGTGAAATTAAATTCAGAGTATACCTATTATCAATATAAGTACTTAATTATTTGACTAAGATAAACGTGACCAAGTGTGTAAAGAATCTTCATCAATTATAAAGAATTGCAATATATTTTTAATAGAGCAAGAAGATTATTTATTAAGAGTATAAATAATTGTATAGAATATGAGAGATTTCCTATTCGGTGGAAGGACGAATGTTTCTGACAGTAGGAGGCTGTCTAGGTTATTAGTAATCATTTCTATCATTTTCTTTTACTAAAAATTAATGTTATGGTAAAATTTGATTTAATGAAACCTCATGGAATAAAGAATAATAGAATATACTTTAAAAGTAGAACAAATGATAATTTCTATTATTTTGAATTTTCATGGAAATATATTAAACAACATTTATTTAATAGTACTACTATTAAGTGGATTGGTTTAGTTTATTAGTATAAAATGGAGATGTAGCTCAGTTGGTAGAGCAATAGTCATAAAAAGTTTTTAGTTGATAGAAACGAACAGCAAGTTAAATTGGACAAACTATGGGTCATAAGTTCGAGTCTTGTCATCTCCACTTAAATATTCTCCGTTAGCTCAGAGGCAGAGCGTCGCACTGTTAATGCGAGGGTCGATGTATCGTAATCATCACGGAGAGCTACTTTTAATTAATTATTGGACTATGGTGTAATGGTAACACACAACACTTTGACTGTTGTATTATGGGTTCGAGTCCCGTTAGTCCAACGAGAATTTCGGGATGTAGTTCAGTTGGTAGAATGCTTGCTTTGGGAGCAAGAAGTCGCATGTTCGAGTCATGTCATCCCGACTTTATGGAAGTGTGTCAGAGTGGTCTATTGAGCTGGTCTTGAAAACCAGTGGGCGTTCGCGTCCCGTAGGTTCGAATCCTACCACTTCCGCTTTTAAATTGGAGAGTTGGGGGAGTGGCTTAACCCAGCAGTTTGCTAAACTGCCGACCCTTATGGGTCCACTGGTTCGAATCCAGTACTCTCCGCTTTTGTGTTAATGGGAATTTGGTGTAGGTGGTTGTTGCACGAGGGTCTGAAAAACCCTAGGCTCTGATTCGATTTCAGAAGTTCCCACAATTTATTATTATTGTGATATGAAAAAATGTAATAGATGTAATATAATAAAAGAAGATAGTGAATTTTCCTTTAAGAATAAGAATAAAAAGATTTTACATTCTTACTGTAAAGAATGTAAGAGAGAAATTGATAGTGAATTATATTCAAATAATCATTTAAATAGGAAAACTAAAGTAAAAGATAGGCAAAATAAAGTACAGACTACATTAAAAAATCTTTTATTTGAAATAAAGAAAAATTCTAAATGTTCTATATGCGGAGAGAATAGGTGGTGGATGTTAGATTTTCATCACATGAAAGATAAAAAATATGATATATCTTCTTTGCCAAAAAGAGGTTGTTCTTTAGAAACTTTCCAGAAAGAAATAGATAAATGTATAATATTGTGTGCTAACTGTCATAGAGATGTACACTTCAAAGAAAGTCATGAATATGAAGAATGGAGTAATGAGAAAAGAACTTAAATTTAACTCTCTGTGCTCCCACAATTTTATTAAATAATATGGAGTAGTGGCGCAATTGGATGAGACGCAACAGACTTAGAATCTGTAAGAGTAAAATCTTGTGTGAGTTCGAGTCTCACCTACTCTACTCATAATAATACACTTTTTGATGTAAATCAAGTCATTTTTATGTTATAAAACATGTTTTTACCAAATTTTGGGATATTTATAGATGTAAAATAACAAAAAAAGATGAAAAGTATGATTAGACAATTAAAAAGATTTGCAAAATGGTATTTGCAAAAAGCGTCAGAAACATATGCTTGGACACCATCGTGTACAATACCATATGTTAGAGTTAATAACGAAGAAAAAGAAGAGGAGAAATCTAGTGATGAGTAACGTTATTAACAGGTTTAAGGATTTTACTATTGATTGTTTAGAGACAATTGGTGAAAGTGTATTATTAGGAATGTGGTTTTAAATGTAGCTATCATTCCTTTTTTTTTATATATGGTCTGTTCGACAAGGGGTTAAGTCATCAGCTTTTCACGCTGGAGTCATGGGTTCGAATCCCATACAGACTACAAGTAAATGCACATATGGTCGAGTGGTCGAAGGCAACGGTCTGCAAAACCGTTTATCATCGTTGGTTCGAATCCAACTATGTGCTCAAATTAACATTATTTTATAATAATAATTTGTTTATGAAAAAATTAATGTGTATCTTTGCACTATCAAATAATAAAAATTGTATGATATGAAAAAGATATTATTAATTTTATGTAATATACTATTATTAAGTAGTTGTTGTGTGTATGAAGATATGTATACTTCAAGTTGTAAACCTATAGTATATAGTACATATCCACAAGTAATATATACACAACCACAAGTGGTAGATTATTATTATCAATATAATAGTAGAGGAAACTTAATTCCTACTCCATCAACTAGATATGTTGAAACTAAGTATGTGGAGAAAGAGGTTATAAAATACAAGAATGTTAATAGGGATTTAATTGATATTACTATTTCATTTGATTTGAATAGTTCTTTTATAAATCAAAAACAAATGGCTAACATATATAATGTTGCTAAATATATGAAAGAACATTCTGATATAAAAATGAAGTTAATAGGTTTTGCTGATGCAAATACTGGAAGTAGTGAGTATAATTATACTTTATCTATTAAGAGAGCTAAATCAGTGTTAGACGTGTTGGTGAATGAATATAATATCAATGTTAATAGATTGGAAATTATTGGTAATGGTTCTAATTATCAAGAATATCAGTCTAATAATTGGAATAGATGTGTAATATTTAGGGAATTGAAATAATTTGTGTCAGTTTTTTCGTTTCATTATGCAATATCCTGTTGCTTGCCCTCCCTTATAATGAAAAAAGTTAGTTTTTTCAACTATAAAAACAATTAACATGAGATTGATAACGTTAAAATCTCTTTTATATATGCCTCATTAGTTCAATGGATAGAATGTTTGTCTACGAAGCAAAGGATAGAGGTTCGACCCCTCTATGGGGTACAGTTTTAATAATATTATGAGTAAATATAATAAAGAAGAATTATCTATATTAGTCAATACAGATAAATTAAGTTATGAGGAAATTGGTAGAATTTATGGAGTTTCTGGCGCAGCAATAAAAAAAGCAGCGATTAGACTAGGAATAGATTTACCACAACGTAGAAAAATAAATTCTAATGAAACCTTTAATAAAGGTAAAAAGTTGGTAGATAGAAATATTGGAATTTGTATGAACTGTGGTGCTGAATTTGTAAAATATACTTCAAGTATGAATAAATTTTGCTCACATGTTTGTGATATGGAATATAGAAGAAAAGATATTATAAATAAATGGCTAAAAGGAGAAATTAGTGGATTAACTAAATATATGAAACTTCATGATGCCATTAGAAAATATGTTCTACAAGAAAAAGGAGAAAGATGTGAAAAATGTGGTTGGAGTGAAGTAAATCCATATTCTGGCAATATCCCAATTCAAATTCATCATATTGATGGGGATGTATCTAATAATAGATTAGATAATCTTCAAGTTTTATGCCCTAATTGTCATAGTTTAACTGATAATTTTGGGTCTTTAAACAAAAACTCAAAACGTACATATAGAAAAGATTTTTATAAAAAAAAATATTATGAGTGAATTTTTATTTGAAGGAACAATATTGAATCCAAATGAGAAAATTGTAAATTCAATAAGAAAGCGTTTAGTGAAAACAGATGGTTATTGTCCTTGTAATCAAAAGGATGTACCAAAAGAAGATACTAAATGTCCTTGTTTGAAGTATAGAACTACTGGAGAATGTTGTTGTACTTTATATGTTAAAGAAAATGATGAATTTTTTTAATTGAAAATTTGGTAAATTAAAAAATAATTTATATCTTTGCAAAGTGAAATGATTATTTAATGGGAACATTCCATTAATTTTATATCTTCTCATCGTCTAATGGTAAGGACGCACGGCTTATACCCATGTAATCCAGGTTCAATCCCTGGTGAGAAGACCATATTAAAGTAAAAATATATGAAAATTAAATCCGAAGGTAAATCTGGAACTCGTTCTGTTCTTATTTGTATAAATTGCAAAGAAGAATTTTCTGAACTTAATACTAAAATCAGAGCAGGAAAGGGAAAATTTTGTTGCAATGAGTGTTATAAGGAATATAGAAAGAAAAATAAGAAAGATGAAAAGGAATTAAATAGATTATATCAAAAGAAAACTAAATATAATCTAACTGCTGAAAAATATTATAACATGTTTTTAATACAAAATAATAAATGTGCCATATGCCATGAAGAATTTTTAGATGGTAATAAAGCATTTGTAGACCATTGTCATAAAACAAATAAAGTTAGAGGATTATTATGTGCAAAATGTAATTCATTACTTGGTATGGCTAGAGATAATATTGAAATATTACAAAATGCAATAAAATATCTACAATAAGATTGTAGAAAGGGTAATCGGTCGCATGAGGGTTCAATCCCCTCCGTCCCGACATTAATTGTAATTTAATTATTATGGTAAGAAATAAAGATATTAAGAAAGCATTATATCGTCTTCGTATGGATGGTAAAACTCCAATTGAAGTAATTAATGCTATTGGTAAAACAATGTTAAAGACAAGTTCCACAATTGTGGAATATCCTAAAGTTAATAATGTTGTTGATTGTGATAATAAAAGTTTTAAGAGACTTTCAAGTTCTTTCAAAGCAAGGTTTAATATTAATTTTCCTTTAAATAAATCTCAATTAGAAGCAACTGTTTCTATTGCTAAAAAAAATGGCAAATTACATGCTGTTATCTTTGTAAAAGATTTAACTAAATTAGGATTAAGAGAATCGAAAGATACTATTGATTTCATGAGTGATTGTGGATTGATTTAATATCAATGGAAGTGTACCAGAGTGGTCAAATGGGACAGACTGTAAATCTGTTGCCTTCGGGCTTCGGTGGTTCGAATCCACCCACTTCCACATTCATATAACTTGGCAAGGTTATGTATGCCCCGTTAGCTCAGTGAATAGAGCAACGCCCTTCTAAGGCGTGGGTCGATGGTTTGAATCCATCACGGGGTACTATTAGGTTAAATTATTAATTTTATTTTATGACAACTAAAACATTTTTAGAAACTGCAAATAATCAGTTATTGATTGGATTTACATATGGTAGTAAAGTATATGGTACATATGATGAATTATCTGATAATGATTATATTTGTGTAGTAACTGATGATTTTGATGTAGAAGATAAACAACAATTAAATTTGGAAGATGGCGATATTTCTATATATCATGAATCCACTTTCTTGTCATTGATTGAAGTGCATGAAATATCAATATTGGAATGTTTATGGTTGGATAGTAAATTTGTGATTGGTAATTTCTTTAAACAAGAAGAATATAGAAATCATTTTAAACTTAATACTAAAATATTAAGAGAATCAATATCTGGCAAATGTTCTAATAGTTGGGTTAAAGCTAAGAAAAAAATGACAGTAGAGAAAGATTATAATTTTCGTACTGCAATTAAATCTCTTTACCATTCAATTAGAATGTTTGATTTTGGTATTCAGATTGCCACATCTGGAAAAATAGTAGATTATCAGTCTACTAAATATGTGTGGGATAAGATTAAAAGTATTGATAGTACTGATTATTCAGTTTTTAAGAGAGAGTTTCAACCATTATATAATTCAATGCATTCATCGTTTGTTAAAGTAGCACCATTATTATGATATATACTTATGTTTTATGTAAAAGAAGAGGTGATAATTGTAATGAACCTTTAGTTTATACTAAAGATGTAGCTGAACGCCTTAATTGTGATAAAATTTCTCATATTGTATATGAAGGAAAGGTTTATATTATTGTTACAGAGGAATTATATAATAAAGTGATATTGAAAGAAAGTGAATATCATTATCCTAAAATTTTTAATGAAAATGATAATGGCTATAAGATAATAAAGTATGATAGAGGTGTAGTTTAATGGTAAAATGTCGCTCTCCAAAAGCGAAGTTAAGGGTCCGATTCCTTTCACCTCTGCAAAATAATTTATAGTTTTGAAATATTGGTATATTTATATATTAATTAAATGATTATAATTATGGAACATATAATAGATGAGTTGATATATAAATATAGTTCAATACACTATATAAGTGAGATTGAATATGAACTATTTTTAGTTTATTTCATTATTAATGAAATAGAAATTAGTTCTGATAAGTTAGAAACTATAAAAAATGTTAAAGATTTTAAAATAAAGAAAAATGGTAATCCAATATTGTCATAATTGTCAATGTAAACATTTACACTATTATGTAGATAAGTATGGTGGATATTATGTTTGCTCCATTTGTGGTACTAAGAGTACTTAAAATCAAGTAATAATTTATGGATGAAAATGATTTAAGCGTTATTTTAGAATTTGCTTCTAAAATAATTGATAATAGTATTGATTTGGATGAAGAGATTGCTCAAATAATAAATGAGGAATTTTGGGACTTATTATAAGAAAATAAGTATTATCAATAACTTTCAGTAATATGTTACTATTTATTTTCAAAATAAATTAGATAGATAATATGGAAGAATTATTAGATACATGCCAGACATCTTTAGATAAGTTCGATACATGCGATGATATGAATTATAGATTGTCAATTTTTGACCAAAATTGTCATTTTATAGATGAAATACAGTTATCAGAAGATAATTTAAGAGATTTATATGATTTTTTAAAAGAATATATCCCTTCTCTTGGGAAAAGAGAGTTTGAATAATAATTTTTAATTTAGTAAAAAAAAGAAAATGAAGAAAATTAGTTTTGTGCTTATTGCACTAATGGCAATTGTAACATTGAGTGTTTCTTGTAAAGGTTCTAATAAACCTGTAGAAGCATCTAACGCAGATTCTACTATGGTAGACAGTATTTGTACAGATAGTACAGTAGTAATGGTTGACTCAATTAGTGTAGATACAGCAACAGTAGTAGAATAATAGTTTTATTCTTTACATTTGAAAACTAATATTAGAGGTTATTGATAGTTAATATCAATTTCCCCTAATATTTTTGTTTTATATTAATAATAACCTATAATCTAAAAATAATATGGAAAATAAATTTATACAACAAATAATAGAAGGTATTTGGAAACCTATTACATTTACAATATTTAATTTTATTGAAAATGAATGGTTTGTCCATGACTTATATCTTTTAGATAAAGAAAAATATACAGTAGATGATTTTGAATATCTCAAATTAGAATTAACTGATAAAGAAAAATTATGTGTTAAGATGCATACAAAAGTATTTCTTCAACAAATAGAAGAAGTGAGAGAGTTTTTTGAAAAAGAACCTAGAATGAGGGTATATGTGATTCATGAAACTGGTTCTATTATTGTAGTGAAGTTGAAAGATGTTAAATTAACAGAAGAGGAGTAAATTATATTATTTTTTCTTGTTTTTCAAGAAATTTATTATTATATTTGCAGAAACTTAAAAACATTTAGTTAAATGAAAGATAATAGATATGAAATGAGAATGTATTGCATTGTTATGTACAATATTTCAACAATGCAAAAAGGGGTTCAGAGCGCACATTGTTGCTTAGAGTACGCCAACAAATATAAAAATGATGAAGATTTGATTAAGTATATTGAAGAAGATAAAACTATGATAATCTTAGATGGTGGTACTTCTGCTGATTTGATTGAATTGGATAATTTTTTAACAGAAAACGAAATTAAACATGCTGCTTTTGTTGAACCAGATTTGAATTATGCAATTTCTTGCGTATGTTTTCTTGCAGATGAAAGAGTATGGAACAAAAAGGATTATCCAGATATGGAGAGTTTTTCTAGTAAATTCCTAGCAGAAAATTTCTTTATGTTTACTAAAGAAAGTTTAGGAAATTTAGAGAAGGAATATCTTGATATGATTGGTGGTGAGAAAAATAAAATATTAAGAGAAATTTTACAATATAAAAGGTTAGCTTCATAATATGGCAATAATAGTTTATAATAGAACACAAGAAGACCATTCAAGTTCAAAGTTTAATTTTTACATTGGACGTGGCTCTCCAGCAGGTAATCCTTTTACACATAAAAGTTTAGGCGACACAAAAGCTGAATTTCAATTACCTACTCGTGAAAAAGCAATCGAAGCATATGAAATGTATTTTGATGCTATGTATGGTACTGATGAAAATTTCACAAAATATATTGATTTAATATATGCAGCATATAAAACAGGAGAGGATGTTTATTTAGAATGTTATTGTAAGCCAAAAGCATGTCATGGAGATGTTATTGTAGATAAACTTAGATGTCGTTTAATTAAGGAAAAGTTAAAAAAATAATTAAATATAAGTTATATTTGTAGATTTTTAATCTATTTATAAACAGGTTACATATTACTATGTGTGACCTGTTTTTTTTATTTTAATAATTTAACAAAAAATAACTTATTAGTTATGGGTAGACAAAAATTAGTCCATTTACATAGTAATCAGCTAATAAATGGCTCACCAAAATTACCATCTGTTGATGCTTTGGAATTTGGTGAATTAGCCATCAATTATTTGAGTGGTAAAGAAACTATTTCTATTAAAAATAGTGATAATGCAATTGTGCAATTTAATCCAGTTACATTTACTGAAAAGAATCTTTGGAATGCGAAATTAAATGCTGCATCTATTGGAACTGTAACTACAGGAGCTGCTGGTAGTAATGCCAATGTTACTGTAACAAATTCTGGTAATACTGCTGTTTTCAATTTTACAATTCCTAGAGGAGCGACTGGTGCTACGGGTGCAACTGGAGCAAAGGGTGACACAGGTGCACAGGGTGCTACAGGACCTACTGGTACAGCAGCATCTATTACAGGTGTTTCAGCTACAACATTGGCTGCTGGAGCAACAGCAACTGTAACAATGAGTGGTACAACAACTGCTAGAAGTTTTATTTTTGGTATTCCAAAAGGAGATACTGGTGCACAGGGTACTGCTGGAGTAGCTGCTTCTATCACTGGTGCAACAGCAACAGTAAACAATGCAGTTGGTACACCAACCGTAACAGTAACAGCAACAGGTACTGCAACATCTCGTGGCTTTACATTTGCCTTCGCTAATTTGAAAGGTGCAACAGGCGCAACTGGGGCAACTGGTGCTACGGGTGCAACAGGGGCACAAGGACCTGCTGGTACTGCTGCATCTATTACTAGTGTTAGTGCTACAACATTAGCTGCTGGTGCAACAGCAACAGTAACAATGGGTGGTAGTGCAACTGCCAGAACATTTACTTTTGGGATTCCACAAGGTTTGAAAGGCGATAAAGGTGCAACTGGTGCGACAGGTGCGCAGGGCCCACAAGGAGAAAAAGGTGCAACAGGAGCACAGGGACCACAAGGTGTTTCTGGTATATCAGCTTCTATTAGTGGAGCGACTGCAACAGTAAATAATGCAGTTGGTACACCAAGTGTAACAGTAACAGCAACTGGTACTGCAACATCTCGTGGTTTTACATTTGCCTTTACTAATTTGAAAGGAGCAACAGGAGCACAAGGTTTAAGAGGTGCAACTGGTGCTACGGGTGCAACAGGAACTAATGGTAAAGATGGTGCTCAGGGTCCACAAGGTTTGAGAGGTGAAACTGGTGCTACAGGACCAACAGGTCCTACTGGAAGTGTAGCAAGTTTAACTACTACTGGTACTGGAAATGTCGTTACTTCTGTAGCACTTAACACTTCAACAAAAGTGTTAACAGTTACAAAAGGTACAACAATGGCGACACAAAGTGATTTAACTGCTTTAACTAATAGAGTTGCAGCATTAGAAACGGCTTTGAATGGAGTAAATAGTGCATTAACAGCATTGGAAGCTGTAGCAAAATAAGATGAAAGCCAGATAAGTGATTTATCTGGCTTTTCTTTTCTATTAATAGAACGGATTTTCTTTTAAGGAATCAATTATTTTTTGATATTTTTTACATTCATCTTTAAATGACATAGCTTCTTCATCAGTTAAAACAAACCATTCATTTTTAATGTTATTGGTATGATATTTTCTGTGTAACATGTTTTCTAATTTATATGGTGTAGTAGTTTCATAAGAGTTACATACTAATAATTCACTTGAATTTCCAGTTTGTAATTCTTTTTTTCTTTCTTCAATATTACTTTTCTTTGTGACACCAATTTTATATGTATTGGGTCTGTCTAAATCACAAATTAAATATACGAATCCCATGAATATTTTTATAAAAGATAGTGAAAAAATAAAATAAGTCAAGCTATTATTAATGTATTATTTTGAATATTTATTATTAAATACTGTATAGTATAATTTATAATAATAAAATGTAAACTTTTTAGTTAAAATGGCAAAGAAAAACACATTAATTCACATTAATAGTAATCAGCCTAACAATCTTGGTGATGGACCAAAACTTCCACAAGCAAGTGACTTAGAATATGGTGAAATAGCTATTAATTATGGTGAAGGATTTGAAACAATCTCAATTAAAAATAGCAATGATGCTATTATTCCATTTAGTCCTGTTACATTAGCAGAAAAACAATCATGGTCATCAAAATTACAAAATGCTGCTGTTGGTACAGTTGCAACAGGGGAACCAGGTACTAATGCAAATGTAACTGTATTAAATAATGGTACAACAGCTACATTTAATTTTACTATTCCAAAAGGAGATACAGGACCGAAGGGTGCAACAGGTGAAAAAGGTGCTGATGGTCAAGGAGTAACTATTAAGGGTAGTGTAGATGATGAAAGCAAACTTCCTACTACTGGTAATACTGTTGGTGACGGATACTTAGTGAATGGTGTTCTTTATATTTGGGATGGTACACAG